GTACCTCTAAAAAGAAGTTAGTAACACCCAGAGCAGAGGCAGCGCGAGTAAGACCTGGAACGTAGTCACGATTACCACCAGACGAAGTGCCGAGTCCGCCAGGCTGCTGGACCGAGTGGGTTGCATCAAATACAACCGGTACCCCCAAGTTATTAAGCATGTGCTGAATGCCATTGAAATCGACCACAAGATTATTATAACCAAAGCTCGTTCCCCTCTCTGTAATCCAAACTTCTTTTGCTTCTTTGGTTTTACTCAGTATACCTTTGACATCCCAAGGAGCGAGGAACTGGCCTTTTTTAATATTTACGATCTTATTCGTAGAACAAGCCGCCTTTATAAGATCGGTTTGACGACAAAGAAACGCAGGGATCTGTAACACATCGATAGCTTCGTCATACTGCTCAGCGATCCAATCAACTTGAGTTGCATCGTGTACATCCGTTAGAGTACGAACACCGTACATTTCCTTTATAGCAAGGAAATCGTGCATAGTAGCGTCAAGACCAACACCGCGTTTTCCATTCATAGAAGTACGGTTGGCTTTATCGTAGCTCGCCTTAAAGATGTATTCTATACCGTGCTTGTCACATACGCGTTTACACTCTTTTGCGATCTCAGCGGATTGCGATAATGTTTCGTGCTGGCAAGGACCCGCAATGATTCTCATTCTTTCACCGCGGTTCCACTCGTACGACGAACGATATCGTCGTGATTAAACTCAGCCCAATATAGTTCAAATGCCACTCCGTCTTCAAGACCTTCGAATTGATGAATCTTGCCTGGTTTGACTTGCGCAAAGTCGCCGGCATTTAGAATTGTTTCATCTATTAATCCCTGATCGTCTTGCCACACACGCACCAACATCTGTCCTGACTCTACGTAGAAACCATTCCACTTAAATTTATGCTCGTGTTCTGAACATTTAAATCCTTTATTAAATTCAATGCGATGAAACTCAAGTACTCCGTTTGCGTGAATTAGTTCGGTGTTTCCCCAAACCTTACCTGCCTTAATACCCATTGTGTATCTCCTTTAAATACAAAAAGTGAAGGCTTACCGTTGGCCTTCGCGGGTTTATTACGGAACCACCCGATCTTCAATTATTTGAGTTGAGGTTGTACACGAACAGTCTGCCCTAAGACATACCGTTTCGTCGTTTCTTGAGTGTATGTAGATCCATTAAACTCGTAACGAATATTATACTTATATATAGTTGGTTCGTTTACAGTCTTTGAAACTTTATTGCATTGTTCTTCAACACGATACCCGACGATCTCTTGTACTTGGCGAGTAGAACCTTTGTTTGCCCCAACGATTGCGCCAAGAACAGTCATAGCATCTTTTCCGCTACCACCACCAAACTGGTTACCGATAGCGCCGCCGATGATTGCACCTGCAAGTTGGTCTCCAGACGATCCTTGGACCGTTCGGTTCCGGTATACCGGAACTTCAACGTCATAGCACTCGTTCTCGTAACGTGTAACGTAATTGTTCTTATACACAGGATTTACTTCCACGATCGTGGCATAGTTGTTTCCATTTGCAAACCCAAGAGTAGGGACGAATGCGATAGCGCATGCTGCAATAAGTTTGTTCATTTGTTTCTCCTTATAAGTATATATTACTATATAATATAGGCAATGTCAATAGAAACATGCACTAAGAACCTACTATCTTTCTATTTGAAATGTAGGCTCCGGCTGGTTGCTTCATTGCTTCCATCAGCTCATAGAACATTTTAGCGGACATTACTACAAATTCGTATGACTGTTTGTTGTCATCCCATTGTTGTACATATACTTCAGCTTCGTCTAAAAAGACTTTGATGTCTTCATATGACCCGTCGTCATCGAGGATCGTTATAATTGATTCATCAAATTCTATCTCGTTAGTAAACACTAGTTCGAGTTTCTTTTTTGTTTTTGTAAGACTCTCTTTGCACGTAAGCGTTCACGCGCATCTTTTTCTTCTTTGGCTAGGTGCGATTGCTTAACTTGTTTTGCTTCTTTTCGCCTTAGCCGAGCAGCGATAGATCTTTTAATTCGCTCAGCTCGACTCGGTTTATCGATGATTGGTTCAACGTCAACGTCGGTTTCTTGTTCTAACATTCTATACCTCTTTGAAGTTTATAAGTTAAGTCCTAATTCCTATATCGTTTAACATACTCTCTGCGATCGAAGTATCATTCGTATCGATACCATCAAACTCTTCGTGTATCATTTTCATTATATCGTCAGTATAAAATTTATAATCTTGGCTCATATCAAACTCAGCTGAAACAGGAAACGTTACATAACCGTTCTCGTCTTCTAGCTCCTTTAGAATTTGCAAGATATATTTCCAATCTTCTTCATTCATACTAAACCTCGTTAAACATCAGCGTGAGAATCTAACATCCATTGCATCTTTTCATGAAAGTCGATACGATCTTCAAGTAGGCTAGCTACACCTTGTTGTTCAAGTTCTTCGGCCATCGTATGAGCTTCTTTAAGTTCAACGACGAACCGTTCGTTATCCTGAGCAAGACGAACAAACATAAACTTTGGGCTAGGAATAGACATCTCATCAGAGATTACACTCAACTCAGAAAACCTTTTTAGAGATCCTGGGGCAAACGCTTTAAGAGTACGAATACGTTCAGCATATTCGTCAACGGACGCGTGTACATCTTCATAGTATTCACCAAAGAAATCGTGATACTGTTTAAAGTTTGGACCTGTAACGTTCCAATGATAGTTATGAGACTTTAGATACAAAGAAAAAGCCGACGCAAGGACGACCTTCATTTTCTCAACTAGATTTTCCATTTCCATGATAGCTTTCCTTTAGGCAATTACTGTTTATTTATATATGAAAAGAGTTTATGCAATAACTGTTGTATTGGCGTTATCAAGTATTCGTTTGCATTCGTTTAGTACGATTAGTTTATTTGACGAGATTATAACAACTTTATTGTTTTCGTCTAATAGAACGTGTTTACTTTTATGTTGATATATTCTCACAGCAAGATTCCTCGTTACAGCTTGTGGTTTATCAAAACAAATTCAACGATCCTTTCATTAAAAAAATAATATTGGTGGGCCCACCAGGACTCGAACCTGGAACAACTCCGTTATGAGCGGAGGACTCTAACCAATTGAGCTATAGGCCCACGAATATTATTTTTATTTAAAATAACTTATGGCGAACCCGGGAGGACTCGAACCCCCGACCTAGGCATTAGAAGTGCCTTGCTCTAATCCAGCTGAGCTACGGGTCCATCAAAAGTTATTTTGTTTCTCTGTTAATTAATAATATAAACCATTCTGAGTAAATGTCAACTACTTTTTACTGTTTTACACAAATAATTTTTTCATTATCGGTGAAGGTTGCCGAAAGAACAGCGCCTTCAATGTAACATTGCTGCTTCGTCTGAAAAGAATTCCAGTAGGTAAGCTTCGTTTCTTCTCCGCCATATACTGTATTAAGAATGAATAACATCCACATTTTTAACTCTTTCTACTGCTTCATTATATTTTGATGATATTATGTCTGAGACTGCTTGGCTACACATAACCTCGTAATGCGTATGGGGTACCTCGACGTATTCCATATCATCGCGATGTTTCATTGATGCAACCGTCACAACTCCGTCGTTAGGGCCGTTATGATACGGTACACTTCCTGATGTACTTACGATTTGAGTCCATGGAATGTCGAGTTCAATTTCGTTTCCTTTTTTAATAGGATCTGACTTTCTTCCTACATCTTTAAACAGAGGATAGTTTGGAACTACATACTTTGCCCAGTCGGCAGTACTGCTTCCACGAAACGGAGTGCTGATACTAATCCCACCGGCTACACGTAGATACTTTGTAAGGTGTAGTGCATATAGACCACCCATGCTATGACCTACTACAAAATGAGGTCCTTGGTTCTGACATTGCTCTGTCATCGTGTCTAGGTTATCATAGAAACGATTCATACTGCTGTAGTCAATGAGCGTTTCTTTAGAGAAGTTTGTTTTTGATCTTAGATATTCAAAGGACAGGCTCGATTGGTTTGCGCCGTGGATCCAAATGACATTTAAATCATTTTCATTTTGAGCGCTCTCGCTTTTAGAAAATATATCTTTTATATAGTTAAACACGAGAATGCTTTCTTTTGATAGACTAACTGTTATATTTATCAGGTTTTTCTAATCTTATTATAAATTGACCATTCAATAGAACCAGGTTTACCATTGATTACCATATCACGGAGATGATCTAATTCTTCTCTAGTCAATTTTTCGAGAGGATCTTCTTCTTCCTCAGATACACGAAAACCTCTGCCTTCAAGCTCTTCAATTAAATCTAAATCCCCAACTTCGTCTAAGTAGTCTGCAATGTCAACATCAACATTAATAGTAGCCATAATATAATCTCCTGTTCAATATGGCGGAACGACTGGGAGTCGAACCCAGTGAGCCCTTGCAGGCTCTACAGATTAGCAATCTGCTGCATTACCATCCTGCCCCCGTTCCATTTATTCTAGTAAGTCGTTTAAACGCCAGACGGATTCTTCAATAGCCAGAAGGATCATGTGATCCTCTTCATATTTTAGTTCTGACTTTAATCTATCAATCAATTCCATCATATGCTCAAAAGTAATTGGTTCATCGTGTCCTAGCATAATAACACATCTTTCTAATTATGTAAACTGTTATTTGGTGCCCAATGTAGGGCTCGAACCTACACGCCGTAAAGCGCCAGAACCTAAATCTGGTGTGTCTACCAATTTCACCAATTGGGCATATTCTGGTGCAAGATGTAGGGCTCGAACCTACGACCTGAGGTATGTAACACCCCTGCTCTCCCATCTGAGCTAATCTTGCATTACTTTAAAGATACATTGGTGGGACCTGATCCCCACTTCAGTCTTTCGACCTACCGAGTATGTTGCAACTCTGCCTTTCCTCTCACGAGCAATGTATCATTAAAATAATGGCGATCCATAGGGGTTACGATCCCCTTCCGACAGTTAGACAGACTGTCGTGCTACCATTACACCAATGGACCAATAATAAGCGGGAGTTGTGGCTATACACAAGGAGGAGCCGAAGCCTGTCCTATTTCCCTAATTCCCTTGACAGCGATCAACCTGCCTCAACACGTAAACATCCGTGTATCCTATCAAAGATAGTGGTAGACTTTGGAGCGGATAGAGGGAATCGAACCCTACTCACTACGGCTTGGAAGGCCGAGGACACAACCCGTGTGCTTACCCGCAATATAAACGTATAGGCTCCTACTGAAAGTGCTATACAAACTCACCCACGTCTTTATTTAACTTGCTCGCCAACGTTATTGGCGTTATGGGCTTAACCGCAAGAATTAGAAGCAGTGACGCAAAGTTGCCTACACTCTTTGTCACTGGATACGTTAAGGTGTTTAGTCTCTTCACCAAGCCGATTTAATAGGCTATTACAAGGCGGCTTATTCCCTGCTTTTACTCCTCGGTTATGGGCATCACTGCAAAGGCATTAGCAGGATTGACCTGAGGGCGGATTGAGAACTTCAGTTTTTTACGTGGGGCACTCTCTACCACCACAGCTTCGTTTGGGATGCCCTAACGCCCAGTCAAAGATACACTAACTGTTACCAGTGCTTCTCACTATGCACGTTTCGACTCCGGAATCTAGGTAACCCCGTGGCGTTATTGGTGCTAGTGTATCCGTGACTAGACGTTTTGATTTCATCCTATGCCGACATCCAACATAGGTATAGATTGTTACTACAAGATGATAGGCTCGCACAATCTAACCTTACTATCATCACCCAAACAATTATGGGATTTAGAGGACCCAGGTGTATACGGGTGACGTGACCAGTACAGTGACGTTGGGTCATAAATTAGTAGTGCTGGGAGCGACCCCTTTGTGGCAAGCACAATTACCAGACAGTTTCAATTGTGGCAGTAACTAACAAGCGCCTCTGTATAATATCGATTCACAGTAACCGCTGGTCAACAAAAGATTATTTACATGTGAAGTTGTTCCAGTAGGCTTTCACACGGGTTATAGAGGAGCCACCTCTATCTTGGAGCGGATGATGAGATTCGAACTCACGACATTTTCGATGGCAACGAAATGCTCTACCACTGAGCTACACCCGCAATTTGGTGGAAGATATCGGACTCGAACCGATCACCTCTTGAATGCAAATCAAGCGCTCTCCCAGATGAGCTAATCCCCCAAACTATAAACTTGGCAGTCAAACATGCATTCTTTTAACCTATCCGCCTTATGATAGGTACCAAGTTGTTATGGAAGAGAGCGGGTGGTATCGAACCCCAACCGGGTACTAGCCGGTCCACTTGTTTTCAAGACAAGGCTACAGACCTCTGCAGATCACTCTCCAATTCATTGGTGCCGCCACGAGGAATCGAACCCCGGGCATCCTGATTACAAATCAGGCGCTCTACCATCTGAGCTATAGCGGCATTGTTTGGTCGCATAAGGAGGATTTGCACCTCCGATCTTCTGACTCGTGCCAGATGAGTTAACTGCTCCTCTACCGCGCAATATTCTTTAGTAAGGGCAACCGGTACTACACAATGAGCCTGCCGTTGTTATCCCTTACCTATTTGGGCGGGAGCAAAGGAGTTGCACCTTTGATGTTGCTGATGTTTCCATTCAACTCTCCCGTTATTTTGGCACCATGTGTAGACAGGCGGCGCTGACCCGTTTCGTGTTGCCCGGGATATCCCAGACTAAGTCGCTACACTCAACCACGAAAATTGGCTCCCACTCCAGGTACCGCCCCTGGCAATCTCTGATTAACAGTCAGGCCCGTTCGCTTGCTCGGTCAGTGGGAATGGATGAATTTATAACATTCCGATATCTTTTCTTTTGGATTGTTAAACATTTCTTTCCAAACAATCCTAAGAACTTGATATCCTTCTTTATCTAAAAATTCATCTTTTCTTTTATCTCTTTCTACATATTCTTCAAATCTTTGGTGTTGATCCCCATCAATCTCTATAACTTTTTTCAAATGAGGCCAGCAAAAGTCTGCAGAAAAAATGCCTATAGAATATTCATTTATATAATCTTTATCTCTAAACTCATTCTCAATAACTTTCATGAAAAACTGTTCTGGATAACTAGGTTCGTTATTCCAACGCGATTTTCCGATATTCCAGGCTCTACCTTCAGCATGAGCTTTTTTCATACCTTCAGAAATTTTATTATTAATTTCAGGTGATCTATTAAGATTATTAATAGTAGATTTTTCACTCAATATTTTTCTAGTTTCGTCTGATAGAATTGGTTTTGGTAATCCTAACTCTTCAGCTTTAGTGTATTGATTAGAACCTTTTTTACCGACCTTCCCGTTCTTGTAATTCCTATTAGGATTAGACGAACAGCATCTTTCGTGATTTCTCCAAGAGTTATGGTTCTTGCGTTCACTACCACAGTAGCTACATATAAATAGTTTCATGCTGGAATCTCCCTTTGCATTCTAGAGTAGATAGGTATTGGTAGTACCGTGATCTACATTACTATTTATACAAATTGATATTTTAGTCAGTTGCTCTACCTACTGAGCTACTTGGGAATAAACTCTATTTACAACTGCACACACTTGAATTGTTTCCTAATAGGATATTCTACTTTGGCAACCCGGTGACAGACCGGAACCTTTCGAGTAGAGCATACCCTTGTGTGCATGTGAAAATAGAGTTTCTATTTCCATCTCTATCATCGGTTTAAACCTAAGAGAAATTCTAAATTTTCAAAGAGCGTGGATATATTTATATCCGTTTAGTAATCTTGGCCCAAACTTATTTACTAACGACGCGCAGGCTACGTCAAGCAATATATCTCTTTACGTCGTTTTCCATACTTTAGCATGGGGGAGTCGACAACCACTCAATATGCTCCGCTTTATAAGGATTAAGTTCTTACCTCCTGATCGGGTTTTCCTCAATCCTTATATTAGTAATATAACTGATTCTATACAGAATGTCAACAGTTATTTTAAGTTTTATCAAAAAAAGTTTTGTATGATAAAAACGTCACCAACAATTATTCCAACAATCAAACCAACCAACGCAAAAGCCATATGACCTAACTCTTGAGTTGAAAATGACTTTGGTGTAGGAAAGAAAAACGCCGCAATCATTGCCGCGGTAATAATACCAATAAAACCAGATACAATAAGAATAAAATCAGCCATCACGTTTTCCTTTGTTTTACCTTATATAAACAATATAACTGATTCTAAACAGAATGTCAACAGTTAATATGCACTCTTTGCATTTTTATTTACAACGTGATCCGCACCAAAGGAACTCGCAAAAGAATCTGGTTTAAGCTTTGGTTCTACTCCTGTCATGCCTAGAACATAACCAGCTGCTTCGCTCGCGGCGCAGTTTGAGCCATTCTTAGGATCCTGAGAAATATCCAAATGAATTTCAATTTCAAACTCGTCAATGAAAGGCGCAACCTGCACATACAAGTCACAAACCTTTCGGACTTCAGTAAGCATACGCATCTTAGGCCGATTCGACTTTAGGTCGTAGTCTCTTTCGTGTGATACATTTGAAAAGATTTTGCATCCATGCTTACCGTTTCTATGAACAATAGCAACAGTTGCGAATCTTGCCCACGCTTGATCATTTTTGATATAACGAACTGAGTCACAGCCAAGATATACCTTTGTATTTTTATCACAGTCAATCAATAGATCAACCATGCCTGTAATCTGTTTCTCAGTAAACATATCATCCTCTCTTTATATTGGTAGCCCCAACGGGTATCGATCCCGTTCCTCCGCCTTGAAAGGGCGGTGATCTAGCCAGTAATCTATGGGGCCATTATTATGCAGTTAAGTAGTCAATATCTCCAATGTGCTCAATTGACTCATATCCATCGTATTCCTTAATACGGAAAGCGGTTCCTTCATCAATCCATTCAATTTCAGCATCGCGCAGGCCACCACTATAAGGAGCAGATTCACCATAGTGATCTAAAGGCGGATCACCGACTTTGCCACCTTCAATCCATTTTACAATAATAGGATCAAAGCAAATTTTACTATCGTCCCACGTTGACCAACCAGCGCCAAATCCTGGAGATACGATTACTGCTACTTTTCCATTACGTATTACTTTTTCCATCATATATATCCTTTTGGTTGTCTCAGGGAGAATCGAACTCCCATCTAACGGTTATCAGCCGTTTGCTCTCCCGTTGAGCTATGAGACAGTAATTTGGTCTCCCAGGCTGGATTTGAACCAGCGATCTCTTCCTTCCAAGGGAAGCAGCTTAACCAGACTTGCCCACTGAGAGTTATTTTGGAGGTACAGGTGAGAGTCGAACTCACTCCATAAGGGCCTGGGATTTGCAATCCCGCACGTTACCGTTCCGTCACTGTACCGATATTATCTTTCATATCACGAATCATTTCATATGGCATTACTATAGTTGATACAAGAAGTCTTTTTTCAAATTCCTCTTTACTTATCATTTCTTTGTGCCAAGAAAATTGGTAATTCTTACGATCCCAACCATCGGGATCCATAACCACAAAGCCTGGATATTTATTTTCCAATTGCTCAAACCATTCTTGAGATGTTTTCATGTTATAACCTACATTATTTGGTGGAGTGGATGAGGACGTGTAGTCTCCTCATTCTCTGGCATTCCCAGGCCTCCCTTAGACACACAAGGCCACCCCGTAACTTTTGGTACTAGCGGATAGACTCGAACTATCTCCTACATGGTCCACAACCATGTGTGCTGCCATTACACCACACTAGCATTATTGGCACTCCCTCGAGGATTCGAACCCCGGACCTACTGGTTCGTAGCCAGTTGCTCTGTCCACTGAGCTAAGGAAGTATTAAGCTTCACAGTCGTATAGAATACCTTCATCTTCGTCTTCAACATCAAGATTGATATCAATACCCATGGAGTCGAAGAAGCGGGTAAGTGTCTCGTCAGAGATTTCCATTACCATTTTTACATATGGGTCAAGTGGGTCAAAAGAAAGTGTCATAATTTAATCCTCAATTACTACATAGTCATTTTCGAGACGGATACCAGAAGCACGTAGGGGTTCTTGGTATTCCTCGTTCATAGATATTTGAACAAGAGCATCTTGGTCAGGCAAAGCTTTTAAAATATCAATCAATTCTGATACTGTAATTGTTGGTTCCTTTTTCATTTGTATCTCCTTTTGATATATCTGTTATACCATAAGCGAATAAAGATGTCAACCATTAAATGAACTTTTTTGGTGCATATGGATGGAATCGAACCACCGACACTCTGGGCTTCAACCAGATGCTCTACCCCTGAGCTACATATGCCAAATTTCTAACTGAGAGCAAAACTGTTATGGGATTCGAACCCATATCTCGCAGCCCGTAGTGCCGCGCATCCTAGCCATTAGATGCAACAGTCTACCGCAACCCACATTCGGCAAAACGTGAAGGGGTAGTCTCTCAGTTAAGGCGATTGCCGTCGCCTATTCTATTACTTAGAAGATACACTGCAAGCCTTTTACCCGTTATTAGCTTGATTAGGGTGTTGCTATCGGGACTAGACCAACACCAAACTAAGACAGTGTATCATCAAAATAATTTCTGGGCTATCTCACGATTGGGACTTTTACCCCTGCACGAATATCCTCGCCAGTATGATACGCCGAGTAGCCCTGTGACGTATGCAGTGTTCTCTCTATACAGAATGTCGACCCCCTGTATAGTGAATTTGGAGCCGGGCGGGGATTCGAACCTACAGAATGTATCCTGCGTCATGAGCAGCAATCCATATTTTCTCCATTCGTCTCAAAGTCATGACTCTTTTCGACCGCACCATGCGAGACCCAGCGTATTCTATTTTTGGTGAACCCTCTGAGATTCGAACTCAGGACCTGCCGATTAAAAGTCGGCTGCTCTAACCAGCTGAGCTAAGGATTCATTTGTTGGCGAAGGCACAAGGAATTGAACCCTGATCTACGGAGTTGGAAGCCGTCGTGTTACCATTACACCATACCAACATATTGGCTGGAAGAGCAGGACTCGAACCTGCAACCACCTGAATCAAAATCAGGGGCTCTGCCAATTGAGCTACCTTCCAATATAATGTCTTACGGGTTTGTCCCTGCATTATTTAAATTTGGTGGGTGTCCTAGGAATCGAACCTAGCATGAGGAAACCCTCGATGGAGTTACAGTCCACTGCCTCACCTTGAGGCGACACACCCATTATTTCTATTTTCAACTACACACATTAAGATTGTTTCCCTTCAGGACATTCTACTTTGGCCACCTGCTGACTAGGCAGAACCTTTCGAATAGAGCATGCCCTTGTGTGCATGTGAAAATAGAATAATATCATCTGGGATTTTTCAGCTTACGCTTCCATCCTCCAGGACGCCCATTCGGTATTTGTTTAGAGTGGGGTTACCGCAGTCTCGTTCCGCATTTCCACTTTATACGATCAATATAACTGATTCTAATCAGAATGTCAACCGTTATTTTTTGGTAGAGTAGAATTGAATCGAACAATTTCATCAGGCTTATGAGACCCAAGTCCGGACCAACCGGCTACTCTATATAATAAAAAACCCTCCGAGATTTTCATCTGGAGGGTTACCTAATCAAAAACTCTTTAAATAAATTTTTTACAAGGTACCCTCGCTGGCGCTAATTGTCCACTCTCCATTGCCCATCGGGAATCGATCGCATGAGACTGCGTTCTTTTCTTGGGATTGATATATGAAATGAGTAGACATAGTTCTTAGTGTATTCCTTGTTTGTTACTTTTATTTATACATGTAAAATGATAAGACATCAGAATAAATGTATTTTTTTAAATTAATTTGGTACGGGCGGCGGGACTTGAACCCGCAAAACCTTGATTTTAAGTCAAGTATGTATACCTATTCCATCACGCCCGCATCATTAGTAGAGGCCAGGTAGTTTCTTAACCTTTACGATATCATATTCTTTGTTTTCAACGAGTTGCTTTGAATAGTCATTAGCCTGTTTCTGATTGAAACCGGTTGCATATTCCTGTAGCTCGTTTACGCCATCTTTTACTTTGAAGGCTTTGACTGAATATAGATTTTTCATTTTGTATCTCCTTATTTATTACAATCTATCTGATTCTAAAGAGAATGTCAATAGTTATTTTGGCTCTCGATGTAATCTTTAATTGCTTCGATACGTTTTTCTACATTAAAATCCGAGTCACTCGTTTCTAGGTACATAAGAACTAATACAATCGATACAATGAACGGCGCGAGTGCCTTTCCTATCTTTATGAACGACGCGACTACTCCAAGTACGATACCAAGTGAGGCACCGATAAGAGCAAGGATTAAGATTATACCTAAGAAATTTTCCAATGAATTACTCCTTGTTTGCGAGGTAGTACTTAACTACTGCCATGTCAACCTTCGTAAGAGGAGTACCAGCCCAAGCAGCGCCGTAACCTGCGACTTTCTCGGAAACGCGAGCCAGATTGTTTGCAATCAGATCATCCTTATGAGTGCGAGCCATTTGTGACATGCCATAAGCAATCTTTGCGAGATCTGTTCCATTGATAGTTGTCATGATGTAGTCCTTTTCATTTGATATATACAATCTAACCGATTCTACAGCGAATGTCAATGGTTAATTATAGATTTTTTGAAAATTTTTCTACGAGTGGAACCGCGTTTGAGAATGCTTCCTTTTCCCACCACCGTTGCTCATAGGGCAAGTCTTTGTTTTCATCTAGAAGTCTTCCAAGATCCTGTGTCATGTATTGTTTTACATGGATCATTTCATGAGCGACTGTAGTGAACACTTCGCCAATGTTACGGTTAGTATAATTTACAAGTATCACGTATTTACCATCGTTATCGTCTATACACATACCACTGCTCGATTCAATATCGTAATCTGTTATGAGAATATGTCGAGGTAAGATGCAGAGTTCCTTGGTAAGAAACTCCACAAACTTTTTAACAAGAAAACTATACTCTTTATCCAACTTAACTGTAATTCGCATATTACTTATTTGCTCTACGTTGCCTACGTGCTTTACGTTTTCCAGATCCGAGTTTTCTACGACCCTTACGAGGTCTATTCTTATGGGGCCATGCCATAGTTGTATCCTTTCATAGTATTAAAAATATCAGACATTACTTTTTCAAGTTCATAAGCTTCCTGCTCCCAAGGAGCTTCGAAGTACGATACGTTGTATTCTTTACCCTTCCACTTAGAAGGTTGTTTTCCTGTTCCTGATTCCAGCTCTCCTTTTAAATATTGTTTAACATGAACCATCTCATGAAAGAAGGTAGTGATGATATCGTGCCCGTCGTGTTTTGGATTAATATATACCGACAGCTCCTCGTCCTCTGGATCATAGTCACAGTATCCGCAACAGTTGTCACCAAATTCACCATCAAAATATACTTCTAATGTCCCATCTATCTCTAGGAAATCCGCCGCGAAGCGAACCGCCTTATCCATAAGCTTATTTGAAATACTCTGCGGCTTATCATAACTTACATAGAACATTACGATACCTCGGCAAGATCATCTTTGAATTGTACCTCAGGAGTTGTTTCTTTCCAATACTTTAGATCCTGTTGGGCTTCTTTGATTTCCTTTTTGAGTTCTGTAACCATCTCTTGAGTAAGGCTCATGATGTTGACTCGAAGAAGGCGGTCGATATCTTTATTACCATCGGCATCCGTATGAGAAAGGATCTGTTCTCCGACCTGGTCTTTCTTTTTGTTTTTAAATTCAATCTTACTGTCGATGACTGCTTGAATGAATTGCATTTTTACCTTCAGCCAACGAGCGAGTTCTGATGCTTCTTCTTTGCGTAGCTCAATGCGGCTCTTCATAATACCAAGGCGGTAATTACAGAAGTCTTTGATTAACTCACGCTCATCTTTGTATTCACGTAGTTTGCCGTCGTAGTCAATGACCGTTAGGTTCTCGGTAAGTGGTTTGCTCAGCTTAAACTTTTGAATGATCTTCGAGTCCGACCAAGAAGCCGAAGATGTCTGCTTTAGCTTAACTTCGAATTTAAATCCAGTCTTGTCGCATAGATCTTCGTATGAAACGATGTCGCCGTCATCCTCGAGCTTATCTAGGATCTTGACGTAACCCTCTCGGTCAAATCCATACGGTACTTCTGTAATAGACAGTACTGTTTTGCTCTTCTTTTCAAAACAACCAAAGACCGTATGTTTATCCTCGGTTTCATCATACTCAACCGTACCACTAAAGTCCGGAAATGACACTGGAAGTCTTTTGGCTATAGTACCATTCGTAAGGAATTCATCGCAGGCACGAGAAAGATCACTAATGTTACGCGGAAGTATATTCGTAGCAAAACCAGTTGCGATACCCTTTGTACCGTTTGCGAGTACCAATGGAATAACTGGTAGATAGAACGCAGGCGGTTCGTGTTCAGGGTCTGCATGAACTTTAGATAGCTCGAGATCCTTAATGTACTTGTTAAAGTTCTCATGAACTCGAGTGTATACGTAACGTGGAGCACCAGCTTCTTGGATGAGTCGAGTACCAAAGGAACCTCGACCTTCGATTAGACATACGTTATTGTTCCACGTAGCAGCCATAAGTTGGCCTGCGCCCGCGGCAGAAGCTTCTCCATGGTTGTAGCCATAGTCCGAGATGATACCAGCAACCGCCGATACCTTTTTGAAGTCCCGCTTTGAATTAAGTAGAGATGAATAGAGATAAAACCGTTGAACTGGTTTTAAACCATCTATCATATTTGGGATTGCACGAGACTCTACGGTATACATCGCAAAGCTTAGCCATTCGTTCTTGGCAACATTTGAAATTGGGTACTCGTTGGTACCATCCTCGGTCTTTGCAAATTCAAGTATACTCATAGTATATTCCTTCTGATTCTATTAATTCTAACACACTTTAGCATAAATGTAAATAGTTTATAGTGCAAACATATACTCTTTACGCAATGTGCTCTCCTTGCCAAACATCATCTGAAAGACCGATGCATCGTCAACGGTAACTGTATCGTACACAGGACTATTAATGATCTTATCATACTCATCCTCTTGCAGGCTACCTAGACCTTTAATGTAACGATGCTTCCAACCAGACTGTTCTGTCTTAAATTGATTTGCTTCTTCATACGTATAGAACCACTTAACATCGGATCCTTTAGTCGAGATCATAATAGGAGTACGAGTAATGTTTACACGCTTTTCAGTCAGAAGGCGCGGCCAGAATTTATAGAAGAACGCAATCAGCAACGGAGAGATGTGACCGATACCATCGTGGTCAGCATCGGTAAGAGTTGCGATCGTTGAGTATGACATATCATCGACACTGTTTGGATTATTGATATCTAGTCCTAGAACCGCAACCAACTCAGAGAGTTCTTTGTTCTTAAGAACATCGGCAGGTTTCATATCCCAGGTATTCATGATAACACCTCGAAGTGGATACGCGCCAACCTTATTTGGATCACGAACCTTAAGTAGGAAACCCATCGCCGAGTCACCTTCCACGATCTTAAGAGTAGCACTATCGGTGTTTGCAGCGATATGCTTTGCGACCTTTACCTTACGCAGTTTCTTTTGAGCAAGCGTAGCAGCTCTTTTATCAGCAGCGAGTTTCTTTGCGAGTTGAGCTTCGATGATTGGCTCAATGATATCGTTAGCAGCAAAGATCTTTCTTGCGATATTCAGGAACTCTTTTGCTTGAGCATTCTCATAGTGTTCCTTTACGTTGCCGTAGGTATTCGTAAGGCGTTCTTTTGTCTGAGAGTCGAACTTTGGATTTGTAAAATTGCGAGCAAACATAACAAACGTAAGTCCACCTTTAATCGTATTCTTAGCAACCTCGATCTTATGTCGACGTTTAATCAAAACTCCGAGTTCTTCTACGATACCATTTACAATAAAGTCAACGTATGCACCACCCTGTCGAGTATTCACACCGTTTACAAAACTGTTCGAGCGAAACCCATCCTCGGACGAAGCAAAGAAGAACGAAAGGTTATCAGATACATCAGTAATTACCGAAGCGTTCTCTTCGGAAGTAAACATCTCGGCATACTTCTTGATATTGGAAATACGAATTCGTTTCTTGTTGAAAGAAAAGGCGATCTCGGGGAATGCCATCTGAAGACTGATGAGTCGATCCTCGAGGAGTGCAATCGTATCCAGTTCATCGAGCGAGTCAACCTCAAACAAAGTGAAGTCAGGAATAAACGATACTTCTGTACCGTTTCCTTGTTTAGCTTTTTCGTTTACCTTAATATCGAGCGCACCGGACTTACACTGTACCTCAATACAGTTATCGCCTTGCCACGTTCTTCCAACGAACGATGATGAAAGAAAGTTGGTTGCCGCGGATCCTACGCCATTTGTACCAATCGTAACTCGATTATCATCGAAGCTGGTACCTGCGTTTACTTTTGTCCATGCTGCAACCGGCCGGGGAATATTTGTCTTTGATGTTTCGTCATATACATTTTCTTGAGGAATGCCACGACCATTATCAGAGATCGTTACCTTGTCTCCGTTTACTGAAACATTGATCTTGTTTGCGAATTGGAAGTTTGTTCGGATTGCTTCGTCGATCGAATTATCAAGGATCTCATCGATCATCTTTGATAACGCAGGAACGTATATCGACTTTTTCCATTGCCCTAGGACAAAACGCTCTACCTCTTCCTTTGAGGCGGATCCCATGTACATACCAATGCGAGTGCGTACGTGATCCCTTGCGGTTAGAATCTTGAATTCTTCTTTTGACATGATATACTCCTGGTAGTAAACACAGAGTGTGTTTGCATAATTTAATATCAACAATACCAATCTATACTGATTCTATGCAAATGTCAACAAAAATATTGACGCCTAGAACCAGTATAGACGATATGAGTAATTAGTAGTCTTCGTCTGAGCTTGAAGATTTACCTTTTGAATAAGCTTGAGCTCCAAAGAACGCAGCTACAAGACCAGCGATTGCAACAAAGTATGTCGGAGCAATGTCACCAATGATACTTGCCGCTGAGTCTATTCCAAACATGCTCGTTGCAAGAATAAGAACTGGGTAGAGTAGCATACCCCAAAGAGCAAACCATGCCATCTGACGGATTTGATCTTCCTTGGCGTCTTCGTTTTCTTGAAGCTTCTTTTTATGTTCAAACTCGGCAATCTCTTTTGCACGAGCCATTTCTTCGTCTGTGATTACGCCATCACCGTCTGTATCCAAATGAGCATATATTGAATCTTCAGCTAGCGTCTTAGCTTTTTTAGCCATGTGTACCTCCTATAATTTATATAACATTGTATATTCATTATAAAAGATCATCAAATCGCGATATATTTATACAAAAAGCCTCCCATATAGGAAGGCCGTTTGCGTTAATTAGATTCTTTAATTTTAGTATGTTCCGCCTTCGAGAACTCCGCCTTCTTCACCAGAGGTCGGAATGGATCCACCAACGAACTTGCCGGTTGTTGCGTCAAACGATATGAAGTCGCCGTTCTCAATCGTTGTCATATCTATGTCGTCGAGTCTCTTCAAAAGAACCTCGCCACCACCGCCGATAGTACTCAGCTGATGATTAATCTTATTAATGAAATCACTATAGTGTTTTTTCAGATCATCGAAGGTTACAAACTCCGCCTGTTCGTTAACTTGATTTGGCTGATGAATGTTTTTATTATTAGAAAATACTAATAGAGATTCATCTATTTGATTCTGAGGCTCTTCCTCGTAATATTCTTCTTCAAGTTCCTCGTATTCTACAGACTCATCAACCTGAACAACTTCTATATCTTCTGCACCATGATTTGAGAGGTCTATGTAATTTTCTTGAGTTTCTACTTGATTATATTCTTTAAGCAATTCGGCACGAATTCTTTCACGCTCTTTTTCCATGAGAGCCTGCTCGGCCAATTCAGCACGAATTCTTTCACGCTCTTTTTCTTGGCGTATTTTCGCTTCTTCTTCTAAACGTATTTTTTCAGCCTGTTCAAAGCGGATCTTCGCAAGCTCTTCTTGACGAATTTTTTCTAATTCTTCTTCTCTTATTTTTTTAACATTTGATAGTTCTTCGCTAAGCATATTAGCAAAATCTTTCAAATGTGGCTCTGCGACTGCAATAAAGTTGTTCTTAGGTGCTTGTACCTTTTTAACCTTCACAGAACCTTTAGGAGGTACAACATTTGGAGCTCTACGCTGTTTTGGTTGCGTAGATTCATTTAAATTAGATATATCACGTTGAGCTTTTTTGTTTGACATATCATTAAGATAACTTAATGTGCCTGATACTGAATCGCTTTTATTCATTTTTAGAAACCATTGTTGACTCTGTTTGGTTTTATTTATAAAAGTAAAGATATCTTAAAAGGACTATACTGCGTCTTTTTTAATTTTTTTCAAGATTACTTTATGTAGTCCTGGATTTACAACTAAAGCCTTTTGCATTACTTCGTGCCGAATAAAGTTTCTCATATAGGAAGTATCTTCATTTGATACATCCTCAATCCAAGGAACGTTGTTACGTCTACACCAATTTACAAACTCTGCCTTTCTATTCATTCGAAAAGGTCGAATAACATTTTTATTTGAATAAGGAATAATTTTCCCTTCCCCATGAAAACTGGACCAGATCCAAGTTTCTACGCAGTCGTCAAGGTGGTGGCATGTAATTACTTCTTCTTCACGATTATGAAAAAAGGCATACCTTTCATTTCGCCAATACTCTTCTTCGGACTCCCGGGACTTTTTTAAACGAGAAATATTTCCAACTTCTATTGAAACGTTTGTACCAATAGGTTTAGAATTAAATTCTCGATTCTTACGGTTAACAAACTTTTTTAAAAACTCTAATGCTTCTGACGATGTCTCTGTACCATGATCAAAAAATAAAATATTTACGTTGTGATTCCTACGTAAGAAATCTACCGCAGCCATCGAGTCTACTCCACCTGAGCACGCAACACTTACGGTCCGAGGTAATTTTCCTTGAATCTGAAACATATCTTATCCTACAATGAAGCCATCCTTTTCGGCTTGCTTGAGTAAGCTATTTACATATTCGAGGTACTCTTTAATAGTATAACCGTCTTTCATATCACTCTCCATTGTTTATACATATAGTCTACAACAAATATACAGGAATGTCAACCATTTTCTTTTGCTATAACTCTTTTTCTTAGCCCACTCGAGCTAAACCTATGATTTCGTTTATTAAAGTATATATGTATGCCTAGCCGTTTGCATATCTCGCGACCTGTAAAATCTTTATCTTTATATTCTTCACCAAGGATACGTATATTAATCGGATATGATTCGAGTATGTCCTCAAGATCCTTTTCCGTTTGGTACACGACAATTTCATCTACATATTTTACAGCGTTCAGCTGAGTGTATCTTTCAACTATACTCTGTATAGGCGAGTTCTTTTCATCTCGATCTATGCTAGGATCTATTTGAAGGGCACAAATCAAATGATCACATTTTGTCTTTGCTTCCCTTAACATCATAATATGTCCCGAGTGTAATAGATCAAACGATGATGCTACAATACCGGTTTTCAATGTTTGAACTCCTTTAAAATTTCAAACGTATGTTTCCAATCTTTTACGTGAAAAGACTTACTAGGATCTGAGAGTTGACTCGAAAGTGGATAATCGTTTCCATCCGGATCCATCTTATCACCAAAGAAATAAATCGTATCGTCTTTAAAATCTTTGAGTATCTGAGATTTATCATTTCCTTTTGGATATAAATCAAGACCAGTTTCTCCACCAACGCTTGCAGTAACATCTGGAAAAAGAGTGTTAATTTTCTTAGCTATTTTCTTACGTTCGTTCGTTTGGGTATCCCACCTAACGTATTCAAGTCTTTCGTTATAAGAAGCTTTCCTTCCAACTATGCTAAAGTTTGCAGAGCCAGGTCTTTCTTCAATATGCAAACCGGCACGGATCGGAAACTTGCTACCATTCAGCCACAAATCCAAATTTGCTCTAAGAGCCCTAGGTATCTGCCATGTAGAAGTTCTTATTCTTTTTCCATTTGACCACACGTCGCTTCCAGAACAGTTATATATTGTTTTTATGTGGCTTAGTAAATATTCTCCAAGCTGCTCAGAAGTTTTTTCATAGTCAGATCCAGTGACTAAGTATACTTCATTTTGAATACAAAAATCAATAAACCAAAGCCGAAAGTCTTCGTTTATTTTACTGCGACTTGGTGTAAGAGTTCCGTCTACATCAAAAACGTATTTTATCATAATTAAATTTTTCCTGCCCAGTGGCTACAATCGTCGCATGGATCACACGGATTGTTTTCAGTTACCGATTTTTTAGTGTCTTTATGATTATCTGTTTGTCGATGTCTTCCATCCAAAACCATTCGGAAATTTCCTTTTGGGTCCTCTTGCAGCCGATGCATACGCCATCTTCAATAATACATATATTTAAACATGGATTTAAAAAGAGAGGAGGTTTTTTGTTTTTTCTTTTTACCATTTTGTCTTTAAGGCCGTGCTATATTTATTTCATATAAATAGATTATATAACATCTTTTCGCAAATGTAAATAGGAAAAACTATGATAACCAATTATTTATCTCCGTTGGAGTTTGTTGTATCGGTTAAGAGATTACCTGGAGTTCAATTTTTTTCCCAGACGGTGAATATACCTTCGGTTTCAATAGCCCAAGTAGACCAAAATACGCCTTTTAAAATTGTTCCTGTGCCAGGGGATCGTTTGACGTATGGCGAATTGCCATTATCGTTTATAGTCGACGAGTCAATGAGTAATTATATAGAAGTTTATGACTGGTTAAGAGCGTTATCATTTAACGAGGAATTTCCACAGTTTGATGGCATTAAGACTAGCGAATATGGTATTCTTACAGATATATCTATTGTAATTATGAACAGCCACAAAAACCCAAACATTGAAATTCAATTTAGGGATTGTTTTCCAGTGAGTTTATCCGACATAACATTGGATACAACACAAACGGACGTTATATATCCACAAGCAACAGTTAGCTTTACTTTTAGAGATTTCATAATAACAAAAATATAAGGAAATAAAATGTACGAGTATAGGTGCACAGTAAACAAAGTAATTGACGGGGACACGGTTGACGTTGATATAGAACTTGGATTTGGCGTAGTTCTTGCAGATGAAAGAGTTCGCATCATGGGAATCGATACTCCAGAATCCAGAACTTCAGATAAAGTTGAAGATTTGTTTGGAGAGGCTGCCAAAGCAAAAGTAAAAGAACTTCTTTCAGGCGATGTTATACTTAAAACAGAAGTTAGCAAAAGCGGCGAAGATATGAAAGGAAAGTTTGGGCGTGTGCTCGGAGACTTCATCATTGAAAACTATAAAGGCGAGGATAGACTCTTAACAGATATACTTATTGACGAAGGTCATGCTGTTGCTTATTTTGGTGGTTCAAAAGAGGATACACAGGCAGCACACGAAGTAAATCGCCAAAGACTACTCAACGAAGGTATCGTCGATAGAGCAGAGTACGAAAAGCAAGTTGCTAAACAGAAAGGTTGACATTTACATACCTTTGTGATATATTTGTACTATATACTATATAATGGAGAAGTGTGTGATGGACATTGACGGAATTAACCAACTGTGGGCTCAGGACTGTAAGATCGATGAGACTAACTTGTCTCGTGAATCTGGGCGCATTCCTGAGCTTCACAACAAATACTATAACCTATTTTATAGAGAAGCACTTAAAGTAAAGAAATTAAAGGCCGACCTTCTTGAATTTGAAAAGGTAAAGTCTGATTACTATGGTGGAACTATGGATGAGCTTGAGCTCAAAGAGCGAGGTTGGAAACCGTTTCAACTTAAGGTCCTACGAGGTGATTTAGAACGTTATGTTCAAAGCGATAGTGAAATTATTCAGCTTAGTCTAAAAATTGCTTTACACGAGGAAAGAGCCAAGTATCTAGAGAGTATTGTTCGACAGATAAATAATAGGAACTTCGTAATTAAAAATATGATCGATTGGAGTCGTTTCCAAGCTGGCGGATAACAAGAATGCAGGTATATAATGACAGACGTGGTAACAGTAGAATATATTAACGCCGTTCACATGAAAGTGACAGCGGATCCTGGTACACGCCAGGAGATAATGAATTACTTTTCCTTTCGCCCGGATGGGTATCAGTTTAATCCAAAATTCAAAGCGAGAGTCTGGGACGGTTACATTCGAATTTACCAGCCGATGCGTCCATTGTTATACGTCGGTCTCCTTCCATACCTAAAAAAATTCTGCGAAGAACGTGAATATAAACTCGAAATATCCGATGAATTATCTATAAACAATAATGTTCCTGAAGACTATGGCTACGAAATTGCAAAAGAGATAGACTGCAAGTTTACTCCACGTGATTATCAGAATGAATACGTTGTAAACGCGGTTAAGAACAACCGTTCGCTTTCTCTATCGCCAACGTCTTCTGGCAAGTCTCTTATCATTTATCTAATTCAGCAGCACTACTATCAAGCGTTTGGACACAGGACTCTTATCATTGTTCCAACCATTTCTCTTGTGCATCAAATGGCGGGTGACTTTGAGGACTATGGCTGTGATCCTTCTATGATATATAAGATCCAGGGTGGTGTGGATAAAGAAACGTCTGCGCCTATCGTAATTAGTACATGGCAGTCTCTAATTAAACAACCAAAGGAATGGTTCGATCAATTTAGAGTTGCTCTGGGCGACGAGGCTCATCTGTTCCAAGCAAAATCCTTGACGACCATCATGGAGAAGTTAACGAACTGCGAGTATCGCCATGGATTTACAGGTACATTAAAGTCAGGTGAAACAAAAACTCACCAACTTATTCTCGAAGGTTGCTTCGGTCAAGTCAAGAGATTCGTAAAAACAAAGGACCTCATCGAGGAGGGTACCGTTGCAAACTTTCAGGTAAAGGCACTCGTTCTTTCTCATCCAGAGAATAAACGAAAAGAATTCAGAAAAGCATTTAACTCAATACAGGTTAAACAAAAGAGGTACCCCGCTGAAAGAGAGTACCTTATAAACCACGATAAGAGAAACATTTTTATTCGTAATCTCGTATGGTCTCTTAAGGGACAGAACAATCTTATTCTCTTTGATCTAGTTGAGAAACATGGTAAGGTATTAGAGCCACTCCTTCGGAGAGACGATCGTCAACTACATTTTGTATATGGTGGTGTAAAAGGAGATGAACGTGAAAACATTCGCCATCTCGTCGAGAACGATCCTATCAAACAACACGACATCCTCGCATCATACGGCGTATTCTCAACTGGTGTAAACATCAAGAGATTGGATAACGTGATCTTTGCATCAGGTTCAAAATCTGAGATCAAAGTACTTCAGTCCATCGGTAGATCATTGCGTAAAGCAGATGACTCAAATAAAGCTACTCTTTATGATATCGCTGATGATCTATCAGTAGGAGCCTTTACGAACTATACTCTGAATCACTTTAAGAAACGTATCGAGATATACTCTGAAGAACACTTTCCATTCAAGATCTACACGATACCTCTAGAATAGATTCCACAACTCCCAGAATTATTAATTCTATTATACTCATTGTTCAAGAAATGTCAATGGAAAAATGAGCATATAATAAAAAATATTTTGTAATTATTGGTTGACATTTACAGTTTTTAGTTTAAAATCTATATTAACAGCACAATAAAGGAGTAGTGTCCAATGGCTCGAAGGGTCAAAAAGAATTACGTAAATAATAAAGACTTACTTGAGGCTCTCATAGAGTACAAGAAAAAGTGTCAGGAGGCCGAGGACCAAGGAGACGAGTTGCCGACGGTCCCTAAGTATATCGGTGAGTGTATCTTTAAGATCGCAAATCGTCTCGCAACCAAACCAAACTTTTCAGGATATACATACAAAGAAGATATGATCATGGACGGTATCGAAAACTGTCTATTATATATTGGTAACTTCGATCCGAACAAATCTTCAAATCCATTTGCATACTTTACACAGATCATTTGGTACGCCTTCCTGCGCCGAATACAAAAGGAAAAGAAGCAGATGTATATCCGCTTTAAGTCTTCTCATAATATGGTTGCACAGGGAGCAACTTACGAGTCCAACGAAGTTCAGTTACATTTGAATACGAACGCCGACTACATCAACCACTTTGTAAGTGACTACGAGGAAAAATTAGCAAAGAATAAAGTTCCAAAAAAAGTTAAAGAGGACCTAGAAGAAGATCCTGAGAAAGATACTGATAAATGAAGATTGCTTTTATTAATGATAATCACTTTGGATGTAGGGGTGATAGCAAGATATTTCTCGATCATCAAGAACGATTCTTTTCAGAAGTATTCTTTCCTTACCTAGATGAGAATAATGTCAAGGTTGTGATGGACCTTGGTGATACATTTGATAGACGTAAGTATATTAACTACGTTACACTAAAGAGAGCTAAGGAGTTCTTTTTTAGTCAGTTGGCATCTCGAAACATTGAGTACCATGCCGTAGTTGGAAATCATAGTGTCTATTTTACGAATACTAACGAAGTAAACTCGATGTCTCTATTGCTTCAAGAGTACGATAACTTTCATATCTATGAACACGAGCCAAAGGAGTTGACATTTGGCTCAACTCGGTTTATGATGGTACCGTGGATTACGAAGAACAACCGTGAAACGTGTCACGCTGCGATTTCTGCATCAGACGCAAATATCCTTCTCGGCCACTTTGAGATCGAAGGTTTTGAAATGATGAAGGGTACGCTATGCGATCACGGTATGAAGAAGGACACATTTTCTGGATTTGAAGCTGTGTACTCGGGTCACTTTCACCATCCTTCTGAGTATGGTAACATCAAGTACCTCGGTGCTCAATATGAAATGACATGGAATGACTACGGCGGACGTAGAGGTTTTCACGTATTCGATACTGAGACTCGTGATATTCAATTCGTTGAGAATCCAAATCGTATCTTCCATAAGATAGAATACGACGATGTTGATATGACTATCGAGGATATCGCAAAGTTAGATACCGATGTTCTAAAGAATACTTATGTTAAGGTGATTGTGAAGAATAGAACGAACGGTTACCTATATGACACTTTCTTAAATAAGATAGCTGATAGTGGTGCTGCTGATGTAAAATCTATTGACGATACTCTTAACCTTGAGTCCTCGGGTATGGACGAGATCCTTGATGAAACGCAGGAAACAAAAGATATTCTACATACCTATATCGACTCTATCGAAACGACGATAGAAAAGAAAAAGATCAAAAAAGTTATTGATGAACTATACGTAGAGGCAATGAATTTATAATGCAGATACAATTTAAAAAGGTACGTTATAAGAATGTGCTATCTACTGGAAATGTATTTACAGAGATCAATCTAAATAAGAGTAAGACCACTCTTGTAAGTGGATCAAACGGTAGTGGCAAGAGTACAATGCTCGATGCCATTACCTTTGCTCTATACGGTAAGCCGTTTCGTAAAGTAAACAAACCGCAGCTGATAAACTCTATTAACCAGAAAGAAGCTGTTGTAGAAATAGAATTCTCGGTGTCAGGTAACGAGTATCTTATTCGTCGTGGTATTAAACCAAATATCTTTGAGATCTATCGTAACGGCGAATTGATTGACCAGGACGCGGCATCAAGGGACTATCAATCTTACTTGGAGCAAAACATTCTTGGTCTGAACTACAAATCGTTTAATCAGATCGTCGTATTAGGTAGCGCAACGTATGTTCCTTTTATGGAACTACCGGCTCACTCTCGCCGAGAAATCATTGAGGACCTACTCGATATTCAGGTCTTTAGTACCATGAACAACCTACTTAAGGACAAGGTATCTACGAACCGTGAGTCTATTACAGAAAATAGGTACCAGATAGACATTATACAGTCAAAGATAGAAAGCGCAAAGGAACATAACGACTCCATCGTAAAGATCCGAGAGACTGAAGTAAATAAGATCAAAGAAAAGATCCAGGAACACCTTGAAAAGGTCGAAACAGAAAAGACAGAGATCGAAGGAGTAGAAACTTCAATCGCAGAGTTGATTGAGACTATATCTGATAAGCAGACTGTAAAGAAACGTCTTGAGAACGGAAAGGCTCTACTTCGAGAGCTGCAGGGTCAATTACAATCGTATGCAAAAGACATAAACTTTTATCACGATAACAATAACTGTCCTACCTGTAAGCAGGGTATCGACCACGATTTCAAAGAAAACATTGTTACCGAAAAGAGTAAAAAGGTAGATGAAATCAAGGATGGTATAGAAAATTTATCGGAAAAGATAAAAGAATACGAAACGAGAGTAGAGGAGATCTCCTTGGTCGAGGACCAGATCCAAGAGAAGAACCTTACGATCGGTGAACATCGTGCTCAGATTAAAATGTCTATGAACGCATTGAAGTCGTATAAGAAAGAACTTGACGATGCCGAGAAAGAGGTTGAAGAGGTTGACACAAGCAAGCTTGACGGTTATAACAAGGATCTAAAAACGTTTCAGTCAGAACAGACGAAACTGTTTGATGACCAGGAAACTCTGAGTATCGTAAGCACAATGCTAAAGGATGGTGGTATTAAGACGCGAATCATTAAGCAATATATTCCAGTTATGAATAAGCTGATTAACAAATACCTTTCAGCCTTTGAACTATTCGTTGACTTTCACCTAGATGAAAACTTCAACGAAGTAATTAAATCTCGTTTTCGCGATGCGTTCTCATACTCATCCTTTTCTGAAGGCGAAAAGCTACGCATTACACTCTCTATCATGATGTCGTGGCGCGCCGTTGCAAAGTTGCGGAACTCTGTATCGACCAACCTTCTTATTCTCGATGAGACTCTCGACGGCGCTATGGATGGTACCGGAGTGGAAAACCTTATTGATACTCTGCATAATCTAAATAGTAATGACAATATATTCGTGATCTCGCACCGAGGAGATCAGTTCAGCGAAAAGTTTGAGTCGCATGTACGCTTCGAAAAAGTTAAGAACTTTAGTCAGATTGCAGCTTAAATTGGTTGACATATGCACTGTAAGGTGTTACTATGGTTTCTATACACTATTAAAGGATACTCATGTCTAATTTTTATACAAATGTTGAACGTTTTGGTAACAACATCCTATGGCGTGGATATGAAAACGGAAAACCGTTTATTCGTAAGGAAAAGTTTAAACCAGTTCTGTTCTTGCCAGACAAAGACGGTGAATACCGTTCGCTAATCGGTGATCGCCCTCTGTCTCCTCGGCAATGTCTATCTATGTCAGAGGCAAAGGAGTTTATCGAACAGCATAAGGACGTACATGGTTTTGAAATGTATGGAAATACAAACTATGTAGCTCAGTTCATTCAACAAAAATATCCAGGTGATATTAAGTTTGATATGAAAAAGATTAACATCATGTCTTTTGACATCGAGGTCGATATCAGCGACGGATACGCAAATATCGATGAAGCTGATAAAGAGATTACTTCTATCTCAATGAAGTCTTCAAAGACAAGTACGTACCATCTCTTGGCTCGTAAGGACTATGATAAGACAAAAACTATCACTGGCATCGACCCAGACGATATTCAATTTATGGAGTTTGATACTGAACAAGCAATGCTTCAGCGTTTTATTCAGATTTGGATGAACGACTATCCTGAGGTTATTACAGGTTGGAACGTTGAATACTTTGATATTATGTATGTTGTTACACGTATCATTCGACTGTTTGGTGAAGAAAAGGCAAAGCAGCTGTCTCCTTGGAGAAACATACGCATGAAAACGCGTGAGATCTTTGGAAAACCTGCTTCCACTTATCAAATTACCGGTATGACAGTAATCGACTATATGGACGCGTTTAAAAAGTTTGGTTATAAGTACGGTCCTCAAGAGTCATATAAACTCGACCATATCGCATATGTAATCCTTGGAGAAAAGAAACTCGATTATTCAGAGTACGGTGATCTTACGACTCTATATGAAAAGAACCCTCAGTTGTATCTCGACTATAACCTTAAGGACACTCATCTTATTCAGAGAATGGAAGATGAAACGTCTCTACTTCAGTTAGTTATGACCGTTGCTTACGGTGGCGGAGTAAACTTCGGAGATGCATTCGGTACCGTTGGTATCTGGGAAACGACTCTCTATCGCAAACTGATTCAGGAAAAGAGAGTACCTCACGTTAAGGGTGGACCAGGACAACGTGCTGGCGATCTCGTCGGTGGTTATGTAAAGGACCCAAAGGTCGGTATGCATCCTTGGATCGTCTCCTTCGATCTAAACTCACTATATCCACACCTAATGCTTCAGTACAACATGTCTCCTGAGACGTATATGAAGGATGAACGTGACTATGTCTCTCAAGATATGGTATTGGATGGTAATTACCAAAACCAAAAGTCTGATGTTTCGGTCGCGGCAAACGGCGCGTGTTTTACAAACAAACATATCGGTATCATTCCCGAGATCATTGACGAGTACTACGGTAATCGTAAAATTATCAAGAAAGAAATGTTGGAGGTTGAGCAGGAGATCGAAAAAATTAAAGAAGAGATAAATCGTAGAAAAGTTGCATAAAAATAAAAATTGTTATGAACTCTCTTGCTTTTCATTATAAATAAAATTGTAATGAACAAACCTAGTTGGAGAAAAACGTGTCAAAATATTCAGAGCAGTTAACTAGCAACTATGATATGGTTGTTAAAGAAATACAAGATGGTGAAAGTCTTAGGCACGTTTGCGAAGTAAACGATTTGAATTACTTCGCGTTCTACAATAAAATAAAGAAAGAAAACCCAGGTATACTTAAAAGAAACTGGAGCTCAGAAGCCAAAAGAAAAAGATATTCTGAGATACATAAGATTAAGTTGGATGAAGTGGCTATTATAGACATGTATAAAAATAAAAAAATGTCAGCTAAAAAAATAGCAGGCGAATTCGGGGTTGTTCAAAATACCATACTTAGAATTCTACGTGAAAACGACGTCCCTAAAAATAATCAAAGCTTATATTGGACAGAAGAGAAGAGAGAGCGCCAGCGACAATTATGTTATGATGGAATTATTGGCGTGCATGCCCAGGGTGACGGTGCGTATAGATTTACAAAACCAGAGCGCCAATTCGCATCGTGGTGCAAAGAGCATAACATACAATATGAAAGGCAGTATCAAATAGATAAAGGAATGCATCGCTACGATTTTAAAATATTAGGAACAAACATATTAGTTGAGATTGATGGCGAGTACTGGCATAGTTCAACAGAACAAAAGAAAAAGGATAGAGAATTTGAAGGGCAGGCCGCTGAAAACGGGTTGACAGTTTTGCGTTTTAGTGATATAGTGATTAACAATACAAAAACCAAATGCTTTGAAGAACTTTTTAAATATGTATGAAAAAGATTTAAAATACTTGAGGAACGAAAAGCAATACATTGATAAAGCTTCATTTCTTGTTGAAAGAGGATATATTTCAAATAAATCAATTGACGAGTTGGCGTATGAAATATTTGTAAAGGAAAAGAATGATGAATCTCAAAAATCTAAGCAATGAAGAACTCGAAGATCTTCTGGCTGAAAAGCAACGGCAAGCAAACCAATTACACAACGGTCAGATGGCGATTAAAATTTCGCTAAACTCGCTTTATGGCGCGATGGCAAACATTTACTTCCTATACTATATTAATGACATGGCTGAAGCTATCACTACATCCGGTCAGTTGTCTATTCGATATGCTCAGAAGTCCGTAAACGATTATATGAATAAGATCCTTAAGACGGATAACGACTACATCGTTTATATCGACACTGACTCCATCTATGTTGACATGTCTCCCATCGTCGAGTCTGCCTTTGGTACTATTGACGTTGATCGTAAGAAGGGTGAAGAGTTCCTTGATAAAGTTTGCCAAATGAAGATCGAGCCAATCATTGAAGCAGGTTACGAAGAGCTTGCCAAAAAGATGGGCGCATATCGCCAGGCAATGTTTATGAAACGCGAAAAGATTACTGATAAGTCGGTGTTTATCGCAAAGAAACGTTACATTATGAATACTCTCAACTCTGAAGGTGTTCACTACGAAAAGCCAAAGATCTCGGTAACCGGTTTGGAGTCTGTTCGATCCTCAACTCCTGAGGTATGTCGTGAAAAGATGAAAGAAGCCTTTGAAGTTATTATGCAGGGTACTGAGACCGACGTTCAGAACTTTATCGCAGACTTTAGGACGGAGTTCTATAACCTTCCTCCTGAGTCTGTCGGCCGTAACTCTGGTACAGACAACATCGAAAAGTACATGTCTATGGGAACCTACAAGAAGGGTTGTCCTATGCACGTTCGCGGCGCAATCCTATACAACAAGTTTCTTAAGGAAAAGAAATTGAACAAAACGTACGAGGCTGTAAGAAGCGGCGATAAGATCAAATTCGTATATCTAAAACTTCCAAATCCACTGCGTGAAAATATCATTTCGTTTCCAAACGTATTGCCAAAACAGTTAGGATTAGACGAATATGTAGATTATGAAACACAATTTAGCAAAGTATTCCTCGGCCCAGTTGAAAGCATTCTTGAAGCAATTGGATGGCATGCCGAGAAAAAGGATACCCTTGAAAGTTTTTTCATGTAGGAGAAAAACAAATGAATAATGAAGACAGGATACATCGTATTCGATTGCTTGAGAAACGCCACAAGCAATTACATAATAAGATAGAAGTACTTGAGGTTGAAAAGGCACCTGAGGCATATATCAAGAAAGCAAAAGTTGAAAAACTAAAAGTAAAAGATGAGATAGCTGCACTTAAAGAATATTTGACACTATCAAAATTTAATGGTTGACAAAACTGCAGTTATGTGATATACTATGAACTATACAACAATGGAGAATATACTATGAGCGATTGGGCAAACGATATCTATATGATGCACAGTAAGTTTGGTGTGCATGAATGGTTCGAAGAAAACAAACACGATAAAGATCTGATGGATAAGTACCTTCGGTTCCGTCTATCTATGTGCAAAGAAGAACTTGATGAGTCTCTCGACGCTGTTGAAGCAAAGGACCCTGAAGAAGTTGTTGATGGTCTTATTGACCTCTGTGTGTTTGCTATCGGTACTCTTGATGTATTTGGAGTGGATCCTAACGAAGCATGGGATCGCGTATATGAAGCAAACACTTCAAAGGAAGTTGGTGTAAAGGACGGCCGACCAAACAAATTCGGACTTCCGGACCTTATTAAGCCGGAGGGGTGGGTTCCACCAGACCATACCGGAAACCACGGCGATATTGATAAAGCAATGTAACAAGAATGTTTATTATAGGAAACAAAGGAATGTTTTAGTACTTAATTATAATTTGCATGTTACAAAACCTTAACACGATTGTTACAAAAGCATGATATATAGTATAGTATGGGGGCGGCAAGGGTGCCGCCTCATTAATGTTTTAGGAAAGGAATTCCAATTGAAGAATCTTATTTTAGCTGCGGGTATTGCATTGACTGCAACGACCGTATCAGCAAGAGACAATATCCAAATCGCAGGTTCGTCAACTGTTCTGCCATACGCATCAATCGTAGCAGAAGCATTTGGTGAGAACTTTGACTATCCAACGCCAGTTGTTGAGTCGGGTGGATCAAGCGCAGGTATGAAACGTTTTTGCCAAGGCGTAGGTGAAAACACAATTGACATCGCAAACTCAAGTCGTCCTATCAAACCTAAAGAAGTCAAGGTTTGTGCAGACAATGGCGTAACAGAAATTACAGAAGTTATGTTTGGTTATGATGGCATCGTATTTGCCAACTCTATTGAAGACCAACGTTTCGCATTTACACCAGAACACATCTATCTTGCACTCAACAATCGCAGTGAACTAACAACATGGGATCAAGTGGATCCAGGTTTCCCAGCGTATGAAATCAAAATGTTCATTCCAGGCACGAAGCATGGAACACGTGAAGTATTTGAAGAAAAGGTTCTGTTGGTAGGCTGTGAAGCAGTAGGTGACTTTGAGAAGTTTGAAGCAGCCCACGGTGAAGACGAAGCAGAATCTATGTGCATGGATACACGTACAGATGGACGTAGCATTGATATTGATGGTGACTATACAGAGACATTGGCAAACATTAATGCTAACCAAAACTCGTTTGGTGTATTTGGACTAGCGTTCTATGAGAACAACACAGACACTATCGAAGTAGCAACCATCAATGGTGTTCGTCCAAGCGCAAGCACCGTCGCAAGTGCTGAGTATCCAGTTAGCCGGCCATTGTTCTTCTATGTCAAAGACGCACACGCAGACACGATCCCAGGATTGTATGACTATGTTCGTTTCTTTGTAGCAGACATGGTAGCAGGCCCAGATGGTCCACTGGCACAATATGGATTGGTTAGCGATCCAGAACTTGCTAAAACGCAAGCAAGCGTAGAAGGTAAGTAAGTAACATTGTGTTACATGTTATCGTTAACATAGTGTGATAGCGCTAACAATTATTTCTCCTACCGATAAATAAGATTACAATCGGTAGGAGATTTTTTATGTGCAGCCCATATGTTCGTCGAGAAGCTAATAGATTTTATTGGATTGTAAAGGGGCAACTCATCCCAACCGGCTGGTCAGATAAAGAAGTCCAAGGTATATACGATAGCTACATGAAACGAATATGGGGTAACCACGAAAACGTTGTTCATGAAAAGGGTTTTACAACAGCCTGGGCAGCGAGAGAAGCAGAAGAAATAAATAAAGTTGCTGTTTTAGGATATAACTAAAAAATATCTATTGACATTTGGTTTAGAATCAGTTATATTGATTATATCAAATGAAAAAGGAACTACACTATGCTTCTATCAAATGGCTCGATGATTAAACAAGACGTTATCCAATCCTTCAACGTTGCTGTAGAAAATCCAGACAATGTAAACGATAATGGTTCTATTAACTGGGACTTCGTATCTGCGGATATGGTATATGATCTTGGTTCATTTTATAACTACAATTACATTAACGATTGCATGGATGCCTTGGCAGATAACTACGAAGGCGAAGATCTACTTACTCAGTACCCCAATGCCGTAGAGCAACTTAACATTTTAAAATCAGATTTTCTTGGAATGTAATATGAGATACTGTGACAAGTCAGAAACTTTTGAATACGGCGAAAGAGTATATGATGTTTCTATTGAATCGTTAGATAGACGACACGGAGGTCCCTTTGATCGTGGATCTGCGGATAGTTACTATGGTCGTCAATGCATCCCACATTACTTCGTCGGTGGTACATATATGAGCGATATGATTACGGATCTCACTGATGTTGAGCGCCAAGCATATATAGCTGGTTACGAATTCAATGAGAATATTGAAATGTCATTTAAAGAGTGGTAATAAAAAAGAGCGGACACTACATCCGCTCTTTCTTTTAATTTATATTGGGCAACTTGCCTGTGGATAACACATGATAAGCATAATGTTTATCCTTTTTGTATTCTACTTCGGCCCATGTTCTGAGGGCAGAGTCGTAACCACCTTTTGGTATACGAACTCCCATCATTACAAGGCCCAAAGCTTCTGCTATCTTGGACATTGAAGTCTCCTTATATAAGAGTGTAATGATGCTTTTTATGGCGAGCGCCCCTTGTCTTTTCAAGGTGTCAGGTTAGAGCGTATCGTACCAACAATATTTATACATAAAGGAATTTATTATGACTCCAATTGAAATTTCGGAATATAAAAATAGGTGGATGAGATCTGGAAATAATTATCCAATAGACATCCATTCTGATTTAAGATCTAAAGCGGTTGATTACTGTAAAGTCCAGCTGTTAAAGCACCAATGGAAGCATCAAAAATATACTGATGTATATCAGGATACATTCTACTTTGAACATCATCAAGATGCAAACTCTTTTTCTAAATATTTTAAAGACTGGGTAATTAACCATTGACATTTGGTCTAGAATCAGTTATATTGATTATATCAAATGAAAAAGGAACTACACTATGAAAATGACTACTGATAACCGCACCTCTTCTTCCTACCGCATGACAGTAGATATGGTCGATGGTCAGGTTGCTCCTAATGATCTTGGCGCGGTTCAAGATCTCCGAGCTCTCGTTAAGAAACACAACTCACTTCCTGGTAGCAATAAAATGTATGTAAAACTACAAGGTCGTGGTCCTCGCCCCTCACGTCGCTATCACCAGTCCTTGCCACTTGGCATGGCTACTTCTGCCGATGTATATGTATATGACCGCTAATAAAGGATTTAAATATGAAATACGATGAAGGTAAACCAAAGATCCACCTAGTACCACCTGAGGCTATCATTGAAGCTGCTCGGGTCTTTGGCTTTGGCGCAGAAAAGTATGGTGAAAACAATTGGCGGCAGGACATTGACAACTTTCCTGTCTCTCGTCATTATTCATCTATTCAACGCCATCTCATGGCATATATGTCAGGTGAAGATGAAGACCCTGAGTCCGGTTTACCACACTTGTCACATGCTCTTACACAAATGATGATCCTCGTAATGACTACGATCGAAGGAGATCCATCTACCGATGATAGGTTCAAAAAATGAATAGAGCTCAATCACAAAAAATTCTTGGTGACATTGCCGAAACGGTTGTGTCTGACTATTTCACGATGCAAGGCGATACAGTTGAAATGTCGACAGATCCATACGACCAAGAAAAAGACATGTTTATCAATGGAGTACGAACAGAAGTAAAGTTCGAGACTCTATACCATAAATTCAATTCTTTTTCCATACCTGTATATAATACGCGAAATGGCAAGATTACAAGAAATCAACTCAACAAATGCGTGAATGTGGAACGACTTATCGTTGTCCAAAATCCTGGCAAAGATAGGGCGGTTACCCTATGGGAAGCTGCGCCGTTAGGAAAACGCGATTTTGAATTTATTGTAAATCAACACGATGGAAGGTTGGTTGCACTCTTTCCATTAGAAACGTTTACAAAAATTGTTGACATTCGCAGCGATAAGTTGTATAATGAGATTACAAAGTACAGCTTTTCTAATTATAAGGAATATGCATAATGCAAAACGTAAATGATATTCGTAACTATTTTATTGAAGAACTCAAGGCAGAACGTTTCACAACCGACAAGACAGGCCAGCAAACGATTGAAATGTTAGGTGCAAGCTTTATTGCCGACGAGCCTGCTATCTTTGGTACTCCAAAGCAGGAATACATTGATGCTGAACTGGCTTGGTATAAGTCAGGCTCTACTAACATTAACGACATTCATGGTAAAGATAAAAAACCTCCAGCTGCGTGGGTATATTCAGCAGACGACAATGGAGAAATCAATTCCAACTATGGTCATTTGGTGTTTGCTGATAAGTACTTTAATCAATTTGATAAAGCTTTTAATGAGCTTTGGTATAACCGAGACAGCCGTCGCTCACAAATGGTATATAACCGACCATCTATCTGGGTTGAGTTCAATGAAAATGGTAAATCAGATTTTATCTGTACCAACGCTCAGACATTCTATATTCGTGATGATAAACTCCACATGGTATCTCAAATGCGTTCAAACGACGTAGTCTTTGGTTACAAAAATGATTATGCTTGGGCCCAGTACCTAATGGATGAGTTTGTAAAGCTATGGAATGAACTTGCTGGTATTGATGGTAAACATGGCGAAATTGAAAAAGGTGATCTTACATGGCAGGTAATGAACTTGCACGTGTATAGCCGTCATTTTCACTTGGTACAATAACATGGATGAGATAGATGTAAAGGCTATACAGTTTTCTTCTGTAGAAGAAGCAATCAGCGGCGGCGGTTACAAAATTTATTCGCCACCTAAAGCATCATGGCAGTGTCAGCTTACGCCAGACCATGTATACCTTGTGGTAGAAGGTAATCAGCCAAATGCATTTCATAGATTTATGCAAAGAATTTGTTTTGGACTTAAATGGAGTAGAATAGATGATTAAAAACTGGTCAATAGATAAAATTAAGCACGAAATCGACAAGATTGCGTTTGCGGAGTCGGATCCTCGCATGGATGGTTTTGTTACATTTGGGTGTAAACAAGAGTTGTATGAAGTTTTGTTCTACGCTCAATCCAAACTCGATAAATGTTCCACATACGCAGGCGAAGAAGAATGGGTCAAGGAGAATAAATGACAAGCCCTGTTTTTGAAAAAGGTTACCCTGACTACGACGCTGTAAATAGGCAGGAACCATATGAAGAATATATTCGGCTAAAAGATAGAGAGATAACTTCTAAAATGAAAAAGTGGGACAACCGTTTCATGGAAATGGCCAAACTAATTGCATCTTGGAGTAAAGATCCTACGAGCCAAATTGGTGCTGTTGCAGTTAACGACGAGCATCGTATCTTGGCCACAGGTTATAACGGATTTCCAAAAGGTATTGATGATACTCAAGAACGTTTAAATGACCGACCTGAAAAGTACCGATTAGTCATTCACGCGGAAATGAATGCTCTAATGAATGCTTTGTATTCTGGTGTAAGTCTCAACGGTGCTACAATGTATGTACATGGTTTGCCTGTATGTTCAGATTGTGCGAAATGCGTTATCCAAGCTGGCATCAAACGCGTTGTTATACCTACGTTTAAATCAGAAAAAGGTGATTGGCAAAAAATATGGGAAGAAAGAAGTGCTCCGATGTTTAAAGAAGCAAACGTTCAGGTGACGATCCTTGGCTAAGAACTTAACAGATATATACGTTGGCGTAAAAAAGAACGATCCAAATCGTAAGAAGAACGACTTCTATCCGACCCCTCCTCTTGCTACCTACATACTATGCAAATATAATAGACCACCGCAGAACATTTTTGAACCCTGCGCAGGAAAGGGTAACATTTCTGTTGAACTTGCTCGAAATGGTCATAATGTTTTAAGCCATGACCTACACGAATACAAAGACTCTCTATGTAGCATAAATACATCACACGACGCTCTTGAGACTCCAAAGCAAGACTTTGCCGAAGGTGTAGTAACCAATCCACCGTATCATAAGGACCTGCCTCGTAAGTTGGCCGAAAAGTGGATTGATGAATACAGTTACACCGCAATGTTTCTTCGCTTAACGTTTCTTGAAGGAAAAAAGAGAAAAAAACTATTTACAAATAACCCACCAAGTGATATAATATTTCTATCAGATCGCGCTAAATTTGATTCTGGTCTAGTTGAACCTGTCGAAAAGAAGGATCAAATAGGAGGGATGATTGCATATATGTGGATAATTTGGGATAAACGTTTTTCTGCGCAAACACGATATACAAAAATGCAGTGGGTTAATCTTGAAGATGAATACGATGCATGGAGAGGACAATATGATCAATGTAGTAATACCGGCGGCGGGTGAAGCAACTCGCCTACGACCCTTAACATCAAACTGCTCAAAGGCGATGGTCCGTGTTCATGGCAAGCCTACGATCGAGTATATCATTGAGTCCATCTATAAGAATACTCCTGATGTAGCCGAGATCGTTATCGTTGATGGAAAACATAACGACATCCGAGAATGGGCAGAAAAGAGTAAGTACGATAATATTCATTGTGTAAAACAGGGATCGTTGAACGGTCCCCGCGATGCTATTCGAGTTGGCATCGATGAACTTGATGATTCAGATCTTCCACTCGTTGTATGGCTCGGAGACGCAATCATCCTTGATGAAAACCTTCCATTGGGTAAAGACTTTCTATTAGTAAAAGATGTAGAGGATCACTTTGCTTGGTGTATGTGGGATGGTAAGCAATACTACAACAAACCAAAGGAAACGATCGCAGACGCGGTTGCTCTCGTAGGACTGTATAGTTTCAGTGACGGTACGATCGCAACTTCGGCCTTTCGAAATACTGATGACTACGATATCTCTGCTGCGCTCGACGCATACGGCTCTCAGTACAAGCGTATCTATACGAACGGGTGGTATGACATTGGCGACATCTCATCCTATCATAGAACATGTGCCGAGTTCCTTACCTTTAAAGCCCGTGAGTTCAACTCCTTTGAATATGATCCGGATCTCAATGTAGTTACTAAGAACCCAGATCCTAAGAACAAGTTTGCGGTTAAGACTGTTATGAACGAGAAGTTGTGGTATGACTCACTCAACTCTCATCAAAAGATGATGGTACCAAAGATCCTTGAGAACAACTATGCACTGTCAATGTCATACGAGTCCGGCGTGCTACTGTCAGACCTGTTTATGCACGAGGATATTTCGAACAGTACGATTGACTACTTAATCGAAAAAGTAATAAACGTAATGCAGAAACACTTTCATACCAGAGCGGATCTTCAATTCACTGCAGACTTTTATGTAAACGCCGAAGCAATGTGGATTGAAAAGACCGCCGAAAGGTTGCCTTCATACGGTTTCTCTCCATATTATACAGAAGTAGCCCAAAGATGTTTGAAGAAGGCTCGACCCGTTGCAGCAATGCACGGTGATCTGCACTTTGGTAACATTCTATATAATCCATATAACGATAGCATCACACTGTTAGATCCACGCGGTTCGTATGGAAATCATGTAGGATGTGGTGGCGACTACCTATACGATATGTGCAAGTTGTCTCACGATCTTTACCATGGATATAACGAACTAGTCACCGGGCATAAATATCCGAGTTACGTCAAAGAAAGTTTCTCAAAGATGGTAATGAAATACTATCCAGAAGAATACGATGAGATCATTGACGGTGGTGCTCTACTTATTGCTACCTGCATTAAGCTGCACTACGATTGTGAACAAAGACAACAGAGAATGATAGGTTATGTGAATGAATACGCAACAAACAATAGTAATGGATCTTGATGATACTATCTGCATTCCACTCCATGGAAGAAAGGATAGTTATGAAAAGTATAGTATGGCCAGTCCTAAGACTGAAATGATTAATAGCCTAAAGATCGCAAGAGAAAAGGGCTATCGGATCGTAATTCATACGGCTCGTAGAATGGTGACTCACGACGGCGATATAAATAAAATTATCGATGATGTCGGAAAGATTACTACCGATTGGTTAGAAAAGTACGAGGTACCATACGACGAGATCGTATGGGGTAAACCATACGGCGTTTATTATGTTGATGACAAAGCAATGCTTCCGCAGGATTTTGTCAAATTTATAGAATGGGGTTAAAATGAAAAACATCGGCTTTGCAAAAGTAGGCAAATCTATTAAATTTAGAACAAACAAGTACTCTCCGATTGGCGGAGACAACGAAGCATCCTGCACTCTACGCGCTGTAGCGAACAACAATCCGGACAAAAATTTTTATATCGTAGGTCGCTCTGACTACGCCACTCTATCTGATATTGAAAAGAACGAGTTGTTTCCATATGATAACGTGGTCGATGTATGGGAAGGCGTTGGGTTAGAGATCTCTGAGAAGTACTTCAACCATATCATTACCTACTTTAAAGAAAAGAACCTTACACTCGATTTTACGATTATGATGATTGGTCAAATGAGTAACGTGACTATTCCAAATCGTATTCAAAAGGTAAGAGAGGGTAACGACGGAAAACCTGCCGCCACTCTCGACATGTCTAAGTGGTACACAACCCCGATTACTACTTGGCTGAATGAAGAAAAGCCACCTTACGTTGAGATCGTAAACGATCCGCGTTATACCATAAAGCAACCGCGTGACGTGTTCCATATGCCAATGAAATCTCTCGGCCAGTTTGATTATGAATATGAAACCTTTGCTATTCGTAACTATGAGGACCAGGAACGTATTACTCGTGTAGTTAAATCAGAGTATGCTGGTATGGAGACTGCGTTCTGCGGGGACTATGAATACGGTGAACAGGTAAACATGGATCGTAACACCGACTTCATGGTTGTTCTCAACGAAGGTAAACCGTCTCGTTATAATCTACTCAAGGAATGGGTATTGAATAAGTTTGACGACGTAGAAGTATATGGTAAATGGTCAGACGTGACTGGAGAGGACAGTCGTTTCAAAGGATCCCTTCATCTTAGTGAACTGCAGAACAAATTACAAGATGTAAAGTTTACCTTCATTATTCCGATTAAAGAAGGTTGGACCACATCAAAGTATATCGAAATGATCCACGCCGGCGTAATTCCTTTCCTTCATCCTTCATATGATACGCAAGGTCATCTACCTATTCCGATGTTTCTTCGTCCACAAACTCCATCTGAGTTCTATGAACGCATGCAGAGTCTTATTGATGATAAAGCGCGGTATGAAGAAGTACTCGCCAATCTGCGTAAAGCAGTTCTTAAACCAGAATACTACGATGGAACATTTATAAACAACAAGATCATGTCCTCAGTGGATCCGAATTATATTCAGCCGGATACGAGCAAGTATGAAAAGAAAACCGTATCAACACTTGAAGACTTTTTTGCATAGGGAATAAGAATAATGAGCAATATTACATGGGCATCACATATACCACTCATCGGCGGTCAAATGTTAGGAGCAGAAAAAGCTTTTGGTAAACCACCAGAGGCAATCTATTCCTACGACGGGTTCCAAGCAAATGATAGCCACTATGTTAACTACCAGAATAACGTAAAGGGTCGTGGATTGGAATATCGGCTCCTAGACGAAGGTCCACCAATTCATAAGGTTGATGTTGTGTCGGGTACTCCACCCTGTGCTGCGTTGTCGCAATTGAACACCGGTAAGACCGAAGAAGCAAAAGGCGCAGGATGCGCAAAGAACGAATGGATGTACAAAGTATTTGAGGACGGTTTTGATCTATTCGGTGCAAAGGCAGTCGTAGTCGAGAACGCTCCTGCCCTCTATACAAATAAAGGTCGTGAAGTTGCAAACAATTTGTTTGACATTTGCAACAAAAGAGGTTATAGTTTAACTCTATACAAAACTTCTACCAAGTATCACGGTATTCCTCAAGCTCGCGATCGTACCTTTGCGATCGGTTGGAAATCAGAAAAGGCTCCAATCATGTCCTGGTACAAACGAGATCGTAAGAACTTTAGGGACTATGTAACTGAAGTTGATGAAAAGCAACTACAGCAGGATCTAATTATTAACCAAAAGCTCGATGATGAACCATACTTTCAGTTCCTCAAATCGAGAACAAACGAGAACCCAAGGGATATTCTAATTCGTAATCAAAATATTACAGCCTTTACATATATCCAACGCCAAGGATTGCTCGAAGAAGCAAACAAGTGGTTTAAAGAAGTTGGTCACGAACGTGGAGTTAAGGTATCGGATCACGCGATTAAAAAGTACGCAATGGGTAAAGGTGTATGGGACAGTTCTACTCACGTGTTTGATGAATGTATGAATGCTGTAATTGGTAGAAATCTTGCCGATACTATTCATCCTATCCACGATCGTTCATTAACTATTCGTGAGGCATTACATATGATGGGATTCCCTGACGACTTTGAACTCGTCGGTGGTCTCGCAAAAATGAACCATATTGCGCAGAACGTACCGGTACCTACGTCTCGTGATATACACACTGAGATTGGAAAGTTCGTTCGTGGTGAATTGGAACTATCTGATACAAACTATCTACGCCAGAACAATCATTACGAGAGAATGGAAAACGATCCGCTCGGAAAGACTGATATGGCCACACTAGAGGAATTCTTCGCATGAGTAACCACTTTATTATTGACTTTGAGACTATGGGAAAAGATGCATCAAAGTGCGCCATCGTAGATTGTTCTGTTATGGTATTCAATACCGACCGCTTTTCTTCCAATCCATATACGCTTGATAGTATAAAAGAGACAAGAAAGTTCAAACTCTCGGTTGCCGACCAAGTTAAGAACTACGGTTGGGAAATTGATAAGAGTACATTACAGTTCTGGGAAGAACAGGATCCTGAGGTTCGTGCCAATGTTTCTCCAAAGAAATCGGATCTAACCGTAAAGGAATTCATTAAGAGCTTTCACGAGTTTTTAATTGAGTCTCCAAAGATTGATTTCTGGTGGAGCCGATCGAACACGTTTGATCCAATCATTCTTTCGAGGATCTTTGAAGCGGAAGATAAACTTTTACATATGGAAGAATACCTAAAGTATTGGAGAGTACGTGATACTCGTACTTATATCGACGCCAAACTCAACTTCCCAAAGCAGAACGGTTTTACTCCTATGACGGACGAAAATACTTGGAATGCAAAGTTTAAAAAGCACGACAGCGCGTGGGATATCCTAGCTGACGTACTTAGAATGCAACAGATCCACCGTGCAGAAAACGACTTAGAATTACTATAAAGGAATTATATTATGGATATCCAAATTACAACCGAGCATCTTCAAAAGTATTCTATATTCATTGGTGCTCCAATGTATGGAGGACAGTGTGCAGGTACTTTCTGCAAATCAACGAACGATCTTGCGTCCATGTGTGCAAAGTATGGGATCGACGTAAGGTTCTATTACCTATTCAACGAGAGCTTAGTTCAGCGCGCAAGGAACTATGTGGTAGATGAGTTCCTTCGTTCTGACTGTACTCACCTTATGTTCATTGACTCAGATATCGGGTTTAAAGCAAATGATGTACTCTCATTACTAGGAATTCAAACTCTAAATCCGGAAACATACGATATTATGACCGGACCGTATCCTAAAAAGACTATTGCCTGGGAAAAGGTAAAGAAGGCCGTGGAACTTGGCAAAGCTGATGAAAGTCCGTTTCATTTAGATTACTATGCTGGTGACTACGTGTTCAATATGGCCAAGGGTGTAACATCTTTCCGAATTGATGAACCGGTTGAGGTAAGTGAAGCTGGTACAGGATTTATGCTGATACCCCGTGAAGCGCTAGAGAAATACGCAGAAGCATATCCTGAACTCAAATATACTCCTGACCACGCAAGAACAAAGAACTTCGATGGTTCACATCAGATCACGGCGTTCTTTGATTGCGAAATTGATCCGGACTCAAATCGTTATCTATCAGAAGATTACTTCTTCTGCCGAAACGCGACTAAAATTGGTATTAAGGTTCATATGTGTCCTTGGATGGAACTGCAGCACGTAGGAAACTATGTATTCCGTGGATCCCTTGGTGCTGTAAGTACTCTAGGAGTTAGCGCAACAGCTACAAAGGAATCTAATCCAAAGAACTACAAAAAGAAAACTAAAAAGGCCTTTCGACCTTAAATTATGATTGACATTTACCTATACCTATGATATATTTAGAGTATATACGTAACCAAGGAGAAACTATATAATGAAAATTTCTGACCGTACCCTTACTATCCTAAAAAGCTTTGCGACGATTAATAAATCTATTATTATGAAACCCGGCAACGTTCTTAAGACAGTTACACCAGAAAAAACACTGATTGCAATCGCAAACATCGAAGATGATATCCCTGAACAAGCTGTTATCTATGATCTGTCTCGTTTTCTTTCGATCCTCAGCCTTCACCAAGATCCTGATGTACAGTTCAACGATCGTTACTTTACTATTTCTGAAGGTAACAAAAAGAAAACAAAATATGTTCATGCAGATCCTTCTATGGTTATCGCACCACCCGAGAAAGAGCTTTCTATTCCTTCAGAAGACGTACAAGTAAACGTAGTATGGGACGACCTTCAGTCTGTCCTTAAGGCCGCTGGTGTCCTGCAGTTTGAAGAGATCGCATTCGTCGGTGAAGATGGTAAATGTTTCCTACGTGCAATCGACAGTAAGAACCCAACTGCCGACGCGTATGGTGTAGAGATCGGTACTACGAACGATACGTTTACAATCATCATTAAGACTGATAACCTCAAGTTGCTCCCACAAGACTATGAGGTAACTCTTTGCGCAAAAGGTATCTCCTATTTTAAAGGTGCTGATGTATCTTACTACGTTGGAATTGATACAAAGTCAAAATACGAAAAAGGTGAATAATGGCAGATAAGATTGAAATTACTGCGCAGGATATTCGCAACGCGGTTGCTATCATTGACGTCTGTGTAAAACGTGGAGCGATCCAAGGTGATGAAATGACTACGGTTGGAACGATTCGTGATAAACTTGATTCATACGTAAAGCAAGAAACTCCTGATGAAGAAGTCGAAGCGAAATAAACTATATACAAACTTGTGAAAGTAGTATATTATATAAAAGTCAGGACAGTCTCGTATTGTCCTGACTCTACATTATGAAATTCCTGAGGTTATGAATGACACTGAACAAAAAAGCTGATGAAGTACTCTGGGTTGAAGCATATCGCCCAGGTACGATTGAAGAAACTATCCTGCCACAAAAGACAAAAGACGTATTCAAAAAATTCGTATCTGATAACTCTATGCCAAATCTACTGCTTACCGGCGGTCCTGGCATGGGTAAGACAACTATCGCAAAGGCAATGTTAAACGAGCTGGGTTGCGATTACATTGTAAAGAACGGCTCTCTCAACGTAAACATTGATACTCTTCGCTACGAGATCTCTACCTTTGCATCCTCGGTATCCTTTACAGGCGGTCGTAAATATGTTATTCTTGACGAAGCTGATTACCTAAATGCTGCAACGGTCCAGCCAGCTCTTCGTAACTTTATCGAAGAATACTCTAAGAACTGTGGCTTTATCTTTACATGTAACTTTAAGAACCGTATTATTGAACCACTTCGTTCTCGTTTATCTGAAGTTGACTTTTCTATTGAGAAGACGGATCGTCCAAAGATGGCTGCGCAGTTCTTTAAGCGTGTTTTATCAATTCTTGAGCAAGAAAATGTTGATCACGATAAAGCCGTGGTCGCAAAAGTAATCGAAAAACACTTTCCAGATTTCCGCCGAGTACTTACTGAGTTACAGACGTATGCCGCATCCGGTCGAATTGATGAAGGTATCTTTACAAATCTAAAGGAAGAGTCGATCGACCAACTCTTTGTTATGTTGAAGGAAAAGAACTTTACAGGAATGCGTAAGTGGTGTGCTGATAACAGTGACCAGGATACGAATGAAATGTTCCGTCACATATATGATATGGCAACCAATAAAGTTGAACTTAAGAGTCTTCCAGGATTTATCGTAACTCTTGCTGACTATATGTATAAGGCTCACTTCGTTGCAGACGCCGAGATCAATATGATCGCGTTCCTTACAGAAGTTATGTTTGAGACCAGTTACAAATGAACTTTCTAAGAAAAAAGAAAAAGGAATGTTTTTTCTGTAAGGTCAGACTATCGGCCGATAACTCTTTCACTCTACAGTACTCATCGGCCGATGGTGTACATACTGAAACCATGTGCGGTGACTGTTCAAAAACTTTTGACGAACTCGCAGATTTAAAGGATAAGGCATATGGCCAAGGATTTGACACCATTTGATTTTATTAAATCAGTATCACACAATAAGAAGGATCTAATTCGAGACTCTGAGTATCCGGATCAAATGGAAAAACAGTACAACGCATATATCGTAAACCGTGGGTTCTCCTACTTTGAGGATACCATTCTCCATGCAAACGAACTGAATATGCGCCACCATTTGTTTGAGGATGCGCAGTACCGATACTACCTTGGAATGTTACGACCACGCAATCGTTTCTCTAAGTGGCATAAGGCTGAAAAGAATAAAGACCTTGATGCAATCCAAGAAGTGTATTCCGTAAACAGAACGGTAGCAAAAATGTATCTTAAAACGCTTTCAAATGATGAGTTGAAAAGCGTTCATAAAAAATTGGAGAAAGGCGGATAATTATAAATATTCCGATGGTCTGTATGAGCATTATCACAATAAAAATAAAAACAAAGGTGACCTCATCATGGAGAAAGATTTATTTAAAGGAGTTGGAGTTGAGTTAAAACTACCTAATCCAGATAACTTCCTTAAGATAAAAGAAACTTTGACGCGTATCGGAATAGCTTCGAAAAAAGAAAAGAAATTGTACCAGTCCTGCCACATCCTGCATAAACAGGGTAAGTATGCGATCGTGCATTTCAAAGAACTTTTTATCCTTGATGGAAAAGAGAATTCTTTTGCTGATGAAGATCGTGCAAGAAGAAATACAATCGTTAATCTATTAGAAGAGTGGGGACTTCTTGAGATCGTAGATCCTTCAAAGTCCGAGGATCCGATTGCTCCGCTTAGTCAGATTAAGATACTATCACATAAAGAAAAAGGTTCTTGGATCCTCGAACCTAAATATAATATCGGTAAGAAGAAATAATCGGAGTTTTATATAATGAAAGTTTTTCGAAAGAATGAAAACGCAGTTCGTCCAACGTTTAAGAATCATAAGGACGCGGTTTTTAATCTAAAGGCTTGTTTTGAACCTGGCGATAGAGTACGTTTACTTAATCCGTTGAATAAAGAAACCTATGCACCAGCTAAGGTTGTTCAGGGTAAGACCGTTGTACAGGTATATCCACAACAGAGAATGCTGATTCCAACCGGGCTGATATTCTTTATTCCTGACGACTGCGTATTAAAAATGTATTCGCACCCGAGCATATCAAAGACAAAGGGTCTAATGCTATCGAGTGGTGTTGAGCTCGTTCGCCATGGAGATAACGGTGAAGTACACGTAATGATTACGAACGTTACAGACGGAGTATCATTGATCGAGACCGGAGAAGATATCTCTCTTGCTCAACTCGAAAAGATGCATGAGTACTCGATCTCAGAGATTACAGAACTACCATCCGATGACGTGGCAGAAGATGCGTAACTTAAACTAACCACGACACACAACACACAGGAGAATATAAATGACAAATAAGAACCCATTCGAGATCCGTGCAGAAATGCTAACACTCGCAAAAGAGTACATGGATCAACAATATCAGATGAATATGAAGTTCATGGAAAAAGCTGTCGAAGAAGGCAAGAAATCATTTGAGGATATGCAAAAAGCCTCGGAAATGTATTCCATGGATGACTTGATGGAAAAAGCTAAAGAGATGTATAGCTTTGTTTCAAAAAAAGACTAATTAAGTAAAATATTTTTTATTTAACTATTGACATCTACAATAAAAGTATTATATAAATAGAAGTGGAGGCGCCGTATGGGTCTCCACTTTTTAATCGCCGGTCGCTGACGGCAAATTTACATACTCGCTTAATATAAGGAGAACGATATGAACACTCGTAGGTTCAATGCGGATCTTTTGAACGATCCATTTTTTATTGGTTTTGACTCAATACTTGATAAACTAAATCATACACAAACCAATATATCAAACTATCCACCTTACAATCTAATTAAAACTAGCGATGATACCTTTCTCATTGAATTGGCTGTTGCTGGTTTCGATGAAGACGACTTTGATATCGAGCTGCACGACGGTATCCTAACCATCCAAGCAGATATTAAGGCAACGGATACTTCAACTAATTATCTACATAAGGGTATTGCTGCAAGAAACTTTGTTCGTAAGTTTACTCTTGCTGATACGGTGCAAGTAACTGGAGTTTCTTTACACCAAGGGATGCTAACGGTTCAGCTGCACAATGTAATACCTGAGGAAAAAAAGCCTAAGAAGATACCTATTTCAAAGGGTCCAGAACTTCTTACAGAATAAACAGAGAAGGGGAGCGAATAGCTCCCCTTTTTTAATGTACTCCACCAGGCCTTGAAAAGACGTCTAGATCGGATGTATTTTTTCCGAGTGAGTTTATCACCGTACTTGTAGATCCGCCCTGAACACTGTTATTTGTGATTGGTGCTAATGTAACTGGTGCGTATGTAACAGCACCGGACACCTGCTTCATTGCTGAGGCTGATACTTCACTTATTCCACTCATTATAGGCTGAAAGCTCTCATCGAAGTAGTTCTTAAGGAATTGCCCAGCAGGAGTTGCTTCTGGAACTACGGCTTCTCTTCCATGGAGTACTGCAAATGATCCTCGGCCAAAGTCTTGGAAACCAGTTGTCCCGCCTTTAAACATATTTTCTTCGGCTTCTTTTACCATCGCTTCCCACTTTTTAAAGTTTTCAGCTTGCTCGTCATATGACATACTTTTATCGTTTGCATCAAGAAGCGCGCGTTGTCCAAAATATAATAGTCCTTCGGATATGTCTTTCTTATCCGTCCCACCCGTATCCTTTATATATTGAACAAGTTCTTCAAGATCGCCACTATCACCGGAAATAGCGCCAATGACTCGGTCTTTCATCTGCAAACGATTTATACCCTTATCTGCGTCTAAAGGTTCTCTGCCAAGAGCCGCGTCTGCTCTATCTACAAATTCCTGAGCAGCAGTAGTTTCTTCTTCAGGTCGTGCTAATTGAGTTATCCTGTTGGCTTCTTGTCTTTGCGCGGCAATTCTTCTTCTTTCTTCTGGATCTATCTCTTCTCCTGCTTCGGCTCTTTCTAGGACGGGCGCCAATTCTTCAACTTCTTTTTCAAATTCAGCTCTGGCTTTATCCTTTCTCCCTTCTAACCAAGAGAACAGGGTTTTACCTATACCCAGAGCAAATCCAATCGCCGCTCCAGCTAATGCACCTTGAGGTCCAAACATTAAACCAAATGACGCACCGGTAGCTGCCATTCCAGCTACATCAACACCTGCTGAGGCAACTCCTTCAACTGGAGTTGGAAAGTCTTGATCTTCAATCCAGCCCTTTAGATCATCACCATATGTTATATACGCCCCAAGAACGGCACTTCCTATAGTTGCGCCGAGTAATTGCCGTTTAGCTGGAAACTTATTTAACGCGCTTCCAACTCCAGTAACAGAACCACTTACAAAATCTTTTACACTTTTTGTAAAACCCGGAGAAGTTGCAACGGCCGTGACAGACGCACCGAGCGCACCCATTACACCTTGTGCCGCGGTCTCAAGCCTCATCTCTTTCCCAAAGATAGTAATCATTTCATCTTTATTTAAACCCATAGCATCGAGCACATCGTCTCCAAAGGAAGCTGCTGCACCGGCCGCGGCACCGACGAGACCCATGCGTTTACCAAATGCGAGTCCAACCATTCCACCGATACCGGCAAGGTTTGCGGCTTCTCCGAAGTTCTTTGCTAAACCTTCTTCTGCTCCCAGTTCTAATAGACCGGCTTCAGTAAGGCTACCGAGTAACTTACCAACGGTTGGAGCAAGAGTAGTAAGGATAGCAGCCTTAAGAGGAGTTTTGATTGCTCCAAGTAGACCGCCCGCGATTCCTCCTGCCAATCCACCTGCACCGATAGATCCAAAACCACCGAATAGACTACCGAGACCACCAAAGGATCCTGGCGCTTCTGGCGCTGTTGTTGGTACTGAAGTGTCTGGCGGAGGTGCCTGAGTAGGTCTTGAAGGTATATCGTTTAGCCCAGTCCTTGACCTTTCTGCTGCTTCGAGGCGTTCGAGGCGAGTCAGATCGCTTGCACGGTCTATTTCTAGTTCAAGAGTCTTTCTTAGGATCTCGGTTTGGTTTATTATATTCTCGTTTATAGAATTAAAAATATCATCAAACTTAAAAAGCTGCTCGCGAACAGCCTTCATTGAGTTTGTGCCAGTGTTGCGAATGAGTTGCCCCTCAGCCTCGAGGCGTTCAACTATTCTATCGCCGATGTCTTCTGCCAATTTTTAATTCCTTTTACTCTCTTCGACTTTTCTTATGTATTCCAAAAGCATTTCAAAGTAAAGATCTCGTTCGTATGGTATTAGGTTTTCTACTTCAGATATTTGATACTTGTGATGCTGTGCCAATTGAAAAATGATCTGATAATATATCGCCAAGTTCGTATGGGACAGCATTAGATAAAAAAACTTTTCATACCCTCCAAGACAAAAATCTTATCGTCACCGTTCTTATTCTTATACTTCATTTCGTGTCTTAGTTTTGGCATAGTATCAAAGAACTGTTTTATCTGTACCAATACATCACCACTTAGATCGTCCATGAACTTGTCGATCTCTTCTCTTGAAAAGTCCTTAAAATGAAACACTTCACTCTCAGACGCAACCTTATCCAAACACGACACCATAATATTATATGTAACTAACGGATCCTCTTGGTCACCCTCGATAAACTCAACAAACTGATTGATCGTTGGATACCTCAGGAACATCGTGTATTCTTCGTTCACTCTTACCTTATTGGTATGTTCGTCTACAGTTGTTACCTTTACATCATCAAGATCCAACTCAAGCTCAACCGTTTCATCAGTATCCGGATCACGAATCGCAAACTTTACGTTGTTGTCAACAGACTTTGATCTAAGTAACAAGAGTATGTACTCAAGATCAAACATTGAAAACTTTTCGATATCCACGTCTATCAAACAGTTGTTTACCACTTGCTTTACCGCATTGATCGCAGATTTGACATCATCACCTTCCTGTGCGATTAGGAGTATCTTTTCTTCCTTTACAGTAAATGGTCTATACTTTACAGTTTCGCCTGAAGATGGTAGCACCATTTCAAAGGTAGGCATATCAATCTTTGGTAGTGACATTCTATATTATCCTCTCATTCAAAATATATTTCGCAGGCCGCTTAAACCGGATTTAATTTGCGAAACAGAATTATTTATGTTATTCTTTATATTACCAAGTTTAGTAAATGCGTTGATCGCGTCCTGCACTGAGTTTGGCAAGCTGCCCTGTCCGATTACTTGGCCAGTAGATCCTAGCGTATTGATATAATCAACGAACCCAGTTCCTCTCGCGAACCTTTCAGTTGGAGTACCTACTCTCGAGCTCGTAACTGCCATATGAGCATATGCAAAGTTGACCGTTGCCGTCGCAAAAGAATCGTTATCTGCCCACGCTACATCAACACCACTTACCTGAGTTGGAAATGCGTCGTATAATATATATTCATAGAACTTTTGGTTTTCGTCTGTACCATCGGTACTGTAGTGTTTAATGGATATGTTACACGCAAAATCTTTTTTGTAACCAACTTCATACGGGAGCTGACCATTAACTTGAGAGAAAGGTCCGTCTGAGTAGTTGTAGTTAATTACAGACTGCATCCACTGATGAAAGAACCTAAGTACCATGTGGTCAGAGTCCAGCATAAACACTGCGTTAAACTGGTCGGGTTGAACTGCTGTAGGGATAGACTGTTTTACGCCAAATGCATTTGGGTAGTAATCAACTACACTATAGTTTAGCCCAGGAGTCGTTGCAGTCTGACAGAAGAAACGCAAGTCGCGCATTTCCATACCGTCCGATTGCACCGGCCCATTTAGAATTTCTACTACGTATAAGTTCTTACGAGCAGGACCGCCGTACTTATTCATGGTACTCTTAAATTCGTTTACATTGAACGGCATTTATCCAGCCCCGCCTCTTATGATTTTTCTTGAGTCGGCCCAGACTCTTCCCTTTGAAGCCTTTTCAAAATGCTCGGTCGGTAAGAATAGCGCAACATCCCATTCTGTTGGATGTATGTATACTAACTTTGACTTTACCTGAGACGTTAAATAATGTTTCACCGTAGGTTTAAATTCTCTATATTTTGCAGCACCGTTTAAGATACTGTATGATACTTGCATTTTTGTTGTTTCGTCATACCTTTGATTCCCTGCGACTTCGTATAAAGCATCCATTAAGTTTGCCCTTAGAGGACGTGGTAAGTAATGGAAGTTTATGCCGAGAAAACCACCCTTAGCTCTATTTATTGGAAATATGAGTGGAAACCTGTCATAATATGGAAGAGTTGCTTTATGCTTTGGATCGTATAGAAAGGTATACATATGTCCAACGCGAAACCTACTCTCATATCTGTCCTTGCCCATTCCACGAATAAGCTGCGTCTCTGAGATAGAGGATCTCGATACGCCCTTCGCTTGGTTACGATACCAATCACGAGCCTGCTTGGTGCGCGCAGGAACCTGACCCTGGCGAATGCCTTTTAAAAGAATATCATCAAAGACCTTTGCAGCCATCTTACTTAATTCCTAACTCGTGTTCGGTAAATATTTCAAACTTCCATCCGCGGTCTGCGCAGTATTTACGCGCAGCTTTCCACTTAGACTCATTTACACCATACGTTTTAACTTCGTTTATATATCTTCTTGACAGTCTACCGGAAGGTGTAGCGTTCTTCTTTCGAATATCCGGCGGTCTCGTCTGCGAGTGTGGTTTTATCTCTATCATAACGGTCTCGGTCGATCCATCTGGTTTCTTTTTTCTTACGACAACGTCTGGGTAGTACCTATGTATTCTTCCGTCTATCGGAGACGTATATGGAACTATGTATTCCTCGGATGCCCACCACATTACATCAGGGTGTGAGTCAACATAACGAAAGAACTTAAACTCCCATAACGATCTATAGATGATCTTTGAAGGATCACCTTTATACTTTTCTGGATGTTTCGGCCTAAACCGCCCTTTATGTCCTCTAGCCATTTGCTTTTTTACAGTTATTGCCGTGCCATCTATTATGAAGTCCAGTTTGCATCCATTTACCGCAGTGGGTACATTGTATTTTTTTAGCTTGTTTATTTGATTCTGCTATTTTAATTCTGTGTTCTTCAGAAAATGTTCTTCCCTTTCTAGACAAGGACATTTTTATTTTTGTTTCCTTAGAGAGTTTTCTTCCCTTTAATGAGTTGGAAATTTTATCTCTTTCATTTTGATCTTCAAATCTATTTATAGTAGATGTAGATATTTTTTCTTTTGTAGCTTTATTATGATATTTTCCAAGTCTTTTTTTATTTCCAAGCTGTTTTTTTGAAATCAATTTTCTAGCTTCTAAAGTGTGTGTTTTTCCAAAGAAAGAATTATTTTCTCCCGAAACGTTGCTATCGGTATTCTCCTTTATCCAATTCATATCATTGTCAATTTCTAAAAGATCATTATTTTGTAGTGGATATAAGCCAAGAGATTGAGATATCATGTCTTTTAACATACGCTTTCCAATTTTTAATATAAATAGAATCAAAACTAACTACATCTATTTATAAAGGAATTTAGATTTGCCGTATCAAGATCTTGGACAAAGACCTGAAAAGGTTATTGCTGATAGCAGAAGTTCACAGAGCTCAAATTTTCTAAACTTTCCTTTGAATATTGGAGCTCACAGCATACTCTTAGCTTTTAATAAGTATGCATTCGTTCCGCCAGGCGAAAGGGGATTAAATACTCTTGCCGGTGGGTCTAGCCGAAACAGAGCAGGACAGTTTGGACCAGTTCCAAATGGCACCGATGTAATCCAACTGCCATTACCAGCAAACATCCAGGATACATATTCTGTTCGAGTCGCAGGTCATGATATGGGCATCGGTGGTGCCGCAATAGCATCAGGAGCATCTCAGTTTGCTGGTGCTGGTGATATTTCTACCGGTGCTCTAGGAAATATTCTAGGAGAAGCACTTCCTTCTGTTAATTGGCAGCAAGTTTTAAATCCAGATCTAGATCAAGCTTCAAGAAACGTTTCGTTCCTAGGAAGAAGAGCGATAGACAGTCTTTTATCAGGCGCAAGCCGAGCAGTTGACCAAGGACTAGGAAATACGGTAAATCCAAAATCATCCTTATTCTTTGAAGGTGTAAACTTAAAACAGTTTGACTTTAACTGGACGCTTGCACCGACCGAGAGTGCAGAGTCCGATAGGATAAGAGATATTATTACGACTATTCGAAGAAACATTCTTCCTACATATGGAAGTGCGGTTGGTTTAAATAAAGTATTGTTAAACTATCCTAGTACAGTCGATATATTCTTTCTAGGAGTGGATGATAATTACTTTTTTAAATATAAGACTTGTATGGTTCAACAGTTTCAAAACAATTATACACCAAACGGTTTGTCTGTCGTTACTGGCGGCAAACCTGCGATGGTATCTATGAATATGACTCTCATGGAAATGGACATTCATACGTCCGAGGACTACGGTGGCGTATCAACAGGTAACTCTGGGTCAATTAGTGCATTGCAAGTTGGTGATCAAACAATAAGTGGTGGAGCAGGATAGATGGCCGGAGAATATTTTGACAAATTTCCAGAAATAAGTTATAACAACGTACTCGTCAAGGATATAACAAGAAGAGTAAAGTTTTTAAAAGAAAGCTTAGATAATCCGTATGCTTTCTTACCTTACACTGTAAAGGAAGGCGAGCGCGCTGAAGATATTGCGTATCACTACTACGGTGACGCGAACTACGCCTGGCTTGTATACCTCGCAAATGATATTATAGATCCATATAACGAATGGCCGATGGATGAACATACATTCAACGAATATCTAATTAGCAAGTATGAAGTACAATCCGGTGGTAAAAAAGGTTATGATGTAATTGCGTGGACACAAGACGAAACGAACCCAGACAACATAGCCTATTATTATAAAGAGGTATAAAGATGGCAGTTGATATAATAAAATTAGGCCCAGAGAGTTTCAGAACTCTTTATCTACGCAAAGAAGATCGAGTTATCGTAAGAACAGAAGCAGGTCGCCGAGTAATCATAAAGAGAATTATTCCTGAGGAATGGACACCGTATCGTATCGGCGAATTTGAACAGACTGTGAATGATAACAAAAGAAACATCCAGCTTATTGATAGAAATCTTATATCAAAGATCGAAAAAGAGATCGTAGATAAAATAAATGAGTGAGTTTATTTTACCAGGTCAGTACAAGTTATTAAGTGCTTCACTCGTTTCTGATTCAGCGCCTTCTGTGGAGTTGGGTGTATCCGGCCAAGGTTCTTCAAATGAATATTCTGGATTCATACCAGTCTTTGTAATCGAGGAATCGATCAATTCGGACTGTATAAAGGGTTATGCCGAGATCATAGATAACATAGGGTTTCTTGAAGATCTTCCTATGCGTGGTGAAGAGCATTTAATTCTTACGATCGAAGATGCGATGAAGAACCGTAGAATTTATCAAATGCGCATCTATAAAATTGTAAACGTTGAAATAAACAATGCAAACGATGGTTTAAGATATGAAATACATTTCGTTTCAAATTCTAGATTTAATGTTAGCGCACGACGTATCATAGAACCTTTTGAGGATAAGATATCAAACATCGCTTCGACTATATTTGATAACTATTATAATCCACCAAAGGACGCGCGCAATCTAGTCATAGAACCGACAGAAGGAATATTTCGTTGTGTAATACCGAACTATACTCCTACTCAGGCTATGAACTTTTTATCACAGCGCGCATATAGTACTTCGAGCCCGTCCTGCTCCTTTCGTTTCTTTGAAACGGTTCATAACCACTTCTTCGTATCAGATGAATACTTAATAAAGAGAGCGTTAGAAAACGTAGACGATATTAAAGAGTTTAGTTACAGTGATGCTTTGGATAAATCCGGTGAAGAATACTCCGAGCAGATGCAGAACCTAATAACGATTAAGAACGAAGATCGTATCAATACGATGAAGGATCTTGCATCCGGTGCATACCGCAGTCACGTCATAGAAATCGACCTTGTAAGAAGACGAGCCAATCTTCCGAGTAAATCAACTCTGCATTCCTATAACTACGAGGATGAAAAATCGAAATACATATCTACTTCCGGCCGTGGATCAGACAGTGATGTTCATACACCGGAGTTTAGGGATCTATACTTTACGCAAGAGAATGAAAAGAGATACATGGTCGTTCGAGACTATACTCACGACAGTGGAGAGTTTCAGTTAAGAGGGGACCAGTTCCTTCCAGAGATAGTTGCGAATAGAACCGCGTATCGACATCATTTGAATAATACTGTCGTGTATGCAACCGCGAATGGCAGACTCGATCTAAATGCAGGTAGCATGATAAACATTAAGATACCGCAGTTTATTGCTTCTTCTCAGAAAGGATTAAACCCACAGTTGTCCGGTTACTATATGATAGATACTATGACTCATAACTTTACAAGAGACGTTCATACAACCGCTCTTAAACTACTTAAGTATGATTGGAATACAGAATGAGAGAAACTGGAGTTGGAATATTAGAACCTCTCTTTTTCATTGGTGTTGTGGAAAACAACGTTGACGAGCGTCTCGAAGGAAGAGTACAAGTACGTGCCTTTGGAGTGCATGGTACCGTCGAACAGGTCCCAACTAAGGATCTTCCTTGGGCTACCCTTATACATGGTAGCTACGACCCTAACGCTGAGATACCGCGTGTAAACTCATTTGTGTTTGGGTTCTTCGTTGACGGTAGAGATGCCCAGCAGCCAATGATCCTTGGCCTAATACCAACTCAGATGACCGAGATCGTAAATCCTGATGTAACTGGCTGGGGCAGGATACCAGAGACAGATTCAAAAATTCTTGCGATGAGATCGCTCCCAACTGATATTGGTGAGCCATCCAATTCAAGACTCGGTCGCGGCGAGTCTATCGAAGAAACATACGTTATGCAACAAGAAATGTCTCGTGTAAAAGAGATACCGATAGGCGATCCAAATCCAGATAAAGCCGAAGATTCGGATCGAGAATTTTTCGCGGAACCTTCACCTGCATATAATGCTCAGTATCCATTCAACCGTGTTATTGAAACTGCTACCCACTCAATAGAACTCGATGATACTCCTGGCGCAGAACGAATTACCGTATATCATAACGCAGGATCCTACATCACTATCGATGCAAGAGGTAGCACAACTCACAAGTCCACTTCTGATAAGTTTCAGATAAACGACAGAAATAACTACGTGTATGTTAAGGGCAGGAACATAGTTACCATCGAGGGCGACTCGCAGGTATACGTGAAAGGTAATAAGATAGAAGAGATCACTGGAGATCTTATTCAGAACGTTAGAGGTAATCATCTTCTTTCCGTCGGTGGTCAATCAACTCTTAATGCAAGTGAAGAGGTTCAGATCCGAGGGGCAAAACTTAGACTCGAGTCAAACGTTGAGAACATAAACCTAAACGCAAATAAGAGTATCAATCTTAAGTCTGTAGAAACAATTAACTTTAAGACTGAAACGATGTACATGGATATAAACGGCGACTTAAACATCAGCGCTGAACATCCAAAGATCGGTGGTAAGTCTCAAGTAAGTATTGATGCCGACCTAGTTGCGATCGACGACTTCGTACATATGGCAATGGGAGAAGCAGTTAGACCTGACGACTCTGGCGCTGCGGGTGATGCCGAGAAGGTAGAAGCGCCTGAACCAGTTGGTAAAGCTATAAGTACAACTCGTAACGAATCGTATGACGGTGGCATGATTGGATCGAGTGGTTATGCATCACAGGATGAACCAGAAGACTATGAACAAGAAGAACTTGAAGATGATGTTGTTGATACTTCCGCTGATGCTGATACCAATGTACAAGACGTGGATAGAACTTCTTCTTCCGGAAATGATATCGTAGAAGTGATTGAGAAGGGCCCGGGATACAACGTTGTTCGTTTGGCGGATGGTAGTGTTGTAAGACAAGAAGGTGCACGAGCCTGGAGAAACAATAATCCAGGTAACATTGAGTTTGGAAACTTTGCTAAGAGCCAAGGCGCAATAGGAACCGACGGCAGGTTTGCTATCTTCCCTGATTATGAAACTGGCAGAGCGGCAAAAGAGAAACTGCTGTTTGATACGAATTCGTATAGAAATCTTACGCTGTCAAGTGCGATTAATAGATATGCCCCGTCATTTGAGAACAACACGTCGGCATACATATCAAATGTTGCTTCGTCAGCTGGAGTGTCGCCAGGAACTCGAATGTCAGATATCCCACCGAGTGCAAGAACTAAGATCCTTGATGCATTTGAGCGCCAGGAAGGATTTAGATCAGGTAGAACAGTACCAATCGTATAATTATATTAAGTCATTCTTTTAACAAGAATAAATAGATTATAAAGCAAAAAGAAAAGAAAATGACTGGATCAACACTATCAAAAAGAAATCATTGCGTTATCCGAATAGGATCAACGGCTTCCGATCCAGAAGCTGCGGTTAATGCTGTCGTTGATGCCTTTGCAAATGAATTAAACTTTGGTACATACACAATTAACGATGCCGACTCTTTAAGTAATAACTCTCAAAACGGCGAAGCATTTAACTCGATTACAACCACCGAAGCTTTAATACAGGAGTATGGTGAAAAGCCTTTCTACGATTCCGTTACTGCATTTAACTCTTACTTTGAAAACGGTGATATAAAAGAATTAATTCAAGGCGATCCGGATAGATATCCAAATCTTACGAAAAGAATAGACGCCGGCTTTGTTTTTACTCCTATTGAAGTTGCAGAATTTACGTCAGAATTCCAATATGTGCCAATTACACTTAAGGAACAGGCAAACACCGTTACTCCAAAATTGTGCAATGAAGTAGAAGATTTTTATGGCGGCGGGATTTCTGGCGGAATCCTAGATAGTTTCTGTTCTCTAATGCCAGCTGTGTTTGGTGCAGTAGATGGCTTTTTTGATGCACTTAACGACATTCAAAATTTAATAAGTTCAATAAAGAATTTTTCTTTTAAAGACTTGGCACTTAAGGCTCTGATTGATAAAATTAAAGATCAAATACTAAGTGTAGTTGAAAGAGTTATTGAAAATGTAAAGAATATAATTGATAATTTTAGTATAGCAAATATCATCAAAGGAGTTACGACAGCTCTTCAAGAAAATGTAGTAGCAAGGTTCTATGATATAAAAGAAAAGGCTTTAAACTTTTTTAGCCCAGCAAACATAGAGAGTTTTAAGAATAAAATAAAAGCTATGATAGACTATGCTCTTAATTTATTTAAGAACCCAACTCTAGATGAAATACAGTTTCTTATATACCGTTTTTGTAACTTTGGATCGCAGGTAGAAAATGGTATAAAGGGTCTCATAAATCCTTTAAAGGAGTATCAGAGTAATTATCAATCCTCTTTAAATACCATTTCATCGAGTTCAAATAGAAACACTTCAAATGCAATAAGAGCTGGTGCAATTCGCATCTCTCCTGAGGAAAAGGCTTCTATCGTATCTGCGGCAACAGGATCCGCTCCTTCTACTCAAGCCACCGGGTCGACGGTTCAAAATCCTTCTGACCAAACACCAGTGACGCAGGTACCATCCGGCGATATAAAACCATTTTCGGCCGAGGACTTTAATGACATTACAAAGTACAACGAAGGTAAGGGTGACTCGAGAGTTACATTTATCCAGGGTACATTAAAACCAGCTATCACTAAGGAAGGTAAGAAGCCACCTGCATGGAGATGGGAAAACCAATCCTTAAGATCGCGCGCAAAGGTTATGAGAATACAGGCTCGCTTTGGGAAACAACTAAAGGTCTTAAGTGCAAGAAGAACATATCAAGAACAGGTAGCAATATATAATAGTACAAGAGATAAGAGCAAGGTGGCTAAACCTGGAAGTTCAAAACACGAGCAAGGCCACGCATACGATATAAAATGGGATGGTTATCCGTCTGGGCGTAAAGAGTTTTTAAAAATTGCAGTGCAAGAAGGTATGGTTGGAATCGGTGGATATTCTAAATTTGTTCACATAGATGAAGGGCATGCTCGTTTTTGGGGATCTGTAGACGGCATAAACCCTAGAGATCCAAAGACTTGGCAAGAGTAGAATTTAAAGGACGTTAAATGGTAGTACAACTCATAACTCCAAGACTCAAAAAGCGGAACCTGTATTCCGACGTTCACAAGGATATGACTGTGAACCCTGTATCTGGCGACCTTGCAGCAAAAAGAAACGAAGAAGCCGTTAAAGAATCCATAAAGAACTTAATTCTTACGGATAAAGGCGAAAGACTAATGCAGCCTCTCATTGGAGGTAACATTCGCGCAATGTTATTTGAGAACAATACTCCTGCTGTAATTAAAATGATACAAGAACAAGTAAGAACTACAATCGAAACATACGAGCCAAGGTGTTCCCTTATTGATGTAAATGTGCTTTCTATGATAGACGACAATACCGTAAAAATAGACATATACTTTTACATAAATAACATTGCAGACCCAATTTCACTCACGGTGTTTCTAGAGAGGACTAGATAAGATATGGCTACCAAACCAATTAACGAACTGGATTTTGCAACCATTAAGGATCAATTCATAACGCACCTGCAAGGTCAAACGCAGTTTAAGGACTACGATTTTACCGGCGCGAATATGAACGTCCTACTTGATGTTCTTGCATACAACACCCATTTAAATAACTTCTATACAAATATGGCAATCAATGAGATGTTCCTTGATTCCGCTGTTGTTAAGAACTCTGTTGTTTCACACTCAAAAGAACTTAACTACCTGCCACGCTCGCGAAAGTCCGCGAAGGCTGTTGTGAACGTTACTCTGAGAGATACGGCTGAGACTGCTTCTACGATTACCATTCCTAGGTTCACCGAGTTCACCACTACATTTGAGAATAACAGTTACACGTTCCTTACGGACCAATCATATATCGCAAGAAAGACTGCGGCCGGAGTATTCGTTGCAACAAACGTAGAAATATTTGAAGGTGAGATCCTTACGGCATTCGAAAAGGACGGTTTCTTTATCGATGAGAACAACACGTTTAAGTGTAATCTAACGAATGATTCTATTGACACAAACACGATTGAAGTATATGTTGATGATGAAGCTACAGAGGGTCAGAACCAATTCTTTTATACTCCAGATATATTCGGCGTTACTCCAACGAGTAAGGTGTTCTATCTCGAACCTCATTTTGATAATAGGTATTCAGTATACTTTGGTGGGAACGTGTTCGGTGAGCAGCCGGCAAGAGACATTGATGTAAAGATCCAATATCGTGTATGTAGTGGTACAGAAGTAAATGGTGCAAGCGTTTTCTCAACTTCGTTCAAACCAAACTCAACAGTGACGACAGTTACAGCAGCGACGGGTGGGGCTGAGCGTGAAAGTTTAGAGAGTATAAAGTTCTTTGCTCCAAAATCAATTCAGGTCCAAGAAAGGGCTATCACTGCAGACGATTATCAGATCATACTCTCTCAAAGGTTTCCAGAGATTAAGAGTGTATCAGCATACGGTGGTGATGAATTAGATCCACCTCAGTTTGGTCGCGTTGCGATCTCGGTTAATCTACAAGGAGAGGGTTTATTATCCGAAACGGCTAAAAACTCTTATATAAGATACCTGTCTGATAAGACTCCAATTGCAATTGAACCTATCTTTATTGATCCTGAATTCTTATACGGTGAGATCATTGTTGATGTAATCTATTCGAAAAAGTTTACAACAAAGTCGACACAGGAACTTGAGGATCTAATTAGGTCTGAGATCGCAACTTATAACGCTGTAAATCTAGATGATTTTGGAGAGACACTTAGAGTCTCAAGACTCATGTCAATCATTGATGATATTGACGACGGCATATTAAGTAATAACGTTTGTGCAAATCCTATTATTGAATATGCGCCAGTTCTTGAACTTGAATTAAACCCAAAGTTTAAGTTCGGAACACAACTAATCAAACCTTATCCATATAAAGCAACGAATGGGTTGTCCGATTTTAAACCGTCTATTACCAGCTCGACGTTTACATATAAGGGTGTCTTGTCAAAATTGATTGACGATGGTGCAGGCAACATGGCTATTCGAAGTGCAAGTACTTTAAACGAAACCATAATTGATCCTTCGATAGGAACAGTTGACTACGATCTCGGCGAAGTAAGACTCATCAATTTTGCAGTAGACGCATTCAGTGGCGATGCTATTAAAATATATGCTGCATCGATGACGCCAAACATTACAGCGCCAAAGAACAGAGTCATTTCTATTCGAAGTGAAGATATTCAAATTAACTTTACAGAGTCTAATTAATGCCAGTCCCAGTAGATAAACTTATATCCTTTCATATTGAAAGACAGTTCCCTGCGATATATCGTGAGGAAGGTCAGGAGCTCGTGCAGTTCGTAAAGGAATACTATAAGTTCCTGGAAACTAACGAAAACCAATCTTTATATAACGGTAGAAGGTTATTTGAATACAGGGATATCGATGAAACTCTTGAAAGACTGCTGATATTCTTTAAGAATAAGTATCTCGCCGATCTTCCGTTTGATGATACATCCGTTCGTATTATCGTAAAGAACATCCTTGGTCTTTATCGTCGTAAGGGTACTTCGGGTGGTTTGGAACTATTCTTTAGACTATTTTATAACGAGTTTATCAAAGTATACTACCCAGCCAGGGATATGTTTAAACCGTCGGACTCAAAATGGAGAACAGGTAACTACCTGCAACTCTTTCCAAACGCAGGTATCTTTACTTCTACAAAAATTGGGGACGAGTTTGTATATAACGATATCGTAAACAAAACGATCGTCGGCGAATCTTCAGGTGCAAAGGCAACCGTTGATAAGATTAACTTCTTTATTATAAACAACTCGTTCGTTCCAATCATCTTTATTAACGATATCGTCGGAGAGTTTTTAGGCGCTGAAGGTATCTTTGTAGAAATTAATGGTATTCCGATTAGCTTTGGTATCGTGAACGGCGCACTTGCTAGCATTGCAATTAACGTTGATGGAACTGGTGGAAATAAAGTTGGAGAAACGGTTACATTCAAAGCAACACCGGACGGTATAGGTGCGACTGGTAGAATTTCTAAAATACGCAATCTAGATACAGGAACTATCACCTATGAAGTAGAAGATGGTGGGTGGGGCTATACTATAGATAGTACGCATTTGTATGTATCGAACCAGCTCATCTTTTTGGAAAACGAGTCATCAAACTTTACTCAGCTAGAAATTCTTGAAGATACATCTGGAAATCGCGGTGTGGTTGTAGACCAAGGGGATTTCTTCGTTGGCGTAAGAATGGAACCTGGGGACGAATTTTCAAATACATCGATTATTAGTACAGTTAATAGATCTCCTAACATCAACATACAAACCTTATCTAACGTTACTCTATCGGTAACACCTAAAAACGAAACTTCACCTGGTGATCTTTACCCAGAAACTACAAATGCAGGAGACGTTATCGTAGGCGAATTGGAAAACGTAGAAACCATTGGTCTTATATTTGATATCATTGGAGATTTTGTTAACGTTCCATTGGATGCAACAAATTATAACGATGTTCCACCTGCTAACGTTCCAATGTCAGGAAACACGGATCCTGTTGATATTGACACGAGATTGGTCGATGCATTCAACGTGACTGATGTAGAAATTGGGTCAGTCGTTAGATTTGACAACATAGATCCTGGAATTGCATATGTTAACGATGTTGTTACACATACCTACGACACGCGCCTTGCTTCGTTTGAAAGAAAGAACCAACTTATTACTCTAAGTTCTATTCCGTCTTCATTAAGTATAGGCGACGAAATAGACCAAGGATCTACAAAAGGTAAGGTGGTTGGAATTACTAGCAACACACTAACTGTAAGACCATATAGGTACTACGGGTTTAATTCAACGGATCCGATTACATATGGTGGAGTTAATTTTCCAATCGTAGGTATAACTCGAGACTATGCAAGTAACAAGATAGCCGGTGATAATGCCTTTACAAAGGCTACTACAAATTTTGCACAGGGTATAATAGATACCGTTGATATTATCGATTCTGGTTTTGGGTACGTTGATAATTCTCAAGCCGATATAATTAAAAATGGGCAGGTCGTTTCTGCAGGAATTATCACAACCGGCGGTACGGGCAAGTCGAGCGGTTTCTGGTCATCATTTAATTCGCATTTGAACGGATATAGAAACGTTGAAGGTGAATTAGAGTATTACTCCTCAGGCAAGTACGTGCAGGATAGCAACTACTACCAGGAATACTCATATGAAATCCAATCCAAACTAAATCTTGAAAACTATGAAGAATCTCTCAAAGAAATTACTCACGTCGCTGGCACAAAGGTGTTCGCAAGATTTAATCTTGAGGAATTTATTTCTACGCCAATTGAGTCTATTATTGAGATTAATCGCTCAGAGACAGATTAAGTTAGACCTTTTATTATAAATAAATTAAAGAAAATCTCGAGGAAAAAATGACAGTAATCACTACAAAGTATAGATCAGATACAGCACGTCTTTTTGTTGAAGACGTGACTTTTAATGATTACTACCTCTTTACATCAAGCATGTCAAACACTTCAGTTGACAACACTGCGGTTTCAAAGAGATCTTTTTTAGAAAAAACAATCTTTGGTAAAAAACTATCATCCGACAGCATGTTTTATGTGATAAAGAATAACATATGGCAGAGTGGTACTACATATGAACAATACGATGATAATGCAGAGTTGGAAGGTAAAAAATACTATGCGATAGTTTACCCCCAGGATAACTCAACAGGTGATTATAAGATCTATAAGTGCCTATTCAATAACTACGGCGGGGTATCTTCAAATCCCCCAAACTATCAGGTATCTACACCAAACCAAATATACATTATGCCGGATGGTTACATTTGGAAATATATGTATTCTCTCAGTGTCGCAGAGTTTGATAAGTATAATACTCGAGGATATATACCTATCATAGAGGATGATTTTGATACAGCTAACACTACTTCATCGAGTACGAGCACGATAGATCAAATATTTGTCACGAATCCTGAAGAAAATTCTGGTTACGAAAAGGTGGTTGGTACAATCTTTGAAGTGTTAAGATCGCCAGTCAACACAGTTACGATTACTCCTAACGCCGCAGATCAATTGAGTGCGATCGCTAACTATTACACCGGCTATACTCTCTACGTTACGAACCAAAACACGCAGTCAGAGGTATATCAAGTTGATACATATACCTTCAATCCAATAACCGGCCGTGCGACTCTTACATTAGTAGAAGGAACTCCTTCTGATGGGATACTAGTAGATGCTGCGACGTTTAGCCTTCTTCCAAGAATTGAGATAAGAGGAGACGGGGATAACGCGGTAGCTATACCCAGTGTTGATAATGACGGATCTATCGTAAGCGTTACTGTTCTTGACTCCGGCTCAGAATACACAAACGCAACAGCGAGAGTAGTCGATCCGTTTTCATTCGACCCAACAGCGCCAAACAGTATAGACGCAAGAGTTGAACTCCGACCAGTTCTTTCTCCTCCAGGTGGCCATGGAAAGAACCTAGTTGATGAGTTGAGTTGTACGCGCGTCTTAGCATACACTGACTTAGACGCGGTCGATAACACTTCTATCCCTATTTCAAATAAGTATGCAAGTATTGGTATTGTAAAGAACCCAGAGTTTAAAGATTTTTCATATCCAGAGATCTTTGACAATAGGATAGAACTTGCATTAGATACAAACCCATTCATAGCAAATGAAGTAGTAACTCAACTCGAGACAGCAAATACGGATAGCCCATTCTTTGATGACGCTAGGTTTAGTGCAAAGGTTCACGAAGTGGACGGCGACTTTATTTACTTGGCTGAATATTCCGGTGCGTTTCCAGGCGACCAAGGGGTATATGCTAATACCGACTTTAGCGACATATCTTTAGACGTTACTTTACCTTTAATTTCCTCGCAGGGACAGCTGGTCACAATAAATACAGATAACGATCCGGTGTATACTGGAGGTTATGATTCCACATATCCTGGTTTCAAATTATCTCCATATATTCAAAGAACCGGAGAAGTCTATTACATGCACAGTTTTCTTCCAATTACGAGGACAGGAGACTCAAGAGAACAATTTAAAATCGTCCTTGAATTTTAAGAGAGAAAAAGATGCCAATTAATACAGATCTTAATGTTGATCCATACTTTGATGATTACGACCTAGAGAAACAATTCTATAAGGTTCTCTTTAAGCCGTCGTTTCCGGTGCAAGCAAGAGAACTTACTCAGCTGCAGACTGTTCTACAGAATCAGGTAGAGCAGTTCGGAGATAACATCTTTAAAGAAGGTTCTATCGTTAAGGGCTGTAACTTTACAGAACTTGATGATATTAATTTCGTTAAGCTAACCGATCGTGCCGGGTTTAATATCTCGGACTACGTCGGGTTTGAAGACACAGTTACCGTATCAGGTGAAGAGTATAACAGGGACAATACTTATGAGCTGCGCGGCGTTGTATCCGGTGTAAGAGCTTCAGTTGTTGCGGCCGCGGCTGGTTTTGAAACAAGAAACCCAGACCTAAACACATTCTTTATTAACTACACGACTACATCAGGTACAACCAAAGAATTTCAAACCGGTGAACTCTTAGAAATTTATAAAATAAGTACAGTCGAAGTAGGCGCCGGTGTAAATACAACCGAGACTCTAGTCGACTCTATCAACGTTACTTCCTTTTCGAACGCAACAGGATCCTCTTTTGGTCTACGCTCTGCGCCAGGTATTACTTATCAGCGCGGTCATTTCCTATACGCCGAAGAACAGCTGATAATCATCTCTAAATACACCAATATTCCGGATGATGTTTCAATAGGATATGCAGTTGAAGAACAGATTATAAATTCATTCGACGATCAAACTCTACTCGACAATGCCAATGGGTCTTTTAACCAAAATGCTCCTGGGGCAGACCGTCTCAAACTAATTCCAGTACTTACATCCCTTCCAACTGAAGAAGCTGATAATAACGCAGACTTTTTCTCGTTAGTTAGGTATTCGAACGGTAATGCCGTTGTGCTCAGGAACGTTTCTCAGTACAACGTTCTTGGCGATGAGATGGCTCGCCGAACATTTGAAGAGTCTGGCGACTATGTCGTAAGAGGATTTAAACCAAAGATAGTTAGAAAAGATGGTGTTCTTACGGCCTCAATATCGGCCGGTCTTGCATACATCAAAGGCTATCGCATTGAGACCGCCGCTGAAATCTTTGAACCGATTGAAGAGATTGCAAACACTTCAGTAGACGAAAGAGTAAACCAGCCGATCTCGTTCGAGTACGGGTCTTACGTTTCTGTTCCTACGGCAAACACGTCCGGCACGGTTACACTTGGAACCTTTGATACTGTATCGTTGAAAGACGGTAGTGGAAACGCAGCCGGTACTGCAAGAGTTCGTAACATAACAGATGATAAGATATTCTTATTTGACATTCGTACTTCAAGTGGACAAACGTTCGCAGACGTAGAAGAAATTAGTGGGACTGGTGGATCCATAACGATCCCACCGGGATCGGTCATTCAAGAAGCAAGTAAATCGTCTATGGTGTTTGACACCGGAATGGTAAGTTTAAGTTCAGTTGATAATGCTTCAATTCCAGTAAGAGCTCAAAAATCTTTGTCTGGATTAACGAGTACTACAGTTCTCATATCGCCAGATCCTGGTGAAGACTTTATTGTAAACAACGACGATGTTCTTTTCGTTGATGCAACGAACACGCAGATAGACATTCTAAATAATTCTATCGCAGGAAGCACTCTTAACTTAACTTTGGCACAGCTTCCTTCTGCGACAGCTACGGTTTATTATAACAAGAGAATCACAAACGCGTCTCCGTTTACAAAAGACACAGCGACTCTCTATGTAAAATGCGATTTTGATAATCCACCAATCACATCAGCAAATTCCAAGTACAATCTAGGTTTCCCTGACGTATATGAAATTGTTTCTATTACTGATATTAGTGGTAATGACGTTACGGATAGCTTTAGACTCAGAACTAACCAAAGAGATAACTACTACGATCATTCTTATATCGAGTTTATTCCTGGGCGCACTGTTCCTGACGCAGGTGAAATGACCGTTGAAATGAAAGCCTTCAAACTTAATGACACGACGGGTAATTACTACTTTAATATAAACAGCTACCCAACTAGTGTGGCTACGAACAAACTGCAGCCTTACACTTCATCTTCTGGTGTTACTTATAACCTCAGGGATAGTTTAGATTTTAGACCATATGTTGAACCATTATCGCCAGCAGATTATACGAATGCGGCCTCTGTAGGTACGGCCCCATCAGTAAGCGATTCCACGACCGGTGTAAACGTATCACCTACTTTCTCAAGTTCATATGAGATACTTACTCCGGCATATAACCAATCCGGCCAAATTGATTACGAATACTTCTTTGGAAGAAAGGACTCTGTTGTATTGGATTCTTTCTCGAGAATTTCTATCATCAAAGGAATCGAGTCAGAGAACCCATTCCCACAGACAACGCCGAGTGACCAATTAAAAATCGCCGAGATCTTTATTCCAGGAAGACCTGCTCTTTCTCCAGCTGAAGCATATGCGCAAAACAGAATAGAATATTCCGCAACGATCCAACAAAAAGGCACTCGCGGATACACTATGAAGTCTATCGAAAACATAGAACAAAAGGTAGATGCACTTCAGTACTACGTTCTATTGAGTACTCTTGAGGCCGATACTAAAAACTTAAATATCGTTGACGAAAATGGTTTAAGTAGATTTAAGAACGGCATTATCGTTGATCCGTTTAATGACTTAAGCATCGCAAATCTAGAAAATGCTGAGTATAATGCCGCGATAGACTTTACAGAAAAATCTCTTATGCCTGCTGTAAAGTCGTTCCCAATTAATCTAAAGTTAAAAACCTTTTCGAGTGCCAGTGTATTCCCGGATGCTACGAATCCAATCACAGGTTCTTTGCAGAGAGACTCTGACGTTGAGATTATATCGCAACCATATGCAACAGGATTTAGAAACTGCGTAAGTAACTTTTATAACTATGTAGGAACTGGCGGTCTTTCTCCAGAGTACGATGCGTTGTATGACACGGTTACAAACCCTGTTAACATAGACATAGACCTGACTACTCCGTTTACTCAGTTAGTAGATGCAATTCAGGAATTTGTTCCGTTAACATCTACAACAACAGAGAACCTAGGAACTACAAGGACCGGTACTCGAAGAACCGGCACAACTACGACTACTAGGTTCAGAGACACAACGACTGCGGTTCAATTATCCGGTGAAAATGTAAACGAGCAAAAGGTTGGCGACTTTGTTACTAACTTTAACTTTAATCCTTACATGAGATCGAGAGAAGTAAAGGTGTTTATGTCGGGTCTAAGACCTAACACTCAACACTACTTCTTCTTTGACGAACAGGACGTTAACCAACATATTTACCCTGCAAACGGAGATCCTAACGACGTAGATAACGCAGTGCTGTTTGCTCGCGCAGGAAACCTCGGGGACGCGGTAACTTCAGACTCAGACGGTGTTGTAAGAGCTATATTTAAAATACCAGAGAGTACTTTCTTTGTTGGTGATAGGAAACTAGAGATCGTTGATGTTGATGTATATTCTTCAATAGCTGCATCAAAAACATCATATGGTTCATTGGTATATCGTGCGTATAACTTTTCGGTAGAAAAATCTTCGCTGTCAGTATCAACACGAGCACCAGAAAACTTTACTACTACATCAACTTCCGAAAGATCTGTTACTCGCCGCCAAGCGCCAAGACGCGATGAAGGTGGTGAGGGCGGAGGCGGCGGAGATCCTCTATCGCAAACGTTCTTCATTAAGAACGGTATGGGAGCTGGTTCTGAAACGGTATTCATATCTAAGTTGGACATCTTCTTTAAGAGAAAGAGCACTACGAACGGTGTACTCGTAGACATTAGAGAAGTAATCAACGGTTACCCTTCATATGTATCCGTTCCTTTATCAAAAGTACACCTGAGGGCAAGCGAAGTGCAGGTCTCGGACGATGCATCGGCGGCTACGACTATAACATTCAAATCTCCAATTCGTTTGGATGCAGAAAAAGAATATGCATTCGTAGTTAAACCAGATGCAAACGATCCAGAATATCTTTTGTTTACTTCAAAGGTAGGAGGGTCGGATCTTACTCCGGGCGCAACGCAAGGTCTTACAATCGTACAAGACTGGGGCGACGGTGTTCTGTTTACATCTACGAACAACAGAGCGTGGAAATCTTACCAAGATGAAGACGTTAAGTTTAAGTTATATCGACACAACTTTGGATCATCGGCCGGTACAATTACGTTTACGAATGACGACAACGAATTCTTTACTACCGCAAATAACGTAGGCCGCTTTGAAGTCGGAGAGTTCGTATACACCGAACAGCCTCTCATTGGCTCAACCGCGAGTTCTGTGAGCGTTACGGCTGGAAGTAATGTTATTACTGGCACTGCACTGTCGAGCACATATGCAGCCGGTGATTATATTCTATTGGACGATGGTTCTACGAATAAGCAAATATTTAAAGTTGTGAGTTCAACTACTTCAACAATTACTGCTGATAGAAATGCGTTCTTTAGTGCTACGGTCGACTCTACTCCAATCACGGTTGGTACTATATCTCATTATGACTTTAGGTACCCAACATTCATGGTTCTTGAACAATCATCAGCAAACGCAGATAGAAAGTTTGAGGCCGGTGATACGATCATTGGTTTTGATAGTGAAGCAACTGCTGCGATCGATTCGGTTGATAATAAAAACGTTAGTTACATACAACCTATGATTATGAGAACGAACGATATGGTAACGAGTACTACTCTTTCCGGTACATTTGTAAATTCTGTTTCTGGTGCTACTTATAACCAGGGCGTTGCGTTTAATGATAAGACATTATTTGCAAAGAATGGTATATCTATATATAGTAGATCAAACGATGTCAATGGAGTTCGTGGCCTCGATCTAACGGTATCGTTAGCAAATGGAAATAACCCAACGTCTTCGCCGATAGTTGACATCGAAACAGCAGCGCTTCTTGCAAGCGAGTGGCAGATTACAGATGATAGTAACACAACTTCAAAATATATTTCAAGAACGGTTGAACTCTCAGAAAACCTTGATGCTGAAGACTTTACGTTGTATACGACGGCATACCGCCCAATTGGCACTGATGTAAAGGTCTTTATTAAACCTCAGTCAGCAAACGACCCAAGCGTATTTGATACAAACGATTGGATAGAGCTTGAAGTCACAGAAGGCGCAAATCTTTATTCTTCAATCAGTAACGTAAATGATTTTAAAGAATACGTATACAGTGTTAAAGAAACAGACAAATCACTTGGAGTATTAACGTATACAAATGCTATATCTACGTTTGAAGGATATCGCAGGTTTGCAGTTAAGATAGAATTGCATTCTGAAAATATATTTAAAGCACCTAGACTATTAGATTACAGAGGAATTTCATTGACATGATAAGAGACCAAAAATCTAAAGCTTTGATTAGTAACGATGTTGCTGCTCTTAATAAATATAAGTTAGAACGAGATCGTATTCGGAAGATTGAAAATCTTTCAAAAGAAGTAAGAGAGATTAAAAAAGTTCTTACATCTGTCTGTGAAAGACTTGACAGGATAGAAAGCATTTAAGAAATGGCAAAACCAAATATAACCCAAGTTACAACTACTCAGACTTTTCAGTCTTGGTTGGATAAAACTAACGATATTGTAGATCTGCTAAAATCAGATGTTATGACAGCATCGGCTCTAGGTGACTCGACGACTGGTAATGCCACTCTAGTTGGTAACTTCACGGCGAATAACCTTATCGCAGAAGTTTCTCTTCAGACAAACACTATATCTCCTCGAGCGGGTTTCACCGAAGTATCACACACGTCGCCAATTAGAATCACTTCGTCTGGAACGATTGCGCAGACGATCGTTAGCCCAGTTGGACCGAGGATGAGATACTCATCCGGGACGGTAAGCTGGAGAACAGGATTTCAGGATACCGCCGATAACAACTTTATAATTGATACTGGCACCGGCCAAAGTAAATTGGAACTTACACCGACAGGAGACTTGACGATCGCCGGCAAGTTTATTCCTACTGGTGGAATTGAGCTTCCTTCCGGCACTTCAATTACTGGTAACCTGATTGGTGATGTAACCGGCGATCTTACTGGCGATGTGACCGGCGACGTGACTGGCGACGTAACCGGCGATCTTACAGGTGATGTAACCGGCAATCTTACTGGTAATGTTACAGGGGATTTAACCGGTGATATCTATTCAGACAATGGGGTCCTGGTATTTCAAAACGGTGCAGATGGAACTGACGCGTTTTTAACCGGACACATATCAAGCATTTCAAACTTCGATACTTCAGATCTTACCGAGGATCCTAATGCTACGACTAACAGTGGCACCATGTATTTTACAGATCAGCGCGCAATTGATGCGATCAACAATGCGCCGCAAGGATCTATAACAAGCATAGTCGGAATAAAAGCATTTGTTGCATTTGATGGAACAACCGGTAGTACAATATCAACGGCCGGCCTAACAATAACAAAAGTTGGATCCGGTAATTATGCGGTAACGTTTGATTCTGGTTATGCGCCATCTGACGCAAACTATGCAGTTGTGCTAGGTAACGTTGATGATGGCAGAACAGAATCTGCACTTACAAGTGCCAATCGAGGCAACATCGGCGAAGCCCTTCAAAATTACAACACATTTATAGAATCAAGAACTTCCGCTGGATTTACAATACGTGCCGTAAAAGCATTAACTAACATTGCAAACTACGGCGATGACAACTCAGTAGGATTTGGTATTACTGCCGTTGATCCTGAATATATTACAGCTTCCGTACTTTTCTAAGGAAATCACAATGAAGAAAACAATATTTTTTAACAATCCTGTTGGAACTGAAAAGCTGCAATTTATTGTGTCTGATCTTAGCGTTGAAGCATTAAAAGATAACGGCATAATACCAAAAAAATCAGCGGCCTTATCAATGCCATTTATTGACAAAAGCTCGTCGATTGAAAAGGTAGCTCTAGTTTCCTTTCCAGATCGCTGTGTATTTGATGATTATAAAAATCCAACAGAAGTTATGCTTGACATTGATTTAATAAACAGTTTTGTTATGTCTGAAATAAAAACAGCAAGGTTAGAATGTCTATCTTTACTTGACACTTATCAAATGAGAGCCATAGCTAAAAATGATCAAGACGTGATTGCTCGGATCGAGTCAGATAAACAAAAATTAAGAGATATCCCAGACACAATTGATTTTGAGAATGTAACTGATTTTAGATCAGCATGTAAAGCAATACCATTCGCAGATCTAGTTCCAGAACCTTACGTTTCAAAATACGAGGACGCTTTAAAATGAATATACGATTTAATATTCAAAAAGATATTAAATTAAAAATTGAAAATCATATACAAAAACACCGCAAAGATATTCTTATAAACTCGCGATTAGTTGGAACAAAAAGAGTAGAAAACTGGAAAGAGCACTTAACAAAAGACAAGATTGGCGCAAAAAACGTTCCGGTGAGTGAAATTAAAAATATGATTAATTTTAATAACCTCGGCGTTTCTCAGAGAATGAATCATTTAATCCAAGAGTTGTTTCCAGAAAATAAAGTAGTTTCAACAGGTTACTTTCATTACCCTCCAACTGGTTACATGGGATGGCACACAAACAGTAATGCACCCTGTAGCCGTTTATATCTAACATGGGCAGACGAAGGTGGTAAATCTTTTTTTAGATATTTAAAGGATGGTAAAGAGGTTACTGACTACGATGAAGCAGGTCTTACTGCTCGGCTGTTTGAAGTTACTGGCGAAGAACCTTTATTCTGGCACTGCGTCGGGAGCGAAACGGATAGATTGAGTTTTGGTTATGCAATACAATGAAACACCATATAGTTGATGATTGGATTGATAAGGATAAACATTTCATAATAGAATGTAAAGATGTATATGATTGGATATCTTATAAAAGAATGAAGCCGGATTACATAAGTAATGAGAATATAAAATGCAATAACTTAGATCTTATAACGAATAGTGATGCAAGATATATAGTAGCGGATCTGAATCTACCGGGTATCGTGGTTGAGTTGGAAAACCATTACAGAATGATTGACGGAAGACATAGGTTAAAGAAGTCGTTGGATCAAGGAAAGGACACGATACTTACTTACGTTTTGACTGAAAAACAGGCTCTGAAGTTTATTAAGCCGGTTTGACTTTAAATCGGATATAAATAGAAGTAATAAATAAATTTGAGATTACCCATTAATGAATTCAAAACAGCATCACGCGTTTTATAAATATAAGAAAAAAGGTTAATAGCGCATGACAAAAATTACAGACCTGGATCCTATCTCTGGCGATAAGACCAAAGGCAGAGATCTTTTTGTCATGGTTAACCTAGACCAGGGCGAAGACGGCACTAAGAGTATTACGAGGGAAGAATTACTTAAGGCCCTCCAACAAGAAGCCTTTGATGATATTAATGTCCAGGGTGGTGTTGTAGATAATACACCAATCAACGACCCAAATATATCAGTCAACACTCCAATGACAGACGACATTGAGGGGGATGACTACTTCTATCTTAAGGACGTATCTTCAGGAACGACCGTTGCGTTTTCATATTCACAGCTCTATAGAGAGATCGGTAGATCTGCAGAAACCGCAAAGAAGGTATACGTAAGTGTTGACGGTAATGACGATAACGTCGGTAGTGACATTGCGCCGGTCGCAACTCTTGAGCGCGCTGTAACGATTGCCCAAGAAAAGGCAAAGATCGTAACACCAGGAGTTCTTGAGAGACAGACTGTTCATATCAGTGTTATGCCAGGAACGTATTACACGAACGGCGAATTGGCTCTTCCTGACTTCTGTTCTATGACTTCAATGTCCGGTCAGTATACAACAACTATCGTAATGAACGAGGGTTATGAAACTAAGAACTGTATCCTCCTAGGATCGGGCTGTTACGTCCAAGGTTTTTCGTTCTTTAACCTTAAGGTAGACAACTTTGATAATCCAACCGGCGGTTTTGCATTTGCATTTAGGCCTGGTGCTACGATCACAAGATCTCCATACGTAAGAGACTCGAGTCAGATATCAAACTACTTCGAGAGACAGATCCCACCGCTGTTGAATCCACTTAACAGCCGCAACACAATCGATGACCTTGGATTTGAACTAACGGTGTCGAGTGTTACAGGTACATTTGAGGTTGGCGACGCGATCGAAACGAGCGATGATGTAAACGGTTTCGTGTCGAGAGTCGATGAGATTGGATCCGGTACGATCTACGTAAGAAACAACACTGGCGATTTCGCTGCAGCTACAACTATTACATCTTCATCCGGCGGTAGCGCAACAATCACTACCGTTGGCGAAGAAGACTTCCCAAATAAAGAGGTTGGTCGCGGTGGTGGTATGATCCTCGCGGATCGTGCTGTAGTCGATACGGACTCCATATTTCCTTATATACTCTGCTTTGGCGCAACACCTCGTACACAGAACGGTATAGGTTACGTCGCAAAGAACGGTGCAGGTATTAACGGTATTTCTTCGTTGTCGATCTTTGCTCGCTGTTCCTTCTACGCGTTGGACGGCGGACAGATTACTCTTAACAACTCTGGTACGCAGTTCGGTGACATTTCGATGCGCGCAAAGGGTGTTACTTCAATATTCAACCCATCGGAAACATCAGCAACTCTAGTTGCCAACAGTACTCTTGCTGATACAATTATCGATGGCGCAAACACTGTTATTGACGATCTGTGGGACCATCTGACGAACACTCTCGGGTACGAGGGGTACGACTCGATAAAGTGTAAGAGAGATACTGGATACATTCTTGACGGCGTTGGAAATGATCTTGTACTCGGTACTAACTACTGGGCAGTAACGAATGGTAATTCATATCGTAGAGCAACATCAACAGTTGTAATTGACGATCAATTAACCGAAACATCCGGTGCCATATCGTTCCTTAAGTCTTCTGTCAAGGATCTTTTGCAAAACTCGGCAAACGAAACGAGAACCGATGCTTCATTCGACGAGATTATCGATATCCTCGAAAATGGTTTAGGTAATGCCGATGCTCTTACTTTTACAAATACGGGTGTAGAAAATCACGCAAGAGCAAAGGATCTTTTGGTCGCAAACAAGTCTCTCATTCAAACAGACCTAATAGCTTGGATCAATACGAACTACCCAGATCTTACGTATGACCAAAGTAAGTGTACTCGTGATACTGGTTATATTATTGATGCTTTGTCACACGATCTTAACTACGATACAAATATTGCAACTATACTTAACGCAGAAGCATACTTTGTTGGAACATCGATCGACACTCTGCCTGCTGACCAAATTATTCCAACTGCGGCTGCTTATGAACAGCTAGGTACTATATGCTCTTCAATTATGTTAGGAACATATACAGGTCAAGATGATGCATCCGGTATCGCATCTCAAGTTGAAGCTGACCGATGTGTAGAACTTACGAGCGTCATAGAAAATACTATAAAGTATCAGTCACTTAAGTATCTCCCAGGCCCAATTGATCCGGACCTATCATGGGTTGATGCAAACTATGTAAACGGTAAAGAAGTAATCAACGCGAACAAAGCGGACCTTCAAAGAAAGACCGTTGGATTTGTAAACGCTGAGTACGACTTCATTGACGAGACTCTTACGCGTCGAGACTCTTTAAACTTCCTTCGTTCGATTACGAATGACTTTAGACGCGGTACGCAGACAGGAACGCGTATCTTTACTGCTGGCCTGTTTAACTATAAGGGGCAACACGTATTCTCAGTATTCAATCCGACTACAGTTGGGCTCAGATACCTAGGTAGCGTTGCCCAGGTCGGTGATCTACCTGCCGGATCAACTGTAGAAATAAATGATGCATATATTGTTTATTCAAGTGCTTCAAACCTATATGATGGTACAGTATACTATTGGGACGGATCTGCATGGACATCAGACGGTGCGAACGATGTATCACTACTTACCGCGTTCACAAGTTCTTGGGATCGTATACGTACTAAGATTAAGAGCGAGTTTACTCTTACGTCTGGCGAAGAGGATATGCTTGACGGACTCATCGACGATGTACTCATAGCGAGCGTTCGAAGCCCAACCGTTATCAACTTCGGAAGCTTGGTCGAGAGTCTCTCTCATCAGTTTAACCTAGCAAGCGCTGGTGTTAACGTCAATGCTCTTCCTGTAAACTTTAGAAGATTGGGCCAACCGGTATCAGCGGCGGCATCGGTTCTTCAAGAGGACGGTGGTAGAGTAAGGTGGTCTGGTGCCGATGAAAATAACAATCAATATTTTGCAAAGGGTCTCAGGATTAACGGTAAAACCGGTAGGATTGAAGGTAGACCATTCACATCTTCAGTAAGAAAGTTAGCTCGTAGAGCCGCAAACAGTAGGACATCAATATGACAATCATTACAACAAGCCAAGCACCAGACGCCAAGCCGGTTGGTCTTAGTGTTACACTCACAGAGGATTGGGAATCAATCATTGAGGTTCCAAGTTACTCAGTCCCAGAACTCGTTTTCGGCGGTACAAACGTAACCGTTCCAGGTGTTGCCGAAGTAATTACTCCTTTACTCATCGCAAACCGAGATATAGAAACTGTTTACGTAAGTGTAAGGATACACCGAGATAGTTCGAATACAACGTTCTGGTTAGCAAATGAAGTTGCAGTACCAGCGTTCGATGTTCTCCCATATCCTATGAACGGGCAATTCATATACACTGGAGATAGGCTAGAGGTAAAAGCTACTTCAAATAGCACGGTAGATGCTACTATATCATATACGCTGGGCCAAGCGGAGGAAGATGATGTCGCTTAGAACACTCCGTAGCACTCCAACTTCACCGAATAAGCTACTCTTTGCAGAGCTACCAATCACTCTTGATCCTGGTGCTCACAAGTACGCATTGGTGTATGGATCTGACGGAAACCTATATTCATCCGATGGATTGAATTGGGAGCTCGCTGGAACGGGCGGCAATCAAGGTATTCAAGGTATTCAGGGTATTCAAGGTTTCCAAGGTATTCAGGGTGATCTAGGACCTGCTCTTAAGATTATCGGATCTGAATCTGATGTTAACTTTACTGGCGATCCTGATGCGCTGCTCAATGCAAACTTTCCAAGTGCGGCGATTGGTGATACTGTTATTGACGAAGCCGAAAACGAACTTTGGGCATACACTGGTTCGAGTAACTGGGTAAACGTAGGTAGCTTCCGAGGCACTCAAGGTACTCAAGGTATACAAGGTCTTACCGGCGAACAAGGCATCCAAGGTACATCTATCCAGGGTAGACAGGGTCGCCAGGGTATACAAGGTACTGCTATACAGGGTCGCCAAGGTATACAAGGTATCCAAGGCGTACAGGGCACTCAGGGTGTCCAGGGTATAGATGGAACCTTAGGGGCACAGGGTATCCAAGGTATACAAGGTATAACTGGCGCACAAGGTATTCAGGGTGTCCAGGGTATCCAAGGTGTTCAAGGTACTTCTATCCAAGGTATCCAAGGTATTATTGGTGAACAAGGTATTCAGGGTATCGATGGTAACATCGGTGCGCAAGGTGTTCAAGGTATTACTGGCGAACAGGGTGTTCAAGGTCTACGTGGACAAGAAGGTGCACGTGATATATCCGTCGTTAACTCTGGCAGTATTGCATATCTTATTGACTTTTCTGTAAGCAACGCAGATATCAAACTTATTCGTGGATTGACATATAGATTTAACGTAGATGCATCGGGCCATCCGTTCTATATCAAGTCAAGCCCAACGACAGGAACTGGCGACCAATACAATATTGGCGTTGATGGCAACGGAACTGAAGTTGGTGAGGTTACCTTTGCCGTTCCTTATAACGCACCTAACACGTTGTATTACCAATGTTCTATCCACTCTGCGATGGGTGGCGAGTTACAGATTAGCGATCTTGGTCCCCAAGGTATCCAAGGTATTCAGGGTATTGCGCAGCAGGGTGTTCAAGGTATTTCTGGAGAACAAGGTGTACAAGGTAGCCAAGGCGTTCAGGGTATCACCGGTGCTGGCGAGCAGGGTGTTCAAGGTATTACCGGTGAACAAGGCGTTCAGGGTATCCAAGGTAACGATGGCGTCGGCTCTCAAGGTACAACCGGTTCTCAAGGTATTCAGGGTATTCAGGGTAGGCTCGGTATCCAAGGTAGCGATGGTATACAAGGTACTCAGGGTGAAGATGGCGAGGCCGGTGCTCAAGGTATCGTAGGTAACACTGGCTCACAAGGTATTCAGGGTATACAGGGTATATCAATACAAGGTGCAACTGGTTCGCAGGGCGAGCAAGGTATCCAAGGTTCACAGGGTATTGCTGGATTTGGGCAAGTTGGTGCTCAGGGTGCTCAAGGTATCCAGGGTATTCAAGGTACCGGTGGAGATGGCAATCAAGGTATCCAAGGTATTCAAGGTACCGGTGGAGATGGCAATCAAGGTATCCAAGGTATCCAAGGTATTACTGGCGCCGATGGTTCGGACGGTGGATCTGGCTCTCAAGGTATTCAAGGCATCCAAGGCATCCAAGGTATTACTGGCGCCGATGGTGCCCAGGGTGCTCAAGGTATCCAGGGTATTCAAGGTATTACAGGTGAACAAGGCGTTCAGGGTATTACTGGCGCTGGTACTCAAGGTACTACTGGTTCACAAGGTATTACAGGCGAGCAAGGTATACAAGGTATCCAAGGGCCGGAGTCGGCAAGTGCTTCTGCGACAGAACTCCAGGCTACGAATGATACTTCTACCGACGCATCGTTCTTCCCTGTATTCGTTGAAAACGTAGGAAGTGTTCAGACCGTAACAGCCACGAGTACTAAACTGTACTTCAATCCTTCGACTGGTACTCTTTCTGCAACGAACTTCAACTCGTTATCGGACGTAAGTGCAAAGAAAGACTTTACTCCGATCGATAATATGAATGATATCTTAAATCAGATTGACATATATAAGTTCAAATGGAAAGACAACGGAAAGAACAGTTACGGTGTGATCGCTCAAGAACTTGAGAACGTTCTACCAGAACTCGTTACGAATATGGATAACAAGAAGTACGTTAACTATATACCGTTGGTTGCATTCCTTATCGAGGGTTACAAACAGTTGGCCGAACGCGTTTCAAAAATCGAGGAATCTTAACTCATGGCATTAAAATCAAACGGATCAACCTTCCTAGATGATAATCGAAACTATAGCGCAACAGCAAACACTGCGCTGGCAAATGATGCATATATCCTAATCGCAAACAACGATAGTGTTTCTTCTGATGGTTATTCGATATCCGATACAAAAGCGATTGCTGACGACGGTTTTGCGTTTAATCAGTTTAATGCGGAAGAGCAGGTGCTTAGTTTTAAAGATGCCCCAACGCCAAACGCATACGGATCAATAAGTGGATATGTTTCCGGTGGATCTAGTCCTTCACCTACAGACACACCAATTCAGGCTACGATAGAAAAGTTTTCTTTTGCATCGGATGGTAATGGGACTCTTGTTGGTGATTTAACACAAGCAAGAACTAGTATACCTGCCGGACAATCGAGTGCCGAATCGGGCTATACTTCTGGTGGGTCCGCGCCACCTCAAACAACAACGATCGATAAGTTTCCTTTTGCTGCTGATGCTAACGCAACAGACGTCGGAGATTTGACACAAGCACGATCGGGCGTATCAGGACACTCGAGCGATGCGTCAGGCTACACATCTAACGGCACTTTGCCAGGGTTTGTAAATACAATTGACAAGTTTCCTTTTGCTACAGATGCAAATGCAACTGATGTTGGCGATACAACAGACGCCCGTGGATATTCTTCAGGTACTTCGAGCTCAGAGAGCGGTTATTCTTCAGGTGGTTTCTCACCAAATGAAGTTAATAAAATTGATAAATTTCCTTTTGCATCTGATACAAATGGAACAGACGTTGGTGATTTAACTGTAGCAAGATATTATGCTGGCGGAAACTCAAGCGATACTTTTGGTTATGCGTCCGGAGGAATAGGTCCTAGCAACAGGTCAGAAATCGACAAGTTTCCTTTTGCTGCTGATGCAAACGCGACTGACGTTGGCGATTTGGTAACCGCAACTAACTCATTAGCAGGTTCAAACAGTACCACATCGGGTTATTTGGCCGGAGAAAACCCCGGGACGATACAAAAGTTCCCCTTTGCGACTGATTCTAACTCAACAACCGTAGGTGATTTGACCGCGTCCGTAGGTAGGATTGGGCCAGCAGGCCAACAGGTATAATGAATGGCTTTACAGTCGAATGGAATAATCTTTCTCGATGATAATAAAAACTTTTCAGCGCAAGGAAATACAGTTCTTGCGAACGATGCTTCTATACTTATTGCAAACAACGACTCGGTATCTGGCGATGGTTATGCCATCATAGACGAGAAATCGATCGCAGACGACGGTTTTGACTTTAATCAGTTTAATTCAGAAGAGTTTTCGATAAGTTTTTTAGAAGGTTATAAGTTTCAAGGTACAGTGAGTGGATACACCTCTGGAGGGAGTCCTGGAGAGGTTACGATTGATAAGTTCCCATTTGCTTCAGACGGTAACGCGACTGGCGTCGGCGACTTAACAAGGGCTACTTATGGACTTGCCGGATCGTCGAGTGAAGAGTCAGGTTATACATCAGCCGGGCAATCGCCATCGGTATTTGATATAATTGACAAGTTTCCATTTTCAACTGATGCAAACGCAACGGACGTAGGCGATCTTACAATAGGAAGGTTTAGTCCGGCGGGTCAATCGAGTGAAGAGTCAGGTTACGTTTCAGGAGGGGATGTACCTGGATATTCTAACGTGATCGACAAGTTTCCATTTTCAACTGATGCAAACGCGACAGACGTAGGTGACCTATCTCAAGCAAGGCCAGCAAGCGGAGGTCAATCCAGTGATGTTTCTGGGTATACCTCAGGTGGAGGTAATGTATTGGCAACAATTGACAAGTTTCCATTTGCATCAGACGCTAACGCAACCGACGTAGGTGATTTAACAGTCGCAAGATCAAATACTCCGGCTGGCCAATCGAGTGAAGAGTCGGGTTATGCATCGGGCGGTTTTGGTCCGAGTTTTTCAAACGTTATTGATAAGTTCCCATTTGCTTCAGACGGTAACGCAACGGACGTTGGCAATCTAACTCAAGCAAGATATTATGCCGCTGGGCAATCGAGTGATACGTCCGGCTATACATCAGGTGGTACGACGCCGCCTCATGCCAATACGATCGATAAGTTTCCATTTGCTTCGGATGGGTTTGCCGCCGATGTTGGTAATCTAGCACAGGCAAGATCAGCTGCCGCCGGGCAACAAGTATAAATAGTCTAAAGATTTATAAGGATTTTATGAATGCCTATTTCAATTAACAAAAGCTCGATTAACTTTGGTACCTATAGTATCTCGTTGCATCCTGATGGAATCGAGATCGACGGTAAGTTCAAGTACGGGTCGTATGGGACTCCACCCCCGCCACCTCCCACTGCATATGGTACAGTAAGTGGGTATACTTCAGGCGGTCGGTCATCGGGTGGTTATTCAAATGTAATCGACAAGTTTCCTTTTGCGAGCGACGCAAACGCAACTGATGTTGGCAACCTAGCTACATTATTCTCAGCAAGAGCCGGGCAGTCTAGTTCATCTTCTGGTTATGTGTCTGGGGGGTATAGCCCAAACACAACTACTATTGAAAAATTTCCTTTCGCAACTGATGGTAATGCAACAGACGTCGGTGATCTTACTCAAGGAAGGAACAGCCCGGCCGGTAATGAAAGTTCAGAGTCTGGTTACACTTCAGGCGGATACAGCGGTGGCGTTCAAAACACGATAGATAAATTTCCATTTGCAACCGATGCGAATGCAACTGATGTTGGTGATTTGACTCAAGCAAGGAACAGCGTGACTGGTCAATCAAGTTCGGTGAGTGGATATAATTCAGGCGGAGGCTCTCCTCCGAATACTACTACGATAGACAAGTTCCCATTCGCAACAGACGCAGATGCAACTGACGTTGGGGATCTAACGCAGGCAAGAAGAAATACAGCCGGGCAGAACAGCGATGATAATGGATACACTTCAGGAGGAGAATCTCCTATTGTTAATATCATCGATAAGTTTCCTTTTGCATCCGATGCAAATGCGACTGACGTCGGTGACTTAACACAAACGACCCGTGAAGCTGCAGGTCAATCGAGTACAGTGAGCGGATATACTTCTGGCGATGACATGACAAATGTAATCGACAAGTTTCCTTTTGCATCCGATGCAAATGCGACTGACGTCGGTGACTTAACACAAGCAAGAAAAAATGTCGCTGGACAACAAGTATAAATAACAATACATTATTACTATATTATGAGGGAATGAAATGAGTGAACACCAGTTTAATGTATTTAATACACCTATTTGGGGTCACGTGTTAAGTCATGAAAAGTACCAGACCGAGGACTACCTTGAACGAGTCCTCGAGATCTACGACAGCGAACCATCCGCAGAAAAGAGTAACGCGGGTGGTGGTTGGCAGTCGAGAGACGATCTTCACAAAGAACCTATCTTTAAAGAGTTTATAAACAATACTCTCTTAAAATCAATCTCACAACCAATCCTGAAAGAATACGGAATTGAAGATTTTGGTATTCAGAGTATGTGGGCAAATGTCAATCAAAAACATTCTTTTAATTACCAGCATACTCACGAGGGTTATCTCTCGGGTGTATATTATCTAAAGGTTCCGAAGAACAGCGGTAGATTAGTATTTACAAATCCAGCCGTTCGCAGTGAGTCCCATCCTATTCGTCAAAAGAACTATCCGGTAGTTCCACAAGAACTCGCATGTATTGTTTTTCCAAGTTGGCTCGAACACTACGTGGAACCGAATATGTCAGACGAAGCAAGAGTAAGTATTAGCTTTAACGTAGGTAGATTATGAAACACCAAAAGATACAGATAAACGGCCGTGATATCGATATATACGATGATCTCTTTTCCTTTGATGAAGTAGCAAGAATGTTCATTAAGGTTCGTCAGTACGCGTATACTGCAACAAACTTTAGCGACGGATTTCGTTCTCACATATACGGAGAAAAGCATAAACTCAAGTACACATTTGGATCACGTGAAGAAGCAACTGAGTTTGGAATTATAAATAGACTCAATAGCGTGGATCAAAACATCGCTAAGAATTATATCGTTCATCGTCAGTATGTAAATCTTGCAACAACGAGCGATTTCGACACGATTCATATCGATGATAACCATCTAGAAAAACCAAAGACTGTTCTATATTATCCACATCCGGATTGGAACATTCATTGGGGAGGACATACATTCTTCTTTAATGAGACGCTCGATAATATAGAATATGCTGCGGCATATAAACCAGGGCGGTTGGTTGTTTTCGATGGATTGATTCCACACTGTGGTTCCCCGCCCTTTAGTGGCGCTCAAGATAAAAGATACGTTGTGACTTGCAAATTTCAATATACGAATGGAGAATGATTGATTATGACTAATACCGCGAATTATTTTGACCAGAATGGTTATGTTGTATTACAAAATGTTTTAACAAAGGAACAGTGCGACTCTCTTGTCGAACATATGTTTCAACTACACGCCGATGGAAAACTCGTTCAGGACGATCAGTGTCCACTGTCGGATGCTGTATACGGCGATGAGAAGTTTGATACGCTCCTACAAAACATTGCTGAGCCGCTAGGTAAAGCCGTTGGTAAGAGACTACTTCCAACTTATTCCTATGCTCGCATCTACCGTCCTGGTGACGTACTCAAAAAGCATAAGGATAGACCAGCCTGCGAGATTAGTACTACTCTTACTCTCGGATACGACGCAAAGGTTAACTGGCCAATTCATTTTGCGAACGACGATGGTACGATCGAGTCCGCAGTAGCAATGGAACCTGGTGAGATGGCTGCCTATAAGGGTACCGAGATGGTTCATTGGAGAAAACCATTTAAAGGTAACTGGCACTGTCAAGTATTCCTACATTATGTAGATGCAGATGGTCCACATGCAGATCAGGCAATGGACGGTCGTACTTCTCTAGGAGTTGATAAGAACCAAGAGACTCTTCGTCAGACGAATGCAAAGGAAGAACCGAAACCAGTTCAACAGAATGCGGTTCAGCAGGCGAAGGCTGAAGGTAAGACGATCGTGAACCAACCGGTAATTAAAAAGCCAACGGCTCCAAACAACGAAATGTTGATCCCGGATCCAGTCTTTGGTGGCGTTATGCTACCAGGTCGTGATAATACTCTTCCTGGATACTATCCGATTAATAAGGATACGTTTCCTAACCTTATGTTTACGAATGATGAATGCGATCGTATTATTCAGATCGCGAAGGACTCATATTCCGCGTCTGCAAGCGTAGGTGGTGGCGGTAAGGGTAGCGTTGCTCGTCAGATCCGTTCAGCTGAGATCTATCCGGTTGAAAACGTTGAAGAGAACCGTTGGATCTTTAAAAAGATCGCTGATATTGTGTCAGTCGCAAATGCCGTTCATTTTGACTACGATGTAACTGGTATCGAGTATTCGCTGCAGCTTATTCACTACGCATCAGACGCTGAAGTACCAGGCCACTATGACTGGCACGTCGACGCGGGTAACGGTACTGTCGCGACTCGTAAGATATCCTTTACAGCTCAGCTCACAGATTCAAATGCATATACGGGTTGCGATCTAATAGTTGACGACCACGGAAATAAAATTCAGGCAGTTCGAGATCGAGGTTCTATCTCAATGTTCCCGAGCTATATGCCACACGTAGTTACTCCAATTGAAACAGGAGATCGTTATGCTCTTGTGATTTGGATCCATGGACCAAGGAGGTTTAGATAATATGGAAGAAGAAAAAAAGACCACTCGCGAGCTAGCAGTCTTTGAGGAGATTCGTAAGAGTGATATCGTAACGGCAGAGGACGCCGAAAAAATGAAGGTACCGATGGCTATGGTCTTTGGCCATGGAACCACTGGTAACCTTCCTAGCTTCGGTAACAAGACTCTCAACGAGAACTCTGAGTTAGTTGATGCTGCTCTTAAGAACGTTGGCGAGTTAGGAAACATCTGGAACCACAGCCATACACAATGGATGTGGAAGCATATTAACTTTAGCTATCATAGCCCACATAAGAATATGCGTCAGATCTCGGCTGAACTGTCAAAAAAGAAGTCGGCTCTTAACGAGGCTAAGTGGCGTCATATTAAGAAGGAAGCTAAGATCCGTAAGCTGCAGGAAGAACTTCAGGAAGCGGTGAACCTTGATTATTGGAGAGAGGTGGATCTCAAAATTAAACTCGCGGAACTTCAAGAAGGTGCTATCGAGGGTATGACCTATATCGAGGGTGCTATGAAGGACGTCCTTGCGCTTCAAGAGATCTACGAGGACCTCAAGGAAAAGGCAAGTGGTTTCTCTGAGCACGATATTGAAAAAGAAGAGTCGATTACTCACCTAAAAAGAAGTATCGTTCAGTGTATTCGAGACGTTCGCCAATCCGGTCGGATTACAAAAGGTGAACAGGAATATATGGAGCAGATCGGTGTTAACCCGAGCAAGATGCAACGTATTATTCAAGAGTACGTAAAGAAAGAAGTCGAGCAGGATTCTTGGGGTAGCGAAGGACTGTTTGAATTTGTTGATGGCCTTTCTCGTGAACTCATCGAGAAACATAAGGTAGACATTACTCGTATGGAACTTCTTGGATATGATCCAAATCCAAACGAAGCTATCTCTTTCTCAAATAAGGTTGCGTTGCTCGACAACTTTACAGCAGAAGAGAACGATGAAGAATAACTTCTACGATAGGTTTGTAGAACTAAAGAGGTATACCGATAGAGTTGGATCCATATACGGAACAGAAGACTTTTCGGTATACCTCTATTCTATGATTAAAATGATGAAACCCGAGATCGTTGTTGAACTAGGAACAGGCCTCGGTTCTGCTATGTTATGGTCAGGCCTTGCTCTCGAGGAGAATAAGTTTGGTACGATACATACGGTAGATGACGGTAGTGAATGGTATCGCCTTAAGACTGCAAAGAATGCAATGGGTGATCATTATCGTGATGATTATAATGATTTCATAACGGATTTAATTCAGAAGTACGAGGTACAGGATCGAGTACACTTTTTAAACCAAAGGATCGATGTATTGGATCTAAAGAACATCGATATACTCTTTTCTGATTTTGCTCACGGAGTCTTTGACGTAACAAAATTATTAGTTGATTATATTCCAAAGATGAACGACCATTCTAAAATATATATTGATAGCGCAAGTACTCATTATTCTTCTTACATGGCAATTAATCGTATAGTCGATATATTAAACAGTGGAAGAATACCTAGAACGTTTTACGAAGTATTTGAAAGCAAAAATAATTTACAAAAAGAATACAATATTGAAAATTTAAAACAAAAAGTCGAGAATACAACGTTTAGTGTAGAACATATGGTCGAAAATAAAGACAGAGACCAAAACAGTACATGTTGTATTACTCTTACACCAATTGATATTTTTCCCTATCCAAGGAAGAATATAAGATCATTATAATTATAAATACCTTGAGAAACTCTTATTCAAACTATAACACCCGGAGGAAAAAATGGCTGTAATAGAATATATGCTTCACAGAATTAATGGAAGTGCACGCGCTGAAATACCAGGTTGGGTCGGCGATCGTGGTCACTGGTTCAACCCAGCGGACAACACATACATTGGTTGGGTAGACGACGTTCGTGATTACTACGTACCCGACACGGTTACATCTTTCACAAAAGCTGAGTTCGTAACGCGTCTACTTACAATGCATGGAACAACACCGTTTCAGAATATGAACAACGAGGATCCTGATGTGGCTCCAACGAATATGACTGATGCTGAAGTGACTACGATGGCTGAAACCTGGTACGACGATTTTGTAGCTAAGAACGGTAGCTAATCATGGAATTAATTCTTGCAAAAAAGATTGAGGACCTTGACTTCGATGAGTTACTCGAGGTCCTACGAAAATTTGAGATGGAAGACCGTGATGCGTTTAATCTTTTACAAGAGTTAGTTGAAGACGTTTAATAAAAAGGATAACCCTTCATGGCAACTGAGATTAAATTTAACGCTGATGGTACAATTAACTTCGGTGACTACACTCTTACCTTTACTGACGAAGGGTTTGAGTTCGACGGGGCTATTCTAGCGACTGAGTATGAGCAGAGATACTCGACCCAAGGTTCAACGAGTGGTTATACTTCAGGTGGTGATGCGCCTGGTGATGTAAATACCATCGATAAGTTTCCTTTCGCTGCTGATGCCAATGCAACGGACGTCGGCGATTTGACTCAGGCAAGAGAGCGGCCAACAGGTCAATCTAGCTCAACATCAGGATACACGTCCGGTGGCGCTAGGCCTGCGGTTAATATAATTGACAAGTTTCCTTTTGCTGCCGACGCAAATGCAACTGATGTTGGCGATTTGACGCAGGGAAGATATGGTTTGGCTGGCCAATCTAGCTCAGAAAATGGTTATACTTCTGGTGGAGGGTACCCAACTTCAAACATTATTGACAAATTTCCTTTTGCAACAGACGCAAATGCAACGGACGTCGGGGATCTAACGCAAGGAAGGTACAATACTACCGGCCAGTCCAGCTCAGAAAATGGTTATACTTCCGGTGGAGGGTTAGGCCCTGCTTTTGACACGATTGATAAATTTCCTTTTGCATCTGATGGAAATGCTACTGACGTGGGTAATTTAACTCAAGCAAGAAAAGCTTTGGCCGGAAATGGTCAACAAAGTGATGCGTCTGGATATACTTCAGGTGGTTGGACTCCACCTTTTAGGAATACAATTGACAAGTTTCCATTTGCAACTGATGCTAATGCAACCGACGTCGGCGACCTAACACAAGCCCGATCGAGCGCAGCAGGCCAATCAAGTACTACATCTGGCTATGTTTCCGGGGGTAATGCGCCACCTAGTTCGAATGTAATTGATAAGTTTCCTTTTGCGTCTGATGGAAACGCAACGGATGTTGGTGATTTAACACAAGCAAGGGAATATGGAGCAGGTCATCAGGTATAACCAATGAATGTTTTCAAGATATCACACAAGAAAGTATAGATAGATGGCAATAAGAATTACTCAGGATAAGATATCAAGTGTAACGGTTACTCCACCGCCTTCAGTACAGGGAAGTATAAGCGGTTACTCTTCGGGAGGCAATCCTGGAAACGTTAACACAATTGAAAAGTTTTCTTTTTCTTCTGACGGCAATGCGACTGACGTTGGCGATCTCGTATTAGGTGGAAGATATGCAGCAGGGCAATCGAGCTCGGTATCTGGTTATATGTCAGGCGGTAATGGGCCTCCTTTAATGTCAAGTACAATCCAAAAATTTCCATTTGCGGTTGATGGTAATGGAACAGATGTTGGGGATTTATCGCAGGCAAGGAATCAAGCATCTGGGCAAATGTCTGGTGCATCTGGGTATAGCTCAGGTGGAACCGGGCCAGGGTCGCTCAACACGATTGATAAGTTTCCATTTGCTACTGACACGAATGCTACCGATGTCGGCGATCTAGTGGCGCCAGTAAGATTTAATTCCGGTCAATCTTCCACAGAATCTGGTTATTCATCAGGTGGATATAATGGCCCCGTTCAAAATGTAATTCAAAAATTTCCATTTGCTTCTGATGCAAATGCGACTGATGTTGGAGATTTAACACAGGCAAGAGGGTCTCTAGGAGGGCAATCATCATCTGAGAACGGTTATTCCACGGGCGGGACTCCTGCCGGCATAAACACTATTGATAAGTTTCCATTCGCAACGGATGCAAATGCAACGGATGTTGGCAACCTAACACAGGGTAGAGGTTTTACCACGGGCCAGTCTAGCACAGAATCTGGATACACAACTGGTGGATGGCAGCCGGGCCTATCTAACGTAATAGATAAGTTTCCTTTTGCCTCTGATGCAAATGCAACCGACGTCGGTGACATGACGCAGGGTGTGTATGGTCCTACCGGTAATCAACATTAAATGGCATGGTTCGTTAAAGGTGTAGAAGTCGTAGACGATGCCGCTATCATCTCTACAGACAAGACTAAGTTCGTAATGAACGATCACCTAAAAGTGTTTGAAGTACCTCCGTCTCAAGCACAGGGATCCGTGTCTGGTTATACTTCCGGTGGATATGTTCCAGGATCCACGCTCAACACGGTTCAAAAGTTTCCTTTTGCTTCTGATGCAAACTCAACTGACGTTGGTGATTTATCTCAGGCAAGAACATATGCGTCGGGCCAGTCATCTTCAACGCACGGTTATACATCGGGCGGTCTTGCCCCTCCTCACCAGTCTCGAATTGATAAGTTTCCTTTTGCTTCTGACGGTAACGCTTCTCTCGTAGGTGGTTTGTCTGACTCAAGGTCTCTCTTAGCTGGTCATACAAGCACGACAGCAGGATATGCGTCGGGTGGTTTTGACACTGAGGCTCCTACTGGAAAAACTGTTATTGATAAGTTTTTGTTTGCGTCTGATGGAGACGGTGGAACAAACATTGGTGATCTAACTCAGGCAAGACAAGGCGTCGCAGGGCAGTCGAGTGTAGATTTTGGATATACGTCCGGTGGTTTTAATCCACCAAACTATTTTAATACGATAGATAAGTTTCCTTTTGCTACTGATGCGAGTGCAACGGATGTTGGAGATCTAACTCAAGCGAGATATATCGCGTCTGGACAGAACAGTAATGAATCTGGTTACACATCGGGCGGTAACGCTCCACCATATGTAGATACGATAGATAAGTTTCCATTCGCAACTGATACAAACGCAACGGACGTTGGCGATCTAACCGATGCGAGAGGATACTCGGCAGGTCAATCGAGCACGAGTTCTGGATATACAGCAGCTGGATTTTCTACCATTACGAATACGATAGATAAGTTTCCTTTTGCGGCCGATGCAAATGCAACTGACGTCGGGGACCTATTACAAAGTATCTACGGTCCAACGGGTCAACAAGTATAAATAGACTAAACAAAGTAGGATTTATTCATGCCAGTCGACATAACAGAAAACTTCTTCTTTACAGAGTATTCCGACGGAGTCTACTTTAACGGTAAGGCAACCGCAACTGCATTTAATTTACCAGCACCGCCAGATCCTACACAAGCACAGGGTACTACGAGTGGGTACACTGCCGGGGGGGCTGGTCCATCAGGTAGAGTAAATACGATTCAAAAGTTTTCTTTATCGTCTGACGGCAACGCAACCGACGTTGGTGATCTGACCGGTACTCGGTCAGGTGTTACTGGAAATTCAAGTGATGTATCCGGTTATGCGAATGGAGGCTCGTTTTTTCCACCTGTTCAATATTTTAATATAATTGAAAAATACCCATTTGCTTCTGACGGTAACGCATCTGATGTAGGAGATTTAACAGTAGCAAGGCAGGAGGCCTCGGGCCAAATTAGTACGACGTCGGGCTATGTTTCAGGTGGTTTTTCTCCACCTCAAGTGAATACTATTGATAAGTTTCCATTTGCGACCGATACAAATGCAACAGACGTAGGTGATCTGTTGGAAATAAAAAATCGTGCAGCTGGACAATCAAGCACCTCAGATGGGTACGTTTCTGGCGGCAACCCCGAGGTTAATGTAATTCAAAAGTTTCCTTTTGCTGCCGATGTTAATGCGACGGACGTCGGCGATTTAACACAGGCAAACATAGGCCCAACTGGAAATTCAAGTGATGTATCTGGCTATAGCGCAGGCGGATTTATACCAACCGGCGTTGTTAATACGATTGACAAGTTTCCATTTGCGTCTGATGCAAATGCAACGGATGTTGGTGATTTGACACAGGCCAGAAACCTGGCGGCAGGTGTATCAAGTAATGCGTCTGGGTACGTTGCAGGCGGATTTGAACCTGTGTCAACAAGAGCAAATGCAATAGATAAGTACCCTTTTGCTTCTGATGCAAACGCAACTGATGTTGGCGATCTAATAGTAGGAAACACGACATCTGGTTCTGGCGCTCAGGTATAAATAGACTAAACAAAGTAGGATTTATTCATGCCAGTCGATATAACAGAAAACTTCTTCTTTACAGAGTATTCCGACGGAGTCTACTTTAACGGTAAGGCGACCGCGGATGCGTTTAATGCGCCAACTCCAGTTCCAAACTCTTACGGAGTAACATCAGGTTATGTTAGTTCACCCAATACGATTCAAAAGTTCTCATTTGCTTCTGACGGAAACGCAACCAGCGTTGGTAATCTCCTACAGGCCACGACAACCAGGGCAGGACATCAGGTATAAATAATCTTGTGAAACAACGAAAGCTATATTATGAAACGATTAAACTTTTGTGGCGGTCTACCTCGAACAGGGTCGACCGTCCTAATGAATCTATTACAGCAGAACCCTGAAGTATTTACGACAGCGACCGACGTCTTTCCACAGATACTCAGCGAACAGATCCTTATTAAATCGAGATACTCTGAATCCTTTCAAGCGATGAGCTGTGAACAGGCCGATGATGCCGTCTATGGTATGGCAATTGGAGCTACTCGCGGTTGGTACGAAGGTATCACAGATAAACCAACCGTGATATCAAAATCAAGACACTGGTCGGGTCTGCATCATTTATTTCCGAACGCAAAGATCCTCGTTACTGTTCGAGATCTTAGAGATATCGTAGAAAGTTTTGATCGAGTCAACGATAAGATAAAGGCTCTACATACCTTTGGCGACGACCATACTCTATACGGTTCTATGTCTGAAACAGAGAAGTACGCGTATCACTTCCAGGAAACAAACTCTTTCTCGGCTACGCTAAGACACGAGATACCAAAGTATGTCGATCTATTTCAACAGGATCCGTCAAGAGTAAAGTTTATTCGTTATGAGGACCTTCTTCGAGATCCAAACTATATGTTAAAGCGTATATATGATTTCCTTGGTCTACAACCGTTCGATCACGATTTAAATAATATCCAACAGTCACATATGTTTGAACACGATAATGCGTACTTCCGAGAAAAGACAGATCATCATACGAAACCTACACTTATGCCATGGAAAGAACCAACAAGAAAGCTATCAGAAGGTTTTCATAAGAGAGTCGTCGAAGAAAACCCGTGGTTCTACCGCTCTTTTTATCCAGATGTCGTAGGATAAATAAACTATATTGAACAAGGAGTCTATACTATGAAAAGAATTTTGATTACTGGCGGAGCTGGATTTATTGCTCACCACCTCGTAAATAAAGTGTTAAAAGAGACAGACTGGGAAGTAGTTACACTCGATAGATTGGATTACAGTGGAAATCTAAATCGCTTAAATGATGCTCTACAAGAGTTTGATGACGAAACGAAAAAGCGAGTAAAGGTTGTATTCCACGATCTGAAAGCAGAGCTCAATCCACTTATTCGCGCCGAAATAGGAAAGGTAGATTACATTGCTCACCTTGCGGCAGGATCCCATGTTGACCGTTCGATCGAGTACCCGATGGAATTTGTCCTTGACAACGTCGTAGGAACCTGTAATATATTGGAGTTCGCAAAGGCTCAGAAGGACAACCTCGAAAGATTTATCTACTTCAGTACAGACGAAGTCTTTGGTCCTGCACCGGATGGCATTAAGTATAAAGAGAACGATAGATACAATTCAACGAATCCATACAGCGCATCAAAGGCAGGTGGAGAAGAACTCGCGGTTGCATATGAAAACACATACGGTCTTCCAATCTACATTACTCATACTATGAACGTATTCGGTGAGAGACAGCATCCTGAGAAATACATTCCTATGTGTATTAAGAGAGCAAGAGACGGTGAAAAGATTACTATCCATAGTGACCACACAAAGACCGTTGCCGGATCGAGACATTACATTCACGCCGAAGACGTGGCCGATGCAGTTCATTTTCTCCTTGACAAAGACGTAACAGAATTAGAATGGGGTGGAGCAAAGTGTCCTAAGTTTAATATCGTTGGCGCTGAAGAGATTGATAACTACGAACTCGCAAAGATCATTGCAGAGGCACAGGGTAAAGAATTGAACTACGAATTCGTTGATTTCCACTCGAGTCGACCAGGTCACGATCTTCGTTATGCGTTGGACGGTAGTAAGATGGCAGAGATGGGATGGGTTCCATCGAAAACAGTGCGTGAAAGAATCTCAGAAGTTGTTGATTGGACTCTTAAAAATGATAGATGGCTCGTTTCAGAGTAAAACTTTTTTATAAATAAAGGTAAAGGATTAATAGGTTTTTCAAATGACGACTCAGGCTAATTTATATGTAAATAAAGGTACTGATTTTTCAATAGACCTTGAGATAACCTATGAATTGAATGCCGGTGAAGTTTTTACTCTAGACAATCGAACTTTTCATTCGAGTTTTCGCAAACATTATTCTTCAGATCCTGTAGCAAATGCCGAAGTTACTGTCCTATCGACGGCAAATAACATTTTAGAGTTTGCTATACCTGCTGAGAGTACTGAAAACATCGATTCTGGAAACTATGTTTATGATATTATAATGGTCAACCCTTCGGGCGATAAAACAAAGATCCTCGAAGGGGTTTTAAAAATAGTACCAACTGTAACGGTAACATAAGCATGATTTCAAATAGAGAAAAGATAAAAGTTTTTGTAAATCAACACTCTGGAGTGGTCACTCGATCCATCTTTGACCTAGCCGATGTTGATCTTGCTGACGCAGCAAATAATGAAATTTTAACTTACGACGCAGCAACGAATACGATAGTCCCAACGGACGCGTCCACTATTCTTTCGATTAGTGGAGACGATAACGTGATCGACGGCGGCAGTTATTAAATTATAAATAAAAGAAAACAGAATAAGTTTAGGGTGTAAAAGTGGCTATAATCAAACATAGATTATCTAATGTAGTTGGCAAGGTACCAACTACAGACCAGCTCGTTTTAGGCGAATTGGCCGTCAATACATATGATGGTAATATCTTTACGAAAGTAGATCGTGAGGGTACTGAAGAAATAATTAAGTTCACTGGTACGAATCCTGTTAAGAACGTTTATTACGTTCAAAAGAACGGCAGCGATGCAAACAACGTATTAGGGACTACATGGGACGACGCCTTCCTAACTATCGAAAGAGCGGTTGAAGAAGCAAATACAAGAGACGGCGAGCTTACTCTTATCGACGTAGGACCTGGTGAGTTTGAAACACAGGGTCATATCGACGTTCCGGATAACTGCCTTCTTCGTACCTGCCACAGATCTACTATCCTGAAACCAGAAGCAGGCTATGAAGAAAAGAACGTTCTTAGACTTGGATCCGGTTGTTTCGTAGAAGGATTCGTCTTTGAAGGTTGGAGACTCGACAGTCTGGACAACCCTACCGAAGGTTTCGCGGTATCGTTCAGACCAGGCGCGGTTATTCGTAGAACTCCATACGTTCACAAATGCGTTGTAAGAACTACTCCTTTCTGGGATACGATTGCTCCACCGCTCGATAGAGACAATGCAAACCCTCTCATAGGTAGAGGCGCCGGTGTGATTATTGCTGATGGCGCAGTCTGTTCTCCATATAGTATCTATCCAAACATTATGGCATGGGGTGCTACTCCTGTTTCTCATAACGGTATCGGCTACTGCGCAAAGAACGGCGCAATGATCAACGCGGTAAACGCGATTAGCCTTTGGGCTCACAAACACTTCCTTGCACTCTCGGGCGGTCAGATCCTTCTCTCGGCATGTTCGACTCAGTTTGGCGACTTTACGATGGTCGCAAGCGGTACTCGTGATATCGTTTCTCCAACCGAAGTTGCTGAAGGTACACTTACAATTCAGACCGCGGCATACCAGGCGATCGATGCTGCAGCAAACACGATCATTGATGATATGTGGAGCGATCTCGAGGATAACGGATTTACTTCTACTTGGGACGCGCAGGACGAGGAATTTACTCGTCGCGACGGTAGAAATTTCCTACAGTCAATGGAATGGGTTCTTCAAACAGCAAACGAAAAACCAATGCTTGACTTTGGTCGAGGCCTTTTTGATCTCGAAGGTGATAAGGCATACTCACTCGATAAGGAAGCAGCATTTATTCGGTCCTTTGAGTTTATGAGAGACGCAATGATAGCTCTTCCTGGAGTAAATGCTGCAGCGGATACGATCATTACAGCGCTCACGGCCGCGTTAATTAATACAATAAACAATCCAACAAAGGTTTCAGAACCTTCGACTATCACGGCTATCGGTCATACCTGGAACTCAATTATGACCGGTGTTGCTCTTACTCGCATTCCGCCAGCAAGAAATAAGACGACGATAGAAGAAAGTATTTTGGAATTAAATAACGGAGTAGTTATTGCTTCTGGACAAGACGATCAAGGTTCTGCGCTATTCGTTGGCGGCATGAAGATTGACGCTGACACAGGGGAACTATCCGGACCACCATTCGATCAAGCAGTAAATAGAATTGCCACAAGAGCAGCAATCGCAAGGAGTTTTTAAATAATGGCACGCATTACATGTAGAACCCCATCAACGGGTAAACCATTAAGAATTATACAAGCAGATGTTGCAAACACCTTTGTGACAGTTGCAGAAGCACCGGACTTTTCAGTTCCTGATGCATCAAACAAGTTTCCGGATCGCGATCCAACGGATGACACGCGCGCAATCAGACCAGGAGAGATATTCTTTCTTACTCCGATTGCAGCAAAGAATAAGGATACGGTAACAAGATTTATAGAAATAATCTATGTAACTGAAAACGACGAGACGATAGAAGTTGCAAAGGTTGATATACCTGCCGGTGATACGGCGCTAGTTCCATTGCAAGGTAGAAGTCTACTAAAGAGAACGGCAAATACCGTCTCCGGTGATACTCTACAGATAAAAGCAGAAGTAGAAAACGTTATTGATATTTGGGTTTCAGCTGAAGAGAAAACATCGAACGAACACGTTGGAGTTGAATAAAAATGGTTAGATTTATATCCGATTCTACCGTATCGGGTAGAATAACAAAAACTCCGTCCGATGAGGTATCTGAAGAAAGATATGAGTTTATTACTTTATCTGAAACAGAACCAGATCTCGGTGTACCTAATGCGAATGGTTACATACTTACATCTGATGAAGATGGTACACGTAATTGGATAGACGGAAGTACTATCTTTGGACCTCAAGGTATCCAGGGTATCCAAGGTATTCAGGGTCTTCTTGGTGTTCAGGGTGCACAAGGTCTCCAAGGTACAAAGGGCGATCCATTTAAAGTTTTAGGATCCGTTCCTGATGTTAATGTAGATCCACCGAACGATCCTCAGGCCACACTCACGGCTGCGTTTCCTACTCCTTCTCTCGCAGACGGTGTAATTGACGAAGCAACCACAGATCTCTGGGTTTGGAATGGAACTGATTGGATTAACACCGGAGACATCGTTGGCCCTCAAGGTATCCAAGGTATTCAAGGTATATCTATACAAGGTACACAGGGTATTACCGGTGAGCAAGGCGTCCAAGGGATACAAGGTATTGACGGCGCACAGGGTGCTCAAGGTAGCCAGGGTATTCAAGGTATCACTGGAACTGGTGCTCAAGGTATCCAAGGTACTGACGGAACTGGTAATCAGGGTATTCAAGGTGTCCAAGGTATCACTGGAGAACAGGGTATTCAAGGTATCACTGGTGAGCAAGGTGTTCAAGGTACTGCTATTCAAGGTACGACTGGCGAACAAGGTATTCAGGGTATTACTGGAGAACAAGGCGTTCAAGGTATTACTGGTGCCGGAGAACAGGGTATTCAGGGTATTACTGGCGAACAGGGTATTCAGGGTACTGACGGAACTGGTAATCAAGGTATCCAAGGTATTCAAGGTATACAAGGTATTACTGGAGAGCAGGGTGTTCAGGGTATTCAAGGTACTGCTATCCAAGGTACAACGGGTGAGCAAGGTATCCAAGGTATAACTGGTGAACAGGGTATTCAGGGTACTGACGGAACTGGTAACCAGGGTATTCAAGGTATCCAAGGTATCACTGGTGCTCAAGGCATTACTGGTGAACAAGGTATTCAAGGTACTGATGGAACTGGTAACCAGGGTATTCAAGGACCTCAAGGTACGCAGGGTATAACTGGTGAACAAGGTATTCAGGGTACCGACGGAACTGGTAACCAGGGTATTCAAGGACCTCAGGGTCCTCAAGGTATTACGGGCGCCGATGGTGTTGATGGTGGAACTGGTGCCCAAGGTGTTCAAGGTACAGTTGGGCCGCAAGGTATCCAAGGTATTACTGGTGCTGATGGTGCAAACGGTGGAACTGGTGCCCAAGGTATTCAGGGTACGACTGGCGCTCAAGGTGTACAAGGTGTTCAGGGTATCCAAGGTATTACCGGAGAACAGGGCATTCAAGGTATAACTGGTGCTCAAGGTATACAAGGTATTACTGGAGAGCAGGGTGTACAGGGTATCAACGGTGGCCAAGGTATCCAGGGTATTCAAGGACCTGAGTCGGCAAGTGCTTCAGCAACTGAACTACAAGCAACAAACGACACTACAACTGATGCCGATTTCTACCCAGTGTTCGTAGCTGCAACTGGATCGGTTCAAACGGTAACATCAACCGCCTCTAAACTATACTTTAACCCATCATCTGGAGAGCTATCAGCAACGAGCTTCAATTCACTATCAGATGCTACAGTTAAAGAAAATGTTCAATCGATCGAGGATAGCTTCTCAATGCTTGACAAGATTGATACATATAAGTTTAATTGGAAAGACACAAAAGAACTAAGCTACGGTGTTATGGCTCAAGAACTTGAAAAAGTAATGCCAGAATTGGTAAGAAAGAACGGAAAAGGACAAAGAACAGTTTCTTATATTCCGTTAATCGCAATCATGATCGACGCGATAAATAAACTAAAGGAAGAAGTTGACAAAAAATAAGTCACTTCTAGTTTTATGATGGAGTGAAATATATTATGAGTTTTTTCGAAAACACTAAAGACGGACAACAGGTTGAAAGTACATACCAATACGGTAATAATGATAGCTTAGCAAGAAACGTTTTAAATGATGGGGGTGACATACACCCCCTCATTATCCCTTCTAATCTTACAAACGGTACAGGTTTAATGAACCCGTCTATATTAAATATAGACGGTAAACTTGTTGTAAATATAAGACATGTAAACTATACGTTTTACCATTCAGAAAGAAAACTGTTTCAGCATCCATGGGGCCCGCTTACGTATCTTCATCCTGAGAACGATATGCACTTGCGAACAGAAAACTATTACTGTGAGCTAAATGATTCCTTTGAGATATCTCGATTTAATAAGATCGACACGAGTAAGTTCGATACATATGAACCTATGTGGGATTTCGTTGGCCTTGAGGATGCTCGTCTAATTGAATGGAACGGAAAACTATTTACATCCGGTGTTCGACGTGATACAACTACAAACGGTCAAGGAAGGATGGAACTCTGTGAAATTGAAGTACGTGATGATAGCGTAGTTGAGGTTTCAAGATGGAGAATTCATCCGCCAAAAGATAAGAACTCATATTGTGAAAAGAACTGGATGCCAGTTGCGGATCGTCCGTTTGAATATGTAAAGTGGTGTAACCCAGTCGAGGTTGTAAAAGTTGCGGAAACACCAACCGACGATAAAGTATTCGAGTCAAATTGGGTTGAGTCTGAAACGGTACACTTACAGGCATCTGGTAACTTTTTAAGTAAGGATCCTCGCGGTGGATCGCAGGTAATACCGGTAGGAGACAACTACCTAACACTTACTCACGATGTTGATCTATTTAAGAGCGAGGTTGGTCGAAAGGACGGTGTATATCGTCACCGCTTTATTCTATTCGATAAGGATTGGAATATCATTAAGTATTCAAAAGACTTCTCACTTATGAACGGCCATACCGAGTTTGCAGCTGGTATGTGTCATTATAAAGATAAGATACTTATTACATTTGGTTTCCAAGATAATGCTGCTTTTGTATTAGAAGTAAATCCAAAAACAATTGAAAAGATGTTAGGTTGAGAGGAAACAATATCATGAATAGAACTGACATTATACAAACTCTCATAAACCATGTAAAGGCAAAAAGCTATCTTGAGATAGGAATATCAGCCGGTGATAATTGGGAAAAAATACGTTGCGAAAACAAAGTAAGTGTTGATCCAGAACCACTTGCGAAGGCAGATATTGTTTTAACATCAGACGAATTCTTTAAACAAAATAAAGAAACGTTTGATGTTATATTCGTAGATGGTCTTCACCACGCAGACCAAGTATATCGCGACATCACAAATGCTCTCGATGTTTTAAACGAAGGTGGTTACATCGTATGTCACGATATGAACCCTTTAAAGAAAGAACATCAGGTTATACCTTTTAACGGTGGCACCTGGAACGGCGACTGTTGGAAAGCGTTTGTTGAATTGAGAAAGGATCGTGAAGATCTTGAAATGTACACAGTGGATACAGATCATGGCTGTGGTGTTATTCGTAGAGGTACACAAAAAACCATTGACATTCAATATCCAATGGATAAATTAGAGTTTGAAGACTTTAACGAAAATAGAGCTGAATGGTTAAATCTTATTAATCCTGAAAAGTTTAGAAAAATGTTTGGTCTTAATGATCTAAAAACTCTAGTTAAAACATATATCATGGATCCAAACAACCCAGAGAATAACTGGGCATTGGCTCTACGATATGATGGTTTAGGTCAACTTGCGTCTGCTGTTTCATTTTACATCCGAACGGCTGAAAGAACTGATGACGATCTACTTAAATATGAATGTCTTATTCGTGCTGCGATGTGTTTTGAGAAACAAGGTACGCGCAGATTTACAGTAAAGGGTATCATACAACACGCGATCGCAACTCAGCCTCATCGCCCAGAAGGATACTATCTACTCAGCCGGTTCTACGAGAATGACCCTGGAGACGGTAAATGGTTTGACTCGTATACCACCGCATCGATTGGCTACTCCTTTGCAGACGACGTTCTAGAGCCTCTCAGGACAGAAGTGGATTATCCTGGTAAACACGCGCTGCTGTTCCAAAAAGCTCATACTGCCTGGTGGTGTGGACTTGGTGAAGATTGCAGAAGTATACTAATGGATCTTTACACAAACTATGATCTGAAAGAAGAGTATCGCAATGCCGTATATGAAAACTTGTCAAGATTAGGTGCATTCCAATCAAAGAGCCTTACACTATATACAAAAGACAAACATAACGAGCTTGCAAACCAATTTGGTGGTTCTGAAAACATCGAACAGAACTATTCGGAAGCGTATCAAGATATGTTTGTCCTTACTCTATTCGGTGGTAAAAAGAATGGCAGTTATGTTGAAATTGGATCTGGACATCCGACGTATGGAAACAACACGTACCTCTTGGAAAAAGACTACGGATGGAATGGAGTATCCCTTGATATTAGTGAACAGTTCGTTGCTCAGCATAATCAAGAAAGAAAACATACCTGTCTTCTCAAAGATGCAACTACGGTGAATTATGAGCCGTTCCTCAGTGGTCTTGGTTTTGGCAAGGATATCGACTACCTTCAGATCGACTGCGATCCACCTGAAATAAGTTATAAGGTTCTACTTTCAATTCCATTTGATACAAGACGATTTGGTGTAATTACATTTGAGCACGACCATTATGCAGATCCAAACGGTGGTTATCGTGAAAAGGCTCGTAAGTACCTTGCAGCCTACGGTTATCAGTTGGTCGCAGGTAACATATCACCGGATAAAGATAGACCATACGAAGACTGGTACGTACACCCCGACATTATAAATATCGATATGTTTGGAGCCTTAAAGAATACTGGTGATTCTACAAAAATGGCTGAAGATTATATGATGGGCAGAACTACACGTGACAAAGCAAAAGCAGCTTAAAAACTTTCCAACAGTATACTATCTTTCTTTAAAAGATTCCTTAGAGCGGCAGCGTGACCTCGAGTCGCAGCTGTCCTCGAGAGGAGTATCCTATCAGATGGTGGAAGGATATGATGGAAGAACCGTTGATATTCGAGACCAATTGAACATAACCGGTCCACACCTAAACCCAGAAGGTATTTCATCGGAAGTACTCTCGGTTGCCGTTTCACATTTACATATGATATATCGTTGGTATACAGAGACCGATGAAGAGATTGGTTTCTTTTGTGAGGACGATATTAATTTTTCTCTTGTAGATCATTGGAACTTTGACATTGATGAATTTGTAGAGCGTTTGCCAAACGACTGGCAAGTTATGCAGATGTCACTTATTAAGGAAGATCCTGTTAATTACAGTGACATGAGAATAAGAAGAAAGCGATGGAACGATTGGTCCTGTTGCGCGTATATGATGCGCCGAGAATATGCAAAGGAAATACTCGACGATTTTTACGACGAGGAAACGAATACATATAACCTCAAGATCAAGGAAACAAAACATTTTCCTTTGCCTGAGAACGTAATCTATCCTTATAACTATAAAAGATGTTATGTGTTTCCGTTCTTTACAGAGAACAGAGTACACGACTCGACATTAATTAGACAAGACAATAAAGACAGCATAGATACCATTCAGGACCAGAGCAGCAAGTTTATAACTGATTGGTGGCAAGAAAATGGAAAAGATATTAATATAAAGGAGTTGGTGAATATGGTAGATAAAATTCCAGTCATAGGAGCGCCGGTTGTAAATAGTACATATTGGATCTCAAGACTTATTATGAGCGTTGATTATCCGGTTGAAAACTTCGTGATCATTAACAACAACGGTCGTGGGGAACTCGATGAGGAGCTCGATCGCTTAGTTAAGATAGATCACAAGTTCATTGATAACATCAAGGTAGTACATATGCCGGCTAACGTTGGCTGCGCAGGAGCTTGGAACCTTATTATTAAATGTTACATGTTGGCGCCGTATTGGATTATCGCAAACGATGACGTTGCATTCGGTCCTGGGTTGTTGGCTGAGATGGTTGAGAGAGTAAACGGTGACCCGGTCGTAGGTATGATACATCCGAACGCAGGAGACTTTGGAGTTGGCGCATGGGATCTATTCCTTATTCGTGAGAACGTTGTCAAGGTATTTGGATTGTTCGATGAGAATACATATCCTGCATACTGTGAAGATGCCGACTACATTATGAGAATGTCACACCGTCCTATTCGAAAGATCGTTGGTCTAGAGAATAAATATATGCATGGACATGGTGATAGTACAATGTACTATGAGACCGGTAGCCAGACAGAAAAGAATGAAGAAGGTCTTAAAGAAAAACTGGATCATTCGAATAATTTAAATATCGAGTATCTTACACGCAAGTGGGGCGTAGGTTGGAGAAAGTTATCTCCGAATAAAGAAGTATTTGAAGGAGAAGAAACTCCTATCTCAACTACTACGTACGATTTAGATTTTGTTAGACAAAAACATTTAGGTTTCTAATATGAAAAATTGGATTATACAAGAAGAAGAACATTTTCATGAAGAGGTGGTTGAAGAAGCCGTTCAGCCGCAAGAAGATGAGATTGTTCACGAGGAAGAACAGAATCCGGTATATATGATAAACCCGGATCTTCAGGCAAACAAAAGAGCGTTTGTAGTTGATAACTTTTACGCGGATCCTTATGCAATGCGTGACTATGCATTGCAGCAGGAATACTTTGATGATCCTGGTTATATCGGAAGAAGAACGAGAACGCAGCACCTGTTTCCTGGTCTTAAAGAAACTTTCGAGAGCATCATCGGCGAAAGGATTAGCGAGTGGGAAACCTATGGAATGAACGGTAGGTTTCAACACAACTTTGCTGGCGAAAAGTTAGTATATCACTGTGACCAACAGAAGTGGGCAGCTATGATATATCTAACACCAGATGCTCCACCTCAGACTGGTACGAGTACTTATGTGCACCGAGAAACAAAAGTACACCATAACTCTCAGATCAATTGGGAAGACGGCACAGGCGCAAAGGTATTTCCTGGAAAAACGTTCCTTGATAAGACTCCATTTGATACTGTTGACTCATTTGGGAATATCTTTAATCGTTTGGTTATATTCGAAGGTGGATCAATTCACGCTGCTTCAGAGTACTTTGGTAGCGATATACACGACTGTAGATTATGGCAAATGTTCTTTTTCGATGGGGAAGAATCAAGAATACATTTAGGAGATTGATAATGAAAGTTGTTTTAGTTTCTGGCGGATTTGACCCAATTCATTCTGGTCATATTGCATACTTTAACGAGGCAAAGAAGCTGGGTGATATCCTAGTCGTAGGTGTAAACAGTAACGAATGGTTGACTCGCAAGAAGGGTCAGCCGTTCATGGATATAAACGAAAGGGTTGAGATCGTAAAGAACCTTTCGGTAGTCGATACGGTTATGGTTTTTGACGATAGTGACGGTGGCGCAAGTCAGGCAATTCGTAACTGTTTAGTTATGTATCCGGACTCTGAGATCATCTTTGCAAACGGTGGAGACAGAACAGATGATAATATTCCAGAGATGAAGATCGACGATCCAAGATTATCTTTTGTATTTGGAGTAGGCGGAGTTCACAAGATGAACTCCAGCAGTAAGATACTTACCGAATGGAAAACTCCAAAAACAGAAAGGAAATGGGGATACTATCGTGTACTTCATTCAGACGGTCCTTCCACAAAAGCAAAGGAACTCGTTGTTTCTCCAGGTAAGTCTTTGAGTCTTCAGAGACACGAGTCACGTAGTGAATATTGGCTCGTAAGTTACGGAGTTGCGACAGTTAATCATGGAAATGATCTTGATAATATTCAAACTTCAATACTTGAAAAGCACGATGAGATTGATATTCCTGTAGGTACTTGGCACCAGCTTATAAATAATACAGATGATGAAGTACGGATCGTAGAGATCCAGTACGGAACAAATTGTATTGAAGAGGATATCGAGCGCGTCTAGATACCATAGCTCCCAGAATTGATAATTCTATTATACTCATTGTTGAAGAAATGTCAATGGAAAAGTAGTGCAGTCTTGAATTTAGTTTATTCTAATACCACAACTCCCAGAATTAATAATTCTATTATATCTACAAATTACATAATGTCAATAGAAAAAATCACAATAGCTCTCTTTTTATAAATAGAAACAAAAATAGGGTAAACTTACATGGCATTACCAGCATCGAGATCAGAGTTCAAAGATTACATTCTTCGTAAAATAGGTGCGCCAGTCATTGAAATCAATGTCTCTGACGAACAAGTCGAGGATAGAATTGACGAGGCTATCTCCTTTTGGAGAGACTACCACTACGATGGTAGTCAGATGGTGTATCTCAAGCACGAGCTAACTCAAGAAGAGATAGATCAGGGTTATATTGAGATCCCTGAGAATATGCTAGGTGTTACTCGCATATTTGATCTCAGTTCATCGATATCTACAGGTACCGGTTTCTTCAACGTTCAGTATCAATTCGTTTTGAATAATATTGACGATATCACCGGATATAACATACAGCACTACTACATGTCAATGTCTCACCTACAGTTTCTTCAGGAGATCCTTGTAGGCAAACAACTCGTTCGCTATAACCGCCACGTAAATCGTTTGTATATCGACGGCAAGAGGACTGTGATGACGCCAGGATCCTTTATCATCGTTGAAGGATATGATATCATAAGTGGTGAAACATACTCAGATGTTTGGCAGGACCGTTTCCTTCAGAACTATGCGTCCGCTCTTATAAGAGAACAGTGGGGACTAAACCTAACTAAGTTTACGAATATGCAACTCGTAGGTGGAGTTCAGTTCAATGGAGAACAGATCCTCAGCGAAGCGAAGACGGATCGAAAAGAGATGGAAGAAAATGCCATCAACTCGCTGCAACCCTTGACCTATAACTTCGTGGGTTAATATGGCAACGAACGTATTCTTTAATAATTATAATTATTCTAACGAACAGACTCTCATCGATGACCTGGTGATTGAGTCCATTCGCATGTATGGGATAGACACATACTACCTTACACGTAGCCTCCAGGCCGTCGATAACATTCTTAACGAGGACGATCTCTCTATCTTTGACACTGCGTATGAGATGGAAATGTACGTTAAGAGTGTTGATGGTTTCCAAGGAGAAGGCGACTTCCTGAGCAGGTTTGGTCTACAGATTCGAGATCAAGTTACATTTACCGTTGCTATAAGAACGTTTGAAAAGAACGTAACGAACATAGATCCAAGTATACTAAGACCCAAGGAAGGCGAGCTCGTATACTTCCCAATGGTAAACAAGTTTTTTAAAGTTACTCACGTTGAACACGAGAGTGTATTCTATCAGAGTGGTGCCCTTCAAGTATTTGATCTTCAGTGTGAACTGTTTGAATACTCTAACGAAAGGTTCCAGACGGGGATCGTCGATATCGATGAGTTCTTTGACGATATCAACACTACTTCGGTTACTTCCCTCGAGACTCTCAAGACAAAAGATCCTATTGCGAACAATATCGATTTTGAAGAAGAGGGTGATGATATAATAGACTTCACCGAGATAGATCCGTTCAGCGAAGCAATTACAAACCCAACAAATACTGGATAAGAGATATGGTATATAAAATTCAAGGTACAGAAGTTGTAGACTCATCTGGTAATATTGTACCGGGAGACAAGACTAAATTTGTTATAAACCAAAGTTTAAACATAACCACAGGCCCAGAAAATGGCCAAGGATCGACTAGTGGATACACTTCAGGCGGAGACGCACCGCCAGACTCAACAGCAATCGATAAGTTTCCTTTTGCTTCTGATGCGAATGCAACTAACGTGGGTGACTTAACTCAAGCAAGGGATCACCCTGCTGGTCAATCGAGTACTGAGAACGGTTATACATCAGGTGGGGCCCCATCAAATAAGGATACTATTGACAAGTTTCCTTTTGCTTCCGATGGCAATGCCACTGATGTTGGTGACCTAACCGACCCCAGAGCAAGGGTCTCAGGCCAATCAAGTACCGAAAGCGGTTACACCACCGGCGGTGACACCCCAACGTCAACTATAATTGACAAGTTTCCTTTTGCAGCGGATGCTAATGCCACTGATGTTGGTGATCTAACCCAGTCCAGGAATTCTGCCACCGGGCAATCGAGCACCGAAAGCGGTTATACTTCAGGCGGTTTCACACCGCCCTCTAGGAATACAATTGATAAGTTTCCATTCGCGTCTGATGCAAATGCAACTGATGTCGGTGACTTAACTCAAGCGAGGGATGGGCCAGCCGGCCAATCAAGCACCGTATCTGGATATACTTCAGGCGGTAACGCACCACCCCTTGTAAATACAATCGATAAATTTCCTTTTGCTTCTGACGCAAATGCAACGGATGTCGGTGACTTAACTGAAACTAAAGAAGATGTTGCAGGGCAGTCTAGTACTGCGAGTGGATACACCTCGGGTGGCTCAACTCCACCGCGATCCAATGTTATTGAAAAATTTCCTTTTGCGTCTGATGTGAATGCAACTGATGTCGGTGACTTAACCCAGGCACGCGGCGCGCCAGCCGGCCAGCAGGTATAACATGGCATTTGTAAATCACTTTTATAATTCGAGCACAAGAAAATACGTTGCTCTATTCGGTACTCTCTTTAATAAGATTCGAATCACTCGTAATGAGAGTAATGGTGCTGAAGCTCAGAGTATGATAGTACCTATTGCCTACGGCCCGTTTCAAAAGTTTCTTGCTAAGATTACACAGGATCCAAACTTAAGTAATCCTTCCGCGATCACTCTACCAAGAATGTCTTTTGAAATGACTTCGATGGCATACGATGGAACGAGAAAGATTGCGTCAAAACAGAGAATGTTTAAGACGAGTCCAGAAGGAGAGGACAAGAGATTCTATACTTGGTCCGGAGCTCCATATAACGTGGACTTTTCTCTATATATTATGACCAAGTATTCCGAGGACGCAACAAAGATATTCGAACAGATCATTCCGTTCTTTAAACCCGAATGGACATCGACAGTTAAACTTATCGACGATCTCGAACCAATCGATATTCCTCTTATACTCAACGGTATTACGAACGAAGAGTTATACGAAGGAGCATTCACAGAAAGAAGAGCAGTTCTGTGGACTCTTAACTTTACGATGAAGTGTTGGTACTTCGGGCCTGAGAAGGATAACAAGGTAATTAAGTTCGTTGATACCGACGTGTTTGATACCACAAACGATACTCCTGGCGACCCTGTGGATCCTATAAGAGGCATTAATACATTCCCAGGTCTAACCGCCAATGGAACTCCAACTACCGATCCAGACGAGTCCATTCCCTTTAGCGACGTTGAGTATGACGATGACTGGTCGCCGATTGGGGTTGTTACTGAAAATCCAGAGGATTAGATATAATGAGTGATGATGATAAAATTGCAAAAGTATTAGGTGTAAGACCATTGGCAGAAGCAAAATCAGAAAACTTACCAGAGATAGTCGAGGAAGAGTCACATGAAGTTGTTGTGGCCTCTACCGAAGAAGACGATACGATAAACGATATCGAGCAGGCTCGTGGTAATATTAAAAATATTATAGAGCAGGGAGACGATGCCCTTAGCGAAATGATAGAACTGGCTAAACAGTCGGAGTCCCCTCGTGCATTTGAGGTTGCATCTACTCTTATGAAGACTCTTCTTGATGCAAACAAAGACTTTGTTGAGATGTCAACGAAAAAGAAGTACGCGAAGGAAGAGGCAAATGGTCCGAAGGAAGCCGCTCAGACTAACGTAACGAACAACAACCTTATATTGTCGACTGCCGATCTATTAAAAATGATCAAGGATGGCGACAGTGGCTGATGGTTACCTAGGAAACTCTCATCTTAAAAAGACCGGCGAACAGATAGAATGGACTCCGGATCTTATTAAAGAATACCTCAAGTGTGCAGAGGATCCTGTATATTTTTCGAGGACCTACATTAAGATCGTTCACGTCGATAAGGGCCTCGTCCCATTTGAAATGTATGATTACCAAAAAGAGATCGTAGAAAAAATTACCGACCATAGAAGGCTCGCGGTTCTTACTGCAAGACAGTCCGGTAAGACCACGACTGCGGTTGCTGTCATTTTACATTATATACTCTTCAGTGAACATAAAACTGTTGCTATCCTTGCGAACAAAGGTGACGCTGCAAGGGAGGTTCTATCAAGAGTTAAACTTGCGTACGAGGCTCTACCTAAGTGGCTGCAGCAGGGTATTACAGAATGGAATAAGGGTAATATCGAACTCGAAAACGGATGTAAGATTCTCGCTGGCACGACATCATCGAGCGCAATTCGTGGTAAGTCTATTAACTTTCTATACCTCGACGAGGTCGCGTTCATCGAAGGCTTCGACGAATTCTTTGCATCGGTATATCCTACGATTTCGTCCGGTGAGTCTACAAAGCTTCTCATGACCTCTACACCAAATGGATTAAACCATTTTTGGAAGACGTGTAAGGGTGCCAAGGAAGGTACGAACGGATATGAATACGTTGAGGTTATGTGGGATGACGTACCAGGCCGGGATGAAAAGTGGAAGCAAGAAACTCTCGAGGCATTGGATCACGACGAAGAAAAGTTCAACCAAGAATTCTGTTGTCAGTTCCTTGGTAGTTCCGGTACTCTCATAAGTAGTGCAAAGCTCAAACAGCTTGCCTATGATAAACCGATGTATGAAAAGGATGGGATGTGCCAGTACGAAAAGCCGCAGCAGGATAGAATATATACAATGATCGTCGACGTGTCAAGGGGAAAAGGCCTTGACTACTCGACCTTTAACATAATTGATATAACAGAAATGCCGTACCGTCAGGTGTGTACATTCCGAGATAATTACATAGGACCAGTAGATTTTGCTTCAATTATATTTAGAGCAGGTAAAGCATATAATGAAGCTTTTGCTCTTATTGAAATCAACGATATCGGCGAACAGGTTTCTGATACTCTTGTTATGGACTTTGGTTACGAAAACGTATTATATACTGAAAGCGCAGGTAGAAGTGGTAAAAGAATCTCAAATGGTTTCGGTAAGATATCCGATAACGGCATAAGAACGACAAAATCAGTTAAGTCTATTGGTTGCTCTATGCTAAAGATGCTTATAGAACAAGATCAACTTATCCTTGTTGATTTTAATACGATACAAGAGATCTCAAGGTTCTCGAAGAAAGGTAGCTCATACGAAGCTGAGTCCGGTCACCATGACGATCTCGTCATGAACCTCGTACTTTTTGCTTGGTTGACGGACCAAAACTTTTTTAAAGAAATAACAGACATAAATACACTGCACAGATTGAGAGAAAGATCCGAAGAGCAGATACAAGATGACTTATTGCCCTTTGGATTTATTGATTCCGGAGAAGATATGGAACAGCAAGGAGGATGGAGGCCTATATCGGAGAGTCAAGGATGGATGATGTAAAATCAGGTTTTTATAAATAGACAGGAATAAAGTGAAAACAAGTGTCAAATAATCTTACACAAAGGAGAAAAATATGACTTTTTCTGTAAGTCCATCCGTAATCGTTAGGGAAGTCGATGCATCGGCAGTAATTCCAGCCATCGGAACTCCACCTGCTGCGATTGCTGGTGTTTTTCGTTGGGGTCCAACTAACGAGCGTATTCTAGTTTCTTCAGAAGAAGAGCTAGCAAGCCGTTTTGGTAGGCCGTATGCAAATACGACTTGGCAGAACTATGAAACATTCTTTAGCGCTGCAGACTTTTTGTCGTATTCAAATGCGTTGTATGTAACACGAGTTGTCGGTGATACTGCAGCCGCTGCTGATGGTACATATTTTCAAGCAAAATATCCAGGCGAATTAGGAAACAGCATTGAGGTTGCAATCACGTCTTCTTCCTCATACGAAGAAACAATCGCTGCCGTTGGCGATCTAACAGGTACCGTAACGTTTAATTCAACTACACTAGCGATTTCTGGTTTAGCTTCAGATATCGGCGATCTTCAGGAAAACGATATCATTAGAATCGGAAACGACTCTGGCGGTTATCAGGAACTTATTGTTGATACATTCACAGATGACGCATCAAACACAGCTCCATTTGATTACACAATAACTACAAAGAACAGATTTACTCTTGCTGAAACAGATCTTTCTGAACTGAGCATAGAAAGAAAATGGGGATACGCAAACATTGCGCAGGCTGCCCCTTCAACGGCAAACAATATTCACATTGCCGTGATTGATAAAGGTGGTGAAATTACAGGTACTGCTGGTACTGTTCTTGAACTATATGAAAATCTATCAATCAACCCAGCGGCTAAGCTTCCTGATGGTACGAACAACTACTATGGTACTGTTTTGGAAAATTCTTCTGCTTGGATCGAACAGATCACTGGTACTACGATTAACACGGCGATTACAATCCCTGTATACGATCGTATGGCAGACGGTGCAGACGGCGACGGTGAGGCTGGTATCGCGTTTGGAAAGATCGCGGCTGGTTACGATCTGTATAAAGATTCTAACGAAGTTGATATTTCCGCTATCATTTGCGGTAAATCTTCAAGTGCTAACCTTCCAAACTACGTGGTAGCGAATATTGCAGAAGACAGAAAAGACTGCGTCGTTTACTTCTCTCCACCACTTGCTGCGGCGGTTACACCGGCAAATCCAGCAACTAAAACGACTGACATCATTGCGTTTAGAAACCAAGTACAATCGTCCTCGTACTGGTTCATGGATACCGGTTATAAATATCGCTACGATAAGTATAACGACGTATATCGTTGGGTACCACTTAACGGTGATATCGCAGGTCTTTCTGCAAGAGTTGAGCCGTGGGTATCGCCAGCTGGTTTCAAAAGAGGTATCATTAAGAACGTTGTTAAACTCGCGTTTAACCCAAATAAAGCTCAGCGAGATCAACTATACGGCGCTGATGTCAACCCGGTTATCTCGCAGGTTGGACAAGGTGTATTGCTCTTCGGTGATAAAACCGGTCTAGGTACGGCAACAGGAAGCGCGTTTACTCGCATCAACGTTCGTCGTCTCTTCATCACGGTTGAGAAAGCAATCTCTACAGTGTCGGCCTCGTTCCTCTTCGACTTTAACGACGAGTTTACACAAACCCAGTTTAAAAACTTGGTGGAACCATTCCTTCGTGATATCCAAGGAAAGCGTGGTATTATCGACTTTAGAGTTGTATCTGACTCTACCGTAAATACTCCAGACGTTGTTGATAGAAACTTGTTCAGAGGCAATATCTTTATTAAGCCTGCGCGTTCAATCAACATCATCGAGCTAACGTTCGTTGCTACAAGAACCGGCGTTGAATTCGATGAAATCGTTGGTCAGCCACTCTAATAAATAAAAGAAAAGGAGATAATCATGGCGTTCAATATCAACGAATTTAAGTCACAATTAGTAGGGGGTGGTGCAAGACCCACCCTCTTCCAAGTACAAATTACAAACCCAGTAACGGGTGTAGCTGATCTAAAAGTGCCATTCATGGTTAAAACAGCTGCACTTCCTGCTTCAACTCTCGGCTCATACGTAGTTCCATACTTCGGTCGACAGGTTAAATATGCAGGAGACAGAACATTTGAAGATTGGCCGGTTACAATCATCAATGACGAAGACTTCCTAGTTCGCAACGCGATGGAAACATGGTCAAATGCAATAAATACTCATGATTCTAACGCAAGATCTTTACCGCAGGATTATAAATCAAACGCGATTGTAACACAGTTTGGTAAAGACGGTAGTCTTCTAAGAACATACGTATTTGAAGGTATATATCCAGTCAGTGTCGACGCTATACCTCTTTCATGGGAATCCACAGATGTTATCGAAGAATTTGGAGTTACATTCCAATACGATCTATGGAGAGTTGAAGGAACTACCGGCACTTCTACTACTTAATTTATAGGATGATTAATTAATGCGAATTTTTGGCTTCGAGGTAAAAAGAGACGTTGATGGCGCTGAAGAAGAAACCGCAGTTTCTTTTGTAGCACCAAATAATGAAGAAGGCGCAATTACCATAGGAAACTCTCTTGGGGGATCCTATGGTATTTCTATTAATATGGATGGTGATGCCAAGTCCGAAGGGGAATTGGTAACTCGCTATCGTGGAATGATGTTACAGCCAGAAATTTCTCAGGCTGTAGACGAAGTGATTAACGAAGCCATAAACATTGACTCTCATGAAAACGCGGTAGAAGTTGTTCTTGACGATACAGATCTACCCGATAAAGTAAAGGACAGGATATCAGAAGAGTTCGAAGAAGTTCTTCGTCTTCTTGATTTTTCTAACTTTGGTTACGATATATTTCAAAAATTCTATGTTGATGGTCGATTGAACTATCACATCATTATTGATAACGAAAATTTGAGGGAAGGAATACAAGAAGTTCGTTATATCGATCCGCGCAAACTTCGTCTTATTAAAGAGATGGATGAAAAGCAAAAGGATCCACACTCAGGCATTCCTCTCAAGAAAGTAAAGAAGGAATACTACCTTTACTCCGACTCTGGGTTTGGATCAAAGTCTATAAACAATACGAGCACAGCGACGGGCCAAGCGGTACAAGGTTTTCGGATAGCAAAGGACTCAGTAGCCAGGATTACGTCTGGTTATATGAATGAGAACAATTCCCTAGTCCTTTCATACCTGCATCCCGCCATTAAGCCACTCAACCAGCTTCGTATGTTGGAAGATGCTACGGTTATCTATACGATCACGAGAGCTCCGGAAAGAAGAATATTCTATATCGATGTAGGACAGCTTCCTAAGGCAAAGGCCGAGCAGTATCTACACGATATGATGACTCGCCATAAGAACAAACTACAGTACGACTCCGACAGCGGTGATATTACAGACGGTCGCAAGTTCATGACCATGACTGAAGATTTTTGGTTCCCACGTAGAGGCGGAGAACGTTCGACAGAAGTTGACATTCTCGCTGGTGGTAATGCTGCAGCTTTGAGTGGAGACGAGAACCTAACGTACTTCCAAAGAAAACTGTATAAATCTCTAAAGGTTCCGATCTCAAGACTCGAACCAGAAAACATGTATTCCTTTGGCCGAGTTTCAGAAATGACTCGTGACGAATTGAAGTTTAGTAAGTTTATTCGTAGAATGAGAAATCGTTTCTCGGGCATATTCGATACTCTTCTTGAAAAGCAACTCATACTAAAGGGCGTGGTTGATCCAGAAGAATGGGCCGACATTAAAAACAAGATACGTTATGACTTTATGAAGGATAACTATTTTGAAGAACTGAAACAGTCCGAGATCCTAAGAGAAAAAGTAACTACTCTAAGAGATATGGAAGAACAGGTTGGTAAGTACTATTCAAGACAGTGGATTACCAAGAACGTTCTGTTTATGACCGACGACGAAATGCGCGAAATGGATAAGCAGATCAAACAAGAAAGAGCAGCCGGACTATACGATGACGGCGTGCCAATGGATATGGATATGGGTTCCGAGGACGATCAAGATCAAGAGACTCCAGATAGCAATAACGATGATGAAACTGAAATCGATGCTGAAGAATCACTGAAAGTTATAAATAAAACAAAATCATTTAAAAGAGGGAATCAAAAATGAAAACCTTTAAAACTTTAGTATCTGAAGTTGCCGAGCCAAAGGCAGGCGACGAAAAGGCATTTAAAGATAAACACATTGTAACTAAAGTAGGTCATCCTGTTGCTTTGGACCATCAATTCACTGGCGAAATTCCAGGAACTTCTAAGTCCAAGCGTAGAGCGGATCTTGAAGCAGGCGAAGATGAAAAGGTATACGAAGCGATGGATCCTGTCAATCCAAAAGCTGTTAAAAAGAAATTTGACGACCGTAAAGATAAAGACATCGACAACGATGGCGATGTAGATAGTTCTGATGAATATCTTCACAAGCGTCGTAAAGCTATTTCTAAAGCAATGAAAAAAGAAGGTAATGCGTTTACGAAAGCTCTATTTGCTGCTCGTGAAGCAGGTGACAAAACTTTCATTGTGGCAGGAAAGACGTATAACTGCGAAGATTATGACGACGAAGGAAACATAGCAGAAGCTCCACAGCCTAAGTGGAAGGTTGCGATTGGCAAGAAACATTATACTGTAATTGCTCGTAATACCGCAGAAGCAGACAGAAAAGCAAAAATGCTTGCAAAGAAAGATGGCAACAGTGGATTGCCGGGCGAGATTAAAAGAATGAATGAAGACGCATGGGAAGAAATTCCGATGATGATGAACTCTTTGCGTTCTATGTCTCACAATATATCCGGCATCTCGCGTTATCTTCAAACAACTCAGGATCCTGAAGAATGGTTCCAGAATAAACTTGCCGGCGTTGCCAAAGAATTGCAGACGCTGTATTCTTATGCAACCGCAGAGGTAATGTCAATGGGTGAAGAAACGGATCTTGAGGAAGCAAAGAAGCCGATTTCCAGAAAAACAATAAATAGGGCATTGCAGGGAATGAAGGTCCAACCTAAAGACAAGGTTTCTGTAAAGAAAGCCCCTTGGGATAAAAAAGAAGAAGCCGACCAAATTGATGAAGCTGTTAAATTTAAAGCTGGTATGATAAAGTTAAAAGACGGTTCTTCTATGATTATTAAAAAGCAAGATGCCGATCTTCTAACGCAAATGTTTAAAGATCTTTCTCCAGCTAACCGCAAGAAGATGGAAAAGGTTGCGATGGAAGACAAAGCTGGGTTTGAAGAGATCCTTGGTTTTGCAAGAGAAGCTCTATAAAGATGGCTTGGGTTACTGTTCCGGGGTCAAATAACATTTGGCAATATGATAATGCCGCAACAGCGGCTGACACATATTCGGATGCAAATGGGACTACATCTGGTGGGATAAGATCTTTTACTCCGCCTGGTGGAAATACACAGTATACCTACGTCAAATGTAGAAAAACAGGTGAGACTCAGGAACGCGGTGAGCTGTCAAAAAACTACTACGACGCCAGAGTATAAATATAATGTATTACAAATATAAACGAGGAGTATATACATGAAGTTAATTACCGAAGTATTCAACGAAGATTGCGCGGTTGTAACAGAATCGGCTGAGAACGGCAAGAAGAATTACTTCATCGAGGGTATCTTCATGCAAGGCGACATTAAAAATCGCAACGGCCGTGTATACCCTTCGCAAATTCTTGAAAAGGAAATGGGCAGGTACCAAAAGACCTTTATCGATACGAATAGAGCTCTTGGCGAACTAGGCCACCCAGACGGCCCACAGATCAATGGTGATAGAGTTTCTCATCTTATCACTGAAATGAGAAGAGATGGTACAAACTTTATTGGAAAAGCAAAGATTCTTTCTACTCCAATGGGTGAGATCGTTAAAACCTTTGTAGACGAAGGGGTGAGAGTTGGTGTTTCGACACGCGGTCTTGGTTCGGTGAAACCTACTAAGGATGGTATTATGGAAGTTCAAGACGACTTTCATTTGGCAACTGTAGATATTGTAACGGATCCTTCTGGACCCGATTGTTTTGTAAACGGTATTATGGAAAATACTGAATACTACTATGATATCGCGGCAGGAACTTGGAGACAACACGCCGTTGAGCAGGTTGTTGAAGAAATAGTTCAAGAAGTGAAAAGGGAATATAAAACAACAACTAGAGTGATTGGTGAGTCTCACGCAGCAAAACTCTTTGAAAAATTCCTTACTTCTCTGAAAAATTAAATATTATAAATATGGATATGATAACACGAATCCAAATAAGAGGAGAGTAAATATGTCAGAATTAGAAGAAAAATTCGTTGCTGACGACGGTGTTTCCGAGGTTCCTGAACCAACGGCGCCAGAGGGCGGTGAAGCGAAAAAGAAAAAGGCTGATCTTAAAAAGAAAGTAGATCCTAAAGCTGATACTGTAGAAACACCACCAATGGCTGAAGAAACTGATGAAGTTGACGCAGACGAAGTTGTTGAAGTTGCAGAAGAAGCTGAAGAAGTAGAGGAAGTTATTTCCGTTGAGGAATCAATCGCTTCTATGTTCGAAGGTGCTGACCTTTCTGAAGAGTTCAAATCAAAGGTATCCTTGGTATTTGAAACTGCTGTTAGAGAAGCAACAGACACAAGAGTCAACGAAGCAGTTGCAACTCTTGAAGAAGAATTTGATAATCGCTTGGTTGAGACTGTTAACGAAGCTATTGAAGAAATTACCGAAAACCTAGACTCATATCTCGACTATGTCGTTGAGCAGTGGATGGAAGAAAACAAGGTTGCTGTAGAATCTGGCGTTAAAGTAGAAATGGCAGAATCTCTAATGGACGGCCTAAGAGATATCTTCTCTTCGCATAACATCGATATCGACGAAGAAACGGTTGATGTTGTCGCTGGTTTGGAAGAACAAGTTGGTGAGCTTCAGGAACAAACGAATGAAGCAATCAACGAAAATATTTCCCTTGCAAAGGAAATAGCTGCACTCAAAGCTGAAAAGGTTTTTGATACAATTTCAGAAGGACTTACTGTCTCTCAGAAAGAAAGATTGAAATCTTTGTCAGAAAAGCTTGACAACGAAGACTTAGAAGCTTACGAGTCAGACCTTGGTACTCTCAAGGAATCGTTCTTTAAAACTAAGAAGACACAGGTAATAAGCGAAGAAACAGAAGAAGAAGTTCTTACAGAAGAAACTGAAACAAGAAAACCAGTTTCCCAGTATGCTTCGGTTTCTGCGATCGTTGAAGCGATTAACAGCAAATCCAAGTGAAAATAAAAAAATTATAAATACAACTATAATTAAAAACAACAAGAATAGGAGAGACAAAAATGAGTCAATCTAGCAGAACTTTAGTCGAAAAGTGGGGTCCTCTTCTTGAGCATTCTTCTTTCGCAGAAATCAAGGACGAGCACAGAAAAGCAGTTACTGCTACTCTCCTTGAGAACACAGAAAAGGCGCTCGTAGAAAGCGGTGACCAGTCAATCAACATGACTTCACTTCTACAAGAAGCTCCAACTAACGCTGCCGGTACAGGCGGTTTTGGTTCAGCTTCTGCAACGCCAACAGCAGGTTATGACCCAGTTCTAATCAGCTTGGTTCGTCGCTCAATGCCAAACCTAATGGCATACGACATTGCAGGCGTTCAGCCAATGACAGGCCCAACAGGCTTGATCTTCGCAATGCGTTCCAACTACAACGCAATGTCCGGTAACACAGCTGCTGAAGCATTCTATAACGAAGCTGATACAGACTTCTCTGGTACAGGCACAATGGCTGGTACAACCGGTGGTGCAGCAACTGCTAATACTGGTACAGGTATGGATACTGCTGCAGCTGAAGCACTCGGTGATGGCGACGGTACAAACTTTGCAGAGATGGCTCTTGCTATCGAAAAAGTTACTGTAGCTGCGAAAAGCCGCGCGTTGAAAGCGGAATACACAACTGAGCTCGCTCAGGATCTTCGCGCAGTCCACGGTCTCGATGCAGAAACAGAACTCGCGAACATTCTTCAGTCTGAGATCCTTGCGGAAATCAACCGCGAAGTTGTTCGTACGATCTATAACACAGCTGTAACAGGTGCTGCGGCAACTGCATCGGCCGGTGTATTCGATCTTGACGTTGACGCAAACGGTCGTTGGTCAGTTGAGAAGTTCAAAGGATTGATGTTCCAAGTTGAAATCGAAGCCAACGCGATTGCAAAAGCAACTCGTAGAGGTAAAGGTAACATCGTTATCTGTTCTTCCGATGTTGCATCAGCACTTCAGATGTCAGGTGTTCTCGATTATACGCCAGCTCTTAACAGCAACGCGCTAAACGTTGACGATACAGGCAACACATTCGCAGGTATCCTAAACGGTCGTTACAGAGTATACATCGATCCATATGCAGGTTCGAACTACATGGTCGTAGGTTATAAAGGTTCCAGCGCGTTTGACGCAGGCCTCTTCTACTGCCCATATGTTCCACTACAGATGTACCGTGCAGTTGGTGAGAACAGCTTCCAGCCAAAAATCGGGTTCAAAACTCGTTACGGTATGGTTGCAAACCCATTCGCATTCGGCTCAGCCCGCAGCGAAGGCGCTCTCACAGCGAACAGCAACGTATACTACAGAAGAGTTCGCGTCAGCAACTTGTTCTAATAAAAAAAGAAGAGGGGATAAAACCCCTCCTCTATCACTCGTTATTAATGAGTACCTGGGAGATCTTCGGATCTCCCTTTTTTATTTGTATTGCTTTAAGAACTCATACTTGTTCTGTATGTCCATATCAGGAATAGGATCCGCAGCCCAATGTAAAAGAGCTTGGCGCTGCTTTAAACGTTTATTTAGATCTCCATTTCCATTTTTACGAACCTGCGCAGAGTGGCGAGCAACAAACGATTTCCACCTTTTAATCTGATGTGTGTCTAGATCATCTATCCGGCGTCCCTGGTAGTAACGTAGATACCATTGGAACCAACCCATAGGATCCTCAGGAGTGATCCAGCCGTTCTCTTTCCATACAGAAAGAGGTTGAGATGCTCCTTCCATAAAAAGGTTCTTTTGTCTAATAATAGGAGTTCTGTTGAAATCTTTGTTCGTTGGCAGATAGTACTTACCATCAAAGATCCCGAGTTCCAACATTTCATACGGAGTAAAGGTTGGATTGAACTCCAAGTTATTAGTCATTACCTAATCCAAAACATGGCATGTGAATGGCTCGTACGCAGTAGTTACCGTACTGTTCTGGTCCCATGATAGCAAGGTTCATAAGTAAAGGCACGCCAAGCATAAAGAACGTAATTAGCAAGAAAGCCCAGCCAAGACCTTTTAGTGTACAATAGTATGTTTTATCGCTCATCTTTTTTCCTTTTCACCCCGGTATCATCATAGTACCAACTACGTTTATCTGGATCTAAACTTTCGATATCAAAGTCTGTATCCTCTTTTTCGCCCAAGAGAAGATACTTAAGCTGCTTCATCTCTTCTCTAAGAGATCTTACTTGTTCAAGAATATCATCATTATTCACGATCTTTCCTTTTATGCTGTTTTCTATAACGGATCTCTTCTGCAATTCGTGTGAACGGCCAAATTGAAATTTGCCATAATACCATAACTGCAAATATAAAACTTAATAAAATTTTATTCAGATACATTTTACAATTAGGTTTGTTTTTTACTGCTTACGCTTTTGCGCAGTTCACTACCTTCAAAGTTATCCATCTGCATAAACTTTTGAAGCACCGAGTTTGTTGGATCTAATCGAAATACCTCTTGTCCGAGCTGTTCAATCATATCGTAGTCAATTTGTGTCTTAAGGTGTTTACCCATATTGATTCTCCTTTACATATAATACAATACCATAAAAGTTGAGTGATGTCAACCATTTTAAGAAAAAAAAAAACAGAGGCAGTGTACCTCTGTTTTCTCAAAGTCTTGTTTATAAACTTACAGGTCTGATAGTAGATCTTTTAGTTTCTTTTTTGACTTGCCGCGTACCTTGGCATCCGCTGCTTGCGCGATTGCTTCTGGTGTTGCAACACCTACGACTACTACGCCAATCATGCCCATAGTTGCGTGCGGTGTACATACATACACATATACGCCTGGCTCCGTCATTGTGATAGTTACGTCTTTATTGAGTTTTGACTTGTCTGCCAACTCAACGCCATCAGGGCCATCAATAAACTCTACATTATGACCACGATCTGTTGCTAACCAAGTAACTTCTGCACCCGGTGCCACGGTGATTACATCTTCAGAGAATACCATCTTACGCTTACGGTCATCCGGATCTCTGTTCCACATTTCTAAAGTGTATTCTGCAGGCAACTCTGTTTCAGCAAAGGCTGGTGTGCAAAAGCCCAGTGTTAGTGCTGTTAGTACTGTTAATAGTCTCATCGTTTACCCTCCAATATAGATTTCGTTCTTTGGCCTGTACCAGTTTTTCTGGTGAAAGATCCTAGCTTTCAGATCCTCGATTTCTTGAACCTCAAACCCTACAGCACCCATTCTATGATGCTGTAGTAGTGTAAGGCCTTCTTCTATTAAGTTAATGTCATTAACATTAAGCTCAAACTGCGTATTTGGTTTCATAGTCTCATGCCCGTGTTGTCTGAGTCTTTAGGTTCTTTCACCCAAGCATACGCGATCATACCTGCCATAAAGCCATACACCATTACAAAGTATAAGGCAGTGGCGATCATGTCCTATTGCCTCGTAGAGCAAAGTACATGCCGCCTACCCAGAGTAAGACGTGAAAGTTATCATACAGCAATACGTATGTAAAACTCTCAGGCTCGCCTACCCAGATAACACCAGTCATGATACCAGTAATAACGATTCCAGAGAAACGTGTAATGAGATCACCCAACTCTTTAAATCGTTTAGTATAGTCCAAGAGACCACCGACAACAAGGCCAACTGCTCCACCGATTTCTCCTAGTACAACAAATGTCCATACTAAAAGAGTAAGCCCAAACGCTTCTGCCATACCAGCATCGATCGGCCATTTGTCAAAGCCCTGTTGCAAGAATACGACAATCAAAGGAATGCGAATAAGCCAATGACTCATGCAAAACTCTGGTATCTTGTTTACAAATTTCTTAATCATTGCCTAAAACTCCTACTTGCACTCCGGCCTGCCTCGTCTATCGCATTATGCCACAGTGCAGTTTCTAAATTGTTGATTCTGCTGTTAACGCTGCTGGTAGTAGTTGAACAAGAAGCACCGACAAGCAAAAAAGATGCAACGCAGATATATGTAAGATATTTATTCATTAGTCATGTTCTCCATTTTGTAATACTTTATTATCTACCAGTTACTTCTGGCAAATCTTTAGCCCAGGGGAAAGGTTTGAATTCCATTAATTTTTTACTCATGTTCTCCTCCAGGATCTTTAGAACTCAATTCAATTAGCTCTCCGTTGATCCACATAGTTTGGCGAGTGCGACTTACCGAGTGATATCCTGGGCGCAAGTTAAAATTTGGTTTTGCCTTCTCGGCTTGGCGAAACGTTACCGCCGTAATCACGACGCCACTGATAAACATCGCGTGTAGAAATGCACTTACTCCAAATGCAATATAGCTTCCGAGCATTGCGGCAAAAATTCCACTCCAGATAAAGGCAAGAACTTGAAATATCATATGAGCTACCATAGGATCAAAGTTCTTAAGAGGGGAATTTTCGATCGTCATGACAGTATTCCACATTTCCCTCGGCATTGCGCTAAGTTCTGAAATGGTATTCATCAGTCCAATAGACTTATATTTATATTCCATTATGCTTCCTTATTTTCAATTTGATTTGAGACAGGAACCATTACAGCTTCTGCAAATCCCATAAATTCTTCGTTGCGAGCAGCTTCTTCCATTAAATTCGAAGCATGAAAGATGCGCGCCAGTTTGTTAAAATCTTTCTTTGGTACGTTTACCTTTTCGAGAATAGTTTCAGCAATTTCTTTTTGTAGATCCTTTTCTGCAGAGATACGAGTCATTGAGTCAGACATTTCTCGTAGAGCGTCCTGGATGATTTTTCGATCGTGGTCTGTAACCGTTGAAGGGAGTGACTGCGGTGTTTGGGTATTCATAATGTTCCTTCTTCTCTCATTCGTTTTCTTATTTTAGTTGCGCTTATACTATGTATTGTATCACCAAGATCGTGTTCTGTCAAGGTATATCCTACACCGCGGCCGTAACTAATATCTACAATATTAGGTACAAACATTATAATATATTCTTCACGGAGCGTAAAGCCCGCGCTTGCTAATCCTTTTTCAATATTCATAGATACAGTATGGCAATCAAATGGATTATCGTCTTGCGGTGTTGTGCGTCCGGCACCTGCGTCTTCGCCAACGATACCGCCTACATCACGAACCATAATACAAACTTGACCTGTTTCTGCAAGTGCTTTTTTAAATAGTTCTGTATGACCGTCGTGCCAAGGTTGCCATCTACCAAGCATTTGAACTGTTGGTTTTTGATAATCAAACATCGTTATGTATCCTAATATGACGCTCAACAGCATTTGCTAAAGTTTCGTCTGTGTTATCAAACCACTTAGTTACATGATAATCTACTTTATTTGGTTTTTGAAACATGCTATTCGTATCACTAAAACGACCTTTTTCGATAGTATCCATCCAAACGGTGTAGTCAGCGTTGAAGATATCACGTGTTTCTTCAAGTGGGCATACGAAGTCGCATATGACAGTGCGTTTCATTTCTAATTCAAAATCTGCTAATGATTTCATACGATACGCTTGGCGAAGTCTAGCAGCTTCACTAAACTCCCAATCGTTGGCCATGTGTCTAACTGTGTCTGCGTTAAACCAGGCACAATTAAGACGAGCCTGGAGTCGTTCAGCTAACCAAGTTTTACCGGAACCGGGGAGTCCCATAATTAGAATCTTCATTATATAACCTCAGATTAATCTTTTACTAGTTTTATAATTCCAAAAACATTTGTCAATAAAAAAATCGCGGAGTGTGCAAACATAAATCCAGAAAAAACCGTATATCCTAACGTATACACGTGGTAAGATGATGCTAAGTATAGAATGGCAATGAGCACTGAAAGCGAATAGTTGCCAGTTTCTTCATCCGGTTCAGAACCAACTAGGCCAGAAAATAAACTCGATGCCGCGATTGATTGCATAAACGCGATGTAGCCAATCATTCCCATCACAGGATACATTGCCCAATCTATTCCGTAGGAAGAAGCATATAAAGCAGCGCATTGTATTAGCGCATTTATGACGGCAGACGGCGCAGTGTTTGAAAACATTATATATTACCTTTATTTGGTTAAAACTTCTTTTAGTGCAGTTACCAGTTCCATCATCATTACATCTGTATGATACGGTGTAGGTGCTATCCGAAGTCTTTCTGTTCCAACTTCTACAGTTGGGCTATTGATTGCTTGTATGTATATTCCATACTCATTGAGTAGTCTATCGCTTGCTTCCTTTGCCTTAAATGCGTCGTTAACCATGACTGGGACAATATGAGTACATGCGTTTGGGTGTACTGGTATATCGTACTCTTGCAACATTTGTTTGAGTTTCTTGGCTTTCGATTGATGTTCGTCTCTTAAAGATGAATGATCCTTGAGGTAATTTATAGAGGCGAGAGCCCCTGCGCATAATACCGGTGACATACTAGTGGTAAAGATAAATCCACTTGCAACAGATCGAATAGCATCAACAATTTCTTTATTTGCCGCAATGTAACCTCCTTGAACTCCAAATGCTTTTCCTAGAGTTCCGTTAATTATGTCTATATCATCGGCCCATAGGTTGAGTTCTTCACACATTCCTCCACCATGTTTACCGTATAATCCAACCGCATGAACTTCGTCAATGTAAGTTAGAGCATCATACTTCTTTGCCAACGCAACGATATCTTTAATTGGACTTACATCCCCATCCATACTATAGACGGACTCAAAAACGATAACAGGATTTAGTTTTTCTTTTACGGCATTCTTTAACTGAGTCTCCAGATCTTCCATATCGTTATGTTGAAATACTTTCTTCTCTGCTCGAGAATGTTTCATTCCCATAATTAAAGAAGCATGGTTTTTATTATCTGAAATGAAACAAATGTCTGGTATGATGCGTGATAGTGCAACTAGCGACCATTCGTTTGCAACATACGCGCTTGTGAATAGCAACGCTCCGCTTCTACTGTGTAGTGAGGCCAACTCACGCTCAAGAGTTACATGATAGTGAGAAGTACCACCTATGTTTCTCGTTCCACCGGATCCTGCGCCGGTTTGGTCAAGAGCTGTATGCATAGAGTCGATCACGAACCGGTTCTGTCCCATTCCTAGGTAATCGTTTGAGCACCAGTTAATTATGTTCTTTGGCGCATACTTACCATACCATATAGATCGAGGAAAGTTACCACGTTCTCTCAGTATATCGTTGAAGACTCGGTAACGCCCGTCGTCTTTAAAGTCCTTTATGGTCTGATTGAAGTATTCTGAGTATTTCATAGCTGTGCCTTCGCAAACAAATGTTAAATAGCTTGTATAAACATATATTTATTTGCGAAGGCTTTCTTTAGATATGAACGATACCCAATGGATCGACAAAGATAAGGATGGACGCTATAGCCAATCCAATGACTATAGCAAAAGTTGTGTCCGTAATATTAGGCATCGGCCATCTCCAGTGCAAGATCCAAGGCGTCAACCTTGCGCTTTGCGTTTCCACCGAACCAGGCAGAAGCCATACGAGTATCGGCAGAACGACCCAGTTTATGGTCAGTCATATATGTAACCGCGTTGTATGCGTTCCACCATGTTCCTGGAGCAAAGTGATCGCCTGGTTGGTCCTCAACGATTGACATTGCTTCTTTTGCGTTACGAGCAAGTTCTTCTTTTTCTTTTGAAGATTTGCCGAATACAACGCCAAAGAACTGAGTCAGTTGCTCATCGGTGTAACGCTTTGATCCAAGGAACTCTGCGGCTTCTTTGAACTTCTCGACCTTGTTGTGACCGAGGCCAAGGATTTCCTTGACGCGACCCGCATCGAATACCGAGCGGTGGTTGACGCGAACAGAAGGTTGACCTGCTTCGTTAAGAGCAACTGCGAGTGTGTTGTTACAGACTACGCGTTCCATGACGAACTTGATGTCAATAGACTTACCATAGATATGTGGGTTGGAGAACAGGAGGTAACCTTTTACTTCATCACCATTGAACAGAGAAAATCCATCCTTAACATCTGCAAGAGCCCAGACTAACCGGCCATCCTTAAGAGAACCTGCAGTATCCATGATCATGTCGCCACCGGATACAAATTCATTAAAGAACTCAAAAGCTTCTTCATTTTGAACTGGGTTCCAACCTGGTCCTACTTGCGTAAGGATCTTTCCGTCAGTAGAACGAACCAACGCTTGTTGTCCGGTCGCAACGTTATCGCCTTTGTAGCGAATAAAGGTATCTACCTTTTCCACTCCCCAATCGAGGCCTGCTGCCTCCATCATTTGTTGAGGAGTCATGTCGTCTCCAACTGGAGTACCAAGACCATGCCAAGGAAGTCCTTTGCTTTCACGGTATGCCATCTGTGCTTCACCGTTAACGATCTCAAGTTCGTGCATTTTATATTTCCTTCAGTTTGTTTTCATCTGATATAAACAATATAACTGATTCTAAACGAAATGTCAACAACTTTTTTCGTTTAGATTAAGAATTTTCAACTCGATCACGTTGCATCTGAACGATCATTTGTAGTTCGGCATTCTCTGCTTTTTCTTGCAGTTCATCTGCGAGGTCCATGATTTTGAACGCAGGTATCTTTGAGTTAGGCCCATCAGTGCTACGAATTAGTTCACGTAGTTTTTTCACCATTTCATAGTATTCAATCATAATGTATCCTTTCATTTGATATAATTATACTACACTGATTCTAAACGAATGTAAAGGAAAAAGTTAGTGGATCTCAGTAGAAATCATTTGAATGGAATCTATCATGGCATGAGTATACTTTGCGTATCCGTTCTTCAATAGCTCAGTAACGTCTATATACTTGTCGTTTGTAGCTATCTCTATAACAAAGAAGTTCTTTTCGTCGCCATTCATATATTCGTCTATGAACTCTTGTGCGTCTCTCTTCGTCTCAAAACTAAACGCCTTTGACAGACCAAAGACGTCATTCTTTGCGAATACTCCATGATTCTTAAACGCGCCCAGGAAGAAACCAAGATCTTCTTCAGCTATCGTATACCGCATCCAATTTACCTTTCAGTAGTTAATCTTAAGCAGCAACTTCAAACCATTCCGGTACTTCTCTTTTTGTCCAAGCCATTTTAAAACGATGTTGCTTTGTTTGATAAAATTTTCTGTAGGACTCGACTATATTATTTGGATCCATGCATTCTGGGTTTGACGTCATGGCAAGAGGTTGAGGAGTCATAGGACCGACTGGAATATTCTCAGGCAAAGCTTTGAGAACATCGCGCAGTTGCGTATCGGTTGCATGGACCCTTTCATATCGGTATTTATATTCGTCGCAAAGTGCAGCAAAGTGGATCCAATGCCAGTTGTAGTTGTTGTTTGATTTCATAGTCCATACACTACATGGATGGTACATATGAACAGCCTTGTATAAAGTGTTCTCGCGCCAGTCTGGCATCCGCCAGTATTTAACGATGGTCTTACCGGACTTTGACGGCCTTCGCTCTAGATCTCCGTCTAGCATACGGTGAGCCGTTGATAACATCTGTGCTGATTCTACGATCATTTTCACGATATGAGTATTGCACTGCAGTTGCGCAGATATCACCGGGTCCTTATCTAATATGAATATGTTCATTACTTTACACCAAGAATTCCTAGCTCAACCGATTTGATATGATTACATTTATATATCATTCTCTTCATACAGGTACACGAAAAACCGTCGTCACTCATCGTTACCTCGCAGTTACGAAAGGGCCATGATACTCCATTAAAAATATGATTTACGGTGTTAATGTATTTAGATTCAAAATACTTCATCTTATGCCATTACCTTTTCGTACCAATCCGGGTTCTTATCTTTGAGGATAGCTACTGGAGCCATTCCGAACATGTAAGCATTTGCATAATCTTCGACCGTATGGTTTGCAATCAGCTCTTTGAGAAACTTAGCCTTTGTGATAGGACCTTTATGCTTAAAGCGCGCAATGAAAAGATCGATGCCGGTACCAACACGACTTGGGTGAACACCTGGTTTGTCTTCATAAACAGGGCGACCTTCGTAGTCACCAGTATATGTGAGGTATCCACCGTGGTACGAGAATTTTGTTTTGTCAAACTTTGTCATGTTAGTTTCCTTTCATTTGATATAATCAATATAACTGATTCTAAATGAAATGTCAACCGTATTCATACATCTCTTTGTATTTTTTTCTTACTGAAAGGAAATGCTGCAGGTAATCATATGTGTTTACTTTAAATATCTGTGGTTCAGAACCGTCTACGGTAATTAGAATAACACCCTGTTTGATCGCTACACCGGTTCTTTCGTAGAAGGCTGCAGCATAGAAGGCCGCTTGGATGAAGTAGTTCGTAATCCATTCCTTCTTCTTTGGTTTACGAGAAGTCTTAAAGTCAATGATAGACAGTTCACCCTCGAACTCTGCGATACAGTCTACCTGACCAGCGCATTTAAGACGGTCACTATACAGAAAGGTCTCCTGCATCCATATGTTATCTACCTTTTCGTCAAGAACGTCTTTTAACTGGCCGAACGAAAATAGGTTGGCCGGCATATGACCTTTTTGCCAATCGCTCTCGTTGTTTAAATAATCTTCGGCGAGTTTGTGAACAGCAGTACCACGTGTTGCGGCCTGAGTAGAGATCCTATTTGCCTCTTCCTCGCCTACGCGTTTACGCCATGCCTGAATTGAATCTTTGCCAAGGATAGACAGTACCGTTGTGATAGAAGGGTACGCGTTTCCTTCAGGAGTGTAATACTTTCTCCCAGTTTCTGTAGTCTTTCGAGTAATCTCTGGAAGAGTTATTCCGTGGTCTTTGTGAGTAAACATATCTATATTCCTTTAGTAATCTTTTCTATAGTATACTAATATGAAAGAAATGTCAACCGTTATTACCCTCTTCGTCGTATACGAGGCCTTGGATAAACTCTCCTGCCGACTGTAGCAGGCGGTGGATCATCTCCTGCAAGGAGGGCATTCGCGCTCCAATTCGAAGGTATGGGATCTCCGTTGAGGGTTCGCGGCCTAAAATTTCTTGGAGGAAACATAGTACGCCCAATAGGTCTTTGATTGATCCATTTCGCGAATCTGTTAGGAGCACCTTGTAAGCTTTGCTCATCCATTGCATCGTCTGTTCCAGTATCACTTAGCGCATCTTTAGTCGAAAAATCGATAATCCATTGGTGCGCTTGAGCTTGGGTCATGTTAGGCCATGTTTCAGCGAGGCATGCTAGCATTCCAGCTACTTGAGGAGTAGCCATGCTCGTTCCTTGCGTTTTCGCAAGGTAGTGTGCCCCACCAGAACGAGGGTCTTGTATAGTCCCAAAATATCCACCTGCATGTACACTACTTTGCACTGTAGAGCCAACGGCAAACACGTCAACGCCGTTTCCGCAATTACTGAAATCACTCTTGTATTCTTCTTTCCATGTCCCAACGGATCCTACTACTAGAACCGGTGCATATGCTTGGCCCGAGCGGCCTCCGCCACCTCTTTGATAATAGTTTTTATAGGTTTGACCAGTTGGAAGATAGGTTACCTCGAACTCGTTGTTATAATCCACGTGGCCCTCTTGGACTTGCTTCCATCCCTCGTTACCAGCAGCGGTACAAACGATTATCCCATCGGCCATTGCATCTTGCAAATCTGCCTGCTGCGAGATCGAGTAATTTTGAAAACCAAAGCTCTGGCTGCTAGTTTTAAACCCTCTTGCCTGAAGTTCAGCAACAGTAAGAGCGCGCCCAGGTGCATACCTGACCCCACGATAGGTGGCGGCATAGATTTGGCTAAAATTACCTTGCCCAACTGAAAGAAACGCACCGTAGCTATGATTTGATACAGTAGGATTTTTTCTACCAGTCACTGGATTAATTGGCTTTGAATTATGCCAAGCTCTTACGTAATCCCACATCGTGGTATCGTCATACCCGCACACTCCCCAGTTTGCAGTACTCGGAAAGGCGCCTAAGCTATATACATTTGCATCTCTGGCCCAACCTTGGTTATTGCCTGCCGCGATCCCTCCAACGTGTGTCCCGTGATTACTTTGGTTAGCCAAACCATATTGGTACGTACCAGTCCCAAATCCTACATCATTCTGAAACCAATTGTACGCAACACATCTAGTCCCACCGCTTCCGTCACGATTTGCTGCAAACTCTGGGTGCGTCTGGTCCAAATGCTCGTCTACAATTAAAACGTCAACGTTTCTTCCGGATGCTGTTACGATTACATTATTATCTGCCGCCAACAGTTCAGATTCGGCTGCATTTGCATTATTTGGGTCTTGTGGTAAAAAGTTATCAAATCCCCAATTTGCCGGCGGAGTATTTCTGTTTTGGCGTAAAAGACCCCAGTTCACGTCAACCTGAGAAAGCGCTGGCCCGGACGTGAATACGTTTTTAGAAAAAACACCCTCATCTATTTTATATCCTAACGGCCGTAACGAATTTACTACTATGTCATAAAGTTCTACGCCCCAAACTCTTTCATCGTTTTTTACTAACATTGCTTCTTCGTAAGTAAGCATGTAATGAGTATTTCTACTCGTAGGCCTTTGCGCCGAAACATCAACGGCTCTATCCGGTATATACAAAGCTCCACCAGGGGTTTGCATATCATCATAGAAATCATCTAGTTGGTTGCGATCATAGAGAGTAACTATCCATTCTCTTAACATTTATTATACCTCTAATTGAAGAGCAGTAACAGTTACTTGAATGGCAGTGGTCGAACCTGACTTGTTCGTAATGGTCATTGGTATATTTGTAGTTGGCGGAACTTCGCCATTAAAACCAAAGACAGCAGGTGAAATAACAACGGTTTCAGCGCCGTTCGTTATAACTTCCAGGATCACTCCTGCGTCTGGGTCCGGGTCCGTAAATTCGTTTCTACTCGCATCGGCAGTTCTTGCCGCAGCATTAATATATAATCTAACCCAAGCGGCTTCATCAGTTGTGATTGCGTAGACCGCGTAACCTTTAAATCCGGTTAGATTTACATCTTCGCTTGCGTCATCTGCCAAAGAAGATGTAGCTACGATCAGGTTGGTTCTTGAAGAAAGACCACCACCATCGCCACCGCCTGTGTTACCACATACATGGTTCCCTTCGTGGTAAACAGTGTATCCGTTGATCTTTACACCGTTATCATCTGGGACTTTTAGATGTATCTCATCATTTATATCGTTGGTCATTTCAAGAGTAAGCTGAGTTGCCTCTCCTCCGCCAGTTCCTAGGTAGATCCTTGCAGTGTCACCGCTACCGCCGTATGCATCATCAGGGAAACGTATTCCACTTGTTGTTGCATATATCGTATTTGTTGTTCGAACTGAACCGTCCTCATCGACCCTAAAGATGGTATTATCTCTATTTACTGTGTCCGAATATGGATCTAGATTGTTATAGAACCCAAAGTAGTTTGAATCTTCTCCTGCGCTGTTATTATCGTCAATAAATAGATACATTGACTGCTTCGAGTGTATTGCTACACTGTTATTCGTATCTGTTGGCTCGTCATAGTCGCAGTCTACGCAATCGATTGAGCTACCGCCACCATCCGTTCCTTGAATACCTTGAATACCTTGAATACCTTGTGATCCACTACCACCACCGTTTTCGCGGCCTATTATATAGTTGTTTTCATCAAAGGATGATCTCCAAGTAGTAAAGTGAGATGTCGGGTTGTTATAGAAACGACCCGGTTCTGCAATGTCATTAAATGTTGCAGCTCCTACGATCTCTTGGTAATATGGAAGATTTTCAGATGGGCCGTATACCTTACCCGACACAACATCATACACAACATTCGCCCCAAGTGAGATGCCGCTAAAAACTCCACTAAATCTTGCATCACCTTGGCTATAAGCCATATACCCGTAAGATTTAAAGCCTCTAAACTTTTCTAAGACTGGATCACCGCTATCGTCAACGAACGTTTGATCCGTTAAATCAATGGTGAGAGTTGAAGCTTCGCTCAATGCTGCGCTGCCAAACGGAGAAGTCTTTACAATTATTGTATCGCCTTGTCTATCCACGTCGACGATAGTAGATCCAAGCGCGGCCCATCCGCCGGTCTCAGGTACTGCCGCACTGCCATCAGCAATAATTTGCCCATCCGCCTGTTGGATGTTATATGAAACACCCCATGTGCGGCCGCCCATAGTACCGCCAGCAGTTCTAAATGCTGTTAGCGTGTATTCTCTGTAATCCGGTTGCCCAAGAGTCCCTTCCGCCGTGAATGCAAGAACAACCCCAACGGTATCGTTATCAAACTGCCCACTTCTTAAAGTAGCTGTATGGGTATAGAATGAGTACTTAAGATCTGAAACAAATCCAACTGCAGTGCCAGTGTTATTTAACCCAACGATTTCGTCGGCAACAGAATCATACTGCCATTGCGATTCGCTAACATCGGCCTCGCGTGCTGGGTAATTAGTTGTCGTGTTGTGTGAGAACCTATACCAGTCTTCAAAAATCTCCTGCGTAGTTGGAGCAGGTGGTCCGGGCTCGGTAAAGTAATCTGGCACCTCACCTTCGGAAGAAACGATAATTGGTTCTATGTTAACTAGATCGTCAAACTGAGCATTGTTTGTATCATCTTGAGTGTTATATAATACTTCACCTTCTTGGCCTATCGGCAACGGATCCCCACCGCCCTCGCCGTCGGCGCCTTTGGAACCCTGAATACCCTGAACCGAACCCGCTTGGCCTTGAAGACCTTGGGGCCCTGCTTGTGCAATACCTTGAATACCCTGGAAACCTTGGTTTCCTTGGATGCCTTGAATACCCTGAATACCTTGCTCGCCGGTCGTACCTTGGGTTCCTTGGAATCCACGAATACCTTGGAAACCTTGACGCCCTTGTACACCTTGTGCGCCCTTTGTACCCTGGCGACCTTGGAAACCTACGCTTCCTTGTAGACCCTGATATCCCTGTGGTCCTCTTTGACCTTGAGTACCTTGGCGACCTTGTCTACCTTGACGACCCTGTTGGCCCTGAGTACCCTGAATACCCTGAACACCTTGCGATCCTTGGATACCTTGACGACCCTGACGTCCTTGAATACCCTGTCGGCCTTGGATACCCTGGATACCTTGTCGGCCTTGAATACCCTGAATACCCTGTAGACCCTGAATACCTTGTATACCCTGAATACCTTGAATACCCTGGATACCCTGGATACCTTGGCGTCCCTGAGTACCCTGTAAACCTTGAACGCCTTGGACGCCTTGGCTACCCTGCAGACCTTGTTGCCCGCGTATACCTTGCATACCCTGTAGACCTTGACGACCTTGGATACCTTGGCGCCCTTGTACGCCGCGAGTACCCTGAATACCCTGTATACCTTGGTTACCTTGAGTACCTTGAACACCTTGCCCCGGTCCTCTTAATCCTTGGTTACCCTGAATACCTTGAAGACCCTGAGATCCGGTGTTTCCAGTACCTTGCACGCCTTGGCGACCGTATGTACCCTGTTGCCCAGTAGCACCTTGAGTACCTTGTTCACCTTGTATGCCCTGGTTACCTTGCGTACCCTGTAGACCCTGAACACCCTGAATACCCTGAGGTCCAACGATATTACCGACGTTTATCCATTCACCGCCCGCGTCTGGTGTATATGTCCATAAATTATTCGTTGCCTCATCGATTACAGCATCACCAGGAGAAGGATCTGGAAACGATGTTTCAAGAATAACCTGTGGGTCGAATGTCGGAGCTTGGTTAACGTCTTGTACAGATCCAAGAATCCTAAATGGATTACCTACTTTACCCTGTATACCTTGAACACCCTGCTCTCCAGTAATACCCTGTGTACCCTGAATTGCGGTACCTTGAACACCTTGGATGCCTTGGAAACCTTGGAATCCTCGATTGCCGATGATACCCTGAACACCTTGGATACCCTGTATGCCTTGTATTGCAGCACCTTGAATACCTTGAACACCCTGCTCTCCAGTGATACCTTGAATACCTTGAATACCCTGTGTACCTTGGACTCCTTGCATTCCTTGAATACCTTGGATACCCTGCGGTCCGACGATATCTCCAACGTTTATCCATTCGTTACCGTTCCATAGCCAAAGTTCATTCAGCTCTTCGTCGATTACGCCGTCGGATATGTCTGGGCTAGCAATACTAGGTCTTTCAGTTGGTGGCTGCCCATCGAGTGTTGGACCAAATGCTTCTCTTATTATTTCTTCAGGGGTACGCGCTGGAAAGTTGACGTTTACATCTTCAATAGATCCTATTATTCGGAACGGATCTCCAGTTTTACCTTGAACGCCTTGCAGACCTTGAAGACCTTGGCTACCCTGCAGGCCTTGAACACCCTGTCCACCTTGAATACCTTGGACGCCTTGCGATCCTTGTATACCCTGTACGCCTTGTACACCCTGCTCGCCTTGGATACCTTGTACACCTTGGTTCCCTTGAATACCTTGAATACCATCAAAACCTTGGATCCCTTGACGACCCTGCATACCCTGGATAGGAGATCCTTGCAGACCTTGAACCCCTTGCTCGCCTTGGATACCCTGAGTACCCTGAATACCTTGGATCCCTTGGACGCCTTGAATACCCTGACGACCCTGTAGACCCTGAACGCCCTGCTCGCCTTGGATACCTTGCTGGCCAGAAATTCCTTGGATACCCTGGAAGCCACGAATGCCTTGAATACCCTGGAAACCTTGGATACCCTGGACGCCTCTTAACTCTCCAACGTTTACCCAGGTACCGCCGCCGGTATAAGCCCAAAGCTCGTTTGTTGCTTCGTCAATAACAGTCTCACCAACGTTAACCGATGGGAACTGACCGTTTAATAACGTTTGTGGATTGTTAGGTGGATCTGTATTAACATCGGCTACCGCCCCAATGATTTTTAGAGCTGGGCCAAAGTTACCTTGGAGGCCTTGAGAACCTTGAAGTCCTTGCTCTCCCATAATACCTTGAACGCCCTGAACACCTTGGTTCCCTTGAATACCTTGAGTACCCTGAACGCCTTGAATGCCTTGCTCTCCGGTAAGACCTTGGAAACCTGCGCCGGTGATACCCTGAAATCCTTGGTTACCCTGAATGCCTTGCTCGCCTTGGATGCCTTGGACACCCTGTAGACCCTGTAGACCTTGAGTACCTTGCACTCCTTGTATACCCTGAAAACCTTGGATACCGAATGTTCCTTGAATACCTTGTAGACCTTGGTTACCAAATCCGGCAGTACCTTGTACACCTTGTTCTCCGGTAATACCTTGTGTACCCTGTTCTCCTAAACCGCCGGTACCTTGAATACCCTGGTCCCCTTGAAGTCCTTGAACACCCTGAACACCTTGGATACCTTGCATACCCTGAACGCCTTGGTTTCCCTGTATTCCTTGCACACCTTGCATGCCTTGAGTACCCTGAACACCTTGTACCCCTTGAATACCTTGGAATCCCTGAACACCTTGGATACCACGTCGACCCTGTAGACCCTGTAGACCAAATTCACCGATAGTACCTTGAGTACCCTGAACGCCTTGCCAGCCTTGAATACCTTGCACGCCTTGAGTACCCTGAAGACCTTGCTCACCAGTTATACCTTGAAGACCTTGGAAACCAGTTTCGCCACGTCCTTCAATACCTTGGATACCTTGCGTACCTTGATTGCCCTTTGTACCTTGAGTACCTTGAGTACCCTGAAGACCCTGTTCACCTTGAAGACCTTGGTTTCCTTGGAAGCCCTGAATACCCTGAATACCTTGTACGCCCTGCGCCGGACCTTGAATACCTTGAATACCTTGAAGGCCCTGTCCACCATCGCCTGCGGACGACCTTACCCAAACGTTAGTCGTTGCGTCATACGTGAACACGACGGATCCAATGACATATATGTCACCGTCTGCTGGATTTGTTGGAAATGCCATTAAGGAGTTCCTCTTAAATTAATTCTTAAATTCATATCAATTTTCCAATTTCGTAACAACAAATCTAGCCTTTGCGCGAACAGTATTATTTCCACTGCCAGTTAAAGCGGCCTGCAGTTTAATTGGGGTAGATCCTTGCCCAGCTGCACTCAATTTTAAATCAGAAAATGACATCGTGGACCCATCAATTCCCTGAAATACTCCGCCGTTGACCACAGTATCGCCAACAAGAAACCTCCAGGTACCAGCATAACTTTGTCCTTCGCCAGCGTTTCCAAACGAAAATTCGCCAGCGGCGTTTAATACTAGTCTCTCGTTATTTGTGTTAAGAGTTACAGACGCAATGTCTCGCCATTCAGTGGCTGCGTTTGCTAGTGTAACAAAATCAGTAGTTTCGTTCGCGTCCACATTAATTGCACCGGCAGCCGACCCACCACCGTCAAAGATAGCAAACATACCTTCAGTAAGCGAGTTATTTCCACCGCCACCGCCACTGGACTGCGTGACTTGAATCCTTAGGGTAATAGGAGTGCCTTGTACTAAGTCCATCGCATAAGTGTAAGATATTGGAAGAACGCCAGGACTGTTTCCATCTTGCTTGCTCGAAACTACCGTCTGTAATGGAGCGCCGTCTTTCTCTATTCTAAATGTAGCCGACGAATTGTCTGAAGAGGAGTCATGTAGAACTGCACCTTTGAGTATGACAAGGACCTCTTGAGTTGCAGTGGGCGTAAACGTGTAAGACATCAGGGTCCCAGTACCAGTGATCGAATTACTATCCTCTGTTCGTAACGTAGGAGCGCCGCCTGACCCGTCTCCTATCACGGTAGTTGTTCCTCCACCTCCGGCTCCAATTACTTCGACCCACGCGTTTCCATTCCATATTAATAGAGAACCTGATGCGCCGGGCGAAGTATCAAACCAACCATCCCCTATAAGCCTTACTTCGGGTTGTGTTGTAGATACAGTCGTTTTGTTACTAGGAGAGACGTCAACCCACGCATCCTCTTCTTCATACCAAGCAAACGTTCTTTGAGTGATGCCGGTGTCCAACCACATTTGGCCGTTCACTGGTTCAAGAGGGGCAGTGTTAGCAATCGTCAGTCCTGCAAAGCCGGAGAGATGAAGGAAGTTATCATCCATCTCATCAAAGGTGAGAGCAAAACCCTTATTTCTTCTTAGTGTTAAAGCCATTACGTAGTTTCCCCTTCGTCACTATAATATAGACCAACGTAGGCTGCATAGAGTCCTAATGTTTCTGGACCATACGGCTGATAACCTGGGTTAGGTACAACATAATCATCTTCCAAGTACGAGAATAATATCTTTTCATCGCCGGTGATATCGTCAAATACGAATTGAAAGCAGAGTTCAATTAGACGCTGTTTCTCAACAGGATCCTGTTCAGCTGCAATTTGTACGAGCAGATCTTCATAATTTGGTTTCGTACTCAACTCTATCCTCCAGCGAATACTTTACCAGAGCCAGCCTGAGCAGCGTTTCCGGGCCAAGACCCATGACCACCTGTAGTGTCGAGTCTTCTATGCACGCCAAATCCTTGCGCAAAAACTTTCGTTGATGCGCCTACGGCAGGATCTCCGCAAGCGGTCTTATCACCCTTGACAATAGCCTTGCGAGTCTCAACAAAAACCTTTTCTTGTTTTGATGAGTTATATGGAGTTTGGTGAAATGGGTTTGGCGTAGGAGACGCGTGACCATAATGGCGGTCTACTCTATCTCTTACAATTCCTTTGCCTTCGCTCATAATAATGGTGCCTCTTTTACTTATATTTATAAAGAGGCACCACCCTACATTCAGGCAACTTCTAACAATTTCTCTTTTGCAATTATGTATTCTTTTACGAGCCCAGAGCGAACGATATCGTCTACTCCAAACCGAACAACGTCAAATGACGGTATCGCATTCAATACCTTTAAAAAGTCGTATAGGCCGGAAACGTCGGCTCTATTCTTAGTAGTCGCAAGGTCGTCTTGCTTTGTGTCACCACAGAAAATAATCTTTGAAGATTCACCAACACGTGTAATGATCGTATCGAGTTCGTGATAGTTCATTGATTGGCATTCATCTACAATAATAACAGAGTTATCAAATGTAAGACCCCTGATATTTGAAGATGTTGTGAACTTAATCATTCCTTTTTGTTTTAAGACTTGATAAGCATCTCCGCGACCAAATAGATCGTTGACAATATCAACGTATGGTGCTTCAAACATTGCTTCTTTTTGTTCTAGTGTTCCTGGGACGAACCCCTGCTCGCGCGTCTGAACTGCAGATCTAATAATGACGACCTTCTCATACTCTCCTTTCTCTAGTACATCTTTGAGTGCTAGATATGTAGCACACATTGTCTTACCTGTACCTGCTGTTCCGATGGCCGCTAGATTGTATCCTTCTTGATAAGATTGAAATAGATCGCCTTGGGTTGGCGTTAATGGTTTTATTTTTCGCATTCCAAACTTTGTGTTTAGAATACTAGCCATATACTCCATATCTCTTTCTTGTCTACGTTTTTCTCTTTTGGATAGTCTACGCTGTTTTGCTGCCATGAAACCTCCTTGCGATTGTTTAGGAGAATATATGTTGCTCCTAAAAATCGTTGATTGTGTTATGTTTATGAACTTTTGCTTTTTGCAATACCTCACGAAACCCTTGGTCTGGTTTTCTTACACCAAGGCGAACTGAGTCACCCAATGAAGGGGCCCTTTTGATAGTTTGTTTTACATGAGGGTTTTCTTCGAGATATGTCTCACGCTCAGACATACTTAAAATCCGTTCAAATTCTTCATTGGTTTCGATGTTCTTGAAACTATAAGTAGGCAATTAAGTCTCCTGTTTAATAATAAAGGCGACCCTATAGGCCGCCATCTCATAATATAATATGACCTATTCTCAAGTCTATTTATACAATCATTTCGTAGATTTCCTTCCAGTTCGCAACTTTTTGTGCTGGACCTACATAATTTTTATTGTGTGAATGTTCGATAAGCATTGAGTTTAGACCAAGTTTAATTCCTAGGTCAGCATTACTTTCCTTATCTTCTACCCAGACGCAGCCGGTATCACGATAAGGCTCAAGGGCTTCATCCTTGTCCCCACCACATTCAAGGCAGATAACTTCTTCAAAGACCTTCTTGCCGAAGATGGCTTCAAGGTTCTTTTTACGCAGTTTACCTGCATACTTATCAGTAGACAGAGACGTAATGCAATGAAATACATATCCATGATCTTCGTGTAACTTACGAACGTACTTAACGGCGTCTCGGAATGGAGTTAACCAACCAATTGCAGCAGAGCAGTTGAAGTATTCACACATCTGCTTTGCTTCAAAGGATGTTATGTCAAAGGTCTTACCCATATCATATTCATTTTCAAGGATTGGGTGATAACCACGAGCGGCCATCCATTTATAGAAGGAGTACTGCCAATCGAGCAATACACCATCGCAATCTACAAGGATTAGTTTTTCGTTTAGTTTCATATTAAGATACTTTCTTTAAGAGTGATGGAGATACGGACCATGTAGTGTGAAGTCCATTTGTTTGCTTTACCTTGATGGTCTTTTGATTTACTTTCGTAATCAAACCCTCGACGATCCCACGGCGTTTTGCGTTAAAGGTAACCTTATCGCCGATCGTAAAGTTCGTAGCAATTTCTTTTTGCATAGAACGTTGACGAGCTTTGATCTCTGCGATGATAGTATTGAGAGTTTCTTGGTCAGCGGTACGGATTGTCTTCAGAGTTGTTTGGTTCAGCTTTTTCATCACGTAGTCCTTTTCATTTGATATATACAATCTATCTGATTCTAAAGAGAATGTCAATAGTTAATTTGCACTTTCAAGATTCATTTCAACTTCTTCAAAACGTCGCATCCGTGGTTTCGTAGAAGTATCTGTGAAGAACCATGCTTCGCCGTCAAAGAGGTACAGATAATCAGCACCTGCGTGATTGTCACCACAGCGCAGGAATACTTCCGGTGATGCATATTCTACGGCAGGTTCGTTATGCACTGCTTCGACTACACTTTCATATAGGTCGGACTTGAGACCTGAAAGATAACCAGCGTTGGCAACAGCTTTTGCTTTTTGTGGAGTGTTGTAGCTTTCAACTAAAAGACGGCCGTTGTACGCAACATAACCATCGTAGTGGCAGTATGTTGCAGTAACCGAGCCGTCTTCTTTGTTGTAGTAGCCGATCATTGATGCTGTACCCATTGTATTGATTCCTTTTGTTTTACCTTATAGAATCAATATAACGCGTTTTACACCAAATGTCAATACCTAATTTGATTTAATTTCATTTTCCTTGAGAGTATTGTATAAGCTCTCAGGAATGACTTGAAGTTGGAGTCCGGTCGGTTGAAGCCGACTCTTAACATATTCTTCATATGTCGAATACTCGATTGCACGCTTTGGTGGAGTGCGCGGAGCGCGTGGAGCTTTCATGTTATTTTACCTTGTAAGTACCGTTAGCTAAATTTAGCTGGCAGGTTTTTCATTTTCATCAAAGATAGAAAGTTTTTCTTGAGCCTTTTTACGACGCTGCTGTTGAATACTCATCTTCTTTTTATTGCGGCGGCGATCTTCGTTTTCATCACCCCATTCATCGTCGTATTCTTCTCTAAATTTTTTAAATGACTTAGCCATTCTCTTTCTCTTTTGCTGTTGTCTGAATTAAGTCCGGAAACGCTTCTTGTACTACAGATCTTGGTAGTCCCTTGAGTGGTTTTTGAGCAATCATTTTACACAAAAGGTCCGCGTCATTATCATCAACATCTTGAAGCAAGCTAATAAAAAGGTTCTCTCTTTTTACTTGATCCAAACCATCGTATCCGCCACCTTTTATGAAAATGCGTAGACGGCGGGTTTCTTTGTATAGCATGCCCTCTACACCGATGTACTGATTCTTTTTCCAAGGTGGTGGTGTACTAGGAATTAGAAACTCAACGCTCTTATCATAGGTATTCTTAAGAATGGTTCGAAGCGGCACTCCATCGTTCTGCTGCAGCCATTCGACCTTTTCTTCTTTTGTTTTTAATTCGCATGCTTTGTCAATAATTTCAGATAGGGATAGTAACATTAGAAGTCCTGTATGTCAGTGATGAGGTTTTTCAACTTTTTCTCTACGAAGTAGTTGAACAGCTTGGAACGCCCGATGTCCTTTTCCGTTTCGTATTCAGAGAGTATCTGCTCTTGATAGTTCTGAGGAACTTGAGAAAGGTCGATCATAAGAGTATTACGATCAAAACGAGCTTTCGTCTGAGAGTCCATAGAGTCTGGGTTCTCAGTAAAGTTTGCAATTCTTTTTGCCGTCATTGGCTTCTGCCGTTCTCCGATTACAATACAGTTATCAGCAGAAAGAATATTTGGTACGCCGTCTCCAACATCTCCCTTTAATACATGTTCTTGCAGGTATTTATCGGGATTTGAATTTTGGATCCATTTCTTACGAACCGGATCGTACTGTTTTACGTTAGCGTACTTGTGCAATTGGATGTAGTCCTTGTCTCCTGAGAGAACGAGGAATTGTTCGGCGCCAATATTGAGTTCTGTTCCGTACTTATGGATCACCGTACCGATTACGTCATCGGCTTCACAGTGGTCGATATGAATTACTTTGTATGGAAAGTAATCCTTGAGTTCGGAACGAATGTTATTGATGATACCAAACAAGTGGTTCCAATCCAATTCAGACTCTTCACGAGTTTTACGACGAGCTGCCTTATAGTATGGAAAGCTTTCTCGACGCCACGATTTTTGCCCGTCTGCGCAGATTACGATCTCGCCAAACTCTTCGTTAAACTTTTTTCGATTTGAGCGAATTGAGTTAAGGAACATGTGACGTAAAAGATTTTCGTCAACGTCAATGTTGTGGTGGTTACCAATGCCGGCGAATAGCGACGCTAGCATTACTTGGTTAAAGTCAATTAGTATAGCCATGTTATATTGTTTCTCTTATATCTGTTATGTACAGATTTATATTAATCTAAAATCTCATTAATGTCAACCGATTCTTCATCTAAATCTTCTTCAACAACGAAATCTTTTGCAAAGTCCTGAAGAGGATGATGAATTTCGTTTGCGTGTAGATGTAGGGATCGGATAGCTTCAAGTAAAAGTATGATGGAAGGAAAGTATTCTTCAGTATTTTCTTCGAACCGACACCCGGACCTTACCATCTCGAGTAGGACTAGATTCCACAGTTGTTCCGCAACGTCGTTTGAAAAGCTCGTTCTGTAATCTGCCAGCTTCTCTGCGAGTTCTTCTGCGGACTGTGGAGGAGTATCCAGCTTCATCTGTGGAAACGTAATCAGTTCACCCATTTTGTAATACCTTTAATAAATTATTCCATGAATTCGTGAAATTATTTATACCGTTTCTTAGCAGACCAAAGCGCTCTGAAGATGTCATATTATTGAAGAGCTCTGGTTGTAACTTCTGAGCCTTTAGCAGGTTCTTGACGACTGAAAATGCCATGTTTGCATGATCGTTTACAACCTCGGTGTACTCATACATAATCGTTGCATCCATCGCAGTTTCCTGTAGAGCACCGTAGCTTGGATGAACCACGAGGACTCCAGAACGAATGGCCTCAATCATAGCGATACACGACGTTTCCTGCCAGATCGATGGAAAGAGGAATATGTGAGACTCACGTAGAGCATCGAGTACCTTCTCATTACTTACGGCGCCATGATATGTCATATGACTGTGGTCTTTAATTTTATTAAACAGATCCTCGAATGGCTTATCGCGTTGATCCCATCCATACACTGAGAACGAAGAGTATACGTCTAGATGTATGTTATCAAATTCCTTTGAGAGTGCATCTACAATTGGATACACGAGCTCTAGACCACGGTGTGGTGTAGTGTGATAAATGAGGCGAATCGTATCCGTTTGTTTTTGAATTGGAGTATATTCTAGTTCAATTGAGTTTTGAATAACAGTGCATTTTGAATACGGAATACCGTAGAGTAGGATGTATTGGTCGCGTTGCCAGTATGAAACGAATACGAAGTGGTCAAACTTTTTCCAACCTTCATCTTTGAGGATCTTATTCTCAGGATCCATCGCAAGGTCATGACAGTAAAAGATATTCTTTACGTCATCGTAGATCTCACGTGGACGAGATAAATGAATTGCGTATTCCTTAAGCAGATCTGGATCTGCGTTGCGTACAAGGCGGTCACGCATCATTTCAGTACCGCCTTTTGAATTCTTTGACAGATCGGTGTCTATCACCTTTCCTTTATATACGCAACTCATAGATGAATTTCCGTTTCAAATTCTTTTAGAGAATCCCAACGAAAGGATCGCCATGCGCCTTTATCGGTATCCCAAACCGCAAGAGAGTCTTTGCTCTTTTCGCGTGGAGCTTTTTCTTCGATCTCTTTTACTATCTCTGGTAAAATTTCTTCGTTGAGCGTACAGCTCATGGTGCGCTCTTCACCGTTTACCTTTGTAAAAACAACTTTGCAGATGCTATTCTTTAAGGTCTCAACGATTTCACTCTTATTATACATAATATAGTACTTCCTTTGTTTACATATCTTCGTTTATTAAGTCTAGGTCTTTAAGTATCTTGTAGCTTATCTCAGTGATATCGACCTGTGGATCCAACCGTAGATAGGCTATGAATTTATCTATAAAGAGCAACTCTTTATTCTTATCGGCAGAAACTGATAACGATTCAAAAAGAGTTTCTAGGTCATAGGGGTTTTCACAAAATACTTTAGATTTAGCGGAGTTCTTTTTCTGCTCCTGATGCTCGCTCATGGCATTCCTTTTCATAAATATCTTTTAATACGCTGTGAAAGGTTCCAAGCTCGCCGTTGTTATGAATTCTATAAGTTTTCACATCAAACTTATGTGGCAAAACATATTTCTTTTGAATTGGTGTTGCGTGTGAATTTATGTATTCGTGGTGGAGATTGCCGTCGAAGTACCTTCTTGAATCTGAAGAGTAATCGCAGCCGTCTCGAGTAAGTTGCACCAAAACAAAATTATCGGAACCAACTCTATTTATAACTGGAATGAGTTCATCAACAAACCCGCCGTCCGAGATACAGTAGTCCTTTGATAGGTCCATCTCGTTTGCGATCTGTTTTCCAAAGTAATCCAAACCACGCTTTGGTTTAATGACTTCTTCAGACACGTATATCATTGCCTCGCGCCGAGACATATGGCCGAGTAGAGCGGAAGGTGCTTCTTTTTCTTTTCGGTTGTTATAACCTTCCATGAACCACTTTTCGTCGACCTTGAAGTATCGAATGGTTTCTTTAAACAGTTGGTACTTGAAGGAAAGGTGTTTAAAGCCGTAACCTTTAAAGAAGGCTGCAGCTTCATCCTTTCCAGATCCAGGAGGGCCGTTAAATAATACGATCAAAATGCAGCCTCATCATCAATTTCGTCAGCAATGATATCTTCTAACTGCTCAGAGAAAGCAGAGTCCCACTCATCAGGAGTGATACCAGAAAGGATGAACTCGCGATCGTTGTCGTTGAGGTAAGGCATAATGTTTTGAATGCTACCATGACCTGCTTGCCACGCAGCATAGTCATCAGGGTTAACCGGAATATCCATAGTACGAGTAAGGCCGCTAAGAACGCTTTTACGCTTGATGATCATATCTCTTCTCCATCGTGTTTTGATTCTATAATTAATATAACATAGTCGAGTGTAAATGTCAACCTTTCTTTAAGCTTTTTACGTGATTCCTATGTATACGGCAAGAGATAATGCCATTGTAGTAAGTATCATCGAGTAATACGTTTCGATCAAACTGGACCTTCGCTTCCAAGTATCCCATTTCACCCTTTGTGTTACAGAGATGTAGTATCTCGCGAATAAAATTATCTCTTCCGTGTTCCTCTACCAACATCTTTACCTCGTCAGACGAACCAAAGTAATCCTGCCAATCGGTCTCGACAACTTTAATTCTTCTACGAGTTTTCCCCTTTAACGGAGGAAGTCTTCTTTTTGATTTGAAAAGTTTTTTTCCAACGTACTTCTTTCCGTTGGACTTATCGGTGATTACATATACAAACCCCATGTAATCACCAATCATTTCACTTGTAAATTCTTTATCTTCGTAGAGCCACATAATATATCCTTTTGTTGTAAGGATATTTATTCGTGGTTACCGTCTCATACTAGCGATGTCTTTCGCATCTTCTTTCTTATCGGCAAAGATCGGTACCATGTTTGACTTATGCATGGTAGCAATACCAAGAAGCTGACGCTCTCCACTATAGACGTTTGGTTCACGGGCAGTACCGTTTCCTGCGACCTTATCAGAAGTTACACGTGGACCTGTCTTATAGTTAGGGATCTCGTTGACGTGTTTCTGCTTGGTCTTACCAACTCCCATAGACTTAAGCCACTTTTCATGCTCAACCGCAGCCTTACGATCCTTAGGAGTAAGTTTCTTTTTTGATCTACCGTGGACTTGAACTCCACGAATCATATGCATAGACATAATTAAGCCTCCACGATCATTGTCTTGAGTGTTTCGGTGTCAAAGGTTTCACCATAGATATCGGTGGTTAATTCCATAACACTTTTGATGTTATTAGATGCGAATTCGTATACAGGGTTTCCGCCGCCTGGACCATTCTCGGTCACAAGAGTTGCGTTACAGTTGTGTTCAAGTGCAAATTCAACGATTTCTTGATGAGTTGATTCGTATGAGACGTCGAGTTCGATGGAAAACATAGTATAGTCCTTTCATTTGATAGTATCAATATAACTGATTCTAAACCAAATGTCAACTACTTTTTTTAAACTTTACATTCCATTCTTCTTTGTCAGACCAAGTTCCTCTTTGCGCAAAGAATTCTCCAACAACTCCGGGTAAGGTTTTATTTAGTCTTTCCTTTGGCATAAGCATATTGTATTCAACTAGTTCCTTTGCATACACTGGAGTTGTAGGTCCGATATCAATGACTTCGCCGGTGCGCGTGTTTTCCATCGTTACATTTTTTGTTGCTATAGCATATTGACCTTTATCGAGAGTCTTGTACACCGCGCGCCCGCGCAGGCCAGGTTTGTGCGTTAATGTGCTTCCAACATCGCTTGCTTTCATTATTGTTTTCATTATCTAGTTTCCTTTAATCTTACGTCTGGTACTTGCTCTGTATATACAAGCATATAGTATTCAACCTTGTCTAGGTTCTCTAACATTTCTTCAAGGTAGTCGCATATGCTTAGTACCGAAGTCACGTCAATACAGTTTGCCTCAAGATCAAATTCTAAGGCCTGAAGAAGTGTAAGGTTTTTGCTGCGCATAATCTCAACGATATGCTTTTCGTAATATGACGCATCCATTTCGTTTCCTTGCGTTTGTTAAAAGAGATCCTGGCCGAAGTTTCCTCCTAGAGTATTCTCTACCTCGGATGCAAAATCTTTATACCCTCCGATGTATTTTCCATGCCAAAAGATCTGAGGAACGGTCTTTGCATCAGGTGCACGTTCGAACATTTCATTTCTATTCTCGGTCGTACCGATGTTCTTATATTCAAACTTAATCGAATAGCGCTGGGCGGTTGAGACCGCTTCTTTACACCAGTAACAGTTGTCTTTTCCATATATAATTAAACTTTCTTTAGACATTTCGCGCCTTCCAATTTTTTATATGTTCCATTTTTTGAATGTGAGACCATCCCTTTAAGTATTCATTTTCGCGGTCAAACATGTTAAGCAGTTCACCTTCTGTTTTCATATCCGCGTCAACGATATACTCTCCTAGCCACTCCTGAGAGAACTCCTCAACCTCGTTCATAGTGACGCTATCCTTTGCCCAATCCATTGCAAGATCGTCGGTTAGTACAACGTCTGTATTCATCTTTTGCAATTCGTCCTTAGGAATAACGAACTTTGATCGATGAGTAGAGATCGTAGTTACAACAACATATTCTTTTTTCAATTCAGCCACCATCCTAGTTTTGCTCCATTGTGTATAATAATCATAAAGCAGGTGATAATATGTACCACCCACCAAAAGGTTCTTACTAAGGCAACTATGTCAGCCTGCGCGTCGGTTTCTCCAACCTTTTCGCCGAGGCTCTTTGCCCAGATTCTCCAACATTTTCTAAACATATCAGCCATCTCTAATATTTATTTCAAAAAAAGTTTTAAAGTTTTATCATCGTCTTGTAACACTAGGTCACAACTACTTACATCATAGTTTGTATATGTACGACCATCTTTGTCGATTACTTCAACTCGAGTAACCTTAGGAAACGACATATCATATAGTTTACCAAGATCTTTAGTAGGTACTTTATTATCCATAATTAATCCCACAAGTTTTCATAGTATTTTCCAAACAAACGAAAACCGTTGCTCATGCGTTCTTGGTGCGCTTTACGACCTTCATCGTCTGTCCATTCAAAATGTCCGCCAAAGAGCGATTCGCCTTCGCTTTTAATGTAAGGACCATAGTAGTCTTCTTCCCAATGGTCTCGACATTTTTGTTCGAATGCCCAGATCATTTCTCCCATGATCCAGTCCCAACGATCGTGATGATACTTGTCTGTGTCATACTCGTTTTCTTTAGGTGGAGCACTGGTGCTGCGCAGTTCCTCAGGCACATCTTCATCATCAGTACAAGGTGAGCCATGTTTTGTTTCTTTAAGTTGTTTTAGCATAGGAAGAATGATAGGAGCAAGAGTATGATCCATGCTCCAAGTGTCGTACTTGTCAATACGAACTTTAATCTTTTGACCACTACGCTTGTCAAGATACAAGTTGATAGTGTAGTTATAAAGCCACTGCAAACCATCTTCTACTTTTTCAAGAAAGGATTCAAAACGAGTTGAATTTTCTTCCCATCCCCAACGACCATACTTCTTATCCATATAGCGGTCGTGGACGTAGCTTACCCAGCGATAGCGAAAAGGTCCCATATAAATTTTCATTTCACATTCCCAACCATTCTGCTGTTTTATCCCACTTTGTGTTGTTGCTTACGCTGTCACGAACAATCTTAATCATAAATTCACGCAAGTCAATACCATCAAGCATCTTAAAGATAATAGGTGCATCCATTTTGTTTTCCAGCGTAGGAATAAACTCCAATGCAATGCGCTTACGGTCTTCACCATAGTTCGTCTTAGCTTCAAGGAACCGAAGCATTAGGTTCTCTTCTGTGCGTTTAAACGCTTCCCAGAAACGAATTTCAAAGTCACGAACTTTAGCAATCTCCTTCTCTGGCAACAGTGGAACAATATCATCAACTTCTTCATTGATAATCAAGTCAACAATGTTGCGGTCAAAGCGAATGCGATCCATGCATTTATGAATACGAACATACCAATCGTTTTTGATTTTAACCATGTGGCCATCAGTAAAGCGAATGATATCACCTTCACGTGACTCTTGCTTACGAGCAATATCCATGTAGTCATTTAAACCAAGTTCAAGAGAACCATACTGAGGCACTGTTGGAAATGGACATGATTTGTCCATTACATATGCGCCCGTAACATTGTCACGAGTACCAAGATACACCAATTCAGGTTCGTTGTAGTCCAACACGATTTGGTTGTCTGGGCTAATCCACTCAAATAATGGAGTAACGCCATCTTTAACGCACTTCATGAGCCATTCTTTTTTCTCGTAAGACTGAGTTACCAAAAACTCCTCAGCCTGCATCGCAACAGTAGTTACCCCCATCTTAGTACCAAGGCGCAAGTATCCATCAACAAGCAATGGGCGGATCATTGAACCATCCATTTTTTCCATGATAGTGTGTCCAACACTCAAGTCAATAGCATGACTCTGGGTCTCTTCGCGTTCACCGACATTAAAGAACTTGTGGAATGGGCGAGACATTAGATTACCATCAAGGTCAAAGATAAGACCGCGACACTCACGACGAATTGCTCCACCAAGATCATCTGGACCTTCCATGTCAAAAGTGTCTTGCATAGCAACCACATAGTTAATCACTGTGCCGTAGTCGCGTTCTGCAACTACAAACTCTTTGCGACCTTCAATATGAGGCAGGACATCGTCAATGTGACGGATAGTTGGAAATACATAGTTCATTATTCTTCCTCTACTTCAAAACCTTGGGCGAACATCAACAATTCAGTTGCTACTGCCAATGCTTCTTCACGAGTAAACTGCATCATATCAAACATATTTGAGGGATCACTTGACCGACCTTTGCGTGTCAATTGAACGCATGGACCACGGTCTTTACCGCCAAAGAAACGAGTTTGTGTTACGTTTGTGTTTGGAACATTTCTCAATTGCGTTGACATAGTGTATCTCCTTTTGATATAATTAATATACTATAAGGAGATACGAATGTCAACAGTTAATTTCAATTAATTTCATTTTTTATGGTCCTTGTAATCAACAGCATCAGCCATCTTTGCTACACGCACTAGGTTGTTTGCCCAACTGCCGCTAACAGTAATATAATACAATTCGTGTATGTGCTCAATGCGTTTTTCATACTCAAAGTTAAAATCTACTTCATCTGCCATCAATAGATCAATAAATTTTTTAATTTGATCTTTGTGATGATAGTAGAATTCAAGTTCCCAAGTGCAGATGCTTGCTCTACCGTTTACTACTGGCTTGTTCATTTGAACTTTCCTATCTTATTTTATTTTCTTACCTTTGTCCACGGGGTTGACCAAGTCATGCACACCCACCACAAACACAGTGCTACATGAGGTCCATCATAATACATATATTCGTATCCAAGAAATCTATTTTCTCGCTTTTCAATGCGGTCGAACCAATAGAAGTAATAGAAGTATGTGTTACTGCCGAGCGTTTTTTCAGATTGCCACCATTCGATGCCATTCCATCGCAGTTTAAACTTAAAGGGATACTGTTTCATCTGGTGCCTTTCCACACTTACATTCGTAGATAGTTTCAATAACAGGTTCACAGAACCTTATATTATTTTCGAGCCTCCAGTATTTTCCGAATGGAATACCAAACAACCGCCGCTGTACTTGACGGTAATGAAGCGGCGGGTTGTATTCATCTGGTCCGCCTGTCACTTTTTTACAAAGACCGGTTAGTTCAACAGGTGCCCAATAAGTGCCATAATCTCCGTATTTTTGTTCGTAAGCTTGTTTCATTCTGACTCTCCGTTGTCAACCCCAATCAAAGCACCATGCATATTGTAGAAGCTAATCATATCAAAGCCTTCGTCAATTGTGGGAATAGCATAGCTTTCAATCATATTTGCCATAATGTGGTTAGGAATATTCTTACCAGGACGATTCTCAAGACGATACTTCCAATCTTTTTGATCTGAAATATGTGCAGGTTCAGGTGGAACAATGCACTCACACCGAACTTGATAGCCGGCTTGCTTCATCCGATTGATAATCTTTTTACGCTTCTTAACACCTAGATTGGTTTGATCCCAGATAATATCTTTCTTAAGCCGCATCATCGTGATAACTTTTTCTTCATTAAACTCAGTAGCAGCTTTGATGTTACTTTCAAACGCTTCGTTGTAGGTGATGCCATTATCTTCAGCCATGGACTCAATATACATGTCTGTGCTGTAGATCCAAGTGTCTGGTTTATACATGCCTTTGATAAGGGTAGATTTACCAGTAGCAGGCAATCCTACCATTACATAACAAATTGGTTCAGACATGATATTTCACTTTCACGATTTCTGTTGCTTTTCTTTGAGCCTCTGCTTCTGCGTCTTTAAGTTTTTGCTGCAATACAAAACTTTTAGCTTCTTTGAGTGTTGACCTTTTAACATGTTTGGGGTAACGATAACCGCTTAGCAATTCTGTAACAGGCTCCCACCGATCTAAAAGGAAACGTTTGTATTCAACATAGAACGTTCGGTTTCCATTGCGCAATGTTTCTTCACGAATTCTGTATTTTATAGCCATAATATTAACCTCTTGAAGCACTAGCGGCGATGCCAAGAGCAACCCAACCAACAATATCGGTAACATCTTTACCCATAAAATAAGCAATTGTATATACCACGCATACCGCAAAGGCAACGTAAATAAAGTCTCTAATAAGATTTTCCATATCAATCACACCGAATAAAGTTAAGGGTTTCAGAGTCAATACGAGGAGCCATGTATCCGACAGACCCCCACCTACGTATCAAATACTCAACACCATCAATACAGTCTACCTTATAATCTCTGCCACCGTTGCTTTCGGTATCGCCTTTGCAACCAGTTAGCAACACAATCAAAGGTACTGCAATAATAAATTTCCACATTAGATTAACTTTCTCAGTTCATTTGGATCACGGTTGATGATTGCTGCTAAACTATCAACAGCATCTGCAATATAAATTCCGCCCCACATCATGTTAGGGTCGTGTTTCTCCGCCCAAAGGAGGAAAAACACAAGATTTGCGAGATGTTCGGTCATCAGAAGTCCTCCTTGCCTTGGTATACATCAAACACAAAGATGCCAGCGTCACGCCACATATTCACAACACGTGGTCGGTCATCAAATACCATGTCAGGCTTTTTACCGTAGTCAGCGATGATCTCATCTAGGATTTCCTGCTTCACGATGTCATCGCCACGGAAGTCATCTGCCTTACGCATGTAGAGTTTCTGATAGCCTCGAATATGATTATCCCACAACCAATCCTCAGTTGCTTTGCGACTACGCTCATTGCGACCGCTTGCAAGAACAATATCATTCCGAAACATCATACTCGTGAACACTTCTTTAACTTGTTCGTTCACTTTATCGTTTGGAATACCAGCGTCAAACGCTTTCCAATTCTTTGGCTTACTGCGAACATAATCAAGACGATGTTCGATATTGGCAAGTGTGCCATCAATATCAAAAACTACTAGCATTTTCTTCTTCCCATACTTCATTCAAATATTGCACTTCACAGTCAAACTGAGCTGGAGATAAAAGTCCAGCTTCTAGTTCTTCCTCAAGTTCTTCCATTGCTTTATCATATTGTGCTTCGGTCATAATGTATCCTTTCTGAATCTATACTATACTAATTCTAAACGAATGTCAACCATTTTCTTCAATTAGTTTTAAAACATATTCATCGGAAGCATCACCAAGATCATTGTAACCTTCTACTGTGACGAAAGAATTACCCAAACGACGCAACCTACGCCCAGCACTATCATCATCGCAAATAGAAACGACAGGGCGAGACTTTCTAACACTCCACAACCACCTTGCCGTGCTAGGTTGAACATCATTACCAAAGACAGCAATTGCGCTATAACCAAAGGCAGTAATTCTACAGGCATCAAATATTCCTTCTGTTACAAATAATGTGTTTGATAAGTTCCAACTTTCTAATCCCCAAATCCCAACTCTACCATCCTTAACTCGAGTGAAATAGCGGCCTTCTAGAGGGTTGTTGTTCTTTTCTTTGGTAGCCGAAGGCCGATATTGTTGATACCCTACCAGCTGTCCAGAAAGGTTCCAAATAGGGAATACAGCAACACCTTCACTTTCATTAAGCCATACACGATGAAGATCGGTATCAAGCTTTCGAGTGTGAAGGTGTTGTAACAGTGTCATTTTACATGCCTCATTATAACTTCATCATTACGCCCGAAAAGAGTAACAACGTTTGATGCTACACGTGGAGCTAAGACTTTCACACGATACCAATTCAATGCTTCGCAAAAAGTATCAACATTAGTTGAACCCCATTCGCCAGTCTCTGGAAATATGTGATGAACTTTATACATTGTTCCGTTTTCTTTCATTCTTTATAGAATCAGTATAAACTATTTTTAAACGAATGTCAACCAAAAAGGGCACCCAAAGATGCCCCCTTTCTTAATATGTGATTTAGTTTACTTTACGCTAACGAAAGGTACCGCTGCACTAGGAACCATTGTTGTTGGAAGTTTACCATCCCAACGTTCTGCACTTACAAGATCAATCAAGCTTGGGTTATCCTTAAGAGCTTTACCTCGAGCATTGATTGCTTCCGCCTCGGCATTACCTTTGAGAGTAATAGCTTCTGCTTCAGCCTTTGCTTGTGCGACCCTTGCTTTGGCTGTAGCTTCTGCCTGAATCACTTTAATCTCAGCTTGAACCTTTTCACGTTCCGCGTTCTGACGAACCTTTTGAACTTCTACCTCAGCAAGCATGCGTTGTTCAATAGAGTTTTCATATGCATCTGAAAAGTCAATGTTTTCAATTTGTACACTCTCGATAATAATAGGTCCGACTACTGCTTCCTGAATTCGCATTTGAACTTCTGCTACCAATCGTGAACGATCTTGAATAGCTGTAACAGCATTGAATTGACCAAAGATATTCTTAGTCTCATCCATTACCTTACGATCCAAAAGTCGAGAGGCAAGTCCACCAACACTACCATATTCCTCGTAAACTGTAGCAACTGCATCTGCTGGAACTCGGAAGTTTACCGATACTGTAAGACCAGCTGTTTGTTGGTCTCGCGAATATGCAAGAATATTCTCATACACCTTTGCCTGCGTTCGGACGTCAATGTCTACAACCTTTTCAATGATCGGCATCTTAAATCCAAGTCCGGGTTCAGCCGTGCCCGTAATAGCACCGTTACGTAGCATTACGCCGCGTTCACCTTGGTCTACTGTGTACCAAGAACCGAGTAGTGCAGTGATACCAAAGATGGCAATAATAACTGCAAAAATAGCTACAACAGGTTTCATTATTTAATTTCCTTTTCATTTTCAGTTGTGTTGTTGTTTACTTTGTCACCTTTATAGGTGTATTTTTCTTGCTGTTGTTTAAATGTAATATTGGTCAATAGCCAATAGATACCAAAGCCAAGAATGCTTCCCATTACAAGAAGGCCAATTAGTGCTAGTCCCATCATTTCATTTTGCTTTCTGTCTTTTCGCCTTTTTCAAAGCACTGCATACCCATATAAGGTGCTGATGTGCTGCTACCGATAGCTACTGAGCATACAACATTTGGATTTGTCTCTGATACCCATTCGTATACACGGAAGTCATAACCATATGCTTCTACTTTAAAAGCATTACTTTCTTTCACTGGCCAATCAGATGTTGCCACCATATCGAACAAACCAGCTGATGCTGTGGTTGTTATAAGTGCGAGTGCTAGAGTGGCCATTGTTAGTTTCTTAATCATTAATAATATCCTTTGCAATCTTGGCCAGCTCTTCAATATGAACTGGACGGTAATTAGTTTGTTCTACACATACACAGTGGTATGGTCCTTTTGGTGACTTATTTTGGTGAATATGACCATGCACGTTTAGCATTTTCTTATCACCTTTTGCACCACGCATTAACGAACTTTCATGTAGAGGAACATGACTCATAATAATACCAAGCTCAGAAAAGATCCTCCACATTTGTACTTTTTGAAAAAAGCCACCTGACGATAGAAATTTAATATCATCGTGGTTACCAACAATTAAACGTTTGCTGCCCATTAATCGCGGCCATAAACTCTTAAACTTTTCTTTATCACCAAAGAATACATCTCCTAAGTGATAGACCTTATCACCAGGCCGAACAACTTCGTTCCATCTTTGGATCATAGTTTCATCCATCTCTTGAGAGTCACTAAATTCTGGGCGGACAGGTTTGCCTGTTTTACTATCTAGAAAGTTGAGTATATTACTATGGCTGAAGTGAGTATCACTGATTACCCATATGTTTTTACTCATTCATAATCTCCATGCATTTAATCTTTGCTTTATCTGATTCCATTCTATTACAAACTTCCCAGTCTGTCAACCCAAAAAATATACTCCAGACAACATAAATTGCAAGTAGTGTTGCTGACCCTACTGCAATAACAAAAGCCCAGAACAAACCAGTAAGAGCACCCCAGGGATCACCGCTCAACATTACTCATTCCATATTCTCCAAAACTAAACATTGATTGTATTCAATCACGTATCCACAAGCACGAAGGAAGTTTTGAAACTCTTCAAGAACAGCATCCATTGACGCATGATCTGACATTTCTATTTCAATCTTTGTACCATGACTGTGTTGGTGTGTAAACTTCATTTTATAATCCAATCCATTTTTGCCCAGTCAGTGTCTTCTGGCATCATTTCAACTTTATCACCATGTAGCTTTTGTAGTTGATCCCATATACCAGCATTATTCATTCTCAGCATGTAAGATTCTTTACCACAACTATAGCAAGAGCCAGTTGATCCATAAAACAGATAGTGCTCATCGCCTTCAAAGAAAGAAGTAATACCACTATTCATTCTCCAAGAGTTGCCAGTTGTGTATCCGCCTGACCAACCAGCCAGTACACGGTAATGCGGATCATCACCTTTGAATTTAATAATGACCCAATTGTCAGGATGATAGTTACTCATTGTTGTAAGCCTTCAAAAAGTTTTCCATATAAGCACGAATATTTTCTGCTCCTACTGGATTTGCACTATGCACATTATAACCGAAGTCTTCGGGAATGTCAAGATCATTGTCCATGATATAATTACAAAACCATTTAGCGAATCCATAGCCGTGATGATTGCTACCTGGGATCTCTCCAAGGTCGTGGTCAAATGCAATAAATTTTGGCAATCCATATTGCTCTACAGCCCACACTGCATCATGATAACTGCGACAGATCACAACATTGCGGTATGGTCCATAGTCATAGCGCACATCCGCCGGAAAGCGGATGTCATCTAAAAATAGTGTATAGTTATCCACTACGATCCCTCATATTTTGCTTTAAGCCTAGCTAGTTCGGCTCTTTCTTCACGTTCTCTATCTTCCTTTAACCATGCAATAGCCCGATCCAATTCATAACTACAAGACTTGTTCAGACAGGCAAACCCAACTGGGCCACAGTCAGATAGAGGTGTGTCACAACCTTTGCATAATAGATCATCACTCATCACGATCCCTCATAGCTAATAGTGCGACCAGTATCTTCATAAATCATTGACCAACCGCATCCATATGCAGGGACTACCTCTACGAATTGTGGCATCTGATTATCATCTTTAGGCCCATGACCACCGGTCAAGAAATATGCACCACTCATTTCTGGTGTTGCGTGTTTAAAACGATTACGTTCACGTTCATAGATTTCAAGAGCTTTGCGCAGATTTTTCACTTCATTCTCAAGCATCTCGATACGAGCTTGAGGGGCAAGTTCTTTGATTTCTTCTACTGGAGATTTATCACTCATCGTCTTGTCCTTTCAGTTCTGCCTCAAGTGCCTGAACCCGATTGTGAAGCTCAATGACGACCGCAAAAAGTGACGACATGGCGTCATATTGCTTATGCTCCACAGCGGGCAGTGTGTAGTTTTTGTCCATAAAGTGACAAGTTACTTCGTCTATTACATCTGGTTCCAAAGTGAACATTGGCTCAAACGTGTAGGCGTATTTTGATATATCCATTTCGTCACTCATCTTTTACTCCATATCCAATCATTTGTTTTCCAATGGTTCGTAATATTTGTCTAAGGTTCCTTCGTGAACCATGTGCGACTTCTTCGAACCAACTTTACGTGTATTCCAGTGGCGATTACCACTCTTGCGATTGATTAGCTCTATCGTAACGGTAGAAGTCTTCGAGGTCAATACCATGCCTGGCTTGTATTTCACCTTACTGTTCATACCATCACTCACTGATACAGTTTCCCTCAACTATTTGTTTACCAGCAGCAATACACTGTTCTTTCAGTCGTGAGCTGTATTCCATATCAATCATAATCAAATAACCAATACCCCACACACAAAAGGCGCAAAGGGCAAGAAAGCCCATTGTTGGTACATCAGATTTATGCATTTTCTTTCTCCACGAATTTGCCATCAACGATAGCCATTACTTTTACTGGCACACTCAAGTCACCAGCGCGGCGAATATAAGCACGACCACCATCAATAGCGCATTCGCCTACCATACGATAGTCATGACGATGTTGACTGTATTCCCAGCCATTAGGACCTTCAAGCATACCAAATTCAACATCTTCAATCTTGTCTGCGTTAGTGATCATAACCATTCCATCCGCAGCAAAGTGTTGATTACGATACAGACCAAAGTAACGATTGCCAAAATCAGGATGAGGAGTCTCACGATAAAAAATATCCATTGCTTGAGCTTCATCACCAATAGCTGAAGTGCAAACGTATGTCACAGGAACTCCGTCCTTTTTAGAATAAAGTTCACATACTCGTTTTGTATCAAGAATTGGTGTATGATTGATGTTCATCATGACGTATACCCTTCTTTGAGTTTTTCTTTATAATAAATACGAGCAGCTTTGATTGGAAAATTTGCTCCCATACCACCTTTGACATAATTAACGATTTCTACCTTATCACCTTTAGGAGTGAAATGAATGGCAAAGGCGCTTCCAGTTGCGCCTTTTGGTTTGCGAGGATGATAAAGTGTGTGAGTAACGTTTGTCATAGTCTATTGCCTTTTCATTTAATATATACAATATAACTGATTCTAAACGAAATGTCAATAGTTAGTTCTTTACGAGTGTAATTTTTTCAGACGCGCGTGTAATTGCGGTATACAACCAACGTTGCCAGTCGTCACGGAAACACCATGACTCGTCGTATATTAATACGCTATTCCATTGTGAACCCTGAGATTTATGACACGTAATAGCATAACCAAAGTCAAATTCCTGGCTGCCTTTTAAAAGTTTCCAATTTGGTACCGGGATTTCTGCACTAAACTGGCTCTTGTGAACCTTAACTAGCATCGGCAATTCTTCATCTTCTTCTGGGTATAGGCTCATATGCAAAAAGTTACTCTTGCGATTTGTATCGATAACACGATCAACTGTAAAGATGCCGCCGTTAAAGATGCCGAGATCCTTATCGTTCTTTAAACATATTAGCTTCTCGTTCTGTATTGGATAGTCGCCATTCATTTTAAGTAGCTTTCGCATCTTGCCATTCATGCTGTCACGCGTTGCGTTTCTTCCAACTAGGATCTGATTCGCGTCAAGCGCGTCTGTCGAAGCGATCTTAGAAACGATTCTAGACTCACCGTAAGATCCGTGATTTGGGTATCGTCCTTCTCGAATTTCTGACGCTAAATACACAATTGGGTTATCTTTTGCTTGCCGGTGGATTTCAGTCAGCATAATATCCGGTTTTGCTTCTGTAAAGTAACCTGCGCCTGAAACCGGTGGTAGCTGAGCAGGATCACCAAGGACTAGAATTGGAATCCCAAAAGATAAAAGATCTGTAGCCAATTCTTCGTCAACCATCGAGCATTCATCGATAATAAGAAGGGACGCGTCTCGAAGAGCACTCTCTTTATTTAAACGCCAAGTAACTTCACCGGTATTTTTATTCTGCGCCGCGATATAGATTAAACTGTGGATTGTTCTTGCACCAACACAACCACGCTTTTTCATTACGAGCGCAGCCTTACCAGTAAACGCGGCAAAGAGAACCAATCCATCGATGTTTTGGGCAAAGTGAGTGGCGAGAGTAGTCTTACCAGTACCAGCATATCCGAAGATACGAAATACTTGTTTCTTTTTTGATTCCGTATAGAACCACTTGTCTACAGCCTTAAGAGCCTGTTCTTGCTGTGATGACCACATATTCACCTCTTGTAATAGTCATTATATATCTTTTTTATTCGAGGAAGGTCCGGATGTTTTCGGATCCATTGCCCAGTGTCTGGATTAAAATTATTACGAAAGAAACGATCCAGCCTCGAGTTTCCAGTGTTTCGTTTTGGGTTTACAAGTAAAGACTCCTTGTCATACTCAGCGTCAGATATAATCGACTCATTTTCATACTCGTATGCGTAGGCCGCGACTGCAAGTCTAATTCTACGGCGGATCTCAACCTCAACTTTGGAGCCCCATACTACAGGTTCCTCGGAATCATCTTTTATAAAATTTTCTAACATAAGTATATTATATCACAAGCGTCTGGATTTGTAAACATATAAATATAGGTATTGGGTAATTATATTTTACTCTCAGATGGATTTAACCATTCATAACATACGAGATCTTTTAACTTATAATCAGGATACGAATAATTAAACATTTCATAGTTTAACAGTTCTACGATTGCTTCAGTGCAATCACTCTCACTTTCATATATAATATTGCTTTGCATTATCATACAGCTATCTATGTCTATCGGTTGATTGTTTAAACACAAAAGAATCATGGCACTATACATAAGGGATACTCCTAACACATGAGAATAGTATTTTTATTTATTTTAACTTTCATGGCAGGATGTGTCCAATATGAAAGGCTTAGTGAACCGAACAAGATCGACTCCTTAATGAACAGCGCAGACGCGTATGTTGGCATGAATGAAAGAGAAAATAGATCCGAGCTCAGGTCCTTTATAGATCTAGATCCAGTAAATTACGAATGGTGCGCCGCGTTTGTAAATGCGGTTCTAGAGTCAAGAAACATACCTGGTTCAAATATATTTCACGATAACCCGTTGCTAGCACGCAGCTTTTTAAGTTGGGGTGAAAAGGTTGAAGATCCAAGAAGAGGAGATATCGTAGTATTCCCTCGAGGAAACCAAGGTTGGCAAGGACACGTAGGTTTCTATGTTACCTCTTACTTTGACGAAGGAATTGAATATTACATTATCCTAGGTGGAAATCAAGATGATGAAGTAAGTTACGCTAAGTTTAATGCAAAAGCGGCCATCTCAATTCGAAGATGGCCGGGATTAAACGAAGATTAATCCTGAGGATTACGCTGCGAGTGCTGGGCGAAAACCAAACAACGTGAAACCATATGGTGCTACTACGACAGTGTTTCCTTCTTCATCGACGATCACATCTCCTACAGAAATGGAAGACATACGAGTCAGGCGCTCGATGTTTTGCTCTGGGCCAATGTTGCCGATCTCAAACACTTCGTTGAAGTCTTTAGCTTCAATGTTTGCGACGTGTGTGTAGTGCCCTTTAGCCATCGCTTCATCCGCCAGACCACCAATTTTGTCGCCTGAGAAATCCATGTTCATTTTGTTCTTAGCTTCAAAAGCTGGGATCATCTCACCAGCGTTGATTGCTGCGTATTGAGCTTCTGTAAACTGGATCTGGTAGATTGCAAACTTTGTCATTTTCAGGTTCCTTTGTTTTACCTTATATAAACAATATAACTGATTCTAAAGGCAATGTCAACTAAAAATGAACTCAAATTACTTCAACCAACCAATTTTTTCACCTGTCTCAATTCTTCGCTCGGCTTCTGCCTGAGAACCAGGGTAACGCCATGCCCAAGTTACGATAAAGGCAAAGGTAATCGCAAGGTATAGCGTTGCCATTGGATTGCCTGTTCCAAAGTACATAAACGCGAGCGAGGTTGACATGACGGCTACCATGAGCCATTTTGCCTTCGTTGGATATACTCGATACTTGGACCAACTCTTTACGAAGGGACCGAACCGAGGGTGGTTCATAATCCAATTGTGGAACTTATCGCTTGACTTTGCGAAGCAGAACGTTGCACCGAGGATAGGAGTACTCCAAGGTAGACCTGGAAGAAATACTCCGAGATACGCCACTCCTACAAGTATCATACCAAGAACAAACCAAAGAGATTTCTTTATGTTTTTTGTCATTCCATTTCTTCTTTCACGTTTTCAGGAGTGGATCCGATAAGTTCAGCAATTCTCTTATAAGCTGCATACTTTTCAGAAATCTCATGAGCAATATTTAATTTTAGAATTCTATTTTCTTCGGACTGTTGCAAAAACATTTTCCGATACATCTCAGCTTCAGTCGAATCATTCATAGCCATTACTTACCTCACTTTCATAAAATAAATCTGATACATCTTGCTTTAACCGCAAGGCTCGTGGAGTTAACATAATATCATCTTCAAGCAGATATTCCTTTATTAGAAACTTTAAGTATTCCTGTAGCTCAGAAATGTAATCGTCTTCATTAACGACTATGACCTTTTCAACAAAACCTGAAGGATATCTTAGAGTATATATCGATATACCTCCTCGTTTTTCTTTAAGGAAAAACGGAAAGTATTTCGTTTCATATACTCTATCGTTAACACAAACCTTCATTGAATAAGTCTATTTTTTGTCTTCTTCCAACTTTAACCTAAAGTGACAGTAATATTTATCCCAGAGTTCAAACAAGAAAAACAAAGAAAACGATGAGAAGAACGCAATGAACATATTTGGTGCAGTAACGAATACGATAAACGTGACAAACATAATATCGGCCATTATGATTGCGGCTACGTAGTCATACCATCTTATCATAATCTGTCTCCCATCTTATAAAAGACATGGTCTCCATATGTACCAAGCTTGGTATATGATTTTGACCAGTATGGTTTTACGTTCGTTGTGTGGTAGTGAGTAGCATCGACACCAATTAACGAGATAGTTTTATTCACGAGACCTTCAGCGATCTCTTCAGCGTGTTTCCATGACTTTGCGTCGTATGCTTTATCAGACCGGCCATCACAGAACCAGGAGAACTGACATTGATGGCGGCGCGGGTTACCCCTTGGATCAAATCTTGCCTGATAAACCACATCACAAATCGTGCTTGGAAAGTGTTTACTCGCAACCCGATTTAAAGTTACTTCAGCAACGAGTTGCATCGCCTCGGATCCTTCTCCACGCGCTTCGTGATACATGTTCATCGCGAGCGCGTGGATCTGTTCTTCTTTGTTACAGCTATCGGCAAAACTTGAAGTTGCTGTTGCCATTACGATAGCCAAACCGGTTAGTACTTTTTTCATTGCTCATGCCTTAGATTTTTTCATTATAGATATTATATAAACTGATTCTAAGGAGATGTCAATAGTTTATGCCTCGCAAGCTGCACAATCATCAGACATTACACGTTTACGAGTCAAAGACTGTGCTGCAGACATGGAGTAGCTATAGTACAGACTCTTTACGCCAACGCCATGAGCATATAGATACAGCTGATTGATTTCTTTTACCGACATGTCAGGATCCAACATTAGGTTCAAACTCTGACCTTGGTCGATGTATTCCTGGCGAACGCCTGCTTGGTCTACGATGGTATATGGATTAATCTCAGAGAAGGTCTTAAACACTTCTTTTTCTTCCTGTGTAAGGAACTCAAGATGTTGAACGGAACCATCGCGGTTCTTGATTGACTCCCACGTATCGAGGTTATCCTTACCCTTTTCTTGAAGCAACTTCGTAAGATAAGGGTTCTTAATCGTAACCTTAATCTTTGCAAGATCCTTTACATATGCGTTCGAGAACTCTGGTTCGATAGACTGAGATACTTGACCAAGGATAAAGCTACTTGACTTTGTAGGTGCGATAGCCATCGTTGTTGTGTTACGCATACCGTAACCTTCTAGTAACGGAGCTTCACCAAGGATCTCGGCTAACTGTCTTGACGCAGCATGCGATCTCTCACGAAGGTTTTTCGCAATCTCTAGGTTCTTTTGCGCTGCTTCTTTTGACTCAAAAGGAATCATTTTTGACTGTAGGTATGAATGCCAGCCAAGGATACCTGCGCCAAGAGCCCTGTGATTGATAGCAAAATCACGAGCGCGTTTCATATAGATCTGACCCTCAGTCTTATTGATAAATTCCTGACATACCGTGTCAAGGAACATAGTAAGTACTTCAATCGCGTCGGTCTCTTTGATCTCGTCCCAATGCAAAACGTTAAGAGACGATAGTACACATGTAAAGGTTTCATCTACACTCGATGGCAGAGCGATCTCAGCACACATATTTGATGCGTGAATATCCATACCCTTGTCTTTATAGACCTGCGGTTTATTGTTGTTTACGTTACCTTTGTATAGGATATAAGGAAAACCAATCTCAGAACGGCGCTGAAGTACCTTTGCCCACAGAGATCTTTTTTCTCCGTCTCCGGATTTCATATCTTCAATGAATTGGTCCGAAACAGTAATACCGGTCGTTAGACCCTGGATAGGGTTACCTTCCGTACCGATGTCTAGGAACTCGCTTGCGTCAGGATGTTCAATATCTTGATACGCAGCAAAGAAGCCACGACGGACGGATCCTTGCGAAACTACAGAAGCAAGCGTATCATACATCTGCATAAAGTGAACAGAGCCAGATGATTCTCCTTGGTCTTTGATTGGAGCTCCTCTTTCACGAACAGCTCCAAAGTAGCCAGATGTTCCACCACCATTCTTCATGAGCATGCCGTTTTCAGCGTGGCCAAATAGAATGGACTGCATACTATCATCAATAAACGATCCAAAACAAGAAACTGGTAGTCCTCGTTCCTTACCATAGTTAGCCCAGATTGGAGACGCTAGAGAATAAAATCCTCTTGCCATGTAGTCATAGAACTTGTCTGCAAACCCATCAAACTTGCTTCCTGCTTCAGGAGTCGCAGCCATATCCTTAAGGTACTGCTCTGCTTTGTCTGCGATCTCACGTATACGACCTTCAGGAGTTTCACCGTTGTCAGTATCAATATATCCTCGTGACAAAAATGTGCGTGAGTCTTCGTTTAGCCAATAAAATTTTTCCATATTCTTCTCTCTCTAAAATAGGTCGTCTTCTGTGAATGCTTTTGTCTTCTTTGAATACGCGGTCGAGCGTTTTACAAAAAAGTCTACGTTTTTCGTACTTAGGATCTCTTCTGCAAACCAGTCGGTTGTGCGTACCTTTTCTTCATCTACTTCATAGATTGGTTTAAGGTCGATCGCAGTGAGTGATTGGTTAAAACGGTGCTTAAGGAACTCCTTAACAGTATCCTTTGGAAGGAAGTCGAGATCGCTGTTTCCATAGATCCAATCGACAATTGCAGACTCTGCTTTGTATGCTTCACGACACAGTCTGTTTACCTCGTTGATTGAATCCTTATTGAACCAATCTGGGTTTTCCTCGCGGATAATGTTTACGAGTTCGAAACCAAAACGCGCGTGAATGTCTTCTTCTTTTGATGTTGCTTCGACAGCGTTTGAGATACCCTTAAGAACGTTCTTATGTTTATTGAATGCCATCATAATAAGGAACTGTGAGAATAGAGATACATTCTCTACAAACATCGAGAAAAGAATGATCTTATGGAAGTAGTCCTTGTCATCGACCGGTGTTCCGATAGATTGCTCGAGGTATGCAATACGCTTTTTCATTGCCGGTACTTCTACTACCTTTTCAAACTCTTCATTGAGTCCCATGATCTCGATTAGGTTTGAATATGCGTCGGCGTGTCTTACTTCTGATTCGCCAAATGTAATACCGACAGCGGCAACCTCTGGTTTTGGGAACTTATCGCCAATCTTTGCCCAGAATGTTTTTACTGCAACCTCGATCTGAGAGATCGCAAGCATAGCTTTCTTTACGATCTCAACTTCTTCAGGAGTCATACGGACCTTCATATCCTGAATATCAGCTGAGTAGTTAAATTCTGTATGAACCCAGTATGAGTGACGAATAGCATCTGTGAACTCTACGAGCTGGGGGTACTCATAAGGTTTTAGGTTCGAGCGTTTACGAAAGATGTTCGGCATGTTATTAAAACGAAAAAGGATATACTCGCGAGCGAGATCGTGAAGACCCATATCCATGATTACGTTTTCGACTGCTTTATGAACGGTGTCAACATCTGCTACCACATCATTCACGTCTTGGTTTAAAAGATTAGATACATCAGTTGCAACTTCGCTAGGTAGAGTTCTGCTCTTTATGCCGATGGATTTCATCGCCTTTGAAACGGCCGTTTGTATTTTACTAACATTAAATTCTTCGGTAGAACCATCACGTTTTAAAACGTAACTGACAGTTTTTGGATATTCTGGAGTCAAAGAACCTTCGAACATATAAGTACCCTCTTTTTTGTTAAATGAGTAAAGAAACCGTATTCCGCAATACGGTCTTTTTATTGTTTTATTATTTTGATTTTTAGACAGATGCTGTCAACATGTTGTATTTATTAGCCTTACACACAACATATATAGATTGTTTCACATATTTCTAAATTTTTTACACCGCCATATTCATCTTAATTTCTGGATGGTGCTGGTAGTTATTCAGTTTAAACAAAGATGCGTCTTCTTTCTTAAAACCAACCGAAAGGCGTTCAATAAGGTTAAAGGACTCATCTATTTCGAGAGTAGGAAGCGGATAAGGTTCTCTATCCAATACTTCCGTTAGGCTATACAGATGGTCGTTATAGATATGAGCATCACCGATAGTATGCACATATGTACCGACGTCAAGGTTGCATTCTCTTGCAATGATGTGAGTAAGTAGTGCATACGATGCAATATTAAACGGAACTCCAAGACCTACGTCTGCGGACCTTTGATACATTTGACAGTGTAACTTTCCATTACGAACTGCAAACTGAGTCATAACGTGACAAGGAGGTAAAGTCATTGTATTCAATACCATAGGGTTCCAGGCCGACATAATAATGCGGCGAGAGTCAGGAGTATGTTTGATCTGTTTGATTACACTTAGTACTTGGTCTACACCTCGCGGATCATCCTGAAAGTAAGAGAACTTTCTCCATTGGGATCCGTATACTGGACCAAGATCCTTGATGTATTCATCATTGTAGTGCCCGAGTTCTACGCCTTGTTTATCAGCATTTGCTGTCCAAATGGTTTTCTTTTCAACGAGCTCCTCACGATCTTTACCAAATGTAAGTTCAGCCAATCGCCGTTCATCGGTACCGCCTTCAAGGAACCACATAAGTTCGCCAACGACTGCTTTCCATGCAAGTTTCTTTGTAGTCACTGCTGGAAATCCGTCTGCGAGATCAAACTTCATTTGGTAACCGAAGATAGAACGAGTACCTACGCCGGTCCTGTCACTTACGTCTTCCCCATTTACAACGATATCATTAATTAGTTTTTTATACTGATGCATTATATCTTCTTCCATTTATCTACATATACTTCACCTTCACGTTCGCTACTATAAAGCTCATACGTTAGCTCAATCAATGTTCTCGGTAAAAACACCTCACAATCATAAGTCCCTTGAATACGGCTCAGCCAGAACTCGTCTATAAGAGTTAGACTATTTTCAATTAGGTTACTCCCACCGATGATCCAAACGTCATCTTCATAGCTGAGTACATTCATTCTTGATCTATAGATATCCGAACGAATTACCTCTACATCGTTCTGCTGTTTCATTGTATCAGACACAACAATGTTTCGTCGACCGGGCAACGGTTTGAACGGAAGGCTGTCCCAGGTTCTTCGACCCATAACGATCGTTCCGTTGAGTGTAGTTTCTTTGAACCATTTTAGATCCGCTGGGTTGTTTGGCCAAGGTAGACCTCCACCCTTACCTATACCCCAATCGTCGTCACATGCTAAAATCGCTCGTATCATGCTTTTCTCCATGTCATTAATTTTAAGTTAGCTTCTAGGCTAGTGTATGTATTATTACGAATGATTTCTTCAACGTTGTTTGCTCCGGCTAATACCATTTCGTTAATATCTTTTGCTGGAACATCAGAAGGCCAGATACAGATCTTATAACCGTTGCGAATTATCTTTTCCATTCGTTTATGAATTTCTCTGTTTCGTGGTTCAGCATCAAATACAAAGGTTGCATTATTTACGTTTTGAAGGGCGGCTGTACTACCTTCAGCACCAGCCATTGCTACGGCGTTAGAAAGAAACATGCTGTCGAGCGCCCCTTCAACAACAAAGTATGGCTTGTTAAAATCAACTTTATCGAGACCAAAGATCTTTGGACGATCGTCGAACATAATCGTGATGTATCGTATTCCTTTTGGGTCAAACCCTCGAGCCGATACACCAAATACCTTACCTCTTTTATCTATAAAAGGAATCACTAGACGTGGCTCATCCTTACCAACGTTTTCAAATTTATTTGGTATGATACTATTGATCCACGTTTTAAACTTCTGAGCATAGAACATGCGATAATGGTGTTCTGGTGGAATACCTCTCTTTACGATATACTTTTTAAGAGGATGATCCACACTCAGCTGACTTATCTTTTTGAGTTTTTTAAGTGGGTTGGTGTTGAAGACCGGCGCTTCAAACTTAGTCTTTTCAAGAGTGGTTTCTTCAGGCTTCTTTTCGCTTACTTTCTTTACGAACTTTTCTGAGATATAGTCGTTATAGACAAGGTTATCAACACTCTTGAGAAAGAACGAAAAGGATTGACTTGCTCCACAGTTATGACAGTAGAAGTGAAAGCTGTTATCTTTTTCTAACAACCAGCCACGTGCCTTCGTACGTGATGTTTGAGAATCACCGCACGCCGGGCACCTGAAGTTTATCTTGTATGGATTCGTTGACCGAACACGAAAGCGCTCAAGCCTGTTTGATAGCATAGTTGCATAATGAAGATCTACGAAATCTACCATTTCGCCTCACAATTAGAATTACGATATTATTAGTATACTACCAGTATATGAAAATGTCAACCAAAAAATGACATTATCGAGTTATATCTTGTTAGAATGAAAACAAGTGCAGCGGACGCGCCGAGGATCCACCATCTCCAGTTTTCTAGTGCGCGGATACGTTTATCCTGAACTTCCAACTTCGTATTTAAGTTGGAGCTCATTTCCTGGAGGGTTTCCAAGATTTCTTTATGACGGCGCTCACGTTGCTTTTGAGCGTCTTCTTTCATTTCGTTCAAGGACTTATTCAAATCCTTTCTGAATTCGAGTTCTTCTTCCCCGTGTTTCACAAAATTATCCTCGAGACTTGTAAGTCTTCTTTCAGTGTTTTCTAGAATAGTTTCCTGAACCGCGGCTATCTTGTGAAGCTCGGACATGTCTTCAATCGCTGTGTCAATTTTATTGAACACGCGATCAATCTGGTTTATGTCTTTTTTGATTAGTGCTACATCTGTCTTTAAAGTATTTACTTCGTTATCAGTCATTTGATGTAGCTCCTAGTTAAATGACTCACTTTGTAATTGTATACATCCGTATTTATAAGAATACTTTATTCTGGTGTAGACAAGGACTCTTCGTAATATGCGATGATGGCCTGTTGCTCTTTAATGTACCTACGAAGATCACCAATACCTATGGCAAGGTTTTCATAACCCTTTGGAGTGATGGAAAAGAATACAACGTTTCCTGTGCTATCTTCTAGCTCAGCAAGTTTTTCTTCAAGGTTTTCTTCCGTTACAACAAACCAATCGACCGGAGGAAAGTTAACCTTCTCAGGACGTTCTTGAATTGGAATATTCTGTTCTAAATATTCTGTTTCAGTTACTACCGTCGGTTCCGGAGTTCTCCCCAGACACCCCGTCAGTAGCATCAGTGGTATCGCTAGGAGGAGTAGTTTCCCTAGCAATGTCATCGATGAGTTTATTAACTGCACGGTCGACCCTTTCTTCTAAGTTTACAGGATCCTGTAAAGCTTCCATAGTTAAATCAATACGAGCAAACTTGCTACGTAATACGTTTAGATCCTTACGTGATTCTGCAAGTTGCTTCGATAGGTTTTGATTAAGTTCTTCATTACGTTTTGCGTCTGCGGCCAGTTTATCTACTGTATTTTGTAATGTTTCAGCCGCAGACACAAGTTTTACGTTATTTTCTCGAAGAGTGGCAATGGTTTGTTCAGACCATTCGTAATAGCTCTTAGCAGCAAAGGCCACACCGCCTACGATGCCTAAAACGATTATTAAGAGATATAGCCTGGCCATTAGTACTCCGAGAGTTTAGAATTACTTGCTGCAGTATGAAGCGTATAGCTCGTTAAACTTTTCTTTTGTGCAGCCGTACTTTTCATTACATTTCTTGTACATTTCATTCTTCGGACATGCTGCAGCGTGAAGTTTTTTCATTTCACGAACGCATGCCGCTTCATCCATGTCATCGTCGTCATCATCATCATCATCGTCTTCGTCGTCCATGTCGTCTTCATCAGACATTTCAGACAATGTGTCTTCGTCGTTCTCTTCATCAAGTTCTTCTTGGTCGAAAGAACCTTCTGTCATTTTTGCTTGGATAGCGAGAGCAATACGCTCACGCATTTCTTCTTCCAATGCCTCTTTCATTCCAAGAGGGTTTTTGTTAACAGAATGTTCTATAATATCTCTAATAGACATTTTTGTCTCCTATTTGTTTATAGTTTCAACTTATTATTTATCATCTAAACATTTTTGCTTGAGTCTTTGGCCCAATTATACCGTCTGGAGTTAGGCCATTCGCTCTCTGCCATTTTTTCACGGCTACTAACGTTCCTGGACCGAAGTCGCCATCCGCGGATACACCAATTGCCTTTTGCATTTTAGCAACGTCATCGCCCTTCATACCTTTACGTAGAGTACGGACCTTTGTTGATGTTTTACGTGGAGTCGGAATACTTTCTCCACCTAAGATTCTTTTTGCTCTTTCATATCTAGACTTACGGTCGTCAAGACCAATCGTTCCACCGTTGATACGTTTTGACATTCCTACGATATCATCTTTGTCCGCGTAACGATCGATATTATTCGTAGCCCAGAACCAGCAAGCAGACTCAAGAGCACCCTTCTTCGTCGCAACGTACTCAGCAGCTTCTTCTGCCGACATACCAACGGATTTACCAAAGGCAGTATAGTTATTACGACCGGTTAGCTGTTTGATGCCACGACCACGAAATCTCCATCCGTCTCCGTCTTCTGTGTTACCCATCTGACCGCGCTTCGAACGGAATTCATCCTGGTATACGTAGTTAGCGATCTTTTCTGGTTTACGAGCATACTCGGATGCGTCTCTCTTACCTTTTCCAAAGTATCTACCGAACACACTATTTAAAGCTTTTTCTGAGTAGTTTAAGTTTTCTTCAAGGCGAGTAAAGTCCGCAGACTCATGACCGCACTGAGCCATAAAACCAGCGATACGTAATGGTGTTACTATATCATATTTTTTAAACATGTCAACAACATTTTCGTACCATTCTTCTGGTTCTTTGTTTCTTGGTATCATTGCTTTGAATTGTTCGAGAGTAATCATCACTTTGCTCCTATAATATCTCTTAGTCTCTTTGGACCCTGATTCTTCTTTTTATACTTTTTCATTTGAGCAGGAGTCAATCCTGGCTCTCCTTGAGGACCAACGCCTATACCAGCAACCGCTCCGGATCCAGCACTATTCGTTGGTTCTTCCTTCATCTCTGGTTTTGTATCTACGTTCTTTGACATAGAACCGGATTTTACAACACCAGACTTTTTAATCTTGTTAATAAGTTTCATAGTCCGCATGTTCGTTGCTGCCTCATTTTGTTCTTCTTCTGCATCCAGTTTCGCTGCGATTGCCATCTGTCTTCTCTTGGCCTTTGACTTACCTTTGAACTGAGGAGCATCAGATTTATAGAAATCGTCTATCCAATCTCCCATATCATCAGACGCCTTTAGTTTTTCTAAAATAATTGCGTCAGACTCATTTAAATGGTTGACATCTTTCGAGAGTGTGTTATAATGATTATATCTACTAAGAAACAAGTCCAGTGACCGGTCAATACTCTCTTCAGAGACAGACTCATTAAGTAGGCTTTCATCAGTAAAATGATTCCATTCTTTAATCAACCAGAGAGCAGCTGCATAGGATCCGAGTCTTGAAGAACCTCCAGGTACCTTCGCAAGAAGTTTCTTGAGTTTGAGTAGCATAAGATCGAACTTACCAAATGATTCCTTTTCGGATCTGGTATTTCTTTCTCTTTTTCCTTTGAGGATGTTTCCATCTTTATCAATTACGCCAGCTTCATATGCCGGCCATTTTTCAAAAGGCATAGCCAATCTGCGTATGAATTGATAAACTAGGAATAAGTCGACTACCATTATATCTTCCTTAAGATCTCTTCTATATGTTCGTCTGATTTAAAGTGGCGATTATGAATTCTTTCATCCTCGTACTCGATGAACTCTGGCATAAAGTTTAGGTATACAACAAACGGCTTTAAGTATTCGTGGTATTCTTCGAGTTTCATAAACAACATATTTGTTGTCTCAACTCCAAAACAGTTGTATAAGATAATCAGATGATTTAGAATCAACCTTTCTTTTAACTCTCCGGTCTGTTTATATCGACCGAAGAGTTTTCTTAAGTACTGCAATCTCTTCAAGTCTTCTTCAAACTCAGACGTATCTGAGCAATGCGGGTTTTCATAATATTTTGCAGCGTAAAGAAGAAAGGTTGATTCTGTTAATTTCATAATATATTGCTAATCTTAACTATCAGCAACAATAGTATCTTCAATAGCAGTATTACCAGTGATACCCAAGTCACCTGCATCGCCAGCAGTTACTTTCATAGCAACTAGGCATTCAGTTCTATGACGGCTACCTGCATTGCTGTATAGGTTCCAACCTGGAGTCTTAAGACCTTTTGCGCGGTTGGCTGCGATACCAGCTTCTGTAGTATCAACGAATACGCAGTTATCGCGATCATTCGAAGTATTAGTGTTGTTTGCGTCATCTTCCAACCATTTTGGAACATCAGCCAATGTATCTGTTTTTCCCCAAAGTGCCATTTCAGCTCTCCTTGTTATTGAGTTTTGTTTTTGTTTTCATCATATTGTTTATTTAACTCAATGTTTTTTTGTGTTATTTTGTAAGACGATCGACCGCTTTTCTAATACCTGCCGATCTTTTTAAGCCTTTGAAATTCATTTTACCTGTCTTACCAACATTTAAAGCATTTTGAGCACGATCGTCAGAAGCCTTCTTCACATAAGATCCAAGTGTCTTTTTGCTGATTTCATCAAGCGCTTCAAATGATTCTACAAGACCAACCTTTTTAAGTTCAATAAACATACGTTCACGTACATCTGTATCCATTCCATCAATTAAACGATTTAATCTAGTAAGAAGTTGTCCTGCCTGTAGAATATTAACACGACCAATTTGATCAAGAAGCTTAGAAACTTCCATAAATTCTTTCTTATCAACTCCACCATATTTTTGAGCATAAGCTTTCATTGCTTTAGCGCCGGCAGAAAACTTCTTCTGATCCATTGCTTCATCAAGTTTAGATTCTTCAAGAATTTTATCTTTATGTTTTGCCCTGTATGCAGCAACTGCACGATCAGCCGCGCGGTTGTTTGCTCTACCGGGACCACCAAAGTATGCATCATGATAAGCCTGCGCTTCACCTTTTGCATATTCAGGTTTCTTATATCCTGCAGATCCCATATAAGAAGTTCTACCTTCAGGATTTTTTAGATGAGCTCTATAACCACCAAACTTTGATTTTTCAGATGAAGCTTTATAACCTTCGTCGATTGTGTGTTGTCCACCGCAATGAGGACAGTCTGGACCGCAGCCACACTTACCTTTTTCATCAATCATATTACCACAACAGGAACATTTAGATCCTGCCATTTGTTCTACAAAAGTTTTAAACCGTTTCATTGATATTTCCCTGTTTTTTTTGATTATCTTAAACTATTTATCAATTATCTACATTAGCACCTGCACGCCATTGGTGGCAACTCCAGTATCTTGCTTTCCATTTTGGGCCAGGATTATCACAGTTATGTCTTGCTCTAAAGTTCTTGCGTCTCTTAGGATCATCTCTTTTGATTTCCATCTTTGGATCACCGAAACGAACGACTACGACGTTACCCTTATCGTTCTTTACGTATACTTTAAACTTTTTGTTTGGGTTTTCAGAAGTACGAATAGGATCGTTGAGTTTAACCTTACGCCCTTCATACTCAGCCTCTTCAACAACTAGGTCTTCGTAAAGGTTGCATTCTTCGCAAGTTTCGTCGATCTGATTATATCTGCTAAAGCTTTTCATTTCATTAACTTCTTTATTGTTGATAACGCTTTTTTGCCATCGGGGTGGTTTGGATTAATACTTACAGTTTCACCATTTACAAAGTCTGATATATTTGCCGCTTTACCAAGATCTTTGATTGCTTTGTGTAGCGGATCCTTTGGATCAAAAGTAGTCTCAAAGTTTGGCTTACCACGTAACTCGACCCAACTCTTTTCTTTGGTATCCCACATCTTAAGTACACCCATATTCTTATCACGAATATACTTGAGCTTTACACCCTCTGAAATATATTGTTTAAATCTAACCACCGAACTCGTGTCCTGCAACGCGTTTCATCTGTTTGGTAAACTCTTTAAAGGAAGGCTTTTTCTTATATAGTTTAATAGTAAGGTGTGCTTTATCTTTACCCTTAATGCGCCAGTTCATACCTTTTTCTTTATGTTCAGGTTTTGTGGTTTTAACGACTCTACGTTTGTAACCATCTTCCCATGTTTCCGAACCTTCGGCCAGCGCAATCGCAGTTTTACATTTTCCGCAACATTGCGAAGTTCCGCAGTTTGGGTGCCCTTCTTCTAATCTTGGTATTTTTGACATACTTTGTAAATGTTCTTTAAATGATTTCATCATGCTTTACGATATACAATTTACCGTCCTCTGTTCTTATTCTTGCTCTCCCAGTTTCATCATCAGTACCAACAAAGGTACCTTCTAATGTTTCGGAATTTCCAGTCACATAGTTATGAATAAATTTTACTTTATCGCCACGATGTATATTTGCATCTAATGCAGCTTCTTCAAGGTCTTGCCCGGGTGTATCTTTTTTATACTTTTTAGTTAAACTATCAGTTCCCCATTCTCTTTCTGATGGAGAGTCCTCTTTTTGTTCAGCTTTGTAACCGTACTTCTTTAAAAGCTGTTTTCGCTGTAAAGGATTACGTGTCATAGTTGCAGGTTCACCGTACTTTTTCTTGTATTCGGTCTCAAGTTTGCGAGCCGGTATACCAATGTTCGAAAGAGTAACGATTTGATTTATTATATCCCCAAGGCTTTCACCTTTTGAAACATGATTGTGTATTTTTTCAAGAACTTTATTTAACATAGTTTGTTCATCTAAGCTTGAGAATTCTTCCTTCTCTTTATCTGTCAAACTAAATTGTTCCTTTCTAACTTTTGCTGCAAGGTCTTTATCTGCTTTACCCCAGGTTCCTTTTCCTTTGGTAGCAAATGAATTGACTCTTGCTAATCCCCATTGTGTTGGGGTTGTTCCTGGCCTGTGGCCAGTTCTCCAAGCAGCGACTCCACGATCAAAGACCTTCTTTAGAATACCATACGATATTCCAGTCTTTTCCGCCTTTTTCTTTAGAGCTTTTTTCGATTCTGTTAGATCGTCAAAATCTTCTGACATTAAGAAGTCTTCAAAATCTTTTGAGAAATTTAAGATATCATTTATATCATTGTTTAAATCTTCGCCCACCTGTTCTTTAGATTTAAATATCTTAAATCGTTTATCAAACTTAACAGCGCCGGTTTTTTCTAAAGCCATGTGAGGTCTTTTTCGAACCGTCATATCTGCCTTTGCGGCTTCGCCAAACATATCTTTAAACTTTTTCGTATGAACAGAAGGTTTTGTCTTTGCATCTTTATCGCCAGGGGCTGGTTTATATGCAGCAGGATTATCATCGTCCATCTTACCATACTTTTTAAAGTGGCGAGCGCGATCGTCTTTCTTATCCTTATCTACACCTTTATAGTATCCCTTTGGCTGAGATCCTGGCATATCCTTTACATCAGGATCCTGAGGCTTTTTGGATCTTGATTCCATAAATACTTCAAACATTGCATCTGTACTATATTTTTCTTCATTCTTTTTTGGATTTAAAACACCAGCAAGACGTTCTTTTTCTGCTTTTCTAACCTTTGGAAGAAGGCGAGTTGCAATTCTGTCTATTACTCTGCCAGGAATCTTTTGTAATCTTTTGTCTAGCGTAATCTTTTCGGCTGTAGACATTTCGGAATATTTTTTATTCTTTGATAGTCTATTTCTCATAAAGTTTAATGCTTGTTTACGCGATCTCTTTAACAACTTATCCTTAGGAGCCATCTTTCTCTTTGATCTCTCACGTGACATCTTAATCTTGGTCTTATACTTACGCATAGTCAAGGCTCTTTTTCTTCTCTGCTGAATTGAGAGAGGAGCTCTTTCCTCAAGATCTTCTTCTTGTAAATCAAGTTCTTCAGTTATGTTCATTCCTTTACGGACCATATTCATAACCGCTGTTGCAGTACCTTTTAGTTTTTTAGGCAGGCCTTGCTTAAATAGTCCGATGTCGCCAGCTTTTGCCGCTGCTCTCATTTTTGATGCAGACATGCCGGTTACGCCTTCAGAGTCAGGATCTCTTTCTCCAGCTGAAACTATTTCAATGTTTTCGAACGTATAGTCGAGTTCGTTATACTTTTTCAATAGAGTTTCAAACTCTTTGACTCTATCGGATCCTACGACCAATACAAACTTGTCATATCTCTTTGACAGTTCTTTAGCAACTTCAATGATCGTTCGAGCCGAAGATCTCTTTACAATTTTGCCGAATGCCTTTTGGCCGAGTTTAACCTTTTGTTCGTATGATAGTGGATTCTTCTTTGCATCCTGAGAATGAGACATATATACCGCGGCATCAGCCTTGCGCTTTACAGCTTCCGTGATAACTCTGTTCACTAACTTTTCATGACCAACCGTGATTGGATTGAAACGACCAAAACTTATAACGACGGTCTTATTCGTAGCCTCATTCATGACTGGTTCTACTTCTATATACTGAGAAGGATCGTGTTCCTTGACCTTCTTGGAATTCTTTTTCTTTTTATCATTTTCTTTTTCGACCATGAAGTGTCTCCGGATTTCATGTTATTTTATTGTATTTATAATATTAGCTTCTTAGTTCAAAATTATCCTTTGAGAAAAAGTTATCCATACAATACTGCTTTTCAACTGGATAATCATGAGGGCAGGCCCTTTCTCTTTTACCCTGTGGATCTGTAAATGTCGCAGATTCTTTCCAATCGAAACCATATACCGTAACCATCTTTGGATCGCACGTAGAGATGTAATCTAAAGTAATCAAACCCGTTGTAGGATTGGCATGTTTTCCTGCTTTTAACTTTAGTGGTTTGTATAGAGAATCTGGGTACACAAAATCTACTTTACTTAGATTATTATGAGATCTACCCTGATGGCCAGCGTGAACCTTTTTTATGTTATTTGCAATCTTTGGGAACTGCATTTTGTATTCTGAAGTATTCCAAAAGAACCATACGTCTGTTCTTTTTCCATGGCTCTTTATTGCGTCCTTACGTGTGTATAACACGGCGGCTTTATTTAACCGCACTACAATATCATGAGAGTCTATCTCTTCACCATATTCTCTATCAAATAATGATATTGCATTGCCAATCACAGCAACCGTTTTATTTTCAAACCATTCTTTCATTTTCTTAGTTCAAATACCTTATCTTTATTTTGAAAGAATCTTTCTCTGCAATAGTTTCTTTCGAGAGGAAAATTGTGGCGATCCTCCTTTAATTGTTTATTATGAAACGATGGAGTTTGTTTCCAATCATAACCATATACATAAACCTTCTTAGGATCGTATAATGATATAAGATGTAATATTCTTAAACCAGTCGAAGGACGATGATGGCCGAGATCTTCTTTTAACCATTCTATGTCAATCTCTTTGTGATGAAGTATTTCTACGATATGATCGCACGATTTATTAGTAACTCTACTCGGCTTCATAGTTTTAAACCAGTTTAAAAACCACACATCAGTCCTTTCGCCGTGAGACTTTACATCCTTAGGCTGCAACATAAAGAACCCACGTTTTATTCTACATACCACATCAGCAGAATCTATTTCACTCCCATAATCTTTTTCAAAAAGACTCTTTGCATTACCTACTACCGCAACGGTCTTACCTTCAAAAACTTCCTTCATATTATCCTAGAGACCGTGTTGTTGACTATAATCCATATAGATGCGTTCTCTATGCCATTCGTCTGCCATAGGAGTCGTTGCGAAATCGTGGAAACATGGAGTACCTAGAGTATAGTGTAGCAACTTTGCATCCGGGTTTGCACCAAACTCGTCAGGCAACCAGTTCCATTCAATCGGAAGTTCACCGATCTCATTATCAGGCAACCAACTAAATCTATGTACCTTTGCGCCGGTTGCGTTCTGAACAAAATCTGGAGTAACAACGCTATTTCCAGGATGTGCACAGTTCCAGAGTATTACGCTCGACCAGTTTTTACGAGGATAGTCTTCGTTCTTTGCACCAAGGTACTTCTCCTTCATGCGAGTCTTATAATCGTGCTTTACTACCATCACGGCCTTCGAGTCATCACGCATTTCCCAAAGTTTTGCGATATCGTCTCGAAATATCATATCACCATCTACGAACAGTGCCCAGCCCTTGTATCCCATTAGATGAGGAATAAGAAACCTACTGTATATGAAATGGTTGCTTCCATCCGTATGCTTCTCTTCATAACCCTTTAAAAGGTTGAGTGATAGCGGATTGATGCTTACCGGTTCAGATGAATTTCTTATGATAGAATTGGAACATACGTGATATGCTGTTGCCTCTCTCACATCGTATCCCATAAACACTGGTATCATTGTTTCTTTTTCCTTCTGCTATTCATTATATCTATCGTTAAGTTTTTTATTAGTATATCTTTAGGTTGATCCATTAACCACTTGATTGTGTTTGCGATATAATCAGTTTCTATTCGAGGGTATTCTCTTCTATGATCCGTCATTGGAGTATTCATTCTTCCGAGTTTTAAATGAATGATCTTGCAACTCGTATCAATAAGTTGCAGCTGCAGGCAGGTTTTTTCTAACGCAGCCTTATGAATAGCATATTCATTAACCGCATCCCTGTTGCCATCAGCGCTCACGCTCCCAACATTAATTACCGTGCAATCTCTATATTTATTTTTTTCAAACAACTTATATAAAAGAGTAGTCTGCGAATAATCATGGTATGCATTGTTTATGTATACGTCAAAATCATCAACTAAGAATGTATCTAGGTCTTTGCTTAAATCATATCCGTTTTGTCTACTTAAACCGACTACTTCATGATCTTTTGATAAAATATTATATAAAGTTTTACCAAGACCGCTTGTATGTCCTGTAATCACTATCTTCATTTTATTTTTTATACCTATTCATATCTGCTTCGACCATTTCAGTAATCATACGTTCAAAAGTATATTCCGGCGTCCAATCTAGAGTCTTCTTTGCTTTATCAGAGTCGGCATGGAGACTGTGTAGCTCGTTAGGTCTTTCAAACTCCTCGTCACTTACAACATAACTTTCCCAATCGTTTATACCGACAGTATTAAATGCTACACTACATAGATCACGTACGCTGTGTTTAATTCCCGTCGCAATAATAAAGTCTTCTGGCTTTTCTTGTTGCATCATTAACCACTGTGCACGAACGTAGTCTTCAGCGTGACCCCAATCGCGTTCGGCATCAAGGTTTCCAAGAACCACCTTATCCTGTAAACCGTTCTTAATTCTTGCTACTCCATCCGTTATCTTTCTTGAAACAAATTCAATTCCGCGTATCGGCGACTCGTGATTAAATAGCAATCCAGTACAGGCATACGCATCGTAACTCTCACGATAGTTTTTAGTAATATGATATCCGTATAGTTTAGCGATACCGTATGGACTTACCGGCTCAAAGGGAGTCTTTTCATTCTGTCTTCCATCTATATTACTGTTTCCAAACATTTCGCTGGTGCCCGCTTGGTAAAACTTTGTATCCGGTTTAATACGACGAATTGCTTCTAGACAGTTTAACGGGCCGAGCGCATCAACGTGAGTGGTTACATACGCAAGTCTCCAAGAACCTCCAACAAAGCTCTGGGCTGCTAGGTTATAGAGTTCGTCTGGTTGCACTATCTCCATTACATCCATCATACTGCAAGGATCCGTAACATCCCCAACGATTGTTTTTAAACCTTTATTGAAAAGATCTAGGTACTCGATGTTATTCCAGTTTGGACTACTATATCTTTTAACGAGACCATAAACATCATACCCTTTTTCTAATAATAGTTTACCAAGATAGCAGGCATCTTGTCCAGGAAATCCTGTAATTAAAGCGGTCTTCATTTTATATTCCTTATTACATCTGCTACCATATCGATCTTTTCAGAGAGATCGACACAATCGTTTCCTATAAAGAAACCGTCGTAATGAAGCTTATCGGTTCCTTCAAAGGTTCCACTACTGTCCCAGTTTAATCTATCTATCACTGGGTTCTTCATAAAGTTACCTGCAACGATTGGTCGTGTTTCTACACCATTCGCCGTGAGTTCCTCGATTACTTTCTTTCTTTTGCCGGCAAGATCGTCCTCGAGGATCAATCCAAAACCAAACCAGCTACTCTTTTCGTGCTCTACTTGAAGTCTTATGTTAGGAACATCAGCAAAGACCTTCTTGGCGACCTCGGCGTTCTTTCTTCGATCTATCATCATCTGAGGCCACTTTTTGAGCTGTTCTTGGCCGATCGCACCACTCATCTCAAGAGGGCGTACGCAATAGCCTGGAAGTATAAACTTAAAGCTGTCTTCAAACGGATCACCGGACTTTTTAAACAATGGATCGTCAGATGTACTATCCCTTAACCAACCGTGAGCTCTTAGGCTCTTTAGGTACTCGTAGGTCGTATCATCGTTCGTAAGAACCATGCCACCTTCCATAGTCTGCATGTGGTGGCTAAAGAAGAAACTAAACGTTCCCATCTCGCCGATAGATCCACAGTGCCTGTCGTATTCAAGCGCACCTAGACTCTCACAGTTATCTTCAAGCAATGTGATATCCTTTGCATCACATATCTGTTTTAATCTCTTGAGCTCGGCGGGGTTACCTAGAAGGTTAACAACAAAGACGGCCGCGGTATCTTCATCGATCGCTTCTTCTACAGCTTTAGGATCTATGTTAAATGTATATGGATCCACGTCAACGAACCGCAGAGTATATCCCCACTGATGAACAGGGAAGTATGTTGTACTCCAACTCACGGCAGGTACGATTATGTTTCCCTTATTCTTATACTTTGGATTCAATGCAAGCGCCGCTATTGTAATCAGATTGGCGCTGCTACCGCTATTCGTCATAACGGCATACTTACTTCCAAAGAACTCAGCAAACTGTTCTTCGTATCTTTTTACTTCTTCACCCATCGTATACTTACCACTTGCGATTACACGATGAATAGCACTAACTTCTTCATCACCCCAAGTATCACTTGCTAATCTATATTTCACGGGAACTTTCCTTTCCATTGTATAACACTGTTTAAATATTCGAATGTTTTTAAATCCTGTGCCTCGCCGATTGTATATTGGCCGTGCGCAAGACTTTGAAAGAGTGGCATTCTTTCTTTCTCTGTAAGATTTTCTATTTGGCTTATCGAATGTGAAAGTGGAAACGCTGGGCAAAACTTGTCACATATAACCGGTACTCCCATTCTTAAGGCGTCTAACGCAGCAGAACTGTTATATGCGACAACACAGTATGCGTCTTCAAAAGCTTCTTCGAGGCTCTCTTCGTATTTTGGTTTACCTTTTACTTTTTTTGGATTAATTAACAGATTGTCAATAGTATCACCGGGTTTTCTTCTTACGATAATAGGTCTATTCGTATACTTTCTTATTTCGTTAATTATATTTTGTTCCCAAGCTAGCTTATCAAAAACTTTGGCAACTACATTGCTTGGAGGGAGAATAACGATATTTTGCTTATCCTTAAAATTATAATCTCTAAACTCTAGATCAAAGTTGGTTTCAAATCTCTCTTTACTTACATTCGGGATAATTGCATTTTGAGCAAACCCGTTCTTTGTAATTCTCATCCAGCACGGGCCGTTATAACCTTTACTAAAGTATGCGTGATCTATGTAATAAAAATCTACATGGCGCTTCCTTGCCATCTCAAAAAGATGGGCATTTCCACGAAGAATACCCGAAAAAATAATCGCCTTAGCCCGAGGAGGAATGCCCTTCTTTATAACTTTTTCTGGCAATGTTCCGTTTGGTTTCTGCACTGATATGAGATGCCGCGTATGTACTATCTTTGCTCCACACGCAGACCCAAACGCTTTTACATAGCGATCCTGCTCTCTTTTACCTGATAAAAAAGCATATATCATTATATTACCTTACATTATTCCAATATTGATTTTTTCTTTTTACAATCAGGTCGCCTTTATGGCTGGTACCCTTCTTTTTTCGAGGGCCTTTCATATGATCCATAAATTCTCCAAGAGGTCCATTGATAAAGGGGTGGTTATTTTTAATAGAAGGACTCAGGTTGTGCCAGTGTTTTGGATCAAACCTTTTCATGGCATCGTCATACGTATGACAGTCGGTCCAATTTTCTAGACCAAAGATACTATCGTCTAGGTAGTATTTCTTCCATGCATTTAAAAAGTCCTTGGCAATCTCGTGGTTCATATTAAAGATATGAAAGCCGGTTTCGGTATACATCCATGGGCGCGCAAGGTATCCTGCAAACTTTTCATTTGGGCACCAGTTGCCAATGTCACTTCTCTGAACCGGAGAGTGCGTTCTACTATCGCCATCTAACCACACGAGGATGTCGGTTTCATTTTCTTCTAGGAATTGAAATAAGGCGAAAACTTTATGACTAAACCTTACAGCATCGAAGCGATAATTTTTTTTACCATTTGTTGCGTGTCTACCTAACCCGTTTGCCTCAGGATTGTTTTTATGTCTCTCTTTAAATGATAAAAGATCCTTATGATCTAGGATTTTATATTGTACTCTCGGATCTCTTATCAGATCCTTCTTTGGTATCGGGTCATCAACATAGACGGTTAAATAAGTATCCTTTGGCCAGTTTTCTATGAACCCTCTTACTAATAAGCCACCGGTCTCTTTCCATCCTTGGAGGCTATAACACGTTACTGCATTTATCCGCATGGCAAATCCTTTCTATCAAACACCAGGCCGCGTATTTTTACAAATTGTTGTCTGTCTTTTCTTATTTCGTTGTTCATTAAAGTAACCGACGCACCTCTCACAGCCATAGTTTCTTTTAGATTAATATCAAACCCATACTCTTTAAATACCTTTACCCAATAGATCTCAGTCTGCTCGTTGACGTGATTCTTTCCACCCCAAAATGGAGGTGCGGCCGTAAGAATTACTCTCTTACACTTTTGAAAATCTTTCATAAAGATTGGAATACACTTTTCTTCAACGTGTTCAACGAACTCTACGCTCCAACCGAGATCAAAATCAATATCAAAGTCTGATGAACCTATTCTATAATCAACCTGCTGAAAGTTATTTGATTTTGGTGTTTCGTTTGTACCGTCTACGCCATACGCATTGATACCAAGCTTTAACGCTTCCAATACTTGACCGCCTGTACCGCATCCAATATCAATCATAGTCTTTACGTTCCATTTTTCTTTCGCATATCTCAGCGCTTCAATGTCAACGTTTGTACCACCGCCGTGTTGTTTTTCTTTAAAATCCACTTATGAATACTTTCTTATTAATTTTTCCACGTAATAGGATGCTTGCCCAGTTTCAAAATAGGTCGTTGGGATCTCGGTGCAAGACATATTTTTTACCCACCTAAGGACTTCTTTTTTTGATGCAAGATATGGATTATTTATAGTATTTAAATTTGTATTATTTAAGTCTCTTCCAAAGTTTTCATCTGCACAGTACGTTGGTATGCCTGCGTCTATTAACTCAAATATACTAGTTGAATTGTTAATTACTGCACAGTACATATCTTCATACATTTCTCTAATATTTTGCTTTGAACTTAAAAACTTTATATTCTTATACTTTTTTGTTAAGTATTGATATTCTTTTTGCATTTTACTTGCAGGATGAATTTTAATTTTTATTCTTCTTTCGGTATGCTTTCTTATAGTTTTTATGGAGCTTTCTAAAAATTCGTTTATTGGCATAGTACTCGTTGGATCTATCTCAAGACCGGTGAATATGTATATAGAACCACATTTATTTACATTCCAAGAATGATCATACAAACGTTCAGCATTTATTGTTCTAAGTATATTAAAATCTTCTGGAGTTAACCACTTTCCATGTTCATATACCCAACTGTCTAAAGAAATTCTTATGTTTGCTTTGTGGTCTGTTTTACGGTAATTATCTTCGGCTCTTGATATCGTTCTACTCTCAAAGACGACGATCTTTTTGTCATGTTTTCTTGCCAGATCTACCCAGTGCGAATTTAAAACGTCCAAGACAGCGCTTCTTAACTTATATTTCTGTTGTAATTCGCCGCTTGATACTCTATCGTATGAAAAATCTGGAGGGATATGAAGTTGCTTTCTTAAATCACTGCCCCACGTACCATTTAACACAATTGCATCAGCATCGTAAAAATAGTTCATATACTCCTGTGGAATAAAATCTTTATCTTTAATCTTAAATTCGTTAAAGTAACTTATGGATGGGCTGTCTGTCATCCTTGCGAATTTTTCGGTAGATCTAGATGTCACTGAAACGAAATATTTCAAAGTTTATTCTCCTTAGATCCACGAAGGATAAAATTATCTCTATTGAAAAAGTTCTGATAACAATATTCTTTTTCTTCGCTAAAAACGTGGGCAACGCACTTTCTTTTTTCGTGCCAAGAATATGTTTCTTTCCAGTCAAAACCGTAGACGTGTACGCTCTTTGGATCCTGCTTAGAAATGTAATAGAGGACTCTGAGCCCGGTCGAAGATTTCTTTGTTAGGTTGCTGTCAAGATCTATTCTATCCTCTTCAGAAAAGACTGTATCAGCCATTTCTATAAACTCAGGAGATACGCTTGTGGTATCCATCTGCATCTTAAGAACACCTTTGTTGTGAGCGGTATTAAAATGCGCTTTGTTCTGTCGAATGTTTTGCATACACCATACGTCGATACGCGATCCCATCTGCTTCCTATATTGAGGAAACCGATACCCACCGCGATTGATCCTTACGACTACGTCCGCAGTGTCTATCTCATTGCCATATCTCTGTTGTATGAGAGACGCCGCGTTGCCAACTACCGCAACCGTCTTTCCTTCAAACCATTCTTTCATTTACTTAACCGCTAATAATAAAGATAATAAAAAAGGAGGCCTGAGCCTCCCTATATTTATCAAATGTTGTAGAGTAGATCTACTGTAGTTTTTTCATTTCAAGGATGCAGTTCTTAGCTGCTTTATGATAGCCCAAGCGGGTTAATTCAGAGGCAGATCTTGCATATCCTGCTATCATAAATGCATTGTTTATCTTGGCCAAGAATTTTTTAAACAAAGAAGGTCTTGACGCCGGTATATGAATTGTTTCTGTATAAAAAGCCATAATTACACCCAACCTTTTAGGTTACGGTTTACTTTTGTGCTTGGATATTCTCTATGAAATTTTTCATTTGCAATAGCATAGATATCCCCACGTGAGATACCCATATCATTGAGTTCGCGGTTTGATAGAGATGATAGTTCGCTGATTGTTTTATTAACTTGCTTTCTGTGTTGATAGTAACTTACCAAACCTGAGAAGATATTGGATACGAAAGAAAAGTCAAAGAGTGCTTTTGTATTTTGTAATGTGTGGCTCATGTGTGTTCTCCTTAAAGGGTTTCTGTATTACAGAACTATTTATTAAGGAGAACACGAAAAATTGGTAAATAACCATTACCAGTTTGGAATAGCCGTTATTCGTCTAGGGAAACTGTGACATTGTGTCAGCGAGTAATCTCTTCCCAATCCATAGAAGCAAAAATATCTTCGTCATTAGTTCCAGCAGCGACCAAAAATGTAAGCGGCTCTGAAACTCCGGTAAACGAATCTCTTTCTAGCTGAAACTTAAATACCGCTTCTTTTAAGATATCCAACGTAGGCGAACCTTGATTTGATGAATTCAAATACCCCTGTGCAAGAACTCTACCACCACCATCGTGCGCGGTTCCAGCTAGGGTATATTCGACTGAGGAATCAGAACCGGCACTCGTCCAAGAAGCTGTTGTTACTGCGCCTCCTGCAACAATTCTCCATGAAAAGTTTACACCGTTACCAACACCCAACAAAGATACCGCAGTTAAGATAGCTATTGCATCCTGTCTTGCGGACTTCAGTCTAATTGAGACGACGGGGTAATATGTTCCTGCATCGTCCAAAGCGTATGAACTTGTGATTGGAGTTCCAACGGCGTGCTGCCTGCCTCTCAATTCATAACCGCCTTCGCTAATAACGGTGCTACAAATTTGTTTTGCTTGACTTGCACTAGAAGTGGCACCCGTGTTTGTTATTTCTTGTCTTATTGGTAAAGATGCGGTTGTCATGTACGTTGATTCAATTAAATTTGCATGATGAAACGCGTGACAAGGAATAAACTGGCCGTTGATTGCAAAACCAAAACGCACGCTACCGACACCCAACCATTCAAAATCTACCCACATGAGTTGAACCTTAGTCAGATCTAAAGTTACGCCACTTGGGCCTGTGCCATCTAACGAGTCAACATTCCAGTTTGATTGCGCAATTTTTGTATCAACTACGCTGCCAGTTATATTGCTTCGTAAGACTATTGACACTGTGCTATCGTCTTGTTCTAAGAAAATGCCATTTTCATCGCCGAAATAACCTATCCGCTGTCTAAGATTAGTTTTCGGCGTGGCAAATAAAAAACTTGACATAAACAATAAACTTTTACCCGGCTGATATGAGAATACTTTATAAGTTTCTCTTAGAATTTCATCACCAGAGCTTGAACCGACATCTAACTCAATAAGTCCTTCATTAGCATTAAAAGTGGATGACGCCGTTCCTGTTGTGTCCTCTGCAAAGAGTCCATTGTCGGCGTATCTATGACTACTATCAAACAAAGTAAGTGGTTCTGAGACTCTCATTCTACCAAAAGAATCAGAAGATGTGTTTAGATTACCTACATTAACATATGTTGAAGGACCGGCCTGGCCAGCAACCATAACAACTTCATATAGTGTTTTATTATTATTAAGAAATTGCCCGGTATCTTTGTTAAACTGTGCCATTATCTTTGCCATCCTTTTATGTATTCGTCGGAAAAATTAGCCTTCGAAAATTGAAGTCTATCCACGAGTTTTACTGAGTTTTTTCCGTAACGATCGATAGCAACGAAACCTTCTTGGCCGGTTACTTCGTACCCGTTCTTTGTCTTGAGTAGGGTCTTTAGTCCACCGACTTTGTTTAACTTTTTGATGAACACCTCTTTGATATCCACCATCATATTATATAATGTAAACACTTTTTCAATATCAGAAGCTTTATTCTTTTTAAAGTATTGAAGAGTAGCGTCTCTCTTATCGGTCTGAGCTCGCTTGCCTTTTTCGGTTTTTCTCTTATCAGCTTCTTTCTGATAATAGTTTTCGATAAAGTCAGTAAGACCTTTCACAAACGTTTTTACATTTCCTACCTTCTTACCTTCACGGACCTTCGAGTTAATGTACGTGTTTAATCTTATGTTCAATTCTGGGTTGTCTGATAGACCATTCAGAGTATCTTTTTTAATTGTTCGGAAAAGTTTGCCGGCTTCGGACAGCATTTTTGTAACTTTCTCGGATTCAATAGCTGTGAAAGTTGCACTTCCTGACACATCTTTAAAGGTTGCGTCTACGGACCAGACAGAACTTACCTTTTTGAGATCTGTTGCGATCTCCTCTCCAAAACTCGCTCGCATTGTTTCAAAAGAGTCGCCTCGGTATCGAGTGTGCCAGACCACTCCGATCTTGGATCTGAGTATCTCCTTAGCGAGGTTGCTTTTCTTTGGTACCGCGTAAACAATCGTGTTAGGATGAAAAGTAATATGCGGTTCTCCATCAATATTATCTTCTTTGATATCATTTCTCGAATAGAGGAAATCACCTTGAACCACTCCTTCAATACCAAGCTTAGGTAGCTCAGCCAGAGCCAACTTAAACTTATCATTTAGATCACCGGATGTATCGGCGTCTATCTCATCATTTGTTTTATATACCTTTGGGTTCTTATTGAATATGCCCTTCTTTGCTATAAAGAATTTGCCATCGCTTGGATCAATTCCAGCAAAGATAGCAGGAGCACCATCCCATTTGACCGATATATTCACTGGCGCGCTTGCGTTACCTGAGAGCATGTCACGGAGTGCTCTAAAGTAATTAATCACGTTACGTGTTCCATTTACTCCACCGTCGATAACAGAATCTTCCGCATGGGTCATGTGCAGGTTTTTTTCTTCGGAGAGAAACTTTTTAAAACGAATCATTTACTTAATCCCATTGAATTTGATAGCAAGATTAAACCCCTGGGCGATCTTGTTTTCGGGTGGCGGCTTATTTGAGCGTACAGACATATTCATAGTTATTTTTTCACGCGGACTTGCGCTTAACTCAATGAACCAGTTCTGTTTTGAGGAAGGGGACGCATAGGCACGAACGTTTTTAACTCGAGGAAGAAATGCTCCTAGGTCATCTTCATCTGTTACCATCTTATACTTTGTGCCAAACGCCTTTACGACTACGAGAGGAACGTTATCGTCCTTCTTGAGTACTTGCTTTTCTATGTATTCAAGCGTTTTATTTTTATTCTTTCCTACAGTCCGAATAAGAGAGTCGCGGACCATTTCCAACATGTCATCGTAGAGCTTTTCGTATTCTCTCGGGTTCTTTCTTTTAAACTCTGAGATAACGTTCAGAGAAGCTCTCTTCTTTGGTCTAGATTCCCAATCGTTCGAAAGAGCAAGCTTAGAATGTATCTGACGGAAAACATTTAATTTGAGTAGATCCTTTTCTCTCTTATAACCAAAGTCGTCAAAGAACTTATTCACAAAGGTATTCAGTTGAGGTTCAGCCGTCTTTTCTCCGCCTGCCTTAAGAGATACACCAAGCATATTACCGTTCTTAAATTTAATAAACAGGTCACCCTTGTGAGAAGCAGGTATACCGGCAGGCTTTGCGCGATATCCCCAGAATACCTGTTGAATAGGAGTATCCTTATTTAGATCATTGAGATAATCTATGATAGCTAACGCGTTTTCCATCTTTTCTTTATACTTAGAAGAAGTTGGCATCTGTTCGATGAACTGTTTACCGGCTTCAGCATCCCTGCTGTTTACATATACACCGTACTTATTTCCTGATGTTTGAGAAACAAAATCGTATAGATCGTTTACATTTGAGAACTTTTGTTTTGACATAAATGCTAGAGAAGGAACTAACTCAGTAATCGTAGAGTTGAGAGTGGTCTCAGCCATTCCGCCAGAAATAGGCTTGTATGTAATCTGGATCTTATGTGGTCCAAAGGATACGATAGTCGAACCGACGGATCCGCCGGAGCTACTCATTTCGTAATCTATATTTGCATTACTTAGTTTTTCTTCGATGTCTTTCTTTACGTTGTCACGTTCACTTGTTTGCGCACGAACGATTAAGACAGTCTTTCTCTGGGTTGCATTCTTTACGGTATATTCGTATGGTTTGATTGCAGCATCAAACTTTGCTCGATCCTGCTGTGATACAAAAAGCATCTCATTATTCTCTTTCATATATTTTTTAAATGAAATCATTACCTATACTCTCGTTGGTTTAGATCTATTTATAAAACTGTCTAAGAGCAAGTAGTCTTTACAAGAGGCGGTTTCTTTGAGAAAAATGTTGGTGTCCAACCCTCAAAACCGGATCCTAGGTTTAGTTTTCTACACGTATCCCTTGCGTTCTTTTCATCACATCGCATTTCAATTAGAGTACCACTCTCTTTTTCCAAGATATCGTACTGACCCTTACTCTTCTTCACTGAATAGCTCATTGCAGATCTCCCACTTCAAATAGACCCTTCTTTTTCTTTGGGCTCATATCCCATTGTTCACCAAATGAAGACTTGTCAAACGTAGGGCCGGAATCGTTACTACCCTTACCACCTGAAGACTCTGATTGAATATTGTCCTGGGCTCTTTCTTCTAGGTTAAACAGTTTCATCTTTGCTCTTTCGATACCTACAACAAACCTGCGATAGTAGCCAAGATCTCCCCAACGGTTCTTAAGTTGTTTAAACATAATTTGACCTCGAGACTCTAATTCTTCTGATGTAATAAGACCGAGGATACAGTCGGCCGTGTGAGTGATACCCATAGACTCAGAAGTATTCGTAAGATCTACGTCAGAGTTTCCATACCCATCTCGGTTAAACTGAGAGGATGTAACGATCGCAATGTCGAATTCCATGGCAAGACCACGGATCTCTTCAGCGATTGATTTAACGAGCGTATAAGAGTTTGCCGCAGCTGCGCCTTTTACTCTTGCTGACGCGCAGATGTTTAAGTAGTCGATAAAGACGATGTCTGGAGTGAAGTTCTTTTTCATTCGCATTTCATTGAGAAGATGGCGGAAGTGGCCAGAGTGAGCAGAACCGGTTGGATACTCTTTAATGACCAACTTGCCAGGAGTCTTACTCTTATAACGATCCATTCTTTTTTCGAATACATCAAGAGGAACTTCCTTGACTTCATCGAGTGTAATATCCATAATGTTTGCATCGATACGGCGAGCAACTTCTTCCTCCGCTAATTCCATCGTAACATATAGAACGTTCTTGCCGTGCATTAAACTCGATGCTGCCATGTGACATTTAACGAGAGACTTACCGCCGCCAGTCGTTGCCAAAAGAACAGACATGGATTTGCGAGGAAGGCCGCCCTTCGTAATAGTGTTTAGAATGTCAACGTCGAATGGAATACGTTCTTCTTTACGATGGTAATATTCGTGCCTAGACTCATAGTCCTCAAGAAAGTCGTGACCGATATGAGTATCGAAACTAATACCGAGAGAGTCGGAGAGGATACCAGGAATTGCTCCCTTATCGTTCTCCTTGTCTTGACCGTCAAGAATAAGAATAGCTTTACGTATTGAATTATATAGATCTTTATTCTGACAGAACTTTTCAGTTTCGTCTACAAGAAATGTTTCGTTCGTATTCTCATCCGTCTTTAACTCATCAATTAGAGTCGTTACTTCCTTATACGCGTTTTCGTTTAGATCCTTGCGTTTATCGATAGAGATCTTCAGAGCTTCGATAGAAGGAGGCTCTTTATACTCATTCATATATTCCGAGTATGTGGAAAATATCTTGCGAAGGCTATTGTCATCAAAATAGTCTTCCTTAATATAAGGAAATACTCGGCGACAGTAATCTTCATTGTATATGAGGTTGGATAGAATTGTTTTTTCAATCATGCAGATGTTCCATAATTAGATGAATGATGGCACCAATCATAGATCAATGCCATCAGTTACTTTCAATATACCATTATATAGTAGAAATGTCAATAGGTATTATTCTTCGACCGCGTCCATTTCTTCGATTTCTTCAATATCTGTAACATCATCATCTTCTCGCATAATACTGCCAGATGCGCCAATTGTAAAGTTACGACGAATGAATTCTTTAAAGTCTGTTTTTTCAAACATCATTTTCCAGAAATCACCGTTATCATTTACTTCTTTAGCTCGCATTAGTTTTTCAGAAATGATCTCGCCAGTCGATGGATCCACAGCTTCATACCAACCAACCTTTGGCTTACGAAGGTATCCACCTTTTTCAGCAACGTCCATTAGACCTGACCATTTTACGATACCACCTTCCCAAGATACTGAGATTGGAATCTTGGACTTTTCCTTGACGTGTCGAGATTTTTCAATGTTAATAACAAAGTGATAACCTTGGATCTCAGTGCCAACTTTATCCTGTTGGCGACCAACAATCCAAATAGCATCAGCTGAATAATAGATGCCAGTACCGCCCGATACGATAGCCTTTGGAAACAGGCCGATCTCTTGATATGTGTGGTTAACAGCAATCAGCGGAATGTCTTTTAGGTTGAGGTGTGGTGTTACGATACGGAACAACGATTTCAGAGCCTTTGCGCGAGACATATCAGCAACTGATTTTTCGTTCATTGCATCCTCAACTTCTTTCTTTGAAGCAAGGTTACCAACCGAGTCGATAATAATACAGACGTGATCTTTCTTATCAATAGAGTTAAGCTGGTTTGCAATATCAAACTTAAGTTCTTCAACGTTTGTAATCGGAGTATGAACTACGCGATCCATGTCGATACCAAAGGTTTCAAAATAAGCTTGAGGAGTACCGAACTCAGAATCATAAAAGAGTAGGACAGCGTCGTCGTACTTCTTCATATATGCTGCAGCAGTAAGAAGGGCGAATGCTGATTTAAAGTGTTTCGATGGACCAGCAAGAACCAAGAGACCTGGCGACAGGCCGCCGTCGATATCTCCTGATAGAGCCACGTTCACCATAGGAACTGGAGTTGTAGCCATTTCCTTTTTACCAAATACCTTTGACTCGTTTAACTGAGCCGTCATTTTGATAGTACTATTTTTCACGAGTTTGTCGAGTAGACTCATATTATTTTCCCTCTACGATTGAAAGCAGTTTATCCCGATAAGATTCAATTTTAGAAACTCGGTCGGGCCAATAGATTGTTGATTTGTCTGGATTCTTACAAAGATTGTTGAGGAACGGAACGATTGATTTATATAGAAGTTCCAATCTATATTCTAGATCATCTGCTGCTACTTTAGCATCAGTAAGTTGGTCCTCAAGCGTTTGTTTTTCAGAACTTACCTGTTGAATAGTTTCTTCAGCCGCAAGTTCTTTTTCTTGCAGCTCTTCGTCTATAAAAGTAAATCCAAAGTCGAAATCCAAAACTTCTTCGTATGTTTTGTTAGCCATGTTTACCTCCTGGATAGAAGAAGGGGCCGAAGCCCCTTCTCATTATTAACCTTTAACGAGGTCTCTAAACATTGCAAGATCTTCATCGTCGTCACTGATATCATCAGACTGCGATGTTTGTGGTGAAGATGTTTCTTCTTTCATCGTAGGTGCGTCGTCGCTCTTTCCGAACTTGCTCATATCGAGCTCGTTATCCGTTTCATCTTCTGCTGTGCTTGTTGACAGTGGAGAGTCACCAGTTAGATTTAGAACGCGATACAATTTTGCTTTAAGATCTCCATAGGATTTGAAGTTCTTTTCGTCAACGAGTTCTTGGAGTGCGTGCTGCTGTTTCCAGACTCCTTCGAGTTTATCATCATCCTCAAAGAGTGGGGATGGACCATCGAACTCTGACTTGTCGTAGTTTGGGTAACCTTCGAACTGCCGGATCTTCAAACGGAAGTTTGCGCCTTCCCAAAAGTCAAACGGGTTGACTGGGTTTTCATCTTCAAAGGACGGGTTCATCAGATCGTTGAGTTTATCAAAGATCTTCTTACCAAACTGATACATAAAGACTTTGCCGTCGTTCTCAGGATTGCCACTGTCCTTGACTACGTAGATGTTCGATACGTATTTAAGGCGGCGTTTCTGTTTACGAGCTTGTTCTTTATCCGCATCGACACCACTGTTCCAGAGCTTGGAGTTAAATTCTGAAACTGGGTCATCCTTTCCGATGGTTGTGAGTGAGTTCTCGATATACCACAGACCGGTTGGACCTTGAAATCCGTGGTCCCAGAGTCGGACGAATGGCATTTCTTCTCCCTGTGATGGAGGAAGAAAGCGAATGATGGCGAAGCCGTTACCTGCCTTATCACGGGTTGGTTTCCAAAATTTACCTTCGTTGGGATCTGAGTAGCTCTTTGTTGCGATCTGCGAGAGCTGAGTGTTCAACTTATCGAGTGAAGATGAACGGTTCTTTTTGAGTGCATCGAATGACATTGTCATATTTGTATCTCCTGATTTTGCTGTATATAGCGATTGTTTATATTGCGATGTATATGTCAGATTGCCTGACCATCTATTTATACTCAGAAAAAGTATTCCTTAGTAATTGTTGAAAACTTTTTTTGGTCGATCTCTAAGAATGGATAGTACTTCTTAGATAACCTTATTATATCACGCGCGACGAATTTGTCAACTACTTTTTCATCCCAATAGTCATAAACATTGGAAATCTTTGAGAGTATCGTAAATGTTTCGAGCGAGATCTCTTTTTGAAAGTACATGGTCATAAGATATGGATGTTGCCCATCAGTGACGGATAGATTGTCGTGATAGTTATCCTTAAGCTTCTTTAGGTCCGATTTATACGAATAGGACAAGGAGTCCATCTTCTTTTCCCATTCGTTATAGACTTCTTCTCCACGCTCTTCGACTATCTCACGTATCCAAGCCTTAGGATTCCTAACGAGATTAGCGATAAGAATCTTAAGTGGATTTTCTTTCTTTGATAGTTTATAGAAAAAGAATGCGTCGTTTCGAGTTTGGAACTTATCAAAGGAGGCGCGGATCTTACCGTTATATTTATGATAGTCGTAACCGTCTGTATCAAAATGTTTCTTGAGGGCGAGGTAATTTACATAGACTCGAAACGAAGCTTCGTTAGCATAGTTCAGTGACGTCATCGTTTTCCTTTTTCACTAGTCTCATTTCAACGGCCTCGGAACGGATCTTTTCCTTAATGATGGAAGACTTCTTTACAATATTCGCAACAGTTTCAATCTCAAGGTTGTTTTCTTTTGCATAGTCCACCAATGCATCGATGTAGGTTGCGCCGTTCTTTAATTTATCGGCGATCGCCATGTGTATCTTTTCTGGTGTTCGAGTTTCAATCATTATCCGTTTAAAACTCCAATTGAATCGATCCAATTCTGAGCCTGAGACTCAACCTTTTGGATGCTCTGTCCTGCAAATGTTTTCTGAGTCTGCATTGTTTCATTGATAAAATATTTTACATTATATCCGTCTACATCAGAATGAATTTCTGCGCGTAGAGTCTTTCCTGCCTTTTCTTTAAGGAATTGGTTTACTAACATTTTGTTTCCTTTATATGTTTGATGTGAGAAGTTTCTTTTTTACTCCCGCAACTATCGCAGTGGTATATAACGACTCGGTAATCGTGTCCTGAAAGATTTAAAACCGTTTCGCTTTTGATAATATTAATATTATTACAACAATGCATAAATGTCAACTGTTTTTTTGTTAAATTCATATCTCTTCGAACAGAATTTCATTAACGTACTTATCTTTGTCTTGTTCTGATATACCCATCGCAAGAATGGATCTATGCAGATGAGGGTTCATCTTTTGGTTTTGGCAATACCTATTCAATAGGATCTTCGTATCACGACCAGACTCAAATGCGTTTTCTTTTAAATTATACAGATAATGATCTAAAAGATGCGAAGTGGTATGAATAAACTGGTCTAATTCGTTTTCGGTATTGATGTTGCCGACCGCGATCATATCTCCAGAAAAGATCTCCTTTGCCCAATCTGGAAGTTCGCGTGGTTTATTCCATTCCAAACCGTCAACGGCGATCTCCATGTATTCGGAGTACGGATGTGGAAAGCCATATAAGGGACTAAAATCCATAAAGGATCCTGTGATCTTTTTAGGACCGGCGACGATATCAAAGCCAAGGATAGGTAACTCAATACCTTCTTTCGGAAATACGTTTATGTGCATTAGCCAAAGACCTTTATTATCATTGGGTGCAATGGTCTTTAGGTGGCACTTACGAATAACATCCGACCGCCAGAATGTATCGTTCCAATTTTCAAATTTAAGATCGTTCATTCGAGGTTCTTCAAAACGCTCGAACGTTTCGTCAAACCTCTTTTCTATGTAGTCAGCGTATTCATTGAGTCGCTTCCACAGCTTCGGTGTCTGTTCCATTAAAGTACTGTTCCAATTCTTCTAAAAAGTTTTGAACCATAGTGAAACAAACTTTAGCTTCATCAACAAGCCCATCATGTAATTTTTCTCGTATCTTATTCTTTAGATCTTCCGTATCGCCTTCAAACTCGTAAAGATTTGTTGGCCCGGGGATTAGTTTCTTAATGATCTGCCCACCTGATAGATCTCCCATATGTCTTACGTATATATGAGCAAAGAGTCTATCCTTATCCTTTTGTATCTCTTTTATATAGTCTACATATTTCTTTGATGCTGAAAGGATAGGAGCATTCGCAAACTGTCTTTTAATTTCCATATCCAAGCAGTCTTCAAACAAAGGAACGGATCTTTTTAAGTTTATCATATCCCCGTCAAATATACCAAGTATATCGGCGTAGTGCTCAAGGACAGAGTATACATATGCTTGGTTCTTTATGTAGACGTAGTATTGCTCAGGAGTAATATTCTTTTTAATCAACCGACTCATAAACGCAGTTCTCTCCGCATTGCGATGTTCAGTCTTTGTCAAATTCTTTAGATTATCCATTCGTCGCCACCTTTCAATTATTTAATTATATACTCTTTTTGTTTGTTTGTCAATGGTTTATTCTGACTTCCAGATCGTCCATGCTCCATAAAAGATTGCGGCATACGCAATTAGATCCACTGGTACCAGTATCATCGCGACTCCGGTTGCGATAAGAGCAACTCCATCGAGTGTTGTTCTTTCTTTTAATCTATTTTTTAACCAATTCATTTTTTCTTTCCTCCTAGCAGTTTTGCTTTCATAGCATTTAGCTCCGCGCTTTTTCTTTTTCGTTCAGCTTCTTTATCGTCGTGAACTACTTCCACTACTTCTTGAAATTTTGGTTCTTCAATAACCGGCGCCGCCGGTGGTTCACTCATATCGCCTGGCAACGACAACCTTTCTCGAAGATCTGAAATCCTCGATCTAAGACTTTCAACCGTTGCTTTCAGGTCATCCATTTATTTCTTCTCTAAATCAGATATACGCTTTTCAAGTTCATCAATCTTTCGAGTTACATATGGATACTTTTTACGCCAAGCATCAGTTGGTTGTTCAAACCACGTCCAACCCCAGCGCTCAACCAAAAAGTCGAGAGTTTGGTCCAACTTTGCATAACACCATAGACCTGCACGAGTATCTTTAAAGTACGCAAGGAAGGCAGCACCTATAAGGGATCCTGCTATAGCTGTATATATCCAAAGGGTATCACCCATCATCCTGGTTAATACATCTATCATTTACTAGCACCGACGTATCCTGCTACCAGTCCAATAATACCAGTAATGCTCATCTGTAATAGTTCTATAATATTTTGATCCAATTCAGCATTATGTTCTGCCGCCATCATAAACTCATCCACTACGATAAGTCCTAAAAGAGCCATTAGTCCTACTGCCATTACTAGGACTATAATATCTTTAATGTATTTCATGTGTTGTTTTCTTTCGTGTATTTACAATAATAATCCATTCCATGATCGTACGCACCATCAAAAGGTTGTCCTTTTTTCAGTGCTTTCCAGCGACCACGCAATTTATCTTTAAATCTTTGCCATGGAGTAGATTTTCTAATGTTACCATAGAAATTAATATAACGCGGTGGGCAATGATGAACATAACCCATAAGTGCAAATGGTACTCCTGTGACCACGTCGTTGTTGTTTACATGACGGTAGTGTAAGACGTTTGAAAAAGACTTTACAAATTTTCGTGTACCAACTCTTGGAGACCCATATGTGTATAGAGCTTCTACTTCATCTTTCAAACGGCTGGCCGCAACGGTTGCCATCGCCCCACCAAGGGAGTGACCCGTGATGTATAGATCTTTATCTTTGTTTTGTTCGAGTATTTCAATAACATTATCCCAAAGTTTTTCCAACTCATTTTGAAACCCGTTATGAACTCTTCCTCCTACTTGGGCTCGATCTGGCCATGCATTAAGATCTGCCAATATGTCGGACAGCTCTGAAGGTTCGGTTCCTCTAAAACATAAAACGATTTCATCGTCATTCCAAACAATATGACATTGAGCTCCATCGTTTTCTAGAAACTCGTGGCCGCTGTACCCAAGTTTTTTGTATTTTGGTTTTGCTAGTTTTTCATCTAGGTATGCGAGTTCGGCCATTTCAGCCATCTTAGGACAAAGTTCGATCATGTTCTTCCCTTTATTGTGATAATGGATTGTTTAAAGCTTCCTGTAGCTTTTCGTTTATATCATTATCAAGGCGTCTCATGTCTTCGTCTATTCTGCTTTCAGTATTTCTCATTGTATCGCGTACGTCTTTTTCTGTTTCTCGGTTAAGAGACTCCACTTGGCGTATCGAAGCAGTTATGTCTTTCTGAAGTTTATTCATTTCGTCGCGGACGGTTTCAAGTGAATTTTCTATACTATCTTGTGTGGTCTTTGTTCTTCTTTCGGTTTCGTCAAGCTTATCTTCAAAGCGGTCTATAGTTGCCTCGAGTTTAAGCAGATCTTCGCGGAGACCATCTTTAATATCACGTGTGTAATCTATAGCATCGTTTAGCTTTGTTTCAATTACGTCGTTGCGAGCCGATATTGCATCGGTGTCAATATTCTCTATGATTTCTTTCATATTCATATAATCGGTATAGATCTGAAATCCACCCCAAGCGGCCCCGCCTAAAGTAGACAATGCAGTTATAAGCACTGCAGCCTTGCCTCCAGCAAATTTCATTCCGCCAAATTCAACTTCAGCCATATTAGTCTCCTATGAAATATTCTATTCCAATTACAGCTCCGTTGTCTTCAATCAACGGCGTTGCAAAGAAATACTTATACTTAAATCTCACGAATGGCATTATATCCTTATCGTAATTCATACTATACCCATCGACTATACCATATTCTACTGAGAGATCTCTGTCTTCTAATATCTGCGTTTCAAAACCTGCATATACGCTTGGCTTCTCATAACTGTTATAATAAATGCCTGATATATAACTTCCACACTCTACTCTTGCTTGCGGATGAATTTCATTTAGGTCTTCAGAAACACCTAGGTGCGCAGAAAGTGCAATTCCTGCCAGATATTTACAAATCATAGAGTTCGTTCCTCTTAGTTTTCAAACTGCAATTCTCTCAACTGATTCAATTCTTGTTCAAGCTTCATTACTTCAAGTTGCTTTTTTCTTAACTCTAATTCATATAGTCTATTACAATCTATCCTGGCCTTAGCAACCTTTCCTAGAGGAATAACGATCCTAGCATAGACACCAACGTCACCGACTGATTTATCGTCACTCATAAAATCGTCCCTCACCTCATAACCATTATTTATTAATCCTGTGACGCCAAATTCCATTTGAGTTGCTGATCCGATAGCATTTGAACAGTCGAGATCACCGGCTCTAAATTTATCAGATTGGTAATTCATCGGTAGGTTTGGTAATGACAAATTTAAAGAACTCGTATCAGCATGGACTACAGAAGATAACAGGACGAATGGTATAGCATATAATAATTTCAATTTTTCATCTCACTTTATTTTAGAGCAAATTCTCGAAGTAATGGCGGTATATTGTACTTCGCCTTTTAATATTTTAGATGTTGTGCAAATATATTGAATTTTGTTCTTTTCTTGTTTTCTAAAATACAATTCAACATTCTTTTTTCTTAGATAATCTATCTTAATTATCTTTTGGTTCGTAGCAAAAGGAAGAGAGTTCCAATCTTTATCAAAAACACCTATTTCATAGTACCTTACATCTTCTCTTCTATTAAATACCAAGACCTCAGTAGAATAGAGACCGTCTAAATATGACGGTCTCAATTCAGGATACGTAGGTATCATTTCATGCGCAAAAGCATTTGAAACTAGCATCACAAGAGATATAAAGTAGATTACAAATTTCATAACGCTCTTATTTTGCTATACATTCCGCAACGGCAATGGATGTATAATCACCGGCAGGGAACGCTTTGTTATATCCATACAAAGCAGTTGACTCCACCTGGAACCACGATGTACCTGCTACCGTTAGATCAAATTCAATTGTGTTTTCATACTGTATCTTATTCGTTTCGTAGTCAGACATAAGTGGATCTGAAACTTCCGATACGGTAATATCACCGGTCCAAGTTACAGAATCCGTTAGTTCTGGACTAGAGGAAAACGAATTTGGGTATGATATAACTGCTTTATAGTAGTCAGGCGCAGCTACGTCATAACGAATGATAGGCATAACGCCGCCGTCAACTCTATCTGTGCTTAGTTCATATGGTACGGGGTTACCGTATACACCCTGAACATCCGTAAAGATAGAGCACTTTGCTTGGACCGTACCAGTGATTGGAACGCTTTCTGCTGATGCAAAACTAGCCGTCATAATAGCGGTAGCTGCAAGTATAGTAATTCTTTTAAACATACATAGTTCTCCAGTAATTGTTTTATGTTAGATTAATCATACTGAGATCGAACCATAGATCTATGCACAGAATCTTGAGCTAAGTTGCTCAATGCTCTTGAATTATCTGGAAGGTCTGCATCTTGAAGAGTAATCGTTTCCTCATATACACCTCCCTGTATTTTCACATCATAGTAATTCTCGAAGTTTGGAATCGTAGATAGAGATTGCATAATGCTTTCTTGAACTGACGGATCTCCTAATGCTTCTATAGATGCGCCGTCGTTTAATTTCTCTATTTCTTCATCCTCTTCCTTGTCTTCTTCTTTATTCTTTTCGTCTTCGTCTTCTAACTCTGTTTCTCTGTTTAAGGCAGCCTGAACGTATTCATCATAAAATGGATCGTTTGGATCCATGCCGTCTGGGAGCAAACCGTTTTCTTTGAGCCAAGCATAAAGAGCATCCAGATATCCAGGACAGCTTGGATCGGCTAATGGTATAAAACATGGATCTAGTTTATACGAATAACCAACGAACGGGTCGTTTACTTCACCTTCTCCTTCTGTGCTCAACGAACCCGTACCAAAGTATTCTATCGGAACATTATCTAGTGGAAGTGACTTATTAATCGTGTTTCCTGGAAGTCCTGACCAATCATCCACTTCTCGAAATACATATCCGCTTCCATCTGCATTTTCATTTTGAATCGTTACTTTAAAACTTGAATCTGGATTCTTTTCAACGCTGTATCTATATATGACGCCGTTCACCAAAATACCTCCAGGAAGAGGTAAGATGTTTAACATATCCCAAGTTAAGTTACCATTCTGTATAGCGTTGTTCGTAACGCCAGGCTCGGTTAGAGTATCAGAGTAGGAGTAGGAGTAAGAGGCCAAGGACAGCCCCGCCGCCAAACAAAGTACTTTTTGCATCATCTTTGATAATCGACCGTTTTTGATTTCCTGGAATTTCATTTTCGTTTGCCTTCCACATTGCTCTTGCCTGCGCACCAATCATACCATCGTATGGGCATGGAGTACCAGCTTGCATCATAGCATTAAATATACGTTCGTCTTGACACATCGTTGAAACCGCGGCAACTTTCATTCCCATATCATATAGGGTCTTGGCATTTTTTAATTTTTCACAGTTCATATCTCGGACGGTCTTGCCGGCAGAAATGCCAAGTATCTGTGTTTGCACCGCGCCCGATACACCTACAGTACATAGGTCTGAATTTGAACTATTAATGGATGGAGCAATTGCGGATGGAGGAGGAGACTCAACTACAGTTCTGCTATCTGCGCTAGAATTCATATTACTTTCTGTATTTGAAATAGTACAGATATATCCAGCAGGACAGGCAGCAGGATCCGTTACCGTTTCAGTTTCTTCCTGTGCATATGCTGCGCTTCCCATTGCTAAGATTGGCAATAAAACGGTAAACGCGGTTTTTGTTAGTAATTTCATTATCATTACACTAATCCCATTTTTTATACTTTCACTACTATTTATAAAAAAAGAGGAGCCTAAGCTCCCCTCTTTCACAGATATTTTAAAACTGTTACCTTTGTGTGCCGATTAGAAGTTAAAGGATACGCCAAATTCTGGTTTAAATTCTTCTGTATCGATATTATAGTCAGCTGCTGCATTAAGCTGAAGGCTTTTCGTTAAGTCGTAATCGTATGAAGCACCTACGTTCTGTGCTAGCTCATCTTGATCACCGGCAATATATGCAGTAACGCCATATGCGGTTGCATCTGCTTCAAACGCAAAAGTTTCTGTTGCCGAACCGTATGTAGTTGTTACACCGAGCCCAGCCATATTTAGGTCTGCATCAATGCGGTTACCTATTGTCCAATCTTCTGTGTTGAGGTTATAATCGCCAGACGCTGTTACACCGATGATACCCATTGCCGTATCATACGAACCTTGGATATTTTCAATGTCAGTAACATCAGCAGTGATATCACCAAAGCCCAATGCAACCTTTGCGTTCATTGCTTCTACGGAAATGCTAGTACCCATGCTTGGGTCTGCCAAAGTTGCTCCGGTTTCACCTTCTACGAAAATGTTACCCTGATCGCCGAAGCTCACGTTAGCTGCGCCAACCATAGTTCCGATTGCCCATTCGTCTAACTTAATTTCTTTTGACGTAGTGTCAACTTCGAAATCCATTCTTGCCGTACCTGCGCCACTTGCGGCAAAGTCCAGGTCCAAAGATGTAGTAGCACCGTACTTATCTCCAGCTGTTTCTGCAATTACTGTTTCAACTTCACCAGAAATCCCTACATATGGATCCATAGTAATATCTTCTGCGAATGCCGCAGTTCCTGCGAATACGATTGCAGTTGTTGCTAAAAATTTATTCATTACATCTTTTCCTTTGTTATTTCTTAAATGTAGGCCCGTTCTGTTGCTAGGTGGAACCTATACCCCGCATACCTAATTAGGCTGCAATTGCCATTGCTGGCGCTCTATTTGCGTTTGCATTTAGAAAGTTTGACCGAATAACGTAGGTCAACACGGTAAACTCCACTTCATCTTCACACCTGTCGATCCCATGTCATCCCCATCAAAGATACACTGCTTTCTACCTCTACAGTGGCCACTGCTTACGCTGGTATAACGTCCCACAGTGCATCTATGGTGGAGATGTCGGGAATTGAACCCGAGTCCAGTATGTGTCCACGTTGTTTCAACGCTTACTATCTATATATAATACCAAATGGGCAAAATGTCAACTGTTATTATATTCTTTAGCAATAGTGTATCTAAAATGTTACTATCATACCAGTTCGTAGTTGTTGATTGCGAATGCAACAAAGAAGTATGGTATCGAAGATATCATATACCAAACTCCCCAAAACGTAATGTTAAGTAGTATAATCTCAAGCATGTATTATCCTTCATACCTATATTTAACGATGTTGTCTACTGTCTTTTCAAAATCTTTAAGCTTTAGCATGTTCGGTCCGTCACTCGGGGATTTATCTGGATTACGATGTACCTCTAAAAAGAAGTTAGTAACACCCAGAGCAGAGGCAGCGCGAGTAAGACCTGGAACGTAGTCACGATTACCACCAGACGAAGTGCCGAGTCCGCCAGGCTGCTGGACCGAGTGGGTTG